GGTGTTCTTTGCAGCAGTGCGCAAAAATGTCTCCATTTTTGTCACGGAACCTCAAGAACTTTTTTCCTTTACATTCCAAATCCTTGGACAGAGAGACCGCGACAAATCGTACCTTTCGCATCGGCGGGCATTCAAAATCCTCTCGGGGTCTCAAAAAACTGTGGTACGTTTTATCGTTTCCACAACTATTTACCTTTTCTACAACCTTCACAACTCCCCTGTCCCAGAAGCTGCGGATTTCTTCGCATCGTCGCCGCACAACTCCGTCAAACTTTTGGAGTTTCTCGGTCTTCCACTTCCAAACACCTTCCTTTTTGTCCAAAAGGATATACTTTCCGGACTCGCTCTCTGTGTCTGTCTTTGTTATCGTGACTGGCCGAACTTCTCCCAAATTGTCCAGCATAAGGGACATTCCGATTGCCTCCTCTTTCCTCTCTTGATGGTAGTCAACATTTTTCCACATGTCTGTTATCCTCGTTGTTTTGGTGGCGAATTTAACCTCAACCTTCTTGTGTTTCTGCATTGCGCCAGAATTTTGGAGAACGAGCTCTCGGAACAAAGAGCAAGTCGGTACAACACCAAGCAAAAGGCTCTTGAGGTCGACAAAAGAAAAAAGATGAACAACAATTTCAGCGGGAAGTTGATCCATTTCAAAGAAAAAAGTTTTAATGCTCTTCATTGCGTTCATTTTCCAAATTTGACTTGTAAAGTTTTGAACAAAACTTTATTCATCATCATCAATAGGGTCATCATAAAAGTCAGCACGACCGTACCCAGTTGACCTATCACCCGGAAAATGCGGGAAGAGTTTTTTCATTCTGAAATCAATCAAATCCAAGGTGTCGAGGTAAGGCCCCCGATGGGCCATCGTGTCATAGTCGAGGTCCGGATGATAAAGATCCACAGCAAGATCCTGCCTGATGCCAAACTCGATCAAGTTATCAATCAAAGAGTCGATGTCTGGGTATGAAACAGACTCTTTGATTTCCTGAGGTTCAAACCAGAGCCTATGCGCGAGACTATAGGCTGCTTTGTGGACATCGTCCGGTTTTGGGTTTTGCGGATTCCACTCTGGGGTTTTACTAAAATACCTTTCAAGAACTTTCTCTTGAAATCCAAGGTAGAAAAGACAATCCATCATATCACGGTTCATTTCCAAAAGTACAAAAAACAAAATAATATAGTTGTTGAAAAACAATTCTCTTTGAAATGTCGAGACTGAGAGGAATTCAAAATTGGCAAGTGCAGTTTTCAGAAAAGGAGTACTTATTTTTTACTCTTGTGACGTGTCGAATTCCCTCTCTTGGATTTTCTTGTGCGTGGAAAGAGGATCAAAAGGGACAGGACGACCAACAGACTTTTGACAACTTTATAAAAAATATGAAAGAATATTTTTTTACGGGACAACAGAAACAACCCCCGAACCAAACAGGAAGGTTTTACCACAACTTTCGATGCGAACGTTTTCCTTCTTGTCGAGGCCAAAGTACAAATTTCCAAGAGGTGTGACAGATTCAACATCATCAGCATCCACGCGAACAAAAAGTTCTTGATACTGCATCAGGTACATTGGAAGAGCAAAAGGAAGAGTGACAAGGTGTGAGTTTTCAACGTTTTGTTCAAACAGGTCCATCCCGTCAACGAAAACAGTGATCTTTCGGATTCCATTGCCTTTGATCAAAAGCCTATTGACGTAATCAAGGCCCCTTGTGATGACAAAAGTCTTGCCATCGAAGCGTTTGAGCCTTTCCAAGTCATACCTTTGCAACTCTTTTGTGCCAATGTGGCCATTGAGCGGAGAAATTTTCTCACTGAGATGACGCTCATTGTGGTGTAGCCATACGCCCGACATTTTTCTACTCTTGCCTTTTCTCGAAAATGAGAAAAAAGATCGGATATGATGGACTTTTCAAATGAATACAACAAAAATTCTCAAGTCTTCTTTTGTTGTTTATGCGCAGCTCATGACTCCTGCCGCCATATTCATCGGTTCGGCAGAAGCACGGAGAGACTCTCCACTTTGGGTTGCTCTCGGGAAAACGCTTCCTTGGCCCTTTTTCGTCAGGAGTTCGATCAAATCTCTCGATGATTTCTAATTAATCTTTCTTTTCACACAAAGAAAAAATGGACAAGGTTCGGATTCGAACAGAGTCAAGACATGAACTCCCAAAATATGAAGGAGACGCTGGCTCCTCTGGCATGGATCTTCGTGCAAACATCGAAGAACCTCTTTTGCTTTACCCAGGTGAAAGGGTTCTTGTCCCTACTGGTCTCTACATTTCTTTACCTCCACATCTCGAGGGTCAGATTCGACCACGAAGTGGAATTGCTTTTCGTTTTGGAGTCACTGTGCTGAACAGTCCAGGTACCATCGACTCAAGTTATCGGGGAGAAGTAAAAGTTTTGCTTGTGAATCTCTCAAAGCAAATTTTTTCCATCCAAGATGGGGACAGAATCGCACAACTTGTCATCTGTCCAATTTCAAGGGTTGAATGGCAAGTTGTACAGGAACTGGACGAGACAACAAGGGGACAAGGCGGTTTCGGAAGCACAGGTATTCAATAATTTATAGTTATAAATTATCAAGCATCTCTTAACGCCTGCCTTGCCTCTCTGTGAACAGAGTGAAGGTCATCCGTCTTTCTGTTAAAGGCTCTATTTATGGCTTTGGTCATATGAATAACCCTCTCAGCACTCATCGGTCCCCAGGTCATCGTGAGTCTACCACATCTGCACTCGAAGCAGTTGTTGCCAACATGCCTGAGGGTTTTCCAACAGTTGGGAAAGCAGTTTGTAGAATCCATGTACAATTTTATTACATATTTTTACGAATAAATGTGTGATTCCGCAAAAGTCTGGTGATACATTTACCAAATGTATCCTTTCAGAGACCAAGGAAAGAGATGATGCTTGGGTCCATACCGTCTGAAGCTTCGTAAGTTGCTCTTTTCAGCCTTCTTTCGCGAGCTATTCTTTCGTCTTCAGAGAGCTCCCTTACCTGTGTTTCTTTGGGTCGATAGCTTTCAATGACGACTTTTTGTGGGTGTCTCCAGGGAACTCCATTGTGAATATCTTCCATGTCCAACAAGCTTCTCTCGAGCCAAACAGCCAGGCGAGTCAAGTACTGCTTTTCCTGTCTGAGTTTTTCAGACCCATTGAGGTGCGACTCCTTTTCTTGGATAATGTAAATTCTTCCCTGAACTCTCTCGTATTCCTTTTCGAGCTTTTCCCGCAAAAGCATTGCGTCTTCCCGAGGAGGCTGCATTTTTTATTATTTCTTGTAACTTCAAAAACAAGATGTCACCACAAAATCACATTCGAGACAATGGGAAGAAACAGCCTTGAGATTGCCCATGGAGTTTGCCGAGTTCATGTTTTTGGCTGTAATTTATTCATATATTTACCCACAAAAATATATTCTCTAAAAATTTTGCCTCGGTCCTCCACTCCAAACATGGACACCATCTCCGGACTATATCCCATCGACAAAAGGGCTTCCTTTTTTGAGACTTGTCTGATCATTAATTTTTGGCCTTCTCCCGAGACTTTACTTTTCACAGGAGTAAGATAAGTGAGCTCTGCTGGTTTTGATCTTTCACTCAGAGGCTTCCATTCATACCATTCGTCTGCCTGTGTTTTACTGTGTTTGTTTGGATATTTCCATGGCACGCCCTTGTGGATATCATCAAGGTCTTGAATACAACTCTCTAACCAATCACTGAAACGCTCGAGGTGGTTTTTTCTTCTCCAGAGCTTTTGGTGCTCATCGTCTTCTTTGGATTTGCTCAACTCCTTTTCCACAACGTAAAGCCTTCCTTGAACTTTTTCCAAGTGTTTTCTGATCTTTTTCGAGAATAAGAGAGCGTCATCATTCTCAAGCTCGTCCAGGGGATTGTAATACATTTGATAAATAAAAACGTATTTTGCAAACCCTTTCATACTCCTTTTCGAGTTGCGGACTTGAGACACAACAACCTACCACAAAATCACCCATGCCAACGAGGATGCGGAACCCGGAACTTTGTAGGCAGTTCTTCCCTTGTTCAAAATTTTTGAGTGCCTTGCGCGATAGGCTCTTCTTTTTGACTCTGGAGCTCCATCTGCGTACGTGAATGCGCCTCTTTGCCCAAAATGCACAGTTTTTTCTTCTCCATCCAAAAGAAAAGTGGCCTTGTACCTCTTTTGACTTCTATCGGAATTTGTTATTCTCAAGTTTTTTACAGTTGGAAAAATTCTCTGATACTCTCGAATTCTTGCCTGCATCTTACTCCAGACTTTTTCTTGACAAAATTCTTTGTAATGCAGAGTAACGGCGTATTCTATCGCGGTGCAGTGAGGAAATCTTCTTTTGGTCCAAGACAATTGGGTTGGTTAAAACCAGAGTTTTATGTGCTTTGTCCCGATGGGGTCAACGCGGACTTTCGTGATGTTCGCGATGCCTTTGGCAGGCCCGTGCCCCAATCTCTTGTTTCTCAAATAACCACGGGTGGATGCGCGAATGGAAGTCTTTTTGTTTTTGTCCCAAGGCAAGGGGGCGGTTTCCAGCCCGTCTGCAACGCTTGTCCTCCCGCAGCGAGACAAGTCCGAGTTTTGGACAACAGACAGATGATCGGAGATGTGAGAAGAATTGTTGTGGCTGATGGCGCAATTCCTCCAGTAGATCCAAGGTATTGTTTGGTTGCGGGACCGATGGAAAATAATTGTCCAACAGCGACAAACAGATGGAGGTACAGCCCGAACGAGTGTCCTTTCCCGAGCGTTTCCAGACAAGTGGAAAAACAGAGGTACTGGGGATACGGAATTTAAAAATATTTTTGTTGTGCTGGTAAAAATATCGATGGATATTTTATTGTCTGAAAAGCCTTTGTCTCTGAAAACGCTCTGTTCGATCTCAGTTGTCTTGCACAAACAAAAGACGAGGAAGTTGCCACAAGAAGTCAGGGAAATAACAAACAGTTTTCGTGACTTTCCCATGCCTTTACTCCTCAAACATATCATGCAAAAAGAGGAGAGAAGAACGTTTTCTTTTCGTGAGTACATCGCCACTGTCAAGAAAATTATTGCAAAGCCAGATTTTACACTTTCTCAAGTCCAGGAAATAAGGAATATCACACGACTTTTCAAGAGATTCCACTCAAACTTTGTCCCAACGAGAAAAGACAGACGGGATATGGGGTTATTAAGGCTTGGGTATAAAATTCGACTGTTGGTTACAAAAGGTGTCACCATTGGAAGAATTCAGCGCGAAATAAATTTTCACATTCTTTGGACTGGCCCAGAAATGGAAAATGTCTCTTTCTGAACTTGAGGTGAGATAGAAAAGATGAGTTTGAAGACGAGACCTCCCCTTACTATTGCAGAGTATCTCACTGTGGGTTTCGCCACCAGTACATACTTTGACAAGGAACTTCAGATTTGTATCAAGAATAGGGAAAACCAGGGGAAATCCACCAACTTTTTGTTTGAGAAAACTTTGGCCATTGTTGCCTGGCCCGTGGCTTCAGCCAGGTTTCTAAGGATGAAACAAGACAGTTAAAAATAACAAGTTGTTATTTTGAACATGAAACGCTACTTTGGCTTGGTTTATGCCTACGCGGGGGTATTTTTCCACCATTTATTTTCTCGATGAGATGCGCTATGCGGACCCATTGCTAGATCCTCCGAGTCTCTTTCTTGCTGGCGCGACATGGCCCTTTTTTCTTCCATTCCTCATTCGACAAAAAGAAGACAGGTACCGAAAGTAAAGATGTTGAACCACAAGCAAAAGTTTGTTGGTTATCTGCTCGTTGGCGGACTGGCAGCTTTTTATTTTAACAAGGAAATTCGAGGGCTTACTTCAGACTTTTATTGGACAAGGGCATTGTTGACCACATTGACTGTCTGTTGCTGGCCTGGGGCAGTTTACACGCTAGGGTTATACAAAATACAGAAATAGTATTGAGTCATAAAAAGATGAAGGACAAGTGTGCTGCTTTGTACCTTATGATGGGAAATGCGTGTATGATTTATTTCGCTCCGGAAGTTTTTGAGCAATGCAACGGCTTGTGGATAGTGCTGGGGTGTGCCAGTACGGCACTGTTGTGGCCTGTCGCCTTGCCTCTCTGGATGAGATACAAGGAGGAGAGGTTTCGGAAATAAAAATTCTAAATTTTTATGCATTGTCATTCGAGAGACACAAATAAACCATCGAGGGGTTAATAAATTTTGAGGTCCTTGGGAAATAGCTGTTGAATAGAACATGTTCGCAATAAACTCTTCCTGCCTGTTTTTCTGGATTATTCAAATCATACTTTGCACCATATTTTATCACATCCCGAAATCTGTATATACAGATTCCTCCAAAAGCCGAAAAAACTGGCTCCAAGTCAGCCCCTGGTTCTAGGTTCATATATTCGAGTTTTCTTCCAATGGCGTGGCTTAACCATCTATCATTGTGAAAATTTTGCACCGCCCCGGTTGTGGGACCAATTATCGCAAAAGAGTCGTACTGTGAGCTCATGCCGCTCGGAAAGCGCAAAATGCCAGACGCAGCAAGCATCGACAAGTTTTTATCCTTTTCCATTCCAACCAATAGAGTTGAAAAATCCGTCCATGTACCATTTGGCTGTAGCGTCCAAGTCAACGGGCACCAAAAAGTCATAATTTGCAAAATATTTCTTTGCATAGTCCAAATAAATATTTCGAAGCATACTCATCTTGTTGATCCTTGTAGTGTCAATCTGATGCCCAATGGTCTTTGGAAGACTCAGCTTACATTCTTTTGCATTTACGCCACAGCCAAGAATAATAACCCTTTTATTTTTTCTTGCCCAATCCAGCAAAAGTTTCCTCGTGTTGTCTGTAGAATCATTCTCAACGATCAAAAGTCTCCAATCCTTGAACATTCCACGAAACCTCTCAAATTCGTGGATAATTTCTGGGACTCTCTCCTCACAATCCCGAAGCATTCCGCAAAAGACGATCCTCGACTTTCTTGCCTTGTCAAGTCCAAGTCGCACCATCTGGTTGTACCTCTCCACCTGCTCCTTTCCAAAAACCTCTGGCGTCTTCTCTCCCAAAATTTGTGGGTTGAAAACGATCTGAACCTTCCAGAACCACTTCCAGAGCAAGAAAAAGAAGAGGACAACGCATAGAAGGAATGCGAGCTCAAAGGTTTCCATTACATTGTTCCACGCCGAGAAAAACTTGCTCTTTGTCTTTTGAAAGACGCAACATAAAAAATTCTATATTTTTTATGCAAAGTTCTCTAACATTTGTGCACAACCTTTGTCCTTCCGACATGTGCATAACCTGAACTTCCCAGAAAGTATGTATCTCCCTGTACAATGACAGGTTCAGTCATGACCCAGAATTTTTCAAAGTCATCGAAAAGTTCTTGCGGAAGGAAAACGGCAACTTCCGCAAGTGAAGGCTTGAAAAGCGCGTGATAACCAAACTCGTGTAGCGTGATGTATTCGCGAATTCTATAGGTCGGAACAACATTTTGTTCCTCTCCATCCTCATTGTCAATAGTTCCGTTCAAACCGTTGTACTTTCCTAGACAGAGAACATCATCTTTCACCCAAGAGAATGACGTGTTTACTGGGTCTGTCTTCTTTGTTTCAAAAGCAAAGCCCGTGTCTTTGTCAACACGAAAAGGCCAAAGTTTCTCAAGTCTTTCTGTGAGATTTGCAACTTTGGGGAGAGTTTGCTCGTAGAATTTCGCCATGATATGCACGAGACTTAGAAATTTGAGAGAACAAGCAACGATTTTTTGTTTGGTCCTAAAAAATATTTGCAATATAAAATATTTTTTTATGAATTCATGAAAAAGTCTGTAAGTTCAAAGGTTTTGAAGGTGCCAACCAATACCTGTGCGTTTTGCACACTTTGTATTTTTTTGAGAGAAGAACGACTTTTTGCTTTGGTCCTAAAAAATATTTTTATCTTGCAAATATTTTTTTTCATGAAACAGTGAAAAAGTCCACTGGTGCCAATCAGAATTTGTACTCGAACGTTTTGAAGACTTTGTTTTTTAGAGAATTTAGCAACTTTTTTGATGAATTCAGAAAAAATATTTTTTGTTGTGTAAAAATATTTCAACAAGAACAAAAAAGTTGCTAAATTCTCAAGACGCGAAAGGAACAAGAAACAGCTTTTAATGCTCATGCGCAAATTTCTTGTATGCCACAAGAGTTCTCCCGACATGGGCGTTTCCGGAACTTCCAAGAGGAAAGTGATCGCGTTCTGTAAAAACTGGCTCTGTGTTGATCCACAGTTTTTTACGATCATCGATTGTGGAAGGAATGCAGCAACTTCGGCCAAAGAAGGTTCAAAAATGTCTTGTCTTTTGAACTTGTGAAGCGTGATGTACTCTTTGACAAAAAAGATATAATCCCCCGTGTCTTTGTCTTCTATCGCTGGAAAGCACATGTTGAATTTTCCAAGACAAGCAACATCCTCCCTTTCTCCAAAATACGTTGTGTCTCTCTTGGCAACTTCAAAGACTAGCCTTGTCTTTTTGTCCATGCGAAAAGGAAACATTTTCTCAACCCTCTCCGCGATGTTTTGCACAACCGGAATTTCTTGATTATAAGAAGTACCCATTTCCTTCCTGAATATTTACCTCGAAATATTCTTTACATAACCTCCGTTCATTCTGAACAAAAATCTTCGCGTAGCACTCTTGCGCGAAGAAACGACGAGTTTGATCAAACCAAAACACCAACTTGGATCTGACAAACTCTCTCCTTCTGGAACAAAACACACCTGTATCTCCGCATCTCTTCCACCAGAAAAAATCTGAAAAGAAGAGAGCAGATCCGACATTTCACACTCTTTCTCCAAACAACCAGAAAAATAGTCCCTTTGAATTTCCCTGTCTTTCAAAACCCCGTACAGAAAAGTTCTTTGTTTGACACAACCGACTGAGAGAGGCAAAAAGTCTTGGAACGAAAAATCCCAAAGTCTTTGCGCATCCACGTGACCTTCGACTGAAAAGAGAATATGATTCATCCTTGCATAAAACTTTTTTCTTGTTCCTTTGTTCATTCGATAATAAAGTGTACTTTATTATTCCAACAATTGTTTCATCGAGATATCTTTTGTACCTGACTTTGCTTTCTTCACCCATTTCTTCTTTTGCTTTGTGTGCTTCATCAAAAACTCGACGACCTGTGCATGCCCGTTGACCGTGGCGCCGACGATGGCCCGCTTGCTACATCCTTCCTTTCGATGAAAGGCCAAAAACTTTACCGCCTCGAGATGTCCATTTTCCGCAGCCAAATCCATAGCAGACTTGTCACAACCAACCAGACTGTTGCAGTGCAAAAAGCGCAACACTTCTTCATGCCCGTTCCTCGCAGCTCCGTTCATTGCCTTCTTTGTGGGGAAGACCTGAAGCTGGTGCAAAAACTTCACAATCTCCAAATGCCCAAAAGTCGAGGCATTGTCAATCGCTTCCGTCGTGTAGTTTTTGTTGCTCTGGCACAGAAACTTTGTTACCTGGAGATGTCCCTCCATTGCTGCCCACTCAATCGCCTTTTCAGAGCACTTGACTCCCAGAGACTGGTACACTTTCACCGCTTGCAAATCTCCGCGAAGAGCAGCCAAGTCAAAGTCGCGAGTGGTCATGTTTCAAAGGTCACATAAAAAACAAACAGTTTTGTTCCGACACAAGAACAATTCTCCAAAAAAAGTTTTCATTCAAAAGTTTTGAATGAAACCAAGAGAAAGCAGAATTTCAGGGATAAGTTCCGACATTGACATCTTTTCAAGAAAGATGTACCAAAAAATCCCTCAGTTTTTGTGCCATTTGCTGGTGTTTTCAAAATAAAATGTGTATTTTATTTCCCTTGGTTTTCCAAACTCTCTAGCCATTCCATTTGCTGCTGAGAACAAGCAAATCCCTGTTGAATTAGCCATCTCAAACTCTTGTCATTTCTATGTCGGAAAGCGTAAGAGCATACATCGCCATAAGTTGGACAATTTTTCGCCTTTAGCCATTCCAGTGCATGGATTTGACCTTTCCAAACTGCGCACAAAAACACTTCGTCCGTCAGTTGCAGCCCCCTTTCCAAAAGCCATTGCATGATGTTGACGTGCCCTCCAAAGGCTGCAGAGCACATTATGCTCCGGTAAAGAGAAAGGAAGTTTCTCTTCTCTGCCCACTCAAGGAGCGAAAGATGTCCATGTTCTGCCGCTTCATTGGAAAGTTGTACATCCCAAAAATCTTTCTTCCCTTTCTCGAGCATCCATTCAAAAACGCACACTTGTCCATTTTCAGCAGCATATCGAACATAGTTGCCGGGGTCCTGTCTTTCGATCGTTTCTACCCAATCCATCACCTTTGTTTGTCCGGCTCCAGCAGCATAACTCGCAATAGATGCCGAGAAATGGGGCACAAGCGAGTAAAGCCATTCAACAATATCGACAAAACCGTGTTCTGCTGCGGCGTGTCTGGCGTCGAATATCTCTGTGCAAGCCTGTTCTTCCACCAACCACTTTATGTACTCGAGATTTCCGCCCTTTACCGCAATGGGGAGAACATCCAGCTCCCAAGGACATCCCTGTTGTTCCGCCCACAGGACGACCTGTTTGCCGGCCAATACAACTCCACCAATTTTCAATGGATTGGAAATCTTCTTTTTGCTAAAGTTTTGGAATGCAAGCTTCCACGCTTTGCAGACAAACGGACAACATGCAAGGGACGACTTTGGGACATTTGAAAACACAAACTGTCCCAGAATCTTAGGCATAACATCATGAACAGACATTTTCAAAAATAAACAAGAATTTATTTTTATCTTCTCAATAATGGACAACCATTTTCTTTCAACCATTTGCTCAGCTCCAAATTTCCCTTTCCCTCTTCCCATTCGTAGCTTATGTTTTGCCATGGACAGCCATGATCCCGCAGCCAGGCCAGTTTGTTGAAATCCGGTTTCCTTGTGAAGTAATACATGACACCACGTTCGTGATAACCATACCGACTCCTACTCCTTCCCACAAGTTCCCATCTAAAATTAGGAATATTTTTTATCAGCCAGTCGATGGCCTCAATATTTTGTTTGTAGACTGCGTATAGCAGAGTATGGCGCCGAATCGGAACGCCACGAGAAACGAGATACTCCATCATGTCGACCCTGTTGTTCCAAGCCGCAGCAGGTACGGCCGAACTGGCCCAAGTCTCTAGTTGCGGCCAATTTTTCCAGACATAATCCAGAACCTCCATACTTCCAGAACGGACAGCATTGTCGAGGAGAAGTTCGTCGTCCCCCTCTGCATCCATCTCTTTCAACCACTTTAGAATTTCAAGATGACCGCCACGAGCCGCATAAGCAACAGCATAATTTTTCGCCATCCCTTTTTCCTTTCTCTCCAACCACAAAAGTACATGAAGATGCCCGTGTCTTGCAGACTCGCGGAGCACATCAAAGCCGTCCCAAAAACATGGCGCTTTCTTTTTGATGTACTTTAAAAGGGAAAGATGTCCATTCTTTGCGGCTATTTCCAAAAATTCCCTGTGGCGTGGATATTTGTTCCGTCTTAGCCATTCGAAAGACTCAACATCTCCAGAGCGGGCAATTTGGAGTGGTGTGTCTTTATCCCAAGGAGCTCCCTGAGAAAGAGCCCAACAAATTACACTTTTCCCTGAAGGTGCAAAAGCACTAGTTCCGAAGCGGCGGCGTCTGCTTCTGATGTTTTTCCTTGACCAAATTTTCTTATGGGTTTTCTTCAGCGCCTCTTTCCATCTTTTGCAAACAAACCTACACACAAGAAAAGAGGAACGACGAACATTTGGGAAAACAAGGGAGGCGAGAATCTCAGGCATAACATCATGAACGGACATTTTCAAAAATAAACAAGAGTTTATTTTTATCTTTTGATCTTACATTATACCTGTCAAAGCTTTCCTCTTTCTTTCCTGACTTTCGATGTCGCTACATGCCCGACAATATTTCCTCTTTTTGCGCGGCGGAATGCCCAGACCTTGTTCCCTCAACCATGCCACAACTTCGGGAAAGTGGCAACGCACCGTTTTCCCCCACCTTATCATTTCATCGGCCCTCCAAGGACACCCGCTTGTCTTGAGCCATTTCAAAAACTCGACATTTCCAGTAAGTTCGATTGGAGCATAATATGCTTGATAATCCCAGGAACAACCTTTTGACTTGAGCCATTCCAAGACTTTGAAACTATTCCCTTTTGTTGACTCTTCGGAAAACATCTCTGGACAGCATTGCTCCATTTTGGAGAAACCATTCCATTGTCTCAATATGTCCATTCTCTGCCGCAACTGTCATACATTCACCAAAATAGGTGACACCTCTTTTTTTCACACAGTCGTTGGAAAAAATGACACCTCTTTCTTTCAACCACTCGAGCACATGGATTTGTCCCCTGGCTGCCGCGCTACGGGAACATTCCGCAAGGTCGAGTTCGTCCTCTGCCTCTTCTTTTATCCACTTGAGGATGTGGATATGACCCTTTCTCGCCGCTTCACGCGCCATTCCCCTAAAATTATGCACTACTCTGTCAAAGATGTAGGGGATGTTGTCATTTCCTGCAGTAAAGTCCCGATAAAACACCCACTTTGCATATTCCAAGTCTCCCTCTCCACAATACCTTTTGCAAGATGGAAGAGAGATCGACTGGAATAGACCTGTGAACTGCCCATTGGAAGAGACTTCTGCTGGTTTTGCAAAAGGCAGAGGCAAAAAGATATCCTTCCGCATAGGCCATGTTATCGCGAGTGTGAACATGCAGAAGGGGTTCGATCGCCTTTTTCCACTTTCTGCAGACAAAAGGACAGACCAAAATCGCAGACTTTCGCAAAAAGGGAAAGATGTACATGGAAAAAATCTCTGGCATAATATCGTCAGCCGACATTTTCTTCTGCAGCTTGTACAGAACACAATCTGATAGTTGACTTCAAAACAAAAACATATTTTTGTTTTTTAATATCAGCGAAAAAGCATAGTTTTCGTGTACGTAATTTTTATGCGAACCATGGGACTGGCACATCCATTCTTGACCAGCCACTCCAAAATGTCGCTGAAACCTTTTGTCTTTGCCAACATTACACAGTCCGAATCCCACGCGCATCCCTTTTGGCGCAAGAACTTCACTGTTCCAAGTTTCCCAGCACCAACAGCTTGTCTCATTGTATGTTCATTCACCTGTTCGCCCATGTCGATCAAGTACGAAACGATCTTTTTCCTCCCCGACTTTACCGCACAAGCCATGCACCAGTCAAGGTCTTCTTCACAAAGGCCGTTTGCTTCAGCCCATTTTAAAACATCGAGATGTCCCTTGTCGCTGGCTTCGATATGAACCATATCCCAAAAGTGCATGCAAGGTTTTTCTCTTAGCCACTGAAGAGTTTCAAGTTGTCCTCCAGCAGCGGCTTGCACAACGAGCATATAATCCCATTTTTCCTTGATGCTCATCTTTGTCGCAAAAAGCCATTCAAGAACTTGAATTTTCCCTTTTATTGCTGCCTCGTTCGCAACGAAAAAGTAATCGCCTTCCGGGCAGCCGTTTTCCACCATCCACTCAATGTATTCAACATCTCCCATTGATGCCGCAACTTCCAAAGTCTTCTTCTTCCATTGACATCCATGAGAAAGAGCCCAAGACAAAAGATTTTTTCCAGCCGCGGCGATGGTAGAGGAAGAGGGTTCAACACCTTTTCTCTTTGGGAAAATACTTTTCCACCTCTTGCAAACAAACGGAAGAGCGTAAAATGTCGCATTGTCAACTTCTGAAAAAACATACAAGGCAAAAATCTCTGGCATAACATCGTCGATAGACATGACAATAAAATACCTGCACTTTTTCTCTTTCTTGATTATCTTTTCGCGAAAAGATAAAATTTCAAAAGTGGCCATTCTTTTTCATCCACCGAAAAATGCTCCTGTTCTGAGACGCACAGCGTCGAAATTCAGTCTTGCTCCAGGGACAGCCGTTCTCCACAAGCCAATCCATGAGTTCAATCTGCTCATACATTGCAGCAGTCCAAAGAACCACTTTGTCCAATCGGTGCCCTTTTTCCACCAACCACTTGATGACCTCTATTTTGCCGTTTTGTGCGGCGTAAAGCATCACATGCATACCAATCCTTGCTGCATTTTTGTAGAACCACTCTAAGCTGTCAACACGGCTTGCAATAATCACAGACTGAATGTCGTACTCTGTCGCTTCAATGCCATTTTTCTTTGCCCAGTCCAAGACATGAAGTTGCCCCTTTTTTGCAGCCGGTTCAATGACTCGAGACAATGTGTTTCTCTCGGGGTATCGGTTTCTCAGCCATTCTAAAATATGGATATGGCCCTTCTTTGCTGCCACAGCATTTAGCGTGGTGACGCCTGAACCCAAATGATCTACCCAGTCGGGAAGATTTCCTTTGGAACGTTGCTCAACTATCCATGAAAACAACTCGAGTTCTCCCTTTTTGCATGCGACTTGCGCACAGTAAAAGTCAAAAGAACAACCCCTTGAAATTCGCCACTTTGATATGGGCATGCCAAAGGGACATTCTGTTCCGAGATTGGTTTGTATCCACTGGCTTCTTTTCTGTCGCAATTGCGAGACTTGAACCATCCCTCCACCTTTTACACACAAAAGGACAAACGAAAAGAGACGAACGGCGAACATAGGGAAAGATGTACAAAGCAAAGATCTCTGGCATCAAATCATCTGCAGACATTTTGCAACAAATTTTTGTGCGAGGGCTTGTTGTCTTCTTGATTATCTTTTTGCAAAAAGATAAATTTTATTCAGATAAGCCATTTCTTTCCATCCACGCGGCCAGACCGGGTTTTCTACGAGACAGGCGAATTATCAGCTCTTTGTCCCCAGGGACAGCCGCTTTTCCAGAAACCAATCCAAAATTTCCAAAGTGCTCCCGAACCGCCGCGGCTGCAAAAATATCTTCATCCCAAGGACATCCCTTTGACCTTAGAAACTTTATGATTGGCAATCTCTGGCAGTATGTCGCGTATGACATTGTTCCGATGTCGAATGGGGCTCCATTTTGGAAGAACCACTCCATACTTTCTATACGGCCTGCGTCAATTGCACCCAACACATTGTCTTGTCTTATCGTCATGCCGATCTCTTTTGCCCAGTCCAAAATATGGATGTGTCCAAAGCGCCCGGCGTCACAAACCATCGAGTAATTTAGCACGTCGTAATCTTTGCTTTTTATCCATTTCAAAATATGAAGATACCCATTTTCCGAAGCGATGTCCACGATGCGAGAAAAAACTAACCAATCGCGATATTTCCATCCCTCACCTTCGCTCTTGGCACATTCGTCAATTGCCCATGACAAAAACTCAAGGTTTCCTGTCTTGCAGGCCATAACAGGCAAATTCAGATTCGAGCGGCAGCCTTGTGACGCCGCCCATTTTCAAATGGCCAATCCAGAACGAAAAAACACCTCAAGCGCCGGAGTGCGGAGTGCTCGCCTTTCAAGCACCCCAGACATCGACGCTTCCTTCCATCTTTTGCACACAAAGGGACATGCAAAAACGGTGGATTTTCTTACATATGGGAAAACATACTGCGTAAAGATTTCTGGAATCACATCATCTACTGACATTTCTCAAAAAATTGAGCACTTGTCTGGGATACCCTTGATGATTTTGACAATGAACAGTCTGTATCTTAATGTTGTTTTGGCGACTCTCAAGGACGATTTTTTTGTTCCTTTGAAAGGAGTGGAGACTCTGAAGCATACAACAAGTGGGAAACCTCTGATAGAGGTTGACATTTTTATCGTTGGGATCAATTCTTCCATTTTCCATTGGACAGAGAAACATGGAAGGAATGGCTGCGCCTTGAGAAATTACGCCCCTTACCAGAGCTTTGAACCCAATGAACTACCCACTCCAAAAGAATTTGGTCAAGTTGTGTCAAACATTATTCGCTACAACAGGTTTGTTGTTGATGCTATGGCTCGGAAAAGACGAGGGGATGAGATTGCAGAGTTGTCATACGCAATGAGAAAGTTTGGGATGTGGGGCCTAGAAATATTATCTTTTTGCAAAAAGATAACAGTGGTCAAAATGTGTTTGTGGCAGGGATTTCCCCACAGGAAGCATCGGGAACAGAATATTGGCGAACTCAAAAATACTTTATATTTCGCGAAATATAAAACTTCTAGACTTGAATTCCATGTTGTTGGACGAGATTCCTCAACCTTTCGAGTTCTTGTTTTTCCTGTCTTGCTTTTTCTCTCTGCGCTGCTCTCTTGTTTAAAACATACTCTTTGTTTTTGTCGTACCAGTTTTTGGAATACTCACGTGTTCGTTCTGGGTTCTTCTTTCTGAACTTTTCAGAATATTTCCTCTTCTTTTCCAAAATTTCATCCGAGTTCATCTTTCCCTTTACTTTCGTTATGCGAAAGTTTTTTATAAGATTTTCTTGGAAATATTTAAGAAAAAATTGGATGGCTTGTAATGGTTGGAACAGTACAAGACACCATTTTGAGCATTTCTTCTTTGAAAGACAATTTCTGTGAACCGAAAACATGGGATGGCAAAACAAGTTGTCCACTCTGCTCTTTTCAAGGCAAGGACTCGGGGGATCTCAAAAGGCATTATCAGAGCGAAGAACACAAAGACAGGTATTTGGAAAAGACAAAAGCTCCTCCATCCAACTCTGAATTTTACGAGAAGAGACAAGGAGAGGACGAGACAGAGTATACAATTCGGACTTCTCTCGTATACTCGATCGGTGTCATCCCGTCATATTTGAGAGTTTGCCAAAAGTATGGGACGCTTTGGTTCTCAAACGCATTGTCAAAATGTAACAAAAACTCGTTGCAGAGCAGAAGAGCGCGCGGAGAAAAGTTTTTGCTTTCTCCACAACAGTATGCGCATGAATATGGGAAGATCTCTGGCCACGACGTTTTCTTTGCGTACGAAAAGACTCAGACCTCCAGAATGTTTGGGAGTTACACAACTTTTTCGGACTTTTGGAAAAACTATATCAAAGTTCCAGACAAGGAAAAGAGGTTCAATGAACAGTTTTTGGAAGGCTTCGCGGCGAGGGAAGTGTTTGACCTCGATAGTACAGCATTCTCTCAAGCAGAGGCACAATCTCTGAATATTCCGTTGTTGTTTCAAAAGTTGAGACAAGAGTTTTCTGAAGAAAAGCTCAACTTTTTCTTTGTGAATGCATCAGGGGTCAAAAAGGGTCAGTACAAAGTTTCCTACCACATTGTCACATCTCGAGTTCACTACGACATCATTCGAATGGGTAATTTCGTCCAAGAGTTTGTGGTATTTTTGGAAAAGACAAAAGAAGGATCTATCCTCGCATCTTTGATCGACAAAGGAATCTACAAACGAAACAGAACATTGCGCTGCCCTTGGAGTGTCAAATTTGGAGAGAACAGGAGACTTTTACCGATAAAAGAACAGACTGGAGTTGACCCCATCAACTTTTTTGCGACACCAGAAGCATATTTTTACGCTCAAGCCGAGGAAGTACCGGAAGAAGAAAAGGACAAACCACTCGCTGTGTGTGGGCAAGGAGAATATGAGGATGCGTTGGCAAACTTTGTCGAAACAGAACTAGGAGGCTGTTTCGAGATCTGCAACAGGGGGAATGGCTGGTTTTTGCAGCGAGAAAAAGGAGAAGAAAATCACTGCCCGATCTGCGACAGGGAACATGAAAGTGACAACTATTCCGCTTTTGTTTTGCACGAAAGATTGTGGCTTTACTGCTTTCGCGGAGAGAAATCTTTGGCTTTGACAAAAGCACCAAAGGGAAAGAAAAGACAAGGGATGACGGAAAAATCCTTTGAACCAACAGTCCCGCAACTTCGTGCTGATCTTTGTTATGAAAACAGCACATCTCGCCCCGTTCTTTTTCCTGAAGGTTTCAAATGTTTGGCAATGAGAAGCGCAATGGGCACTGGAAAGACAAAAGCTCTTGCACTCTACCTACAGTTTCAACCAAACGCGCGCGTTCTCAGCGTCACCTACAGGAGAACTTTGGCCAGAGAAACTTCGAATAAACTTGGCTTTGTCAACTACGAGGATGAAAGTTCCGGTTGGCTCCGTGCGAAAAGACTAGCAGTGCAGATTGATTCGCTCCATCGCGTCGCGGGGAAGTATGACCTTTTGGTTTTTGACGAGATAACTTATACACTTTCTCGTCTCTTTTGCGATGTCAAGGAAAAAGACGGGTGTTGGCATGCCTTCAGGCACTATGTCAAGACAACTCCAAAGATTCTTTTGTTGGATAAAAACCTGGACCAATCCAGCATTGACCTCTTTGAAGGACTTGGTGTGCCATGTTATGTCGTCCGAAACGAGTACAAAGCGCACACAAACAAAAAGTTGTCTGTTGCTGCAAGCTTCCTCGAGTTCAAAAAGAAGCTTTTGCAAGAACTTTCTGACGGGAAAAAGATATGCTTCCCTTCAAGTTCAAAGAAAAAGATGATGCTTTTGTGTCGTGAAGCACAGGATATGGGACATCGCGTTTTGTGGTACACTGGGGATGGGAAGAGCGAAGAAGTCTGGCTTTCTGAATGGAAGAACTATGACCTTGTCGCGTACACTCCGACAATCTCTGCCGGAGTCAGCTACGAGGAAAAACACTTTGACAAAGTCTATGGGTATTTTTCCTCGCGTTCTTGTTGTGCCGAGGAAGCAGAACAGATGCTGTTCCGTGTTCGAAACATTGTAGACTCTGAGGTTGTTCTGGCATTCGACGGGAGGTTCGCAAAGAACCCAGTACAGAGGAATGATGTCAAGGAACAGGTGGAATGGAGAGACACAATTTCTCGTGTTCTGGCGGGCATTCCTTGGAACCCTGCGACTGCAAAGATTCTGGAAACTCCTCAAAGCAATGGACATATTGACGCGCTGGTCAAAAGAAATATTTCAAAGAACGACATTTCAAAGGCTTTACTGGGTCTTCTATCAGAACAGGGAATGAAGCCTCACTTCCTCATACCTCTCATTGAAAGAAGAGAACTCGCAGAACTTCGCAAGGACGCAAAGTTTTTGGAGGCAAAGATAAAGTTTGAAGAGGCTGTGGAAGTTTGCAAAGCACCAGAAATCACCAAGTCGGAATTTTCCTCGCTCTGCTCAAAAAGAGACAAGGAAGACCTGGAAGTGCTGTCTTGCAAAAAGTTTATGTGTTCCTACAACTTTTGTGTTCCACAATCAGAGCTGACGCCAGAGTTTGTGGTCGAGTATAGCGGAAAGGAAAAGTTTTGCGATAACCAACGACTTGCGTTCACTGGAAACAAGCAAGAACAAAAGGAAAGACTTGAACAACTTTTGGAGAGGAAGAACATGATGAAGGACGATACCCATATGAACAACAGAATCGGCCAGTCCATCAATCTCGAGAAAGTTGTGTATGCGAGGAGACTATTTTGCTGGCTTGGTTACGGCACAACTACAAGCAGAGAGAAAAAGACAAAGGAAGAAATGGAAGAGAGGGTCAAGAAGATCCGCGAACGAGTAAAGAAAAGCAGACATTTCCAAGAGCTGTTTGGAAAGTTACCAGAGGATGAGGCTCAAACAATGAGATGGATCAATGGGGTGTTGAGGAAGATATTTGATTGTTATATTTCAAAGACAAGCAGAAACAAGACTTACTACAGCTGGGAATTGATATTTTGCTCGCCGTGGAAACATGGCAATGAAATAACAGCGACAAAGGAAAAATATAAAGGATTGGTTGCTGTATGTTTTTGAAAACGCAGTTATATTTTGTAAAAATATAATTCGGGACCAGTACCGCAAACAGGACAATACTGTATCTCCTCTCGTAAGGAGTATTGTTTTTGTGTGTGCAGGGAATTCCTTCCTCAGCGCGAAGAATTCATTCTTCTCTATATTACCGTATCTCGTGCACAGACTTTTTGTCGTCTCATAAAAAGATGAGCATTCCTTTGTTTCCGGAATTCTCGGTTGTTGTCTTTTGGCGGGTGCTGGAGTTTGAAACGATTGAGGTTTATATTTTCGCGAAAATATAAAACATAGTTGAAAAAAGGTGTATTACTTGCGTTGTCTCCATACAGTCACCAAATTTCCGTTTATTTTGAGCCTTTTACTGTCAAAAAATCTGCTTACACTCCTACCGAAAGCGTTTCTGGTTGGGATATTTGTGCAGCCGCCCGTCTTTATCCCAGAGATATAGTCAGCATAAACATCCGCTGCGACGATCCAACCATTCTTTTCCTCATATTTTTCCGTACAGAACCCATCCAAAAACGCATCAACGGAAGCCTTTGAGATTATCTCTTTGGGCTTTTCTGTTTTTTGCTCTTCCTCTTTGGGAACCAACGATGGATCGAGTTCACCGGCCCCTGTTTCTTGAACGAGAAATTCGCCCATGCAGTATTTTCCCTCACAGTGAAAAAGAATGGACACTTTAGCAACCAAAAAGGTTAAGACAGCTTCCTTTTCAGAGCAAAGGAAATACTCTTCACCCCTTGCCTTTTCAAACTTTTCAGAGAAAGCTCTGATCATCTCGCATTCCCCGACATTGATGTCTTGACATTTGAAGGTTTCGAGTACCCTGATATCCTTTCCATAAGAGTTTTTTCTCTTCTCCCAGTTCGAGGATTTCCCAACTTTGAAAATATTATCCTTCCAGAATTTATCGTCTCTCACCAAATATATCACGCCTCTCATTTCTTTTAAAATGAGCACTTGCGCAATGGGATGTAATTTTACGATCATCACACCCCACAAAAGTTGTCCTTTGTAGTTGCGTGTTCCTTTTCATACTTTTTTCGAGCAAAACAGTGACAAGAAAATCCAAGTCCAAATTTCCCATTCGTCCCATTTTTTATAGAACAATGGAGGAGCTTCCCGCAGAACTCCTCGTTCGAATCTTTGTTTATTCCACAACACAGCCAAAGGACTATGCCTCTTGGTCAAGGGTTTCAAGACTTTTTCGCGGTATTGCAAAGAATAATTGTCACAACATCCTGACAAACTCTCTCCTCATCTTTTCGCGCAAACAGAAAGAGTTGATAGAGCAAAGGGACAGGAAAATAAAAGAGTTGGTAGAGCAAAGGGATAGGAAAATAAAAGAGTTGGACAACGCCATCGTATTATTGGGGAAAAAAGATGCAGAATTTAGGGAGGCGCGCGACCAACTGTCCAAAGAGAAGAAAAGCAACACCAAGCTCCGCGGGATGTTGGATGGTGCTCTCGAACATTTGAAAACCCAACCAGACCCATCAGGTTATATCCGAATGGAGTTGAACTACTAAATTCTTTGCCCATCTTTTTCAAAGCGAAAACTCTTCTTTTTTTCTTTCTATGAAAGAAAAACATGTCCATCAATGATCTGATGCCAGAGCTCATTGTCAAAATCTTTATGCGTACAAACAGAACAACAGCCCCAGTTTTCCCGTTTGTCTGCAAAAGATGGAAAGATGCCTACTTTATAGATTATGCGAAAAGGCTGAGATTTCTCCTTTGCAATATAACGAGAAAGGATCACTACCTGGTGAAAAGCAATGAACCGAATTGTCTCTACAAGGGAGTGTACGAACCTTACCCTGCAAAGGCAACTCTCAACATTGCAAAGTGGGCGAATTCTCAAGGTTGCCAACTCAGAAGTCGGATGTTTGTAAAAGCAGCAAAGAGGGCAGATTTTGAGATGTTGGAATGGCTCGATAGCAAGGGTCTCAAACCGAGTTACCATGCACATCGCACAGCCATCAGACATGGCAAACTCGACGTTTTGAAGTGGCTTCGAAAGCCTTGTCATCAACCCCAGAAGATGGATGCTCTAGACAAGTATTACAGAGGAAATGGTCTTTGTTTCCTGGCTATTGACCAAGACCAGATGGAAATTCTCCAGTGGTTTTTCAGGAAAGACAAGAGCATTCCCTTTAAATTTTTGGAGCATGCGGAAAAATACGGAAGTGCGAGGTGTTTCAAGTGGTTGTACGCCAGAGTGGGAGAAATAAAGTTCAAGGACCTGAACCCATTTCGTCGGGGAGATATAGAAATTCTTTCCTTTCTTCGACCTCAGTGGGAAAAACATGTCGGTAATCCATACATAATAGCCATATTTTACGGCCATCTACACGTTTTGGAATGGCTCTTTGAGAATGGCTTTGAAACAGGGCAAGAACCCCATGCATGTTATCACGCGGTTTATTACGGCAAATTGGAAGTTTTGAAGTGGTTGAGAAAGCACAACTTTCCATGGGGGGAAACCAAAAACATGTTGGCCAAACACCCAGACAGTGAGCTCGTAAAGTGGGGCAATCGCAAATGGGGCACTCGACTGAATGAACTCTTTTTCTTTTTCTTTCGCAAAAAGAAAAACATGTCGATGGACGATCTGATGCCGGAACTTCTCGCTGAGATCTTTTTGCATACGAGTGCCGAAACAACACCAGTCCTGAAATATGTCTGCAAAAAGTGGAAAAGTGCTTATTCTCTCGACCACACAGGAACTCTGGCAAACAGGCTTTCTCAGTGCAGAGACACTCTATTCCTTGAAAGAGCACCTCTCAACGTTTTTAAATGGGCAGATTCACAGGGTTGCCCATTTTCCAGCCATGCCTTTCGGAACGCTGCAGCAAGAGCGGATTTGGAGATGTTGGAATGGCTCAAAAGAAAGGGTGTTAAACCGGATTTTGCCTCATACCGCAAAGCTGCCAGAAGAGGACATGTCAATGTGTTGGAGTGGATACACAAGCATTCAAACGGCATTGAAGTCAACAGGAAAAGATTCTACTACTCTCACTCAGATGAGTGGCGGACATGCCTCGCAGCCGTCAAAAAGGACCAGTTGGAAGTTCTTGAATGGCTCTCGAATAATGGCTATCAAACCTCGGGATACTTTTTGCAGGACGCTGCAAAATATGCAAGTCTGAGATGTTTCAAATTTTTGTATAGCAATGAGCCAAAAGACCAAGAAAATGTGATTGAAGCGGCTTTCGCTGCTTTCAAAGGAGGAAATGTAGAAATCCTCTCCATTATTTTGTCTGAATGGAAAAAGCAAGGAACAGTCGGCAGCCCGTACGCGCTTGCGGCTGTGTGTGGAGGACACCCCCATGTTTTGGATTGGCTTCTGGCCTCTGGTTACGAAACAAAAGAAAGCAGAGCATGCTACTACGCTGTCAAAGCAAAGAAACTGGAGGCTTTGAAGTGGTTGAGAAAACATGACTTTTCCTGGGAAGAGGCAAAGGGGGTCCTTGGTGAAATGGACCAAAATGAGGAGATTGTAAAGTGGGCCGTTGCAAATGGAGTACTCGAATAAATGAACTTATTCTTTTTTTCTTTACAAAAAAGAAAACCATGATGATCAACGAACTCATCCCCGAACTCCTTGTGGATATTTTTTCAAAGGTGGAAAAGTCCACACTACCCCGTTTGCAAATTTGTGTGCAAAAACTGGAAGTTGGTACACCAGCTTGATTATGCAAAGCCTTTGAGGAGAAAGATTCCCCGAGGACTTGAGCTTTCTTCGGTGCTTAGCGCGACGAATCTTTGCATTTTAAAATGGGCAAAAACACAAGGTTGTCCTTTTCATTCCGGTTGCTACGTCTCTCCCTCATCCAGAAAAGACATTGACATGATGGAGTGGCTTTTGCATTCACAGCGCATCTCCCCAGACCACTGGGCCGTTTTCGAGGCAGCAAGAGCCGGACATATTGACGTTTTGAAATGGCTCTTTTCAAGGCAGAGGGTTACAGGTGACTATTTCAACTTCCCCATTCCACCGTGGCATTTTGCTGTTGAAAATGATCTACTCGATACGATGATCTACTTCATCCAAGAACAACAAGCAGATTGTGACTCGGTGACATCTTTTGCGGTACGAAAAGGTGCGGTGGAGTGTTTCCAAATGGCTCAATGAAAACCACGCCTTTTGTTTTTTACTCATCAGAGGACATTTTTATGGGAGGCTCTATCGAAATTTTGGAGTGCACAAGAGACATTTGGGAAGGATGCGTCACTGAGCCATACACATGGGCTGCGGACTATGGGCATCTGCATGTCCTTGAGTGGCTGTTGAAGAATGGGTTCAAAACTGGCGAGAAATTTGCCTGTAGCACAGCCATCTCTTCTGGAAGTCTCGAGTGTTTGAAATGGCTAAGGTCTCATGGATTTCCTTGGGGTCCAGATTCGGCCGAAAATATGAGATTGCAAATGGAAGAAGATGTTGAACTTGCAAATTGGGCCATCGCGAATGGAGTCTTTGACTAAATTTTATCTTTTCATGAAAAGATAAAAGTTGGAATCAAACGTCAGGAAGAACATTTCACGAAAAATTTTTGAGATGGAGAATCTTTCCAGTGAAATGCTTGTTCATGTTTTGTCCTTTGTTGAGCCGCACTCTCTTTTTTCTGTTCTTTTAGTCAATAGCTCCTTCTATCAGATTCTGAAAGAAAATGTTGCTTCAATGCAAAAAATTGTTGTGGATGAGGGAGAGTTTGAAGGTGCTTCTGAGAAAGTCACCACACAAGTTTTTGACATCTTTGGCAATGGCGAGATAGAGGTGGAACATACAATTTTCAAGTATTTTACTGAGGATGGCGATGATCCTATTGAGAGGACTATTCGGGAACATGGGGTGTACAGACACGGCAAGCTCGACGGCAAATGGGTCAAAAGGGAGACTGCGTATGACGACGATGGCAACGAGTGTTTTTGGCGCAAAGAGGTCTGTTTGTACAAAAATGGTAGAAAAATACGTTATTGAGTGGTGAAACAAGGGGTCTACTCCTTGTTTTGAACGACAACATTTTATCTTTCCAAAAAGATAAATTGGGCAAATTGTGCCGCTCTCAACATAAAATATTAGGATTTTTTGTGATGGAAACTCTTCCGAATGAAATGCTTGTTCATCTTTTGTCTTTTGTGGATGTTCATTCCCTTGTCCATATTGTTGCAGTCAATAGCCTGTTTTATCGTCTCGTAAGAGAAAATCTTGCCTTGATGAAAAAGTACGTCTTTGAAAAGGAGGAAAATAGCGAGTTAAAACACAAGACGTTCAAGGGAGTTGTTGACATTTTTGGCAACGGAGAGGTTGAAATACAGAAAATCTTTTTGGTGCGCCATCGAGCACCAGGTCAATTCACAACGAGTACAAGACCAAACAGAATCACGCGAAAATGGGGAGCCTGTGCTTTCGGGAAACTAGAGGGAAAGTGGAACAAAAAAGAAAGAGTCCTCGACGAGAATGGTGGAGAGTGCTTTTGGCGGAAAGAAATAACTTTGTACAAAAAAGGCAAGGTGGTCGCGGTACACGATAAGACTTCGAATGGCAGCGCAGGTATTATTGTGGGGAAAGTATGCTCCTTTTTGTGTCATGGAAAATATGTCGAATGCAATGGCAAAAAATTCCCAAAGTACCAAAAAGACGCAGAAAGTGGAGAATTCTACTCACACTGTTGCAAAAAACATCAAAAGGAAATGCCAGACTCTTTGTTTTGAACGACAACATTTTATCTTTTTGCAAAAAGATAAGTTTATAAATTCGGCATGTCCCCACGATGCTCTGAGCAGCAGTTTGCACAAATTTTTTTGCTCAACGGAACGACCGATGACGCCAAACACCTTTGTCCTTTGAAAGGCAGGATATGTTTTTCCTTGACATTCAAGCTCCATTACTGGCCTGTGTAAATATTCTATGGACTCCCCACGAAGCCTTTGTTCGATCTTTTCTTCCCCATTGGCTTTTATTTTATGACTGTAGAGAAAGCCTAGTCGCCCGCGCTTTGCTTTGTAGTAATAGGTTGTGCTTTTCGTACATTCATGAAGTGTCTTTGTCCAAATACCGATCATTTGTCCCTTCAGCCTTCTTTCCACTTTTTCGTGCTGTGTGTCAAAGCCAAGCCTCTCCTTGTGAACCGTTACTTCCCCAAAAACGTTGGCTTTGACATGGACAGTTTGTTGACCTTTTACGGTTGTCTTTTCATACTTTGTCATCTTTTCAGGATGGTCTTGGATAATGTCGCGGAACAAGTGACAAGTAAGCGAAAGGCCAAGAACAACATCCTTCATCGGGACAAAGGAAAAAATGTGAACAAGAGTTTCGTTGGGAAGATTGTTCATAATGCAAAAAGTTTTTTCGCGTTGAGTTGTCAAAGATATAATTTTATCGATAAAATTAGAAAAGTGGGTCAGGCATATCCCTTTGGTGCTTTTTGCAACAATGTGAGGCAAACCCATAGTCTTTTGAATGGAATACCTTGTGTTGTTTTCCGCAGCTGATCGTTGCTCGGAATTCAGAAAGCTCCTCTGCGTCAAAATCCTTTGTTACTGCATGGTCCCCAAGAGTCTCAAATTTTTCTCCCATACGGTGAACATAAACTTCGCATTCATCGACAATCGGAGCTCTAGTGATACAGAGCAACTTTTCACCCGTCTTCATGCGTTTCTCTTCGATGCCACACCTCTTTCCGTTTTTCATGGCGCATTTCGCGACTATGCGAAAATTCACACGACCCTGATATTCTGTGCGTTCGCCGTTGCCTCGATAGTCCAAAAGACACTCTCTCGCATTATTCGAGGAGTTGTCCATTTCGTCGAAATGGCTGTACTTTTGTTTGCTCGAGGAAATCAGAGAGTTGAAATGTTGTGAAACCAAAGCAGTTCTCAAAAGAACGTCTCTCAAAGGAAGGAAAGACAGGATGTGCAAAAGCATTTCGTTGGGAAGAGCGTCCATAATAAAAAGAAAATTCTAATGGTTCGAGTTTTGGCAATTCTGCGATTATTTTTATCTTTTTGCAAAAAGATAAGTTTTGTTCTCTAGAATGGCTTGTCTGGCAAATCCCCTTGGTGTTCTGCACAACAGTGAGAAAGGCCGATGCCTGTGTGTTTTCCACCCTTTACACGAAAAAAGAGCCCATCATACTTCCCCGAACAGCGTCGAAGATCGGTGTAGCCGTCCGAAACAAACAAGACGCGCCTGTCGGTTCCATAAAAGGTTTTGCATCCGTAAAACTCGCAATAACTCAACCTGTCATTGAGATACCACAATTTGCAAAAGACCTCATCGTTCTTGTTCTTTGTTTCCCAATATCCCTCCCTTTTGCCTTTCAAAAAGTTTCCCCGTGTAATATCACGGACTAAAGGCTCAGAACCCAAAATTTCCGAGACGACAGTCCCCTCTCCCTTTCCTGTGATGTCGACCACTTTTTTACTGAGCACGTGTTTCCAGGCTTTTGCAGGGTCGCGAGTTATGCTTGCGGGCTCCTTTCTTTCCATTTTTATCTCAAACTTTCTCATCCTCGTAATGTTGTCAAAGACAAGACCGGAAAAGAGACGACAAGAAGGAACGACCCCCAAAAGAAGGCTCCTCGGATCAACAAAGGAAAAGACTTTGACAAGAATTTGCATTTGGCAGCGAATTCATCGTAAAAAATATATAGCTATATATTTTTTGCAACTCACAGTATATTATCGGGTAATTTTCCTTGATGTTCTTTGCAACAATGCGCAAGTTTTTGCTTACCCCTTGAGTAAACAGGGTATCTGTTGCCTCCACAAAAACGCGTCTCTCTTGTCTTGCTGTAGAGCTTCTTTCTCTTTTCGGAACCTCGGCGTGCCTTCCAGAAGCCTTCAGCGTCCTGAACATACTGGAGAATTCCACCCGAGTACATTCGAGACTCTGAACCCGCTTTCGAGCGGTAAATTCGGCTAAAAGCCCACACACCCTCCCTTTTTCCATTCTTCTTCATTCCGCGTTTTTCCTGCTCAAAAACAACCTCGTCGCCTTCAAAAAGTTTGGTCTTTGATCACAAGAAACCTGTCACCAGAAATGTCTGTCTCTGTCCGAATACTTCTTTTGCACTCTGAAATAAACGGCGTGCCTTTCATGAGTCCACGTTCTTCGACATGTCTTTGCATTTTGTCCTTGTGCTCGAAAACAATGGAGTGAAAGCGAGAGCAAACTTGCACAACTCCTGTGGAAAGGCTTCGAAAGTCAACAAAGGAAAAGATCTCAACAAGCACCTCAGCGGGAAGGGACTCCATCACAAACAAAAAGGTGGATCTTTTGTTCCATAAATAAAGTGGTTTATTTATGGAACAAAAGAGTGAGTCTGGCATTTCTCCTTGGTGTTCTGGGCAACAATGGGCCAAAAGTTTTTTCTCTGTCGATCCACCGATCTCTTCTATGTATGCCTGGTATTCCTTTCCCTTGCATTCAAGCGTTACAAATTCCACAGGGTAAAAAACACGAGCGATTCCTATTCCGGACCATGAATTGGAAATAGAACCACCCTGTTCGTGACAGATTTTTCTCTCTCCATCGTAGAGTTTTCTGCAGACTGTGGTAATTTTACGCTCCACTTGTATCTTTTCCCAGAGTCCAACGCGCCTCTTTCCCCTCCTCATTCCTTTGGAATCCTCTGTTCCTTCATTTTCCAATGTCGTCCAGCTGATTTTTTTGTGCACCATCGAGTCGCCAAAGAGATCCGTTTCCACACGGTAATGTTTTGAGGAGTCAAGACCCCATCCTGCCTTTTTCTTCGTCCACGACACAACTCTTGTTTTCATCATCTTTGCGTTTGAAAGAACAAGTTCTTTGAAGAGCCTGCAAGTGGGAATGACAGAACAAACAACAGTTTCCAATGGAAGAAAGGAAAAGATCTGAACAATCATCTCGTTCGGCAAGGCTTGCATTTTCGTAAAATAAAATGTTCACGAGTATTTTATTTTACGATAAATCTATATTTTGCAGAAAGCATTGTGGTGAAAATAAAATATGGAGATCTGCAAAAGAGAAGACGAGGAGTTTGCGGAAAAGGTTATGGAGTTTATCTGCGACCTCTTGCCGATTTCAAAGGATGAATTGGCGATACATCAGCGAGAGTATGACTCTGCCGATGCATATGGGAACAACATCGACTGGCGTATTTGTCTTCGCGGAGATAAAGACAGAGTTCCGATCGCGCAATGGCTCATCGCAGCATACGACGATATTGGCGGAGTGGTTGCGTTCAAAAACCTCCAAGAGCGAAGAACTGGAAATATCAAAAAGAGGTATTGGCTGAGCGATGGGATGTTTTCCAAGGATGAAGGTGAGGCGCTTTTGCCAAAATTTGTCCGGTCTCATTCGCCAAGGTGGACTCATCTCTTTCGAAAGTTAAAGAGCAATCACGCAGAGATGATAAAAAGAATAGAAAGTCTTGAGGCCGCAATAAAAGAAAGGGACTCTGAAATTTTGGAACTAAAGTACGCTCCAGGGGGAAAGGGCTATGAAGAGGCCAAAGAGGATTTTGAGGAGCGAGCTCGTTGCATTTCTAAAAAATAAGAATTCTTATTTTTTCTGGTACAAAAATGGATACTTTATTACAAAGACGGCACCTAAAGGGAAAGAATGTACAATGTTCTGCTTTATGCTGCGGTTAGCGAAGAGTTGAGCAAGCGCCTTGCCCAAAGCGTCATAGATATTGCCTCTAAAAAACTCTGTCTTCCAAACGAAAAGTTTGGCTATTCACAGGTTATTGGAGAAGGCGAGGTGCGATATGTGATCAGTCTGTTCAGCGGCGAAGTTCCAGTGTTTTGTTGGAGCGAAGCGCTTATCACAATGAAAGATGGCAGGGTGATTTTGGGGCGCGAGGGAAGCAAATTTTCACAGAATTACAAAGTCAATGGCAAATACTATTCTTGCGAACAGGTAGAGAAGTTTTTTGAGACAGACCCAAATTTTTTGGAATTTTCGGGCTTTCGCAATTTTGAGACCTTTTGCAAATTCGTGGTAGACAAAGACTCGATGATGGAAAAGATAAAAGAACTTGAATTTGTTGTGGCAGATTTAAAGTACAGACCAGGAGGGAAATGTTACAAAGCGACCAAACAGCATTTCAAACAGTTGGCTGCTACCGTGTCTAAAAAATAAAGTGTTTTATTTTTTATGTGCACTCTAAAAAATACAAAGACTCCATTTCCAAAAGTACAACAGGGAAAGAAAACGCTGAAGTGTTGGCAATGGAGATTTACGAGAAAGAAAACCGGGAACTCGCACAGAGTATTTTGGAAGCCATCGCGAAAGGCCTGTTTCTGCAGCCGGAAGATCTCGTCTTTTCTCAAGATGAGGACTACAACGATACTGATTGCTTTATTGCATTGTCTGCAAAAGATGGAATAACTGTCTTTTCTTGGACAGTACAGCATCTCGAGAAGAGAAACGGAAAGATAAAAATTATTGGTCCTTATGGCAGCGTTCAGAAGCGCTACAAGGTTGCTGGCTTTTTTTATTCGGGAAAAGAAATTCTCGAGTTTTTTGGAGAAGATCCTCGTTCCCAAAAATCCTATTGTGCGAGAACTTTTGCCTTTTTGCAAAACTGTGCAAAGGAGAAGATGGCGATGGAAGAAAGGATCAAAGAGCTCGAACAGATTGTCGAAGAGAAAAGAAAAGAGATTTTGGAGCTAAAGTATGCACCAGGAGGAAAAGGATATGTTGAAGCCAAAGAGCATTTTCAAAACCTAGCCTTTGAAAGTCTCAAGAAATAATATTTACAAAATATTATTTATTCTGAAGGAAAGATAGAGTCTGGAAGTTCCTTTTGATGTTTTGCGCAACATCGGGAGTAAAGGGGCTCTTTTTCCTCAAACGGGTCGTATATCGTGTACGTCACATGGCTCTTCCCGCCACAGACAATTTTTTTGTGAGAGAGTGTAAAACATGTCTCTTTCCTTTCCTTCCCACTCCCCTTCTTTGGGTACTTATAAACAAAAATTCTTGTCTCTTCCTCGCAAATCGTCAACTTGCCGTATTTGTAAAAAGCATAGCCCAGAACCTTGTCATCCTCTTCTATCTTCCAAAGTCCAACGCGCTTTCTTCCCTTTCTTTTTCCAGACTCTTGTGTAATCACAGGACGCGAATTCACCATTCTTCTCTTGAAAAAATATGAGATGGTTTCCCCTGTCGCGTCGGTCTCTGTCTTCCAACGAGTCAAAAGAGAAGCATTTCCATATGGCTTTTTGACGTCCTCGTAGCGGATGTGCCTTTTCATTTTTGAGGGGTGGCTTTTGACGATGTGATAAAAAAGAGAACAGGAAGGGACAAGTCCACGCATAAGATCCTCGAGTTCAACAAAGGAAAAAATCTGAACAAGAATTTCGCGGGGAAGATGCTCCATCACAGCAAGAAAACTTGGTTTGTTTCTGCAACTTTTTAGTTTCTAAAAATAAGCAAGTATTTTTATTCTCTTGTTGGGAGCGGAGGCAATTCTCCCATGTGCATTTCACAACAGTGCGATAAACCCTTTTCGAGTTGAGTCGAGCTGTCGACAACCTTGTAAAAGACTCTGTGCTTTTCTCCTCTACATGTCCTAATCGTCCCAAAGAATTTGTAGTAAATGGTTCCTTTTTCTGTGTCGGCGCAAAGAGTTGCATAAAAGCCCCCATCCTCGATGTAAATTACGGCTCCTTTGCGGTACCATATCTCAAAGTTATTGTAAGGCTCATCCAAAGAACAATTTGATGCCCAGACCCCATCTTTCTTGCCTCCTACCCTCCTTCCCAGCGTGGTCGTAATATTGTCCAACTTACCCTCAAGTTTCTCGACAAGTACCTTCTTGACCTGTGCGTCGCCGTAGTAGTTGGAAACTGTAACCTTGTCTATCTCTTCGGTAAAACTTCCTCTGTCGCAATCGCCCATCCTTCTTTTTGCCTGTTTCTTGACAAAGTGGTCAAGCACGATGTCACGAAAATACGCACATGTCAGACCAACTCCAAAGACAAGAGTGTCAAGCTGAACAAAGCCAACAACGGAAACGACAAGTTCAGTAGGAAGAGTATCCATGATGCAAGAATATTTTCTTGTTTGCTCAAAAACATTTTCCATTCCAAATGTTTTTAAAAGTTGCACAAATTTATTCACCAAACGACAGGGACAAACTCATTGTCAAGTCCATCAAGGTCGTACTCGACGCTACAAGTTCCATCAGCAAGCCGAGTCTCGACAGTCCAAACGTCGCTCTTCTTGCCTCCCAAAAGAGGTCCAGTCTTTGTCACAGTCTCGATGACTTCTGACATCATCTCCTTTGTAGTTGTGACTGTCCTTTTACCGGACCCGTCGACACAGACGCTCGAGGTCGTCCTGGTACTCATCTTCTCTCCAAAATCTGAGTCGATCATTTCAACATTTTCAGAAACACACTCAATCTTTCCCAATAAAGCCTTGTGAGCCAAAGCAACTCCACGAAGTGCAGAACAAGAGGGTATGACACCCAAAACAATGTCCTTGGGATCAACAAACGCGAGGACGGAAACAACAAGTTCAACTGGAAGTGTGTTCATGACGTGAAAATATAAAACTTTCGAACCAAAACATTTTCTATTTCAAATGTTTTTAAAAGTCAAGAGTTTTATATTTTCTCCATGGGTATTCTTCTGGCGTATCCCTCAAACTCAGCATCGCAAAGAGAACTCTCTCATGCCCAAAGGGAACAGAGGGGTCAAGATAGGCCTGGTCAATGTCTCCGCATATTTCATGCGCATCATAACCACAAAACATCAGATTGTATCCCTCATCATTCAAGCGACAAAGTTCCAACCATTCCGGAGTTTGCACCGCCAGGCGCTCGAAAAAGTTGCAGTATGTTTGCCTCGACTCGACGTACCCAAGTCTGTGCTCTTTGCCTGTGGAATCTGTCCACAAAAAGTAGAGAGGAATGTTTTTGTTCTTGTCTTTTCCTTTATATTTGTGTCTTTGGGGAACTTTGTCCTTGAAAAACTTTTCTCTGTTTTGGTAGTAGAGTTCAGTAGGATTTCCCAAAGAGTCAACCTCCTCCGAAAAGACTTTTGAGCCCTGGAAAAAGTTTTCTATGTTTTGTGCTGGAGGAAGGCCAGGACAACTGTGCTCGACAGGACCAAGACTCATGGGAGACAAATTTTTACAACCGTATCCATCCTTTCTCTCCTGGTGGCGAAAGTTTGGGAAAACATTGAGCCATCCTTCCTGCAAAGGAACAGGTTTCATCATCGCCATTCTGTAGAGCCCAAGTTCCCCCCTTCCCGAATTCTGGCAAGCAGCTTTCTCTATCGTTCCGTTGTGTTTCCTGAATTTTTGGTGCTCCTCGAATCTCTTTGCAGCCACTGACATCTTTGCGAGCGCAGTTCTTTCCTTGTTCCTCGAGTGCACTCCACAGACAAAAGAGCCAGACATTTCCCAATACGCCTTGTTTTTGCAACCTTCCCGTTGGCAAGGAATTTCTCCATAGCGCGGCTTCTGCATATTTTTATCTCGTAAAAAATATTCCTAAACTTTGGGATTCAATCTCTCTAGTTTTCTGTCGATGGCAGCTTTTTCTCTCTTTGTGGATTTGCAAAGCTCTGTTTCGTACTTTAAAAGTTTCAAGAGAACCTCTTTGTCAAAAAGATGCTCAACAAGTTCTTTCGGACTGGTTGTCGTGAAAGACTCTGAAGAAAATACCTTTTTGCCCCCGATAATTCTCTCTTCAAAAGAAAACAAAAGGGCTTCGTCTGACATTCCCATCGTCTGGAAAAACTTTACTCTTGTGATCTTTGGAACGCGCACAAAGACTTGTGTAAAGGACTCGAGTTGAAATCTCTGGATGGAAACTTCATGGACCGAAATGGTCGTGTAATTTTCAATGAAGGAAAAAATGGCCTCGTCGCACATTCTTTTTTCTCGAGTGCACAACTTTTTGCAAATAAAAATACAAATTTTTTATTTTTATCCAACGAATCGTTCCAAACTCGGAAAGACAAAGAAAATATGAGAGATGAAGATTTCTTTGTTGGCCGAAAAAGAACATGGGTTTTGGCACTTTCGTGTCCTCTTTTGCCATTACGACGATGAGGAGACAGTTTGTATTGTAAGGATCAAACGCCTCAAATTATCACATATTTTTAAAGTTCCCACAAATGTACCCGTCGGGCAACTGGAAAAGGGCATTCAAGAGTTTCTTGATGAATGCAAGGTACATCTAAAGTTTACCCTCGAACGGAAACTCGCGAAAAGAAGGGATTTGCTCAAAAACCTTGTTTCTCTTGAACTTCAGAAAAAAGAGAAACAAAAACTTGAAAGGACAAGGCAACAGCTCGAGATGCTTTTCTTTCAAAAGAAACAAAAGTTTGAACTAGAGGATGGGAGAGTCTTGTGGTCTCCCATTATTTGAACAAGACAACCTCATCCTCGAGGTCACAAAGAGTGAACCAAAGGTCTTGTCGTTTCAGGACAATCCTTCCCTTTTCTTGTGTTATCACAGCACAAACACACTCTTTTCTTTCATCCAAAACCTTGCTGAGCATCGACCAGTTTGGAGAAATTGCGACTGTGCCGTCAGAGTAATAGCGCTCAACTTGGCTCGGGAGATGGACCATTGTTGCGATATTTTCATGAACTTGCGAAACAGCAAAATACACAGGGCATTTGAGGTTTTCACTGCATGCTTGAAAAACTTGTCCTTGCATTTTATCTCAGAAAAAGATAAAATTTACATCTCGACGTTTTCAATCATTTGCTTCATGTTTTTGAAGGTGAAGCCTGAAGCCTTTGGATGTCCTCCTCCTCCGAACCTTTCCGCAAAGGAAGCCAAGCAAGGGTATGAGTTTACACCTCGGAGACTCGCCCAAATCTCTCCAGTTTCTTCGTCGGGCTTATACACCAAAGAGAAAGAGGGCATTTTGCCATTGTCAAACGGCGTGTTGCACAAGACATTTCCAACTTCTGACCTTATCGTCCAGAATGCAGTGCCATCAACTACCCAGATATCAAAGGATGAAAATTTTGCCTTTTGTGCAAGTTCCGCTGCCTTTTGCACCCTCTCTTCCTTTTCTTTTTGCAAAGTTTTCCCCAATTCCAAAAGCTCATCCTTTGAAGTTGTGACAAGTTCGTCGAGGTTTGTCGAGCCATCCTCCGGCGTAGATTGCGCTGTTTATCTCTTTCGAGTTTGGCATTTTCCATTGCCACCTGTCCCTGTCGTCGATGTAGTCGAGAAACCAAGGTTTCGGACAGAGAGGGAAAAGCTCGTACCATGTGATGAGACAGCCACATTTTTCTGTGTCAAAGATAAATGTGGTCTTATCATCCCTTTGTATCCTTTCATTTGTCGGATGGTGAATCATAAACAATAATCTCCTTTGCTTCTTTTGGAAAAGAAAAGGGACAAACATCCAGAAAATAGACAAGAGCATCGGAAAAGTTGATATGGGCTAATTCCGTTTCTTGTGGCCGAATTCCATAAAACTCTGCATCTGGATATCTTTTCCGAAGAATCCAAGCGGAAACCAAGCCATCGGGACAACCCGCGTGATAACAAGCAACAACTCTTTGCATCTTTCTGTAAACAAAGAAAGAGTTGTTTTTTATTCTCGCTTTTGTTCAAAATATAATAGTTTTATATTTTTTTTACAAGTCCCTCTTTGCTTCTCTTGTCTTTTTCTTTTTTAGTTCGAACCTTTCCGCGCAGTGTTGACACTTTGCGTACCAATTGGCGCCTGGTACCGTCACTCTCCATTCGGGAAAATTGTCGTCCAGTTGCTTTTCCCTTTCGTCTGTGAGGTTGTTCTTTCTCCCCTCCTTCTTTTTCCTGAGTTCTGACCTCTGATTGGTCAGAAAAGCATCAACGTTTTTGGGGCAGCAATGGCCATGCAGATCATAAAATTCCTTGTTTCGTTTGACGTTGTTTTCCCAGTCAATCTCAAACCTGTTCATGCTCCATTCTGGGTGCACAGAGTCGAGAATTTCCTTTCTTTCGGGGTTCCGTTTGAAGCCTGTCTTTTTATATTGTTTCCTTTGTTCTGTCAACCAACACCCGATACCTTTTGTCGTTACATTGGGAAGATTTCCATTGTTTTCTCGAATATACTCTCTGAGTTCATCAACTCTTTCCAAAAAGTCCCTTTCTTGTGCGTTGTAGACAAATTCCTTACCGTATGACTCAAAGAGCCTTTGTAATCTCTCGTACTCTTCCTCTTTGTCGCCATTGGAATTTCTGTATGCCTTCTTCCATGTATTGAGCCTTTCGTACAACCTGACGTTGAGTTCAGCAGTCAAGTTCTTCCCTTTGTTGTTTTTCAGCCATTGGTTAAGATCCAACAACAAGAGTTCAAAGGCAGACTCTTGTTGTTCCCAAATCCAACCTGGGATACTTTCCACCAAGTTTATGACTTCCTTGTCCATTGGCTTTATCCTCCTGTTTGAGTATTCTGCCCTCAGTACGGCCATGAAATTGGTCAGGGAGAGATCTGTGCTTCTTGTGGGGAAGTCTCCATTTTCTTCCACGAAATCCTTGAGCAATCTGATCCTTTCGAGTTTTTGGTCCAACTTGACCCGATGCTTCTCATCTTTCTCTTTTTGTTTTCGGAAAGCCTCTCTTCCCATCAATATCTTTTCGCAGTCTCTGGCAAACTTTCTTTCGACAAATTCATCACCACAACATTCCCTTTCGACCAACGTCTTCATTTCATCGAGACAACGCACCACATCAGCGACCAGTTCGATCATTGGGAGAGGAGCTTCGAACATTTCTGTTTTGCCTTGTCTCTTGGGGGAAAGAACATAGTGCATACACCTTTCGAATAGGTCTTGGTTCGGAGTTTCGAAAACCCTCTCGTATGTTCTTTTCTCGGAAGTTCCGCACGAGTATTCTCTCAGTCTCCTGTTGATATTGTTTGTTTTTCCGATCTTGTACATTTCACCAGAGTTTTGGGAGATGTCCTTCATGACGTAAACAAACCCTGAAATCTCTTCTTTGGATTCCTGAACGTCATCAAGAGGAACGCCCATGAATTTTCTCACGTGCGCTGTCAACTCTGGATGTTTTCTTTCGACTTCTTCTCGAGAAACAGGCCTTTGGTTGTCGACAGAAATGCTGGCAACATCACCAACAAAATAAAACTCGACACGTCTCCCTTTTGGGGAAGTCAGGAATTTCCTTTCGCCTTTGCCATAAAAAGTATTCTCCAGAAAGTTTGAAACTTCTTGGCGTCTTTCGTCATCTTCTCTCTCCAGAATTCTTCTGGCTGTTGGGATATCGTAAAATTTCCTTTGTGGCTTTTCCGCAGAGGAATGACTTTTTTGATGACAAGCCATTCCCAACGCTTCTGGAAGCTACAACTTTGCCAATGTCCAAACAACGCACATACGGGACCATATCTTCATCGTAAACAAAAACAATAGGAGCTTCATCAAAGAGAATAGTTCCTTCAATATTTGCCTGCATGACTTTACTTTTCCAATGAACAAGTGCAACACTTCCGATTTTTATCCAGCGTCAACAAATTTTTAAATGTAAAAATTTGGATAGTTCTACCATCAATACTTACTGAAGCAAAATTCTGGGCATGATGCCCATTGCCATCAACTCTTGGAACGCAAGCTTGGTCGAGTAACGAATTGGAAGGCGAGAAACATTGCTCTTCCCATGGCAGGGTCGACAGACATACCCATCCTTGTGTTTTGTCGCAATTTGGCCACAAGTTGTGCATACCCACACTTCGAACTTGTCACAGCTTGTGAATAGCCTATCCCTGAGACAAAAGGTCGCTCCATTACCCACAAGACAATCCCGCTCCATTGATCCGATCTTAAGGCCCCCATTTCTAGACCGGCCTTCAGTTGGTTGCCTTGTGAGACTTTGAATTTTTCCTGTGGCTCGTGCGTGTATTTTGTCAACGACCATGTGCTTGAGGCGGGGTTGTAAAGGCACAAGTTCCAACAAACACGCTTGTACCTCGATGGACTTTCCAGTCATTCCGTCAATGTAAAACTCCTTGCCTCCCGGTGCATACCCGCGCCTCTTGAGTTCGCTCTCGACAATTTCAAAGTTGCTCGTGAATGGACTGCAGTCTGTGAAAGAACCAGAGTAATTTGGCGTCCTTTCATTCCGCATTCTTTCCAAAATTCCTTTCCTCAAAACATCCAACTCTGCATTGACATCATTTGCCTTTTCTTCGTTTGTCTTGCGAAGAGCACAAGCTGTCACTTTTCCTGCGCTGCTCTCTTTCGGCTGTCCAATTGTCATTCGAGAAGGAAAGGCCAAAGGATTGATCAAAAAGTCTGGATGAGATGCACAGTATGGGTCAGGGTTGAAAGGCATGTTCTCTTCCGGAACAAAGAGAGAGAAAGTTCCCTTTTGCGAGTGGAAAGACGTCGCCTTGTCTCCAACTTGTGGAATTCGGACACTTGTCACGGCAATGCGAATACAAATGTTTCCCTTGTTGTTCCTCGAATAGCTCACACTCGTAACTGTTCCCTTTTTGTCCTTCCCAAAATAGAGAGACTTGTCCTTTTTCTTTCCTTCTTCACCTTCCTCTGAAATAGCGACAAGAATGTCTCCCTCTTCCACAACTTCTCCAACTGCGACAATTCCATCCTCATCCAAGTGTTGAATCCTCACCTCCTTTCGAACCTCTTTGCACAAACACATCCAGTGGCTCTTTTCATCCTTGAGACGCGGGGCAAGAAAGTCAAGAGGTTTTTGTCCCTCCTTCAGGTTCTTGTTCCACTTTGCAATCCCCTCGTTGACGACCTTGCGTCTCTTTTCCTCTGCAGCCCTGCAACGCACTCCCTTGAAACCAACATCTTCCGGAACATACTCGTCGTTGCATTCTGGGCACTTGATGACACAGCGTTCGCACCTCTTACACCACAGTCTCTTGCATGACTCGGACAGAATGTCTGGGCAAATGTCCTGCAAAGCGACTTGGGTCTGTTCATGACCAATTTCTGCCACAAAGTTTTGGATGTGTTCTGAAACCATCCCGGACCTTTCCTTGAATGACTTGCAAGCAACAATGGCATCTTCCATACCATAGTCGTCAAAACAGCAAACTCCAACAACAAGGTTTTGTGAAATTGGCGAGTCCTGGAGACCCAACAACCTTCCCGCCTTTGTACTTGTCAGAGGCTTCTGCGGATAGTGAAGAACATGCTGGTCAAACGGCACATACATGTAATCACACCGAGGAACAGCCACAGAAGACTTTGCCATACTCGCGAAATACGAAAGGCGAGGAGAAGGGTTGTTGTTTGAGTATGAAATGATGGAAGAACAAACTCCATAAACAAGGAGAGGATGAAGCTCACAATGGGTCCACTTTGCGCTTTTTCCAGCGACGATGCTCTTGTTGAGTTGCTCCACATCAGGGCAAATGACAAGGTGTTCCTGCTGTTCGGCATCCACAAACTCAACAATTCCACGAGTCAAAAACTCTTGCCAGGAAACAGACGCTTCATGTCCAGCGAGGGTCATGCGCAACCTGAAGGCATCCTCAGAGGTGAAAACAAGACCTCCGTCCTTGACAACCATCAGAGGACGAATGAGTCTTCCAGCATCGCAGTTGATGCGCACTTCGTCAAAATACTTGTCATAAACAAAACACGAGTCCCAGCAAATGTTGTTGCTCGTCTTGAGGCCGGAGAGGGTTGAAACAAGACCAACAGGGTTCCGCGTTGAACCCACAATCATTCCGTTCAAAAAGATAAAAGTACCTTGTCCAAAGTCCTGCAAAAAGTCGTCCAAAGATGAAAGAATCTCAAAAAACTCAACAAAGGAACAGCCCAAACTCAATGTGGCTCCCAAGCCCATCACTTTCGAAAGACCAGTCCTCTCCTTTGACTCTGGTGTGTCTGCTGGGTCCACAAAACCATAAGAGCTTTCATGAACCCTCCTCGGCTTTGTCATATTTCCCTCTGTTCCGATGGCTGCGTGGAGCTTCCGAAGGTTTGAAACAGCAGCGATGACATTGTACCTTTCGTAGTTTTGAGAAGTTCCAGTCTTTTTGCTCTTGGTGTTGTAGCTGTTCCAGTTTCCTGTTGTGAGGGCTTTTATCAACTTTTTGGTAATCATACCCGTTTGAATCGCACGAAGAGGGTCAGTTGTCCTTCCCTTTTCCAGGCAAGAGTCATGCACAGTTTTCACCATCTGGTTCCAGACGCTGTAGAAGAGGTTGTTCAAAAGCGTGTCGACACAGTCCACTCTTTTGTTGGCATAGTGGTCCCTGTCTTCTGCTTCTCTCTCGCCCACTTTGACTTTGATCGCTCTCGCCAGCATGTAGCAGAGGAACCAAACCTTTTCCTCCACCTTCTTGTAGCAAGGGAAGACGAGGTTCACAAGTTCCTCCACAGTGAGCTTTGCATCAATCATTCTGAGAGCCTTTTGCTGCGTTTCCTCTCGGCATTTCCTCGACTTTGGAAAGAGACCCCTCGCGTTTTCGAGACTTGAAACAAGGAAAGACCTCTGGTGCTTGTCCGACAGTTTGATGTACTTGAGAAGGTCCAGGTACGAAACGCCAAGCGCCTCCATCAAAACACACAGAGGTACGCCAGACGAAGAGATGTGTTGCCCATAGAAAACCGCAAGACCATTCTCCAGGCCAACATATGCCGTTGTCGTCCTTGTTGTGCTTGTCGCAGAGACACGAATCTCAGAGTGCACATCATATTTTGGCATGCCCCTCGGCATTTGCTTCTCGGAATATGTGTAGACTCTGCCAAAGGCACCTCTCTCGGAACAAATGACCATAATCTCTCTGTTGATGATGAAATAACCTCCCTTGTCCAGAGGATCTTCACGCATCAGAATCTCACGCTGTCCCTTTTGTGTGTTCCGCCTCAGTGCCACCAGATTGCAAAGGTTGCTCCCGACCATGACAGGAATGTGGGCGACCGTCTTCTTTTCCTTTGTCACCTTTCCGTCGGCTGTTGTAATCACAACATCGCAAGTCAAAGGAATAACATAGGGAATTCCCCTTGTCCTCGCATCAAACGGAAACAGCGGCCTTGTCAAACCATCAATCTCTGCAAAATCCAACTCGCCAAATGCTGGGTTGGTGAACTCCACTTCCTTGAACCAAGTGCCCTTTTCCGACTTCTTCTCACCTTTTGGCTTTTTGTCCTCGTCCTCGCCAATGACGATCCTTCCCTTCTCCCTGATAATGTTTGGCAGCAGCTTCTCAACAAACTCGTTATAGGCCTGAATTTGGTGGTGAGCCGCTCCATGCTGCGAAAACCAAAACTCAAAAACATTCCAAAGGTCGTCGTTTGTGATGTTCATGTTTTTCGTATACGAAAAAATGGACTCTTTTGTCTCAAGTCTTTGTCGTTTTCTTTTTCGAAAGATTGAATGTTTTGTGGAACAAAAGTCACAACTTTTTCATTCTGAAAAACATGAAGTTTCCCAAGACACGCGATGCTTACGCTCTTCTCCTTGACTCTTGTCTGCAAGATGACTTTGTCGACTACCTTTTCTTTGAAGGAAAGATGACAAAGGGAAAGAGGGTTGCCCTCCTCTGCTCTCTGGTGGAGGGAATCTTCCTGTTTGACGATGTTTCGCTTCTTCGTCGTCTCTGTTGCCAGAAAGTTCTCCTTTCTGTGCACTCCTCTTCGGATGGGACAGTTCGTTTCGAGTTCCCGCGTGGCCTCTTTGTGCAGGTTTCTTTTGCAAAGGCATGCGTCGAGTCAAAGTGTGTGGCCATCAACAAATGGCTGACTTTGGACCTTGGTTTGTGGGTCTACATTCCCGACAACTCTCAGGAGTTCCTCGTGGAATATGGCAGGTTTTTGACTTTGTAATTTTATCTTTTTGCATAAAATTATAATGGACGTTTCCGAGAAAGAAGCCCGTTCTTTGGCAAGAAAACTTGGTGTTGACCTCTCTGTTGTTCCTCTTTCTGTTTGGCGATATGCTGTCTCTGTCGAGACCGAACATCTTGACGCTGTTGACTGCAATATGCTCTCAGTTGCAAAGGTTGCACTTGACCATCTCCTCGAGTATGGACCGATGTACTACGCTCGTCTTCGGGAGATGGAGCAGGAACTCGAAACTTTCTGGAAAGGAAAGAAAAAGCCGCGTGTCCTTTTGCCTGGATATAAAAAGCCGATAAAATGTCAGAAATAAAAAATGTTGTCAACATTTTTTATGCATGGTCAGAGTGTTGAGAGGATTCGAATCTCTCCTTGGCACGACGGTACTCTGGACCTCCTCTGGTCTGGACATCTCTAGAAAGATTTTCTATACACTCAGAGAGCCTTTTGTGTTTCTTTTTCAAAGCAGAGTTTAACTTTTGTTCTTTCTGTGTTTTTTGGCGAAGATACTCCAAAACGCTGTGTTTGCTTATATTTTTGAACAAAAATTCTGCCATTTTCGCCGGGTCTTCGCCCGTGAAGCGCTTTCCCCTCGAGATTGTAATCTCCCCACCCTCAAGTTTCAAGTACAAAATATGGAGATGGCCGATCTTTACCATCCAGTATCCGTCGACATCCGGAACGAACGAAACCTCTACTGGGTCAACGCAATACTCTTTGTGAATTCTTTTTGCCAAAATTTCAAGCGCTTTGTCCATAATATTTTATTCGGGAAATATTATTCTGTTGGTGGGGAGAATTTAAGCTCTTCCAATCTCTCCAAAAGCGATGAGACTTCGCTTTGCAAAACCTTGTTTTCTTCTTTTAGAACCTTGAACCTTTCCACAAAGACAGGAATAGCGAGACTTCTACCAATTTCTCCCACTGCGACAGTGAATATGTACCATGGACTTGTGGGAAACCCATCAAAAATGTATTTTTCCCCAACCTCTTTCCAAGTTATCACTTCTTTCCCTCTAGAGAAAATTTTTACAAACTTTTCATCTTTCTTCCCTTGTTCTGCGACATCAAGACCTGTAATTCCATACTCCTTCTCCACGGCAATCAGAATTTGGAGTGCAAGGGGTTGTGTCATTAAAACGTGACCGCTTTTCTCTCAAATTTTGTTTATGTCGTGACTTTACAGAAAAAGTTGCCTTGTTTCAAAGAAACAAAGGGAATTATCACAACCTCTGTGGTTTGCAGACTTTGTATTTTTGAGAACAAACAACAACTTTTTCTTTGCGACTAAAAAATATTTGCAAGATAAAATATTTTTTTTTTCTGAACCCAGCAAAAAGTTGTTAAATTCCTAAAAATACAACAACTTTTGTATTTTTATGCTATCCTTTCCGGCCTGTCCCTTTCTTGTGAAACTGCAAAGGCAACAAGCGCAAGGAAGGAGGAAATCATCCAGAGAAAAGAGACAAGTGCAACGATCAGAAACATGACAAAATCTTCTTGTGAATTTCGCTGAGAATCTGTTGATTAGCCGGTGATACCCCTAGGACATATCTTGACCTCTCCCTTTTTCACCTTGTCGTAAAACTCAGAGTGTCTCGGACAACAGTCTGAAATGAATGACCAGTCGCCTGGGAATTCCCGGTTGACCACAACTTTTTTATTGTCCTCAACACAAACGAAGGAAATCCCATCAAACCAGGACTGTGAATATACACTCGATGTTTTCCCATTTATTTTTTGTACAGTTCGCCTTGCCCATGGCACGGCTTCCTTTTCCCCACACATCACCGCGAAGCTAGAAGAACGCAGATAATGCGATTCGCTCAGCCTCACCTTTTCGCGACTCTTCCTTTTCCTCGCAGTTTTGTATACTTTGACAGTCATCGCATTTTCAGAGACATCCTGTTTCTTCAGCTTTTGTCCCCTGTACCAAGTTATTTCCTTGCGTTCTCGTGGAGTACACGTCTCGAATACCTCCTTCCCGTGGAGCTTTCCCCTTCGAAAGTTTCCCCAAGATTCGTGGGAAATATCACAACAGTCCACAGTCTCGGTTTTGTACGGACCATGAAGCATTCCTTTTTTTACGCTCCACTCGCATTTTGTGCCGAACTTTCCCTTGAGACTGATCTTTCCCTCTGCGAGACCAAGGGGTGACAAGGTGTAGGTCGCGACAAACTTCTCGGGCTTTCCCGCGGAAATGTCTGGGTATTTCAACTTTGCCCAGTTTTGATGCAAGCTTCTTGCCATCATTCACAACTTTACGAGAAAGCCTTTCGTAGTTTTGCCTTGCGAGTTCTCTGTATGTTCTGCTCGTCGAGCAAAAGAATATCACCTCTTTTGCTTGGCAAAAGTCAAGGATATGAACAACCATCTCTGCGGGCAAAAGTTCCATTTTCATAAAGTTAGTAACTATTTTGTTTGCAGGACTTCGATAAAAGAAAAGCTTGTACTTGACAAGCTTTTGTTCCCAAGACCTTCCACGCAAGAGCGTTTGTATTTTCTTGCAAAGAGATGTGGATTATTGTCTTTTTGTCACTAACCAATTTTAGAGAGATCTTCATTTTTTCCTTCATGTAATGACAACGAATTTTGAAACAAGGAGAGAGTTGGTCGTGTCAAAGAGACTTGTGGTTCCTGTTGTGTCGAGTTTGGCAGCGGCAGACAATGCTACACCTGGAGCGATCGTTTATGACTCTTCGACAGGAAACCTCAATGTTGCATCGGGTGGTGCGTGGAGTCCATCGATCCTAACGCCTGCCACACCCACAACCCTTGGCACTGTGTATGGCCAAACGGATTCTGGTTCTCCCGCGTCGACTGCGCTGGGTTATCAGTCAAGAGCGTCTTTGAGCGCTGGTGTTATGGTCGGGTACCAGGCTGGCTCCCTCTTGCCCGCTGGCTCCCTTGCAAACTCTGCCATTGGTTACCAAGCCATGAATGTAAACTTCTCGGTACAAAACTCTGTTGCAGTCGGAGCAGGCGCTGGAATAGTCCAGGGTATTGAGAACGTTTCGGTGGGTTCGCAGGCGGGCCTGAATTCTGTCGGAAACAGCTGTGTCTTTTTTGGGTATTCCGCTGGAACTTCTGTCATTGGCTCTGGAAACACAATCTTTGGAGCTCAAGCCGCCGATGGAGGCTTCACAGGACCCGCAACCAACAACGTCATCATTGGTTTCCAGGCGGGAAGGACAGGCACAACCGCTTCGTCAAACATTGTGATTGGAACTTCTGCCTGTCCGAATTTGGGAACTTGTACAAACTGTATCGTCATTGGAACTTCATCAAACTGCCAAACTGCAGGGACAAACAGAATTGTCTTGGGAGCAAACACAACGGGGACGACAAACAACGAACTCACCATTTCTCCAACAATCACACAATGGAGATCCTTTGGTCTTTCCGTTTCTGCCTCTGCGAATACACTTCAGATCAATCCTGCGACTGGAGTCATCACACAGGCTGCGTCTTCCAGAAGGTTCAAGGAAAACATCCGCGACCTCGAGGTTGATACCTCAAAACTTCACGAACTTTCGCTCCATTCATACAACTACAAGTCGGATGGACAGGAGGATTATGGTCTAATCGCAGAAGACACTTTTGAAATTCTACCAGAGATTGTGACTTTGGATTCAGAGGGACAGCCGCATGGTATCAAACACTTGACCCTTGTCATGCTTTTGCTGGCTGAGGTTCAAAGACTTCGAAAAGAGCTTGAGACTCTTGAGTAAATATTTTCCAGATTATTTGTAATGAACTCACAGATAAAAAAAGAGTTTACTGTTTCTCGAGGCTTTTATCTCCCTGTATATCCAAGTGTCGCTTCGGCCATCGAACCCACAGCGGGAAGTCTTGCCTTTGACTCATCAACTGGAAGTCTTTTGGTCTCGAACGGAGAGAATTGGGAAGGAGGGGCGGCCACAACTCCCGCGACTCCCACGACGCTTGGAACCGTTTATGGAACGACTTCTCAGTCATCTGTCACTGCTCTCGGTTACAATACCGGTACCGCTGCAGGACAAAATGTGTTCATTGGATTTCGTGCCGGCAACCAGTCAAATGCTGCAGAAACCCGCTTGACCTTTGTTGGTGCGAATGCCGGAACGGAGCTGCAAAATGGATCAAACAAAACTGTGGTTGGAACGGGAGATCTTTCTGGTGATGGAGAGAATCAGAATTCGACAGGTATCGGTTTCAACACCCTCATCTTTTCAAATACAGGAGCTGGAAATAACGCCGCGGTGGGAACAAGGTCCATAAGACAAACTCTGGGTTCACAAAATTGTGGTATTGGCGCGTCAACCATTAACACCTCCACTTCGACTTCAAACTATAGCTCAACAGTCGCAATTGGCCTTTCCAGAATCACATCAGTCTCAACAGCTTCAGGTTTGATCAACATTGGGGCAAATTCCACCTCTTGGGATTCGGGTGCATCGACAAACACAATCTACATCGGAAACGGCAACAGCATTCCCACGGGAACTACAAATGTGATCGCCCTTGGTTCTGGTTCTTTTGCAAGCTCTGCAGTGGCAAGTAACACGTTTGCGATCGCGGATGACATCACACAGTGGAGATCCTTTGGTCTTTCCGTTTCCGCCTCTGCAAATACACTTCAGATTAATCCCTTGACAGGTATCATCACACAGGCTGCGTCTTCCAGAAGATTCAAGGAAAACATCCGGCAACCAGAAAATGTTCCTTCGTTGTCTGACTGTACAGTCAAAACTTACGAGGTCGATGGAGAAACATCTCACGGTCTCATTTCAGAGGATATTCCCGAGTTTTACGCGACCTTTGACAAAGAAGGAAGAAATGGAGTTTCGATGACTCGGATCATCATGCAGCTTTTGTCTCAAGTACAGGAACTTTCTCGAGACATTGAGGAGAAAAAGAAAAGTATGAGTTTGTAGATCATCCAGAATTTAACAACTTTTTGGCCAACTTCAGAAAAAATATTTTTTGTTGTGTAAAAATATTTCGGTCCCAAACAAAAAAGTTGTTATTCTTTCACAAAAAATACAGAGTGTGGGAAACGCCAAAAGATACTTGGTCGCTTCGTTCCTTTCGGGACTTTGGAATTTAATAACTTTTTGGCCAACTTCAGAAAAAAATATTTTTGTTGTGTAAAAATATTTCGGTCCCAAACAAAAAGTTGTTGTTGGCCAACAAGAAATACAAAGTCTACAAAAAGTACGAGTAAAAACTGTTCCTCTCAGGACTTTGTATTTTTCTTCGCCTCGTGAAAAAAATATTTGCAAGACAAAATATTTTTTCGAAGAAACAAAAACTTTTACGGTTGTTGGTGAAACGATTACAAACTCTGCTCTCTTTTATAATGAGCATGTTTCTCGGTACAAACGGAGACAAGTCTTGCATTTTGTACGGCTGTGATGATGGGTTCAAGGTATACGACCCAAAAACACTTCAACTTTTGGTGGAGAGGGAAGACCTTGGTCCCATAAACTTTTTGCAAATGTACAAAAGGTCGAATCTTTTTGCCTTTTGCGGGACAGACAGAAAGACGCTTGTTTTATGGGATGACATGGAAAGAAAGAGGTTGGCAGAAATTGTCTCTTCGAAACCTCTGACAAACTGTGTCTTTTCAAAGAAGGACCTTTTGTTCTGCACCGCGGAAAAGGTTTATCTTTATGGGATGGAAAAACTTGAGCTGATCAACTCTTTCGGGACAACAAGGAACGAACACGGCGTACTGAGTATGAACTGTGATAGAGCAGATAGAGTTTTCGCCTTCCCAGGGATGAAACAGGGCTATGTCCATATTTTACGCAACGGCGTTTCCCTTTTTATCAAGGCTCATGTCCACCCATTGAGAATTGTCTCGTTGAACACTGAGGGGAATTTGATCGCAACATGCTCAGAAAAAGGAACGATGATCCGTGTCTTTGACGCGAGAACCGGGGAAAAACTGGCTGATTTTTGTCGTGGATCAACTGAGGCGGAAATCACATGCATCTCGTGGTCTTCCGACTCGGAAAAGCTGTGCGTTTCCTCTTCTCGAGGAACGACCCATGTCTTTGTTCTTCCAGCCAAAAAACAGGAAAGTTCAATATTTGGCTATCTTTCAGACTCTCTTGCGGATTACGCAAAGTCGACTGCATCGTTTTGCGCCACTCGCTACCTTCAGTCCAAGAGGAATTTCCGTATTTTGTGCAGATTCAACTGTTTGCCATTTTAGTTCGGATGGGCACGCCACTCTCTTTCGGATTCCACAAGATGGAGGAGAAGGAAAAATTCTTGAGATCAAAAGTTTATTGAATCAATAAAACAAAAGACAAAACAATGTCATATTTTGAATTCAAAATATGAAGATTCGTGCCGTTCAGTTTGGCGTTGCTTCGGAGGCGGAGGTTCTTTCCATGTCTGTGTGCGAGGTTGTTTTTTCTGAGACAAAGCCGAGGAAAGTGTTGAAGGATGTTCTCATCGAAAACTCAAAGGCCAAGAGAGAGTTTAGCCTTTCCTATGAAGGAACTCTTTACGATGAGAGGATGGGTACTTTGGACGCAAAGAGCAAATGCAAGACTTGCACTCTTGACGCAAGGTACTGTCCTGGGCATTTTGGGCACATCAACCTCAAAAAGCCTGTCATCAATCCTCACCATATCAAGGTCATCGGAAATATCCTAAAGTGCATTTGCATCAAGTGCTCGCGGACTCTTTTGACTGCTTCAAACTGCGAGACCCTTGGCTTTTTGGCTCACAAAGGTCTCGCGAGACTTCGGCAGATTGTCAAGTACTGCGATGGCGTTGATTCTTGTCCCTATTGTTCCAAGCCTGTCCCAAACTTTTCTTTTGAGAACGAACATTTCACGCTTTCCTATGGCGAAAAAGCCACGAAAAAGGACAAGTCAGCAGAGGAAGAGAAAACAAAGATTCCCCCAGAGTCTCTTTTCTCCATCCTCAAGAAGATTTCCGATGAAGACTGTTGTCTCTTGGGTTTGAACAACTTTTTGATCGAAGACGACGCGTACAAGAACAAGGAGTTGTTTCCCACAGACATGGGCCATCGTCATGCCACAAGACCCGAGTGGTTCATCTTCACTGTTTTGCCCGTTTTGCCTCCTGTGGATAGACCTCCTGTCTTTTCCAAGGGAAAGCAAAAGGAGGACGACATCACGGAGAGCTATGTGTCCATCATCAAGGCAAACAAGAAGCTCGCAGACAGCATGGATCATTCTGGAAAGGCAGTAGTTGAGAAGGTTCGGAAAACGCGAAAGGCACAAACAAGCTCGGACCCAAAGGCAAACGCAGACACAGAGCGTGAAAGGCTTTATGTTGACCTTTGCGAAAAGATCCGAATGCTTTTGGACAACAGAGAGGGGAAGAAGACGATCAATGGAAAGGTCCCGAATGGTTTTGCACAACTTCTCAAGTCAAAAGAGGGAAGAATTCGAGGAAACATTGTGGGTTCTCGTACAAACCACACAGCTCGAAGTGTGATCACTCCAGACCCATACCTTCCCATTGGCGTCTTGGGCGTTCCCAGAAAAATGGCAAAAATCCTCAAGGTCAAACAGAGAGCGTGCAGGACGAATTGGCAAAAGTGCAAAGAAGCCGTTGAGAATGGAACATGCAAGACCTTCATTCGCGGAGGAGGAACCTTGGATGTGGAGTACATGCGTTCCAAGACGGGAAAATGCGAAATCAGACCGATGGATGTCCTCGTCTGTGACTTGCCTGAGCTCTACCCAATTCTTTTCAACAGACAGCCAACGCTTCGAATTGAGGGCTTCATGGGTCTTGTTGTCATATTCCACGACGATGAGAGCTTCAAATTCAACCCAGTTATTTGCACGCCGTATGGCGGCGACTTTTGTTAGGTCGAAACAGGTGGCTGCCTCCCAAGTTGTAAGGTATCTTGGGAGGGCAAACAGTGGAAACCTTGCCTTGTAAAAGCATATAACCACCTAGTCTTTTTCTCCAACAAGTTTCTGAGACGGAGAAAGAGGCCAGATTACCAAATTCAGGGAAACTCTGCGAAATAATATTCTACTACCCTTCTTGAGGAAACTCTCGGAGGGAACCCAGGGTAATGACCTCGGGCACAGTAACAACGAGTATTTCATCCTCGAAAGAGGTGGCAGACAATCCTGAGCCACATTCCTAAAGGCATCTTTTGCCCATGGAGTGGGGTGCAGAGACTTTATGGTAGTCGGTTTCCTTTGCACTTGAAAGGAAGCTTAAGATAAAGTCCACTCCCAGAGGCGACTCTGTCCCATCTCGGGCCTTTCTCAGAAGGCACAAACATGGGAGACCTGTGAGCTTGAAAGGAAATGTTCAAGTTATGGTTGGTAGCAAGGTCGATGGTGATAAACAATAATGTCTCCAACAGGCGGCTGCCCCTTGAGTTGCGGAACTACTCGAGGGGGAAAACAGTGGAAAGTTTCGCGAGGGTTGCGCGGTGGACTCTCATATAACCGTCTAGTGCCTTCTTCTCCATGAGCCAAAAAGAGAAGAGGTGCCACAACCTCAAATTGCGGGAAACTCCTTAGAGCCGAGGCTACCACCTTTTGGAACCACGCGTAATGGCGTGGGTATGGTAAAAATGCCGAGGATTGGATAATCCGCAGCCAAGCCCTTCACAGGGAAGGTTCAGAGACTATAAGGGGTTGCGTTTCTTTTGCATTTGAAAAGAAGCGTAAGATATAGTCCACTCCAACCAGAGATGGTTTTTCGAGCACATGTCAGCCAAACAAAAGGTTGAAGAAACTCGAGAGCACAAAGACACGAGGAGGAAATGCCTCGTCGAGTGTGGTAGAAAGGGAAATGAACATTCATGTTCCGCAGGACGACAGTGAAAAGGCAGAGGTCACAGAGTTTATGCTCACACCTCACCACATTGTCTCTGCACAAAACAATTGTCCAATTATCGGTCTTATCCAAGACTCTTTGGTCGGAAGCTTTGTGTTGACAAAGGATACAACCTTTGTTGACTGGGAAACATTCTGTGATGCTTGCTTGTCTGCAAATGTCACTCTCGAGAAAATGCACAAGACTCTGGAAAAGGCGGCCAAACACTATCCAGACTTTATTCAGCTCTCAAAGGGAGAGGATAAAAAGGGCGACATCGTAGTGTATGGAAGTCCAAAGAGCTTCAAAAAGACTGTGTACGCCCCTGGATGTATGTACCCCAAAACCTTTGAAAAGAAGGAGGAGGCTGTGGCTGCGCACAAGGCAAATAACTGCAAGAGGAAAAACTGCGGAATTCACAAGGACAAGACGGATGGATTTGTGAAGCTTCCAGGCAAGGTTCTCTTTTCTGTTTTGTTGCCAGACTTTTTCTGCTACGACAAGGGAGATGTTCGCATCGAAGATGGCATTCTACTCCCTTCTTCTGGACCTTTGACAAAGTCTGACCTTGGACCAAAGGCGGGAAATTCCATTGTTCATCTTTTGTGGCTGGAAAGAAGCGAACAGATTGCAGCAGAGTTTATCGAGAATTGCCAGGCTCTCATCCGCCGTTGGTTCCTCAAGAGAAACTTGAGCATTGGAACAGAGGACTGTCAGCTCACACAAGAGGGAAAGGTCGAGGTGGAGAAAGAAAAGTCGAACGCAATTTTCCGTTGCACAGCAGAGGCAAAGATCAAAACTGGAGATGAACTCGAGACGAGCGTGACTGGAATTCTCAACTCTGTTGTTTCCATTGGACAAAAGTTGACAAAGACAGCTGTCGCAGGTGGAGAAGAGAATGGCTTTGCTCTTGCCATCAGTTCCGGAGCCAAGGGAGGTTTCATCAACTTGTCTCAGGCTCTTGCAGTGGTTGGACAGCAAAATGTCGAAGGTGCGCGCATCAAAAAGCTCATCTCTGGTGGACAAAGGTGCCTTCCCCACTTTGACTTTGGAGTGGATGGCCCAGACGAACGCGGTTTTATCTCCAGTTCCTACTATCAAGGTCTGAAAGCCATCGAGGCGTTCTTTGCCGCAATGGGAGGACGTGAGGGAATTATCGACACAGCAGTAAAGACCGCAGACTCTGGTTATCTTCAGCGTCGTCTCGGACATATGCTCGAGTCTTGCACAGTGAACACGCTCGAGGTTGTCAAAAAGTGTAACGGAAAGGTCGTGGAGTTTGCCTATGGAGGTGATGGGTTCAATGCAGCGAGACTCACAAATGTTGGAGATGCGATGATGTTTGTGGACCCTCTCAGACTTGCTAGAGAAATCTCTTTGTCAAGCCCCAGTGGAAAGAGGAAGCTTTCGCCTCAGGAGTTGGACGCCATTGTTGAGCCTCTTTCCCTCTCCACGACTCCCTCGATGGAAAAGACAGCAGAAGAGGTGAGGAAGTTTGTGAAAAAGAGACTGGAGAATATTGAGTTTGCTGGTCCCATCGAAGAGCTTCGTGACAGACTGTTCCGCCTGTTTGTCAAGTCCATTTCTCCATACGGCCACTCTGTGGGTTATGAAGCCACTTGCAGCATTGGAGAGGTGCAGACGCAGTTGACCCTCAACAGTTTCCGACTCTCTGGTGTTGGTGAAAAGGCAGTGCTCACTGGCGTGCCTCGTTTCAGGGAGCTGATGGTTGCTTCAGAGAAACAAAAGCACAGCTCTTGTACTGTTGCTGTGAAATGCCTCGACTTTGCTGTGAATGATGAGGAAACAAAGAGAAAGGCTCTCAAAATTGCAGAGGAACAGCGCAAGGTTTTCGAGTACAGGACCGTTTCCGACTTTGTGGATGGAGAGCCGAAGCTGCGCTACTTCTTTGGCAAGGATGAGGAGTTCTCTGCCAAAAGAAATGCCTCGAGGTTTGTCGAGGAAGAGTTATGTGAGGTACCAGCCAAAGTGGTGGGTGTGACTTTTACCTCGGAATGTCAAAGGAAAAGCTCTCTGGTTATGATGAGGAAACCGATGGATGTGTCTGGGTCATTGAGCTTCCTATCAAAAAGGAGATGTTGTTCAAGTACAGGATGACACTGAAGGAACTTTCTCGTGTCATCTCCTCGGACGGAGAGGTTGTTTGCATTCCATCTCCGACCTGTGAACTCACTCTTTTGGTATACCCCAACTATCAGGGAGATGTTGAGGGGACCATCAAAAAGTTCAAGACTGACCTTGGTCTCCCCAAGTCCTTCCATGGGAACATCAACTATTACTTTGCCCGAAACATCGCCGTTCCGCTCATTTTGGAGAAAAAGGCGTGCGGCATCGAGGGTGTTGGTAGGATCTTTGCCCTCCACGACAAAAAGAATGAGAAGATGTTCCTCGACACTGAAGGCTCAAACTTCTCAGAAATCCTCAACCTTCCCGGAGTCATTCCCGAAGAAACCACATCCGATGACCTTCACCAGGTTTTCAAGGTCCTTGGTATTGAGGCAGCTCGCTCTGTTCTTTTGGCAGAGTTCAAAAAGGTGATGAGCGGTGGCTCTTATGTGAACGAAAGGCACATTGCTCTCTTGGTCAACACAATGACCCGAGATGGAAAGTTCAACCCTGTCTCTCGAGATGGAGTTGAGAGGTCAGTTGGACCCTTGGAAATCTGCTCCTTTGAAAAGATTATCGACAACTTTTACGAGGCATCACAGTTTGGAGAAGTCGACTACATCAAGAGTACAAGCGCAGCCATCTTTATGGGAACTCCAGTCTTGGCTGGAACTTCTGTGGTACATGTCGAGAAGAAACACGATGTTCAGGAACAAGCAAGTCAAGAGGGAACAATGCTTCCCTTTGTTGTGCAGGAAGTGGCAGATGAAATCACTCGCCTCTTTGTTGCGCCATTTATGAAGAAATAATAAACTCTATCTTTTTGCAAAAAGATATATACTTTGCTCTTGTTTCTAAAGACACAGGAAGGAACAATTTTTACTCGACACTTTTTGTCTGAGTCTGAAATATTTTTACACAACAAAAAATATTTTTTCTGGAATGAGCAAAAAAGTTGTTAAATTCTCGGGACTTGCTACTTTCTCCGTTTCTTTTCGCTCATTTTCCTCATCTCGCGAATCTTTGCGTCTCTCAAAAGTTTTCTTTCCAAGTCCTTTGGTACAAAAGATTTTTGCTGTTGCATCTCTCTTTCTAAAAGCTTGAATTTCGCCCTTGATACGAGAGATGCACACTCTTTGGCATGTTGCACCAAAAGAAAACTTCGAAGATAGTTTGGGTCATCTTCGTGTGGTACAAAAGACATCATCATTGTACTTTTGGTAAAATAATAAAAACACCTTTTATTATTTGCTCCACGTGCTGTGATTGAAAGTTTGTCCTGTGCTTTTCACTACATAAGTTCCGCTTTTTGGCTCCTCGATGTTTCCACACCTGCATCTTCCATAAGACCAAATGACAGAGGTATGGCAATTGGAACAAATGGGATACTTTACCTTTCCTGTAGAAAGAAATACTGGGAGGGATGAAATGATAAAACTTCCTCCTCTTTTTTCAAGGATAGCCATATTTTGTCGTGACTGTGACCTGATTGTGCCATCATCACAAAAGGAGATGTTGTGAATGAGAGACATTTTGTTTTTTGGTGCAAAAAAATATTCCAAAGTCAATAAAAAACTCGAAATTTTGCGAGTGCAAGTTTCACAAATTTTTATTATGTCACACTACGTCTACCTCGTATCTTGCCCGCATTATTCCAAAGGCGTTCTCAAGCTTGGAAAGACAAAAAGTCCTGACTCGAGGAAAAAGTATTATGGAGCTTCTGCACTTTTCCTTCGCTTCGAAAAAGTTGTGTGTTCAAACTGGGCAGAGTCAAGCCTCATTCGCTCTTTTTCTCAAAAGTTCAAACTTGTCAAAGGAAGGGAATTTTTTCGTGGAAACGTCGAGGAAATGGCCGAAGCGTTTGACGAGACCATCTTACATATAAAGGTTTTGCACCTCCCCACATCCACGAGATGTCTTGAGGCTTGGTGGGGAATTTCTGGAGAGGAACATAGACTTCCCGACAAGGAGTTTACTTTTGTGAGGCAACACCACAAGCTTTGGACTTATTCTCCCGATATTCACCAGGACAAAACTTTTATCCTTCTCGAGGAAAATGTGGAACTCAATACCAGAGACAAGGAGAAATTTGTGTTGAAAAATGGGAAGCTCGCCTCGAGAATAGGGAAGTTGCCTCAGAACGAACTTTGGGTGGATTTCGGCATGGATCTCATCTTCCGTATCCTCGATGTGACAAACGATGACGTCACTTTGCTTGCTTTCAAGATGAACGATGCATTTCCCGGAAAACTTGGATATAACACAACAAGGAGAACAAAATAATTCACAAATTATTTTGAACTTGTCTCGGAACAATCATTCCAAAAAACTTTTCTTTCCGATAAAGGAAACATGGAGGATCTCCCGGCTGAAATACTGTGTATGATTTACTCACTCTCGACCAAAAATTATCGCGACTATGTAAAATGGTCAAGAGTTTCAAGGCGCTTCCGCTCCATTGCAAAGGCAAACTCTCACGAAATTCTTTTGAGGCACATCTCTAAACTTTCTGGCCAAATAAAAGAGGAAAAGTATAAAAGACAATCGGGAATCAACACATCGTTCGGAATGAGAAGTTTTGACCTTGATCTTAGACCAAATTTTACCCATTCTTACGGTGGTGGGATGTTTTCAAGGTTCATGTAACCAGTTTTATGTTTTTCAAAACATAAAGAGACCCGATACTAGAAAAAGTTGAGTAATGCAACTTCCAGTTGAAATACTCGATAAGATCTTTCTCTTGGCTGTGAAAAATCCAAAAGATTATACAAACTGGACACAAACATGCTCTATTTTTTACAGCGTGGCAAAGGCAAACTCTTTCAACCTCCATATTTCCTTTCTTTCAAGGCTCTCAAGAAGAATAAAAACTCGAGAAGATCAAGTTGCCTGTCTTTTGAGGGAGAAAAAGTTTGAATTTGGAACTGTGGGTAGAAAGGGAAGAAAGCCTTTAGCTTTGACCGACAAACTCTGAAATTTCTTGTCTTATTTTTTCCAAAGCGTCTTCTTTGTCAACAATCTTTCTCTTTGTTCTTTTGACGACAGTTTCCGCCACAAACTCTTCTTTTTCGTCCTCATCATCTTCCTGACCGCAGTACTCTACCCATCCGCAGATTGTGGACCCAGTCGTTCTATGTTTTATTTTAACGACAAGTTCATCTCTTTCTGGTTCTTCCAATTCATCCCAAGGAAACAAAACCTCTTTTGGCTTGAGGTCTTTTTTGGCAAAGTTGTATTCATCGACAAGAATTTTCATAACCTCTCGTTTCAAAAGACTTTGCATTGTAAAAGATAAAATATTTTATCTTTTTGTACCTATTTGAGATTTTTCTCAAATCTCTCCTTTGCCTTCTCGTACTCTGGTCCATATCCTGGGGCATACAGAAACATTTTCTCCAACTCTTCAAACTTTTGTTGCAAAAGGAGAAGCTTTTCTTCCAAAAGTTTGAACTCGCTGTACTTTACGGTTTTTCTTTCATTCACAAACTCCTCGTATTTTGGGTTCTCTTTGAGCTTTTTTTCCAAGAACTCAAGCATTTTTTCTGTGTCGCATGTCTCGGAACTCCCAGGTAGAATGTATCTGGAATCGCCTAACCTCCCAACCTCCTCACCCCAAGACAAGGAAAAGTCAATGACCGAAATCTCCAAAGTTTTGGATCGATATGAGCTTTCCTGACTCGAGGAAGAGATGCGATAAACAATCTCTTCCTCGAGAAATCCCTGCCTCCGAAGAAATTCGCCTATACTGGGTTTCTTTGAAATTGTGAGATAATCACCGTTTAGAAGATCCACGAAACCTGTTGATGCGCGCAGAGAGGAAAGATTTGACAAGTTGAGCATTTATTTATGGCCAAAAACACTATTATTTTGTTTGGTTTTTAGACAAGTGGGTAGGGAAGTTGCCCTTGGAAAACTTGACGGTAAAAAATCACAGGTGACACGCTACATTTCATACTTATTTTTGATCATCATGCAGTCAAGTCTTCTTCCGTTTTTGAAGGCTCATCTGGAGAAAGTGGGTGTTTCAGAGAACGAGTATACAGTTGCAGCGGACTCATCGCGCAACAACCAGACCCACGATTATCTCATGATGTATACGCTGACTTTGAACCATCCCCATTTTACTCAACCTGGTGAAGTTTCAGGGTTCACCCGCGACTTTTACTGTTTGACTTGGGGAGAAAGTAAAAAAGCCTGGCACTTTGGGTATAGTGTCTTCACAAACACGACGCTTGAGAGCGCTTTTCGTATGCTCATGACGTCTTATACTTTTGTGTCCGTCACAATTCCCATGTACCTACGCGCCAGAGAGCAAGACAGGAAGATTCAGGAACTAAGGGAATGCAACGACAGACTGACGAGGCTCATCGACGAGGCCTATGCACCGGGAGGACAAGGTTATGAAAGCGCAAAGGCGCACTTTGAAGCAGCTCAAAATATATAAGTTATATATTTTATCGGCAAAAGACACACTTCTCTTCTTCCCAGTCCATCCCATTATTCTCGGAACACGAGAGACACATCGTATGACCGCAAGGAAATTTGTGGGAAGCGTAAGCCTTTTTATCTTCCTTTTTAAAACAAAAGCCAAGACAGACGATACAAAAGTGTTCTTTTTCGCGGCTTATCTGGCCTATAAAGTTGAGATTGTTCTGGAGCAAATCTTTTGTTATCTCTTGCTGTCGGTGGTGTACGACCTGCTTGTGGGAAAATCTCCCAGTCGTAAAAGAGTTTTGTAGACAACATCCAAAACCGCAGCTCGCGAGGCACTCTTTGCAAAAATAGTCCCCGCAAATACCACACATCGCATATTCCGGATCATCCCATGACTTTGTTTCCCTAAGTTTCAAGAGACAGCAAACACAGTGAGAACGCGTTCTTTCTTTGTGTTGCGAGATATATCCGTAGACACCTTTGCGGATGTACTTTCTGTTTTCCTTGAGATGTTTTGGCAAGTCGCGAACTTTCACATTCTCAACGACAGCACAGGTCTGCATTTTATTTCAAACTTTTTTGTTTGAAATATCTTGGGTTGTTTTCAAAACTCTGTATGAAACCATAAAAATGGAAAGCTCTGCTCTTTTGGAACTTGTACTCTCTCAAATTTCGACGACGTTGCCGCAAAAGGAATTCCATGTGTCCAAGAAAGCGGAAAACTTTTCTGAAGGCAGAGTTTCGTGTCCACACTGCAGAAACTACGAAAGCCATCAAAGGTACTACTTTGACGTCAGACTTGCCCATGAAGAAGAGTATGAGCAAACTTTTGGGAAAAGCGTGCCTCTTTCCCTGTTTTGGTCAGAGTGTATTTTGGGGCCAACCACAGTTTATCGAGTAAACCTCAGGACTGTGACGAGCAACCAATCCGTTGCTTTTGGAGCATTGGCACAGCATGGTTTCTTCAAAACCATTGTTCCAAAATATGCAAAGTTTCGGATCTCTTGTCTTTTGGAAGAAACAGAAAAACTGCTTTCTGAATAGAGCAAATGCAAAAAATTTTTGTAGAATGTCGAGCCTTTTCCTTCCTCTCATTGTCCAAGAGCTCAACAAGTTCCTCCCAGAGGACGAGTACGACATTGTTTTGCATCCTCTTGTAGAGTTTGAGATTATTCCGAGGTCGGAGGCAGAGTACCTGAAAAGATACACAGATGACACTTTGATCAGATTCTGTTGTGAAGACGAAACGAGGTTTCCAGAGTGCGCTTTGGTCTGGCGCTCGCGGCGCGTACAAACCCGCGCTCAAGTCTGAGTTTTTCACAACTTTTACTTTGTAAGTATATTCGTTTCACGATTGAAATGTTGCGCAAAGACTAAAGGGACGATCGAAACGCGTCTGGTGAAAATACAAAATTTTTCTTTTGTATGCAAACACACAATATGGAATCTTATATTACCAAAACTCTCAAAGAGCACCTCAACAAGTTTGTTGACGAAAACGACTACACCGTTTCGTACTCTCTCCATCCCTGCGAAGATCATCCTGGATGGAGAGAGGTACAGATTTCTATGAAGGAAGAGGTTGTGAAGCACTACAAGGACCATTGTAGAGCCGCCAAAGGTAAATACTCTTGCCCCATTTACTTTGTCAGGTGGCAAGAGTGCACCTGTCATGCAGATGAGCCCTGGTATATGCATCCAGAAGGGTTTTGGTGTCAAGACCATGAGTTGCTGAGGCTCTTTTTCGGAGAGCAAGAGTTTCTCACCGAATTCCTCCAATTTTTCCCCGCTTTCGAGATGAAGAGGTTGAGGGAAAAGACGAGGTTGCTCGAGGAGGAAAATGAGAGGTTGCAGACTTCACTCGCAGAGGCGTACGCGCCTGGCGGTGAAGCAGCAAAGAGGGCAGAGGAGCATTTTGAGTCGCTAATATGAATAAAATAAAGGATTATTTTATCAAAGGCCAAGTACCCATTGTTTTTTGTGCACAAAAAACAATACATGTCGGAAATAACTACCTCATTGTGAAAGAGAAACAAATGCAGACTGGCACACTGCAAGAGGAAGAGAGAAAGACATCTCACCACCCCCTTGACCTCCATTGAATTTGAGACTGTGAAATGTGCCTTGTTGTTCTTGACCAGAATCTCAACGCAACCATTCCATGTCTCAAATTCAATGGCCTTTCTTTCCCCCCGGGCTAGTTGTCCAAAGTATGCCTTTGTCTCTTCGATGCTCCAGTTTGATGCCCAAAAAGAAGAGACAAAGTCCCCATTCCGGTATTGGAAGAAAACTCCCTCGTATTCACCCTCGTCAAACTCGTGTTTGTAAGTCAAAGACATTCTTTTCTTTCCGCATGCGTTTCTTTTATAAATTCGATAATTTGCAAAACATCCACAACATGCGTCTGATTTCTGTTTTGGTCTCAAAAAGTTCTAGAAACTCTTCCTTGTCCTTTTTATCCACAGCATCACAAATTCGCCTTTTTGCCTTTCCTTCACTTGACTGACTTGCGCAAGAAAGAAAGCTTGCCAACATTTTTCTTTCTTGTGTGGGAGAAAGAGGCCTTTCCCCATAAATTCTAGAAATTTCCTCGTCTGAAAGAAGAGCAACAAATTCCTTTGCTTGCGCGAGGTTGTCCTTTGTGTTGATGATCATCCTTGTACTTCTGAAAAAATAATAAACAAATTTTATTATTTCACTTGGCTGTCCTCTATTTCTTCTCGCGAAGCTTCTGGTTGTCTTCCCTGAGTTTCCTGTTTTCATCCTCGAGTGCAGCATATCTCTCTGCGTCTTCGGCAAGCATTTGCACAAAGACAGAGAAAGCTCCCAAAGTTTCGAGCAAAATGGGATATGTTGGACTTTCTATTCTCGCTCTCTTTGAATCTTCCTCCCATGACAAGATGTTTGCGGGTTCCTTCCCTGCCTCAAACTCGTAAAAAAGGCGGAAAAATGTTGTGCCCTCGTCTCCCGCAGAATCCACGAGGAACTTGTCCTTGTTCAGCAGAGTACGAGAGGACAAAAAGTCGATGAAAATGTCAACAAAGTCAGACTTTTGTTTCTTGGACATTGGGTTCTTTTCACCCATTCCAAGAAAAGACAAAACCCCGCCAGAAAAGTAAGACTTTATGTTTTGCATCGTTCAAAAAGTTCTTGCACTTTCCCTTTGCAGATTTCGGTTCCCAAAATAATAAAGCAAAAGATTTATTATTCATGTCGTGGATTTTCTCCAAATGTTCCCAAAGTTGTCCGTTTGTATAGAGTATGTTTGTCGCTTCCTCTAGCGCCTTTTTCTCGTCTTTTGTTTCCGACCAAACGCTCAGAAAGTACCTCGGCTCCTTGTGATAGAGAAGAAATGTGGTCTCTGGAGAGACGTGCTTCTCGAGGACCAACTTTCCGAGAGAAGGAACCTCTTTCGCAAAAGCGTCTTGAGTTTGTCGTAAATGCTCATCTTTCCGTAAAATTATTGCGTAATTTTATACCTTTGATTGTCCCACTTATTCAGCCCTCTTCCTCTTTTGCCGAAAAGCCACAGCATGAATCCTCAAGAGAAGAAAGACGTTGCTCAAGGTCCGAAAGCTTTTCTTCCAAAGTCTTGTTTTTCTCTCGCAAAGAAAGGAGTTGGCTCACAACCCTTCTGTGAAATTCGGGACAAGTTATCGCTTCTCTTTCAAAGTTGGACAAAATTCTCCATTTCGCGTCATCTTCACTTTCCTCTCCCGGATAAAACCTGTGGAGATTGCAAAAACAGTAATCGTCCACCTCAACGGTAAACTCTGTGCAGTACGGCTCTTTGGTTACTCGAATAATTACTTGACTTTGGCCAAGGCCATAACGAGTTTGGAGATATTCACAAACTTCCTTCTCAAGTTTGACAAAGTCAATGTCCATTTCTTTCCCCCAAAAATAAAAACTGATTTCATCGGTTTGTTTCATGGTCAAAAATACAAAATGATGCGCCAGACCAGCATCTCGACAGAGCACCTCAACTCGAAGTTTGAGATCACATTGCCTTTTCTTTCCCCAGAGCAGAGAAAAGAGGTTCATCTCCTTTTGTCGGAAACTTGCCTTTGGCTTGGCCGTGTTTGTACAAAACACGAGACAGATGACATTACGCACACCTTTTGTTTCAACAAGGAGTGGCTTCTCATCGGCACAAAGTATGAAAAAAGTTATAGCCATGTCACGCGTTTCCGCATAACCCCAGAGGCAGAGATTGTAAAGGTTCTCGAGCAAGCCTCAATGTCCATCATTTTGAAAACAATACTTGAATTGTTTTCTTTCGCGCATCAAACACGAGATGTTTTTTATAAAATATTCCACAAAAAGTCATGCTGCACTTTCGCCGCTTCCTCCTCAAACTCGGTAATTTTGTTGTTGTCTCGGTCTTCCTCCATCATTGCCCGGTTTTGCGCGATTGCAAGGATGAGGTGTGTTTCTTCTTCATAAATTTTCTCTCGGGGTGTTTCAACCTTCTTTCCGAGTACATGACGAGGAATTCTTCCCTCTTTTCCATGCGTATCGCCAACAAGACACTCTTTGTTCTTGCAGTTTTGCATGCTGTCGTAAAGTTATCCAATAATTTTACTTTGAGTTTATTATTTTGCTTATTGGCTTGTGCTTTTTCTCACCTCTTTGTAGAACTTTTGGGAAGGTATAGAAAAACAAAGCTCCTCATTCTCCCTTGTATCGCAAACATAAACCTTGTCATTGAGATAACTCAGGGAAATAATTGCGTTGTCAACCTCGAAATGTAGCGTTGTCTCCTTTTTCTGCTCTATTGCAGTAAGAAGTTGAGAAACAAGACGAAAGTCTTGCATGGTCAATTCAAAGATGATGAAAAAACATTCTCGAGAAAAGAAAAAGACAACATTGTCTCCAGACAAGAGAAGTGAAAAGATCATTAAGTTCCCGCTGTTCCTGTGCTCAAGGGAACTTAAAGTGAAATTCTGGTTTGGGTAGAAAAAGAAAAAAGATGAGTTTGACTTCGTGCATCGAACGGGACGAATATGTCGTGTTCAAGTACAAGAGTGACGAGGCGTGTTCTCGTTGGCAGTGGAGGATCACAGACAAGGAAAAGTTCAAGAAGGACTTTGCGGAGCTTATCCAATCAATCAAGGTGAACGATGACTTGCGCTACTGTGAGATTTTTACCGAAGATGATACAGGTTGTTCCTACATCTACCACGGTATGAAGAGGGTGCACTTTTGTCTCAGGCGAGGTGGTCCGTACTACGAGGGGCATCAGAGGTTCTCTGTGAGTTTTGAGAAGGCGCTTCCCGCTCTGGAGAATGCTCTTTCTCTCTTGTCGTAAAAAGATGTTATTATTTCAAGAAATAATAACTGTGTGGGATTGAGCGGATTTATGAATTTAAACAAAATCTTTGGTCATGAAAAATTTTACCGGAAAAATGTGTTCGGAAAAGGACCCTTTTTCGTGTCTTTTGTTGGCATAAAAATGACCACAATATTTTTATAATCATTGCAAAAATATTGCATGGAGAAACTTGCCTGTGAATTTTGTCGAAAAACCTTTGAGCACTCAAGCTTCGTCGAGAAATGTCTTTTGAGGAGAAACGGAAAGTTTGATACTGTTGCAAGCGGATCTTTACAAAATATAAAAAGTTTTTATATTTTGTCTCGAAAATGTTCAGGGGTTCCGTATTTCACTGAGTTTGAAGACTGCTGTAGATGGCTTGTCTTTGTATTTGATGTTTCTTGGTGTTGTTTTTGGCACATAGTTTTTGAGGTCGCGTTTGAACGATTGCATTGTGCCGGAACGCTCGATGTTGTATTTAGTGCACCAATGCCGTGTAATGGGAAAAGAGAAGTTCCCAAGAGCAGTGATCCGAGTACGTGTCTTCCTTTCCTTTGTTGTATTTGGCCGCGTATGACCATTCGTACTTGTCTTTTGCATCTATTATTTCCACAATAAAAAGTTTGACACTTTGTATTTCTCTTGGTTTGACTTCTGTCTTTTCTGCTACAACGGTTTCTCCAGAAAGTTTGGAATGAACAGAGTCAAAGACAGCGACTGCTTTTTCTTCGGGGCAGAGGAAATACTCCCTTCCCTGTATATTTCCAAAGTTTGAACAAAAAACATTTACGAGTTCTTTTTCAGCATTCGCACTGTTGCTCACACAAACAGATCTCAACACCCTTGTGTTTGCCCCATAAGAATTTAGCCGCTTTTCCCAGTTTGAACTCCTCCCAATTTTAAAAATTCCCTTTTTCCACAAAACGTCATTCCTCACAAGATAAAGCACCTCCATTCACAATAAAATTCGCGAAAATAATTTTATATTCTGCGATTAAAACTCTTGGTTGTGGCCAAAAGAAATTATTCGACAAAATTGTAGACTTTACTTGCCCTTTTGTACTCATTGTGAAGGAAAAAAGTAGAAATGAAGTCAAATGTCGAAACCGCTCTCGCGTATTTTGCAAAGATGGAAGTCAAGAGAGAAAAGTCGAGGGTCGAAGCTGTTGTAGCTGAGCATTTTGCAAAGATAGGAATTACGAGAGAAGAGTACAAGCTCGAAACTTGGAAAGGGACAGAGGGATGTTTTATCGACACTCCTTGTATACTCCACAAAATTTCACTGACTCATCCTGACTTTGTTCCTCCAGACCCTGTCCGCTGGTATCAAGACAAAAACTATATGTTGGAGTGGCAAGAGTGCGATCATCATGACTTTGTTCGCTACAAGCCAGGTTGTTCCGAATACGAGGGAGGCTGTTTTGAATCAATGGACAAACTCTTGGACTGCGCTCTCAAGACAAGCGTCTTCTTTAAAGTCTTGGTTCCGTTGTACCTCAAGGCAAAAGTTCGGGAAGAAAAGATGAAAGAGCTCGAAACAACAAACGAGAAGTTGCAAGAGGCAATGGAGGAAGCATATGCCCCAGGAGGTACAGGATATGAACGCGCAAAGCAACACTTTGAAAACTTTCAGGCAGAGTAAAAAATATTCTAGAATATTTTTTTGGTGCTGTAAATTTGGGAGACCAGTACCTTGATGAGACAAAGGAAATTTTATGGTTCTTGGGAGCCATCAAAAAATTCGATAATGGATAATTTGATATTTTACTTTTGTGGTGAAAAGTAAAATATCAAATTATAGAAAAATAATAACCTTGTATGTTCCCATAAGAAAAATTATCTATTTCAAAAGACGAGGGGTGCTGCTTTGCTAATTTATTATCGGAATAAATTATACCTGGATGCCTTGCTGAGCCAAAAGAAGTCGCAGACGTTCAAGTTCTTGTTTTTGAAGCTCGAGAAGTTCTTCTTTTCTCTTCTCTTCTTCTTTCTTGCGTTTGCGATATTCAGTCTTTCTTTTCAGAACATCCTCCTTGTTCCTCTCATACCAAGACTTGCTATTTTGTCTGGACTTATCGGGGTTCTTCTCTCTGAACGCTTTTGCACTTTGCCTTCTCTTTTCTTTTTTGGCTTCTTCTGTGGACATATTTTTATCTGTGTCGCTATTACAAGAAGAAGGAATTTTGTTCATTTTATGTGAGGAAATTCTCATATAATATTTAAGAAAAGCAAAATGAGCCTGTAATGAGAGTGCTCGCCAAAGAACTTTCACCACAGACTACTTCCTCATTTATTCCTCTTTATACTCTTTACGAACCCGAGACGTTTTGCAACAACTCATGTCCTCTTTGTTCTTTTTCTGGTTGCCCAAAAGAACTCGCAAAACACTACAAGTCCCAAGAACACAAAAACAACCTTTCGAAACCCTTGAATGTTCCTGACCCTTGGTTTGAAAAGAGAGAAGACGAGACTGAAATCTGTTGTTATCTCAGGTCTCTGATATTTTACACCCTCGGTCCACTTCCGAGAAACATCAAGGCCGTTTTTGGTTGTGGAACAGTTTGGTTCATGGGATGGTCAGACTCGTTCGTACACAGTTCAAAAGAGAGAAAGAAACGAGGTGAGACTGTGATTGGACCTCAAACATTTGCCTTTGCATTTTCTCAAAACTCAGAGTTCTTTTCGACACTTCAGATTGCAGAGTACAACGGATGCCGTGCCTTTGCTTCATACAAGGACTTCACTTCGTTCTCTGCCTTTTACCGTCATCATCCTGTGGGAGAGAGCCATTTCTATGAGCAAATAAGAGAACACCACAAGGTCCGAGAGTTTTACGACTTGGAAAAAGAAGGAGAGTGGGACTCGAAAGAGATTATTTTTATGTTCCTCGAGGCAAGAAGGGAATACTGCGCTTTGGATAACCCCGTGTTCCAAGAGATCGACAGTTCCGATAAGACAAAGTTTTCCTTTCATCTCGTTGGAAGTTGTGTATTCAAAAACATCTTTGCACTTCATGACTTTGTTCAGGGTTTCATTGCCTGGATAAAAGAGAACAAGAAATATTCGAGTCTTTGCAAATTCGTCGATGCGTCTGTCTATCGGAAAAATGGGAGTCTCCGTTGTCCAGGGTCCACAAAGTATGGTTCGACTCGAGTTTTGAAATGTTCAGATCTTTTTGATGAGAAGAACTATATCACTGCCAATCAGGAAAAACTTTCTTTTGTTTGGAAAAGATCACAAAGAAGAAAAATTTGGGCTGCGTCGAAGCCCAAAAAAGAAGAGGCTCCAATTGTCGAGGTGCCAAGAGAAGAAAAAGTTTTCGATGGCTATATGCAAGCACTTGAAAACTTTGTTGATGTTGATTGCAATGGAGCCTTTGAGTACGACGAAAATTGGGATGGAACTGGATACCTTCTCCTCAAAAGGATAGAAGGAATTTCAAACACCTGTGTGGTGTGTTCCGAGGAGGATGGAAACGACCACGATACACGGGATGCATACGTCCATCTTTGGAACAAGAAGCTCAAGTTTGGCTGTTGGAAAACAAGGAAACAAAAATATCTCGTCGCGAATTTTGGGCAACCTTGTGCTCCTCTTCCTTGTCGTGTCGTTGAACCTTGTTCTTTCACCGCAGATGAAACTTACGAGAAAGAACACCTTCTTCCTCTTGAATTTCCAAGAGAGAAAGATTGTCTCATCGTCCGTTCTGCGATGGGAACAGGAAAGACAAAGGCGGTGGTCAACTACATAAAGGAGAGGTCGAATGAACGCGTTCTGATTCTGAGCTTTCGGATCTCTTTAGACGAGGAACTCCAAAGAAAGTTTCCAAGCGCTGTTCTATACTCTGATCCAAAGGCGCAAAAGAATGGATACATCAGTGCCCAAGTTTTGGTCTGTCAAATAGACTCTTTGTACCGTGTGATGGGAAACTACGATGTCGTGGTTATTGACGAGGCAAGCTACACTTTGTCCCATCTTTGCAAATTTGCAAAGAACGCTTCGGATTGTTGGGATGCTCTGAAAAACTTTGTGAGGAATGCAAAGTCTGTGATACTGATGGATGCTTTTATGGCTGATTACATTCCAAAACTTTTTCGTGCACTTGGAAGAAGGACTTGGTGTGTTGAAAACAGTTGGAAACCTCACCAGGACAAAACTTCAATGAAAATCTTTACATCGGAAAAGATGGCGAAACAAAGACTTTTCTCTGGCCTTGGTCAGGGAAAGAATATTGTGTTTGTTTCAAACTCAAAAAAGGAAGTTGATGCTGTTTGTGAACTCGCAAAAAAGAAGGGCTTCGACCGAATTCTCAAGTACACATCAGAAACAAAGAAGGAAACTTGTGGAATTCTGGTGGATGATTGGGACAAATACCAACTCGTTGCTTACACTCCGACAATCTCTGCTGGCGTTTCATTCGAGAAGAAACACTTTCATGAGTGTCATGCGCACTTTGTGAGTTCTTCTGCAAATGCGTATGAATGTTCCCAGATGCTTTTCCGTGCGAGGGATTTGTCAGAGAACAACATCTTTGTGCACGTCAAGCAGATGCCGTCGAAAGCTCCAACCACAAAGGAAGGAATAATTTCAAAGATTGAGAATTTGGATGCTTCGGTGTTCAGAGCCTGTGGTCTCAAGTTTGAGAGAAGCACAAGGACCTTGAAAAAGACCGCATTCTCAAAACTGTATGTTGAGAATGAAAAGAGGGACAATCTGTCAAAAAGAGAGTTCCTTCGAGTTTTATCTTTGCTTCTGAAAACACAGGGAGTTTCTGTATCTGCAGACTTTGCGAGAGAAGATCAGCAGGGAAAGGACTTGGCCTTGGAACTCTCTGAAATTTCAGAGATCAAAGAAGAGAAGGACCTCCAAGACACTGCGGATGCGGAGGAAATCTGCCAGGAACAGCATGATGAAATTCGCGAGAAGAAAGATCCAACAAGAGAGGAAATTCTTTCGTGTAGAAAGTTTGCGCTTGCCTCTCACTTTCATATGAAGCAGAAACATGTCACACTCGACTTTTTGAAGAAATACAGAAAACAGTGGACACCATTCAGAACTCTCTGTTTGACCATTGGGGAAAAGAAGGATGTTGACGAAAGACTAGAGAATTTACTGCATCTTGAGATTGAAAGGAAGATTGTAGAGAGAAAACAGGAACGTCTCAGAAAAAGAGCGTATCTGGAAAAAGTATGTCTGTTACGAGAATTTCTTTGCGACCTCGGATTTCCTGACTGGTACAAAGAAAAGAAGGTTCGGAAAGATGAGTATATTCTTGGAATGAAGAGAGTATTTGAAAAACTCGAGAAAGACAAAGAGATATTTGAGAGCTTATTCTCGTCTCTGCCATCAGAAGAAAAGAACTTTTTGAAGTGGATGAATGGACAACTTCGGTATTTGTTTGGGTTTGTGTTGAAGAAAAGTAATAGAAACAAAAATTATACACTCGAAGTCTCTTTTTGCACAGAGTGGAGGATAAACAAAAAGAGAGACAAAGAAGCAAAAACTTTCGTTCCAGAAATAAAATATTATGGTTAGCGTCAAAGAGATATTTATATTTTTCTTATTTATGGGAAAAATATAGCGTTCTGCGTTGGGGTGCACTTGGACCCACTGTATCTGATTTTGAGTCAGAGACTCTATATAACGGGTCCAAGTGCACCCACTCCCGAAACCCCTTCCTCCTCGAAAACAATGGAGTTGGTACGCAGCAAAAAACTCATAGCTCAAAAATATAAAGAGTTTTTATATTTTATCAGAGCCAAAGTGTTTCAAAGGTGAGTCTTTGCCTTTTCATATTCATCTCCTCCGGGTGCAAACAATGCCTCGTAGGCCTTTGAAATCTTTTGCAATCTGTAATTTTGAGCTTCCAAGTTCTTTATTTTCTCCTCGAGTTCTTTCACCATTTGTTTCTCAAACACCAACCTGGCTGACCTGTAAGCGACCAGTTCTCTGCACAAATAATCGGAAATCTTGTGCTTTTTAATCCAGCCTTCTTCGTGCTCTCGAAATTTCCAAGGATGAACTTCAATGTCTCCGCCGCTCTTAGGAAATTCATGCCATTCAATGCAATGTTTCGTCCCCCATGGACAGATTTTGGCCCAATTCTCGAGCTCGATAGTCACATGAAGAGCGTCATCCGGGTCTTGAGGTTTTTTGTGAGGACAGAAAAACACCGGTGGTCCCCAGGGGTAATATCCTGGGCTTGTGTCATTTTGTTTCTCGTCACAGGAGCACTCATCCCAGAAAGTTGACCTTTTTATGGTCACTGTAATTTCAGAGTCTGATACCTCTGCGTGTTCTTTGACAACTTGCAAAACAAGATGCAAGAGCAAACTTTTCTTCATCTTTCTTTTTGTTTCTACAAAGTCGAGAAAAAACAGTGATTATTTTTAGTGAGGGGGAAGAACTCCTCACCAATGATCAAATAAAAGATCGGCTGGGTAAATTTAATATCGCGTCTTGACGTTATGGAGAAAATTACAAAGTCTTTTTTACTCGGTTCTGCTCTGGGACTGAACCATGCCTTTTACCTTGAGTATGGAAAGGGTAGAAAGACATTCCCAAAAGAGGAGTTTGAAGAATGGGTCAAGAACGGCATTCTGAGAGACTTGAACTATCAAACTCCAGAAGATCTCTGCGATGCTGTTTCGTCTGTATATCTTTCGCTTGCCAAAAAGAGAATCGTATACTCCCTCGGGATGTACCAAGAGGTGGAAGAATAAAATATTTCGCGAAATATTTTTATTTGGGAGTGGAACCTTCATCCCAGAGACGTTTAACGATAGGAGTTTCGTAGTCTTTGATATTTTCGAGAAGGAGAGATTTCCAGTCTATTTTTCTCCTTCTACAACAGTCCCTTTGCAAGATGCGGACGACAGAATAACCTTTTTCCAAAGCCATTCCCTCCTTGAGCTTATCTCTTTTTTGCTGTTGTTCCGGGGAATCCCAGTTTAGCACTTGAACATAGTGTTGGTCTCCGTCTAATTCTATTATCGTGCGCCCGATAAGGTAGTCATAAGATAATTGCCTGTTGGTTTCGGGGTTTATTGCCCATGAAGGTCTAAACTGGAACTGTACACTCGCGAAAGAGCCCAACAAAAATTTGAGGACTTTATCCTGCGTTTTGTATCTGCATTTTTCGCACCAGTGGCCGTCTGTCACGTAAGCTACAGTAGTCTCAAATTCGTGGCTTTTCTCGCACAAAAACGTTAGCTTTTTGGAGCTCCATTGGGAGAGCTGTCTTGGGTTGTATTTACTCTTCTCCACGAGACAATATTTGGCCCTTTCGCTGGATGCAAAAGAACGCGAGAAACAAACAGCACAACTGCTGTCCTCGCACAAGTTTCTGCCTCTGCAATAAAAACACCACGCTCCCGTTTTTATCAGTGCCGGAGAAGTAGAAAACTCGTGCCCACACTCATCACAGACGAAGAGATATTTTTTGTTGGAACCGCGAGAAACTTGTCTGGGAGTTACAACCTCACCTTTTTTGTTTTTGTTATTTTGTGACCAATTGCTGGCCCTTTCCGAGGAAGCAAAAGACAATAAAAAACATTTTCCGCAATCATCGTCGATGCATCTCTCTTTTCCTGAACAGTGAAAGCACCATCTTCCACCCTTCGAAACACCGACAACATCAGCTTCAAAAATTTTAGAGCAGTCACCGCACGCAAACCAGGCAATCTTTTCCGAAAATTTGAAAGTTTGTCTTGCGCTTGTGGTATTTTTGCTGTGCCAAAATTTGGACTTCTCGTGAGATGCAAAAGAAGCTTCAAAGCACAACGTACAGGCTTCTTCATCACAAAGTCTCTTTTTTGAACAAAATGGGCACCAAGTACCAGAAGTCACATTTCCGGCGATCGACTCAAAAGAATGACCACATTTCTCACAGTCAAACAAATATTTTTTATTCGAGTATTTGGCTACCGCATGGGCCGGTACAGTATTTTTTTCACTCCATTGCTCTGACCGTCCCACTGAGGCAAAAGATTTTGAAAAGCACCCAGTGCACCCGATATCTCCACATAATTTTGTGCTTTTTGGAGAACAGAAAGGACAATATCCTGGCCTTTGGGACAATTTTGCGGGAATGTCTTGGAAAGTGTGTTGGCATTCTGGACAAATAAAAGCGCATCTTTTTGAAGACTTGAGGGAAATTTCTTTCGGTGTATTCGTATTCTTTGTGAAATCCCAAAGGGCGGAACTTGGATGAGACGCGAAACTTTTGGAAAAACACAGCTCGCAATCAGTCTCACAAAATTTACCTGTGCAGTAAGGGCACCAGCCGCCGCTAGTAACAGTGTTTAGCGCTTTCGTAAAATAATGACCACATGGGCACAAAAATTCCATCTTTTCATGGCTCGAAGCTGTCAACTCCCAAGCTGAGCGTTTGTTATTGTCGGACAAATACTTTGACTTTTCGTTGGTAGCAAAAGATCTTCTGAAACACACCGCACATCTCTTGTCCCCGCAAAGCATTTTCCGATTCGGCTGGCATTTTTGCATGACTCTGGCTATAAAAAAATCGGGGACACTGGCGTTTCGATTGGGCTATAAAAATTCAAGGGGAGCAGGTAGAAGGTACAAACCAGTCTGGGGTGAACCTCGCCAAAGGGGCAGTCCCGCAGCCTGCAGCACATCCATAAGAACCTTGGATGGGTATTCCCTTTTCTCCCGTATAATTGTTTGCATAATTCCAACCGAAACGAGAGGGAATGTTTGTATCTGGGACTCGCGAGACAACGTAGGTCTTTCCATCCTTTTCGGAAACGTAAGACCCTGTGGTGAACATTGAATCATAAGTTGCCCTATCGACAATTTGCCTTCTCCAGTAAGGAATTGGCCAGACATAGTCAACGCCTGGGCCGTAAATGTCTGATCTCGTTCCGAAATTCACCCCTCTTTTTCCTTGAAAAATTTTTGGAGTACATCTCCTTGGATCTTCAGCAGTACTGACGCTGGTTTGGCTGAGAATTGCGCGCGTAGGGTATATTGTTGGATTTTGCCAATTCCGCCTCATATCTTGCCTGAAAAGCACTTCCCATCTTACTAAATCTACAAAGTTTTCTTTTCTTCCATGCGGAAAAGAAAAATGCAAGTCACCATAAAGACGGCTGACCAAAGAACTCTTTTGTCCAAAAGTCCGTATTTTGAAGCTCTTCTCAAAAAAGAGTGGCAAAGAGATGACGCAAAGGAAGAGTTTCAGATCGACATTGACCTGGATACCTTCTCCCGCATTTTTAAGTTTGCAAATGGAGAAACAGATCGCCTTCCCAAGGCTTACAAGGCTGCCTTTAGTTTCTACTTTCCGGGCTTCCCTTTCTTTCGAACAAGGCAAAACATGGAACTGACCGAAGAGAATGTGGAATCTCTTTTTACACTCTTCAGCCACCGAAGCACACGCACCTTCCGCCAAGGAGAAACGTACTGTCAAGAGGGTATACACGGAGACAGGGGATACTACTTGGTTGTGAAGCCCAAGTTTTTTGACCAAAGTTTCAAGAAGATTTTCTTGTCCCTTGAAAAGTTTACAGTGAGTGCAAGGATAACAAAACGTTTCGAACTGTTCTTCTACGATAACATCGAGGTTTCAGCTTTTTGGTTGTGGTGCTTTTTGGCAGTAGAAAAACAGACGCGTTTCGTCAAGGATATGTTGAGAGAAACTGGTCTCTTGGTCATCCCGCTGAATTGGCTGGATGAAGTGTATGATTCAAAAAACAAAAACACGTTCGCAATAAAAAGTCCAGAAAATTCCATTCTTTATTCCTTTAAGCGTCCAGAAGGCAACGAAGAGAGTTCAAATTTTGGTTGTAACTCTGTCTTTTTGCAATGCACCAAAGAAGACCCCGGTTCCGCAGCAGAAAGAACTTTGTCTTACTCTGTTGGAATAAAAGAAAAGGACGGCTTTCTGTTTGTTCATAGAAAAACAGGCCTTACACATTTCGTCAATAGAACTTCCCATTTTTCCAAAACTTAGTAATAGTATTACTAAAAATATGCAAAGGTACCTCGGCTACAAGGAAAGCATCGCTTTTGGCCTTGCGACTTCAGAAAAATTTGCCTTTACTTTCCTATCTCTTGCGAAGCTCAGAGAGCCAACAATTTTCTCAACTTTTGAGAGCTGTCATAACTATTTTGAATCCAACAACAAAGTCACCAGGAACTTTACTCTGTGTGTCGTTGAAGCGTTCTATGAATTGTTCGATGATATTCGACGGCGTAAAAGTCGGGCTCTTGATACTTCACAGCGAGAAGGATAAGCTTTGTTTTTCCCTGAATTTGGAACTTAACAACTTTTTGATGAATCCAGAAAAAATATTTTTTGTCGTGTAAAAATATTTCAGATGCAAACAAAATTTTGGGCAAAGTCTGCAAAGAAACACAGTATTCATAAAACGCAAAAACATCAGAGGATCAAACCCGTTTTTTGTTCAAGACATGTTCAACTATCTCGGAAAGAAGGAAAAGATTTCGTTCCTCTTGGCTTTTGGTAAAGTAGACCAAGTTCGGGAAAGTTTTGCCTTGCAGGTCTCGAAAACGGAACAGTTCCGTCTTTTGCCTCAAGAAAATCCACAAGAGGTCGTTTCCCTCTCGAGGATCGGAGAGGTGTTGTCACGGCCAAAGTTCCCAGAATGCAGGGTTCTATTTGTGGATATGATCGACAAGAATATGTTTTGCTACTACATCTGCAAACAAAACTTCCCAAAACTTGAGGAACATTTGGGTAAGAAGCAGCACAGGAAACACATCTTTCTTCTACGAATGGGTTTCAAAAGATCCATCTTGTTGGTTCATTCCAGCGTTATGAAACGCGCGCTCCTCGAAAAGAGTACTTTCAACTCTTTCTAAATTCTGACAAAGAGTTTGAATCAGAGAAGGCAAAGTATTTTGCCTGAACGACTTGCAACATCGGAATTCAACAACTTTCTGATGAATTCACAAAAAATATTTTTTTGTTGTGTAAAAATATTTCAGACCCAAACAAAAAGTTGTCAGAAAAATACAAAGTCTTCAAAATGCACAAGTACAAATTTTCCCTGTCAGGTCTTGACACTTTTTTGATGAATGCAGATAAAAAATATTTGCGAATATTTTTTATGACCAAATAAAATCTCATCTTTTTGTTTGTTTCTCGAAACTTTCAAACAAGACGGGCAAACATAAAGATGACACGCTATTTTATGATCTTTGCATGTGACGAAAAGGGCGGTATTGGAAACAAGGGAAAAATTCCATGGCATCTCCCAGAGGACTTGGCTCTTTTCCAAAGGATGACATTTGGGAGAACTGTTATTTATGGGAGGAAAACACTCGAGTCTTTCCCTGGACAAAAGCCGTTGCAAAAAAGAAGAAACATTGTATTGTCCAGAAATCCAAACTTTTCCATAGAGGGCGCAGAGGTTTGCTCGAGTCTCGAGGAGGCATTTTCCCGCTGTGGAGACTACCCAATCATCATCGGTGGAGAAACAGTGTATACTGAAGCGCTCACAAAATATCCAGAGCTTTGTCTCGGTGTTTGCCAGACTGTAGTCGCAGGGACACATACATGCGACACGTTTTTCTCTGTTGGAGAGTCTCCATTTGAGTACGACATCAAAGGTTCTGAAAAGTTTCGAACGCTGATGCTTCATAATTTTGACTGTGGCGAAATTGGCTATTTGGCTCTTCTCTCTCGCGTGATGAGGTTTGGACAAGAACGAAAAGACAGAACTGGTACAGGGACAAAAAGTTTGTTTGCAAAGACCTTGTATTTTCCTGATGTTTCCAAAGAATTCCCACTTGTCACAACAAAAAAGACAAACTGGGGAAAGATTTTGAGTGAACTTCTCTGGTTCCTCTCTGGATGTACAGACGCAAGAGTTTTGAAACAAAAGGGGAGCGACATCTGGGATGGAAACAGTTCAAAGGAGTTCCAGAAAACAAGGGGACTCGAAAACTATACCGAGGGAGACTGTGGACCGATCTATCCATTTCAGTGGCGACATGCAGGCGCCGAATACAAAGGCTGTTCTGAAGATTATCGAGGAAAAGGAAAGGACCAAATAATGGAAATGGTTCGTTTGATACAAGAGGAGCCAGACTCAAGGAGAATTTTGCTGCAGTCATGGAATGTTTCAGACTTGGATAAAATGGTGCTTCCTCCATGCCACATGACTTTCCAGGTCGACGTTCGGGGAGACAAACTGGATGGGCAAGTCTACCAAAGAAGTGCTGATCTCGCTCTAGGCGTTCCTTTCAACATTGCGAGTTATGCATGCCTTTTGATGCTCCTTGCAAAGAGAACAGGAAAAGAAGCGAGCAATCTCACCCTTTGCTTTGGCAATGTTCATGTGTACAACAACCACATGGAAAATGCACAAAAGATGATCGAAAGATGTCCCAGAAAACCGTCCGTCCTTGAGATCAAAAGAATAGCCGATCCCAACCTTTTCGACCTGAAAGAGGAGGACTTTGAGTTGAGAGACTACCAATCCTACGGTGCGCTGAATTTTGACATGGCTGTGTAAAAAATATTTCTATATTTTTTGAGCGTAATGAATATTTTCCGCAAGGCAAGACTCTGGTTTGACCCTCCCTATTTGTTTGACTGTGACGTTTTGTCGCGCTTGACGAAACAACAAAAGGATCTTCTCAAAAAGGCAGGTCTCTTGAAACTTTTGAGCGCCTACTGTCCAGAGGAGAATGGACAAGGAAAGGAATTTTGGATTTCCTCTTATCAAACTGTTTCAAGGCCAAGGAAGCTGCTCCATCTCTGCATTCGAAAGATCTTTGACCTTGGAACGCTCAAGTCTCTTTGGCTTCTTTGGATTTTTGTAAATGCAGAAAAAACAAGAGAAAAAACAGACCGATCTCAGCTCGAGGGATCAAACGGTGTGCTTTTGCCACCAGTCCCGGGCTTTTTGTTCACAGACACACTCTGCCTTTGCGTAAAGGACGAAGACAACTGCAAGCTCATGACTTTTCGCACACTTGGGCATATTTACAAACTTTTTGTGGGGAAAAAGATAAAAGAAAAGGAACAAGTTGTACTCGAGGATAAAAACTTTATCGATATTGACTGGAAGGGGTTGTCCAACAAAGAGAAGGAAAACATGATTGAAAAGCAGGGAAAGACTCTTTATTCGGGAACATGGTGCATTGTCAAGACATTCCCAAAGAAAGTCTACGCATTTCCAAGAGAAGAAAATGAGTGGTTTTGCTTTTTTTCCGTTTCATGGTAATGCAGAGGCTTGTGAATCCGGAAACGGGGAGGAACATTTTGGTTGGTGGGAAAACGCACAATTCTTTGATCCAAAGGGGAATTTTACCCATTGCAAAACCTGTAAAAAAAGGACAAGGAGGATCAAACGTCAAAAAGTACAAAAAGGAGCACCTAAAGCCAAAGGATTTTTGTGGGACAGTTCCAGGCTCTTTTCCAGTCAACACAGAAAAAAGAGCAAAGGCGGCACTTTCCTATGCGAGAAATGACCCAAACCCCGAAAGAGTCAAAAAATGCGCAAGACAAAAAGCAAAAGAGATGCACTGGTTTTAAGTAAGATGGAAAGACAAGAGTTTCTCGGCCACCAGAGAGTTTTGCACCTTGCATGCAAAAAATAAACAGCTGATGAAGGACTTGGAAAATGCAAAAACAGGAAAATAGGGATCTTCGCGAGTTTATCACACAAATTCAAAAGGTTCTCGGGATGTCCGAGGAAATATATTTTGCAAAATATATTTTTATCGCTTGTTAGCAATCATGCGCTTCATCTCTCCATTTCTTCCTTCCCAGGTGCAGAGTGAGTAAAGTGCCTCTCCATTCCTTTGCTCCCATACCGGGCCAAAGGTCTTGACAAGGAACCTGCGAATGCGCTCGATGTAAAGCTGCGCGGACCTCGGCGATTCGTACACAGTCGGAGAACAAACAGTTTCCTTCAAAAAGTCAATGAATCTCATGAACCTCTCCCTTCGAGTCTCTGGTTTTATCGGGAAGTAGAACCTTGCCTTTCCCGTCTTTTTCTTAAAAAGACCGCAAGAGCACTTTTGAGGAACAACTTCCTTTCCCTGAATGGCCAATTGTCCCATGAACAGAGCGTGTTCATGCTTCTTGTTTCCAGTACAATGAGTCTCGAACCTCTTGAGGATTTGCCCATACTTTTTGTTTCTCATCTCATCAAAAAAGCCATAAAATTCGCGACAAACAAGCGAAGCGACACAGGACTCCCCAAAAGTAAAAAAGGAGAAAACTTCGCACATGACCTCTGGAGGCAGCACAGAAATGGAGGAGTTCTGCATTGTAAAAAACTATTCTTTTTCTCCAAACTCTTTTCGAGTTTTCACAAAAAGAATAAAAATATGTCGAGGCTGGTGTTGTCTCTTTTGTTCTTTGGTGTCTTTTCGACCTTTTTATTTTCTCTTGTTGCGGAAAGAACTTTTTTGAGATCAGCAAGTTCTCTGGAAAAGCTCTTTGTGGTTCTTGTGTTTGGCGTGATTTACACGTCTTTTGCGGGGATGGGGTATGCATGCGCCTTGTGGAGGAAAGAACTAACAGCGGGTGTAACGCCCATCGGGACGGTGACACCTTCCTTGGTCATCCTTGAAAACTCCGCTCCTGCTTGATGATGAGCTCATCATGCCGCGAGATGAGGAACGCTTTTTGCTTCCGGAAGCACCGCGAGACGAGGACCGGCGACCACGAGATGAGGAACGTGAAGTCCTTCCACGCGACGAGGAGCGGCGACCGCGTCCCTTTCGCATACCGTCATCATCATCCCAAGAATCTGAGCCGGAACGTTGCCGGTAGCGCGCGGCGAGTTCCTCCATGCTGTATCCCTTTCCCGAGTGCATCTCGATAAATTCATGCCAAGAAGTTCGCATTACACATAATATTTGCAAATATTATTTATTCATTCAAAATTTCTTGTGGCCAAACAATCCTGTGCGTCTTGTGCATTTGAAAGATTCCCTCCTTCCTCAAAATCTCAATTATGTCCCCAGGACACCATCCATACCACTGGACAATTGGGTCGCTACACGAAATTCTCGGAAGGTCTTTTTCCTCGACTTGGTAACTCTCCAAAACGGCTTTCCTTTCCTCGGCAGAGACAAGGCGATGCTTGGGCACAAGCTTGTGCCTTGGTTTTGAAAACTGCACATCGGCCAATTCAAAAACATTGATGTTTGTTATTTTGCGGATGTTTGAGATTGCAGTTTTGGCCTTGGAAACAAGAGGCTTGTCAACAATCAGAACAATTTGCTGCGGTTCTCTCTTCTTTGCTTCCTCCAAAACTCTCTGTGCAAAGACAACCTTTGACTCGACTGAAAGTCCCCACAGGACAAGCGCAATCTTGTCCTCTTTTGCAAACTCCCAGAGGACAGGTTCCTTCGAGGACGAATCAGTGGGATCTTCCAAACGATGGCTCGGAAAGAAGCCTCTGTCTGTCATCATTTCGCAAACTGTGTCTTTTGCTCTTGTGATTTGAAACTCCATCGATGCAAAAGAAGCAAAAGAAATGCCTTTTCAAAAAGTTGATTAGTAATGTACTGCCTTTTGGAAGATGAAAGACCCGAAGATCCAGAAAAAATTCTCACGTCGAGAGATGTGATTTGGTCTGGAATTTACGATCTCAACGTCGGGCAGAAGAGGCCGCGGGTACAGCCGGGCAACGTGAATCCGTTTTCCTTGCCACACAATACGCGTGACCTCTATGTTTCTGGCGCTGCAACTTCAAAAGATTGGGTATCGATGGTGTCTGGACCGAATGGAGTTCCCCAACTTTACCAAGAGTGACTCATCGTTGCCGGGGGTGTACTGTCCCGCGTGCAAAAGCAGAAGCTGCAAAGGCAAAGGTCATTGTAGCATGTGGGATACTCTTTTGGATGTCCAGGGAAGGCCGATGGAGCCCGGAGATTGGTACAAGCAGTGGGGACCATACGACACAATGAATCCGGTAAATTCAAGAGTAAAAAACTGTATGATGTCATACGCGCCCTGTTCAATGGTTTCAAAGGTCAAGGATTATCAGATCAGCCAAGGTTCATACCCATTCTCCAAAAAGATGATAAAGTCGATCGACGAGAGGGTACCTCGCGTTGGAAAACAACAGCAAAGACCACGCTGTCGATGTCGGCATCAGTCTTTCCCAAACTGTTCCAGCACCCATTTTGTTCCGTTTGGAACCAGGAAGAAAGGCAGATCTTGGTGTGAATCCCTATGGCTATCCTCCACAGTTCATTTGGCTCTACGATCCGGAAACGGGAAGAGTTCTGAACGCTCCAGCACACGTCATCAAATATCCTATCAACAGCATTTCAATCAACAGGGGAGTTTCGGGCCTTTGGTGGATGAAAGACTACCATCTTTCTGGTATATAGCGCAAACAAAAATGCAAGACCCAGACAGGGAGTTCAACTGTGACAAATGCGGCCAAGAGATGGACCATGGAGAGGAAGGTTTTGACTGTTATGATTGCCAGAGAATTTACAGCCGCTGTGAAGAATGTGGCACTCGAGGGATTTTTTTGTTTTTGATGGTTTGGAACGACGATGCAAAAGATTACACAAAGATGGAGTGGATCGGAAACTTTGGGGATATGGATATCCTTCAAAACAAAACAAAAGGCTTGGACTTTGCCGATTGCTGGGCGCACTCTGACACTGTGAAATTATTTTGGCACTGCGTTGCTTGCGACAAACACTATATCAAAGAAGCAGACTGAATAAAAATAAAGAAGATTTTTATTGATGAATTGTACAAAGTGTCTCCGTAAGCTACAGGAAAGCGAAGGGTCGTTTGACTGTGTTGTTTGCAAAAAAAGTTACAACATTTGCTGTGGCCAGTTCTCAAAATTTCTGTTGGTGATTGTGCCTAGCCATGAAAGGCATATGTACCCGAAGATGACCACATTATTCCAGTACGGAGACATCTTTTTCCTTTCAAACAAAAACTCAGGAACAAGCTACGCAGATTGCCAAAGGTCTCCAGATTACGAATCATCGTTTCAATGGGAATGTCTCGACTGCAACAGAGTATTTTTTAGCTAAAAAATATCAGAGCTCTTTTATTGTATGGATTGTCCGAGTTGTTCTGCAAGCACAGCTGTGGCTTCTTGCGGATTTCACTGCTATTTGTGCGAAAGGATATACAAAATTTGCTCGCTTTGTGACCAAAGGATGAAATTTCGATGTGTTCGTATTCCACAGAGCGATAGGATTCCTTTTGAAAAGCTCAAGGAGTATGAAAGAACGGAAAGGTTTGTCTTTTTGAGAAATGCTGATGGAACAAACGACTATGCTGATTGTGGGAAACCAGACTCTCTGGAAGCGTTCTTTTACTGGAAATGTTCCTGGTGTGACAAAATAATTACTAGTAATTATTTTTAGATCTGTCCAAATGCAAAAGTATTTGAGTTGTAAAGAAAAGTTGAGCTATGAACTCGCCATGGGTTTGGACAAAAATGTGAAAAGACACTTTGTTTTTGAAGCTTCAAAGTTCTCCAAACTCGAGGGGAAGTATGGCCAAGTTGTTGTCTCTTTGGATTGTATGACACGCATCGCACCAAGAGGCGTCTCTTTTCCAAAATGTCGCATTTTGTTTGCAAAAAGTTGTGAAAAGAATGCATTCTTCCACCTTGTCACGAAAAAGAACTTCCCTCTTTTGGAGGAACTTTGGCTTTTCACACATCCATGTGAATTCGGGATCTTTTATCGCGGAATTCAAAAGATTTACCTTGTTGGAGAAAGACAACAGTATCTCTCCAGGATAGATTTTGAGGGAACAACCACATCATTTATTGTCACGACTCCGGGAGAGTTTCAGAGAGAAAAGGAAAAATATTTTGTGAATGAATAGGCCTTTTGCTTCGGATGGACAAACACTTGAGAGGAAAAGAAAAGGTAAGTTTTCTTGTCGCATTGGGCAACATCGAAGATTTGAAAAGACACTGTCTGCTTCACGTCAAGAACCGACAAAGCGCGGAAGAGCTGGACGGAGAGCTACTACACACAGTTTTGTGAATCGATACATATCTCGACATCAAAAAGGTAAGTTTTCCCAACTGCAAAATTCTTTTTTTAACTGGGATCTACTCCCCTGTGATGCAGTCGGATATCACCAGTCTTGACTGGTGCCGAGTCGAGGAATTGTGGTGTCAATGTTTAGGTGGTCCTCACTTTTTCCACATAAAAGACTCGAAATATTTGCTCCGCACGAATGAAGACTTTGAAAAGGAGAGGAGGAAATATTTCGAGTAAAATATGAGGCTGTTCATATTTTGAAATGCAAAAGTATTTGGAGAGGAACGAAAAGGCAAGTTTTTACCTTGCGCAAGGAAATGTCTCAAAGGCGAAGAGACAGTTTGCCATTGTTGTTAAAACAGACAGGGACTTGCAAAAGTTGTGCAAGAGACAATGCGAAATTGTATGCTTGGTTGGATACTGGACATTTGGTCCAGCACTTGACTCTTGCAAGGTCCTTTTTTTGAAGCATTGCGGTCTTCACTGGTCGTGCTATCCGCCAGGTTTGGAAAGGGTATGGATGACGTACTGCGATGTTTACAGGTGCGCACAAGGAGACGGGCTTTTGAAAAACAAGTTTGAAGACCGCAGCAAAGAAGAATTTGAAAAAGAATGGAAATAAATACTTTGAGTGAAACAAGATGATCAAATTTCTGTCAGAAGAACAAAAGCTACCCTACTACTTTGGCATCGGGGATCTTCCGAAAGCATTGGGCCCATTTTTTCTGCGTATCAAGGAACAAAAGGATGTTGAAAGGTACACAAAACAAAAAGTTCTTTGTCTCGAAACAGTGCCTCCTCGCACAGCGGTTTTCTCCGAATGTGAGGTTTTGTTCCTCTGCGGGGAAAAGAGTCGCGAGCTGACCCTCCTGGCGTCTGACCAACGAGTTTTTCCGAAACTTCGGAGGCTTTGGCTTAGTTATCCAGGTGTGGATATCTCCTTCATGAGCACAAAAACAGAGGAAAATCCTTCTTCTCCGTTCTTGAGAATGTTTCCTCGTGGCAAAGAAACATTTGAAGAGGAAATAGGTAAATACCTCGAGTAAAATATAACAGCCTTATATTTTGAAATGAACAAGTTTCTGACTGGAAAGGAGAAGATTCATTGGATCGATGTCTCACAAGGTCTCAAGGCATGCAAAAAGGAGCAAAGATTTTCATTTGATCGTGTGTCTAGAAACACCTCTGATCGAGTAAGAAATTTCCTTCTTTTTCGGGGTTGATGTCTTTTATTGTCACAATATTTTCTTGGGCCAAGTGCAAGAGGATTCCACAGCCTCGACGTTTCTACCGATGAGTTTGATTCTGTTTGGGCAGTCAAAAAGATCCCCTCGAAAGATATATGTGCCCTCCCTCCTCGTGGAAAGGAAAGACATGAAGCGTTCGCAAGTGTCATCAGTCATTTTCATTCTCAAGAATAAAAATATTTATATATGTTCTAGAGATACTTCCACTCAAGCATATAGAAAAAATACCAAAAATGCGCCTGGTGCTTCTCTGAATCCAAGTAAATATCAGAAAGTTCGCTCAGAGCCTTTTTCTTTAAAGATTGTATCTTTTCCTTCTCTATAAGCAGCAAGGGTCCACTTTCCAGTAAGCGAGAGCAAACTCTATTTATTTCTTGTCTCTTTTGGTAAGACTCGAGAAGGGCGAAGGAGTAATCTAGGAGAAATCTGCCCTCCATATACTCTAATAATTTTTTCTAGGAAGAGTATGTTTTTATGTGAAGCGAAAGCGCCATTGCCAAGGCCAACGAATTAGGAAGATGATAGCGCGTACCTGTAGATCCCAGGGAATGCGATATGGATAGGGCGGATCTACAAGTTCTATGTCCATATCCTTGTGGGAGGGCCAAGATTCCCGAAATTTTGAGAGGCTGATGTTTGCCATACTTTGACAATAAATAAAAGAGTTATTTATTTAGTCCTGAATTCCAACCACAACACAATTTGAGATATCGTCGTCGATGAGATATTTGCCATTGTTCCAACATGCTTATTCGAGCTGAGAGATGAAGCGCCAGTGCCACATCCAACGAATGCAAGAGGCGACGTGACGCAATTGTGTAACTGGAGGGACAGGTTGAGGATGTGGTCGACGATCCAACTGAGTATATTCTTTGTAAGCTGGACAAGATTCCTGAAGTTTTGAAATGGAGAAGTTTGCCATAGTTTGAAATAAATAAAAGAGTTATTTATTGGACCCTGATTTCTCCCATGAAGAAGAATGCGGCTATTTTGTTTTAACAAGCAAGCCCCAAGCTTTTCCTCGCGTTAAGAAGACGTTTTGTTTTTTTCCGAGCTTTTGTTGTACCGAACCATGACATCCCAACGATAATAAATACGAATACAAACGGCCCTTGACTCCACAATCGATCAAAGGCGTCCAGGACGCCTTTGATCGAAACGCGTCCTTTCCTCGCGCGATGGAGGAAATGGCTCGTAAAAATTTGATGTTAAAGTAACTGTCATCTTGTCCAACAATAAATAAAAGAGTTATTTATTTGGCCCTGAATTCTTCCCTAGTTGAGAGGTAGATAAGCCCTGTCCGATGTGCGTGGCGAATATTTCCCGATGGCGAAACCCATTCGAGGTTACAAGCCCTGTTATCATCCGGTTTTCCTGACTTATGGTTCACGAATTTTTGAGAGGGAAGAGGAGGTGGGAGGAAAGCAGCAGCGATAATTCTGTGTACTTTTTGACCATTATAATGTGCATAACCATCAGCTTGAATTGAGCCGTAGGTTTTTCTACCCCTTTCAAGGAGAATTCTCCCCAAAGAAGACACAGTATAATTTTTACCCTTGTAGTCCACATCTTTCCAAATCTCTCCGGGGATATCCAGTGTGTTTTTGTATCTCCACAAAAACCCTCCACAAGCACCGTGCCTGGCGAGAGATCTGGCTATTCCTGTTTTAGTGGTTCCGGGATTGGCGAGGACTGCTTCTCCAATATTATCAAACTCGGACAGGACGCTTCCTTCAATGGTCATTTGGACTATTCTGTCTGCTTTTTTGTAACCCCTCGCCATGCCTTTTTCTTCTCCTCTGTTGCATCTTTGGAGGTTGTCAACGCAAACATTTTTTGGGTTTCCGTCCAAGCAGTAGATATTCTTTTTGTTTTCGGGGTTTGGAATAAAAGCGTCAGCCACGAGTTTTTTGACGGTGTAATGCTTTCCCTTGATGGAAATCCGTAGATTTGAATGCGAGAAAAATTCTTTGAGGTAAAATCCCTCTGGACCTGAAACTCTCCCTTTGTCGGAAACTTTGTAGCCTTGAAGACATTCCACATCTTTCCATATTTCGCCGGATGATTGGCCAACAGCCAAAGTCTTGAGTTCTTTTTTCTTCATATAGCTGTGCCTTGCATTCCAAGCGGGTGTACACCATTCGAGATTTTCTGCTCTGTTGTCAGAAACTTGTGAAGAGATATGGTTCACGTAAACCTCCTCTTCGGATCTTTTTTGGCAAAATGCTTCAGCGACAAGACGATGAACAAGAATATTCGAGTATTTCATGTATCCTGATGGGTCTTTTCTACCGTATGTTTTTTCGCCGTTTTTCAACAGGATTCTCCCCATATTCGATACCTGGACGATACTCAAGTTTTTACATGAGCAGACTTTCCATATTTCTCCGTCGAGGTCGGGCTCGTCTTTCCATCGCCACAAAAAACCTTTTACTGATGTTCTTTTGAAGTTGCAGCAAGAAGTAACACGGTTTGTATCGCTTCCTACGCTCTCGGCTGCATCCCTTGGATTTTCCCAAATTTTAACAAGTTCACCGGATAAAGTTCTCTGTTCGACCTTCCTCATAATCGGAGGACGAGATACTCCCCTTGTCGATACACATATAGGCTTTGACCAAAAAAGATTTTTTGCGTGATAGTCATCCCCATCGCAGTTTTTTCTGTACACATTCGGAAAATTGTCGGGGTTAGGGAGAAAAGCGAGAGCAACGACACGGGCTATCGGTACAGTTTTGTTCGGTAACCTCACACTTGCCCTGTGTGTTGAGGTGTACCTTCTCACGGGCAATTCGTCACCCCTCTCATCCCGGACCCTTCCGCAAGACGAAACTTCGTAACCACAACCTTGCGATGGTTTTCCAAATCTCCTCCTCTCCACATTCGCACATCTTTGTTGGTCACATCAAATAAAAGTGCCTTCTTGCGTTTTATCTCGCGAAATATTTTTGTTGTGAAAATATTAGTAAGATGTCTATGTGCTCACCAAACATGTGCGATCCCTCGCGCGCGACGAATTCGAACTTTATGTGTGGTTCACCCAGTGTTCCTTCGGGTTATACACTTTTGGGAAATCTTCCTTACTCGTCTTTCTACTCTAAATTTTTAATCCATGCATATAAGCCTTCAGCCGCCGCCGCGAATATGCAAAGTTACCCTTGTTCTGAACGCGTGACTCAACCCTTCGCGGCCTCACCCGCCTGCACCACCACGCAACCAGGTCGAAGAATTGTACCAGCCTCTCACGTCCCATGGTTGGGTTGGTTGTCGTCGTTAGGCTCAGTTCTCCCACAAATAAAATATCTCTTGATATTTTATTCACTCTCCTTCCAAGAGCAGTACATTTTTTCTCAAACTCTTATCATAAATTATCTTCACTCCTTTCAAAGGAACATCCAGGTTTTCTCCACTTCCTACCCGCAGTGTCAGATTTCCAAGGTCAGAGTATACTCCCTCCAAAATCTGAATTAGGTCAAAAATATTCATTCCTTCCGACATTTCAAGTTTATAATCTTCTCTTTTGATGGAAAAAGAAATTCGTCGTTACTTGGCTTCTTTGATCACCTCAGAATGGGATACGCTAATGACTCATCTCAAGATCATCAAAAGAGAAGAGAATGGTCTTTTGATTTCTTATCGTATCGTCGACAGGAAAACTCAAGAGGATGTTTCCAAACCCCTCTGTTGGTGTGAGAAAGATGGGTGTAAGGATTGTGGTTTCACACAGGAATTTTTATGGCAAGAGACGCTGAATTGTCTCTTGAAATGCGACAACAAGACGACATGTTTTCTTTGTCGCCCGAATAAATTTTTTGTGGATTGCAACAAAAAATTACGGATGTTGGCAGGCGGCGGCGGTGTAAACCACCTAACCTCATCGTCCAAAAAGATTTCTGAGAGCACTTTTTCATAATTTCACACCGCGACTCATACGGAAAAATATAGTTTCATACCTCGAAAAGTCATACCTCATCTCCGTTTCTTATTCTCGACACTTTGAATTTTTTGGAAAAGATAAAAATATTTTTATTCCCACCTGCAAAAACATTTCGGCTTCATGTTCAAACTCGGCTGTTTTCTGTTGTACACAAAATTTTTCTTTCGGCCAAAATACGAAAAAAATTTCAAAACCGGGATTTGGTGGAGGGCTTGGGTGCATTTCCTTGTCTTTCAAAAAGACGACAAACGGTCTTTTTGACATTTTTGGCTCTCGAAAATGTCTTGACTCATATCTTTTTTCACAATATCGGCTCTCAAAAAAAAGATGAGTATTGTTCCGAAAAAGATAAAAATATTTTTATCTTTTTATTCCCACTTGCAGAAACATTTCGGCTTCCTGTTCAAACTCAGGTGTTTTGCCGTCGTGCACAAAATTTTGTTTCCGTTGATCCAAAAATTATAAGGGTGTTTTTCTCTCGAGGAAGGCAAAGCCAATCCATAAAGAACGGCTTCGATAACATCCACACCTACTGCTTCAGACATCTCAATGGCGGCGCTACCCCTTTCTTTGTGATTGTCTGTGTTGGTGACTCTGTCGATGTGAAAAAGAAGCATTTCCGGAGTGACATTCCTTCCCTCGGGCACATCGTACCATATACAAATCTGAAACCGTTTGATCATCTTTGTTAATCAAATCTTTGTTGGGAGTAAACAGAGTTTTTTTGATGTCTTTTCTAATTGTACCCGGAGCCATTGTTTCTCTCAGCAACATTACGAATTCTCATGATGCGCAAAACGATGCAGTGCAAAGGCCTCTCATCTCAAATCCTTACGCACATCTTTTGGAAGAAGAGTCTGATTCTGAGACCGAAGAATCCGAAGAAGAGCGTTTTTTGGGCGCTTCCGTTGTTCCTTCACGGCCTGACTTTTCTCTCGCAATGATGGACTCGTCAACCTTTGTCAATGTCGGATTTACGGGTATGCCACAGGTCGAAGAGTTCCAAGCGGTTCGCGATGACTTGTTCTAGTAAAAAATAACTATTATTTTTTGTCAATGCCCGGATACACAACGCCATCGTAAACAAGATTTTGTTCTGCTACATTCATGCCTGAACCTGAATCTTTGTATTGATCGTTTTATCCTTGTGTTCATGTCAGTATAGTCTCCTTTTTGCTCGATGCTTGTCACTTCGTCTGCGTCGAAACTAACCAGAATTTTTGTGTAATAAACCATCCCCAACGGAATGCTCTCTGGCAGCTCAACAATAAAAGTTTTCTGTTTTTTGTTGGGAACGAGGTGGAACTTCATTATCTCGTTGCCAGAATCAGTCGACAATGTGCATGATCTTACGTTCCTCCCTTTTATCCTAAGGAGGGTGATTGTATCCATGTCGCGATCCAAGAGGTATCCTCTTTCGACTTTTTGACATGGTACAAAAGTTTTCGGATATAGCGTCTCCACAGGAAATTTATCGTCCCTATGGCGGTAGTTTGACCTTTCTCTTCCTCCAGAAATCCCCGAATTCTTTCTCCTGCCATCTTTTCTCGAGTTATCTCTTTTCTTGAGGTTCTTCAGGACAGAGTCATCCTGAAGCGCAATACACACAAGTTCCCTGTCTCTGACGTGGGAAAGCATCTTCTAACCTTGAAATATTTTTTTGGAAATATTTTTTATTCGCAAGTGTATATTCCATGGACCCAATAACCCATTTTTCCAGTTGAATCCTTTGGCAATGCGTCGTATTGTGTAGAGTCCGGAGCGACATCGGGGCATGGATAGGTACCCAGAGAAGAGGAGTCTACAACAAAGTCACAAGTTTCCTTTCCATTGCAAAGCATTCCAACTTGTCCCGTTACGTCGCGAATACGGCATTGCCCGGTTCCGCCAACACCGGAAAGCTGATCATCCGAAGTCGTGGCTGACATGGGACCACAAACGGGATTTGGAGTTTTTGACTCTGTGAGTGGGCTGCTTGTACATTCGAGGGAAGGGTCATACACTTCATAAACAGCTCCGATGACAGAGATCTTTTTTCCGGCAGGGCATGACATCTGCGGGCTTCCGTCTCTCTTGAGAACTTGTTCGCCCTGATGCGCAGCACAAAGGCCTCAAAACGTTTGCTTGTGCTTCCTCTGCAAACTTTTTGTCCAAGAACCAATATCCAATAAAGAGAGCAATCACCACAACAAGGACAATCACAACAAATATCCAAAGGGCAACAGCCATTACCTGAGAAATTGCGGAAAAGGTTTGATATTTGTTTTCAAGTAAGTCCAGAATGTCCCGCAAAAAGAAGCAGTCAGAAACCGTCGTGTATCCAATCTTCCATATGATCAAAGAGTTTACTCTTGACAACTACTGGTGTGATGTACTCGATAGTTTTGCGAATGGAAAAACAAGCGATATGATCGCTGTCAAGAAGGAGTGTATTTTCATCAACGGTCACGAATTCGATACCACCTGTTTCGAAAAGGATGGTTCTTTGGACGAAAAAGCGGAAATGAGTATGGCCATCATCGAGGCAATGAGGACGGAGCTCAAAATTATGTCTGACACTGAAAGATTTGAGGAAAAGATTGACTCCTTTTCCTCTGACGAAAAAAGCTCATCATGGTCAAAGGTCAAAAGTAAAGCAAAAAGGGAACTTTGTATACTTCAGTATGCCGAAAAGGAACAAAAACAGAAAAAACTCAGTCGAGAAGAAAGGCAGAACCTCTACTGGTTTCTCGTTACAGCCATTGACCTTGGATGTGTTCGTCCAGAGGACATCCACATGGAGAACGGAAGGATAGAAAAGATTGACGGCCTTTTGTTTCTTCCAGAGACAGCAAGTTACACGCTTCCCGAGTACAACTTCCCCGTTTCCAAGTCCTCGGCAAAGGCAAAGATGTGCTCAAAAATGGGCGCGGCTTTCAACAGGTACCTCACGGCAAAGTCAAAAGAGCTTCGCTGTCGTTGATATTTTTATCTAGAAAAATATAGTAACATGCAAGGTTCAACCATATCGGGAATTGTGATACTTGTCTTTTTGATGTTTGCGTTTATTCTGGCGCTTTATCTCTTTGTTTTTGCGGAAAGGGAGTATAGCAGAATTCACGAATGGCCGCTTTACCGAGGCTTTGCCCAAATTGGAGGAAGGGATCTCGCATTGTCATGCCCTGTCGGGAAAAAGATCACTCTCGGTCGCGCAGTTTACGGCCCCTACGGAAGCGGACAGCAGTGCTCAGACTGTTCAGAGATCGATGTCACGGCGCAACTCAAGGAGCAGACAGACGGAAAAAACAGCATCAACCTCCAGAATGTTCCAACTTCGGGAGTTTGGGGACAATCTCGTGTGTGTCCGAGCGGGCAAAGTTGTGCCTCTGGCTATGTGCTGTCTGGAAATTTTAGTTGTTCATAATCAACAAGTTATTTTTTTTTCTTTCTGAATAAAAGAAAATGCAAAGTCCTTCGGATGAACAACTTTTGAACTTTTGTCTTTTCTATCCTGAGATGTTCCAGAAAAGAGATGGAAGAGAGGTTTCTTTCTGCCAGAGAGTTGAACAGCGTTACGAACGAGGAAACTCCCATTTGGGAGTCCAGTCATCAGCTCATCGTACGAATTTGCGACTCTGATGAAAAGAGCTCTTTCGATGACAAGCTTCTGGAAAAGTACGAGGGTCTTTCTCTTCCCTCTTTTTCAAAGTCTCGTCTTGTACTGACCAAAGAGCCGAAAAAGATCCTTTCTGTCTTTCCTGGAAAGGATAGGGTCGAGGTTCTCTCTCGCATCGGAACTGTTCGTAATCTCGAGACAGTTTCCTTTTCTCGTGACCAAATTCGAGAAAAACAAGACGAGATTATCGGACGCATAAGGTGCATCAATCCCCAAATTCGCATCTTTTTGCACCCAGAGACAGAGATCGTAAGACCGGGAGCAAAGCCACAGCAGAAAAAGATTGTAAAGTGGGGACAAGTCACGCTTCAGGAATTTACATACTCTGCGAAATTCATGCCAAAGGGTTGGGAGGACTTTTTCCTCGAGGAAAAGGCCAAAATAAAGGAAATCAGCTCCGCTCTCGCGGAGGTTGACGAGCCAAAGTTCGTCCCTCCCCTTCTGAACGTCTGGAAGGCCTTTCAGGAAACAAGCAGAGACTCTGTCAAGGTTGTGATACTTGGACAAGACCCCTACCCAACTCCAGGAGACGCTATGGGTCTTGCCTTCTCTGTCAAACCTGGAAAGGCTCTTGCCGCATCCCTCAAAAACATTGCAGTCGAGGTTGAGGCTCAGGGTTTCAAAACCACTGGGTCCGGCGATCTCACTTGTTGGGCAAAACAGGGAGTTTTGTTGTTGAACACCGCCTTGACTACTGTTGAAAGGGAAAGAGGACAGCACATCAAAATATGGGACGACTTTGCCAGAGATGTGATCAAACATTTGGTCCAGAATTGCAAGGGCATCGTGTATATTCTGTGGGGAGGAGAGGCCAAAAAGTTTCGAGATGTTATCAACGCCAAAAAGAACAAGGTTCTCGAGTGTGCGCATCCCAGTCCGCTGTCTGTGGACAAGTTCCGGGGAAATAACCACTTTGTTTTGGCGAATGAGTATCTGAAAGAACAAGGAAAAGAGGTAATCGACTGGTCTTTTTAAAATATTTCTTTAGAAATATTTTGATGCACAAGTTTGTAGAGGGTGATGAAAAGGTGGCTCTTCTTGCTCTTTCTTGTGGGGAGAAATGCCATCCGTTTTCCAGGTCGCTTGTTTTGTCCAACATCACAAACAAAGACTTTATTTTCCAGCTGCTTGCTGAGGGTGTTGTCACCTGCGATCATTTGCTGAACTTGAAGCCTTTATTGGCCTGGAAAAGAGAGAAACTTGCCAAAATTTGCGCGAAAGCTCTTCTCGCGATGAAACAATACGACAAGTTTTTGGAGATTTTGAAAAGTCAAAATATTAATGAGGATGCCATCTACGGCCTGAGGATAAAATACATGGTTGAAGTTCCGAGAAAAAATTATGAATGGAATACCAATGGGTATTGGGAAGACGTCAAGGCATGGCAAACACCCCTTTCTTCTTTGGATTGGCAGAGACATCCACTGGTTTATCTAAAGAGAGGAGGTAGACTGACTCCCGAACAGTTGGAACAAATTCGGCGAGGAGATATTTTGGATGTCGAAAACTACCTGCTAAAGCACAAGTTGACAAGTAGACCATCGCAGTCGGGACTTTCTTCCTGGAACCGTGTTTTTTTGGCTCGCCTTCGCAAGTTGGCGTTGGACCATGGGAATGATGATTACTTTGAACTCCTGTGGGATGCCGGCCCATTTCGATGGGAAAACTATTTCTCTGAGTATATCCGCATCTTTGACAAGTGTATTGTTTACTGCGATCTTTTGTTGCGAGTCCTCGAGGAAAATGAGTACGATCAACCCTTCTTTGCATGTCTTCTTCTTGACGGGAGAGTTTTGGAAAAGGTAATGAAAGAATGCGGTGATCATGTCCGTTCGTCCAAAGTTATCGAGTTATGGAATACGTCAAAGATGGATAGCGTTTCCCGAAAGTATGAGGTTTTCGAAGCTTTGGCATTCTACAAGATTGTCCCAGAGAATGTCCTAATCAGACAACTTTCTTCAGCGGGAATGGGACAAGTCAGACGTTTGCTGGACAGTGGTGCCGTTGAATGGAAAACTGTAAAGAAAGTTTTGGGTAGAGAATAAAATATTGACTATTTTATTATGCACGCCTATCTTGAGCCGTCTGAAAAACTCGCCTTTTCCTGCCTTTCCGACCCAACGAAATACTTTCGGAGCTATTTCCTGGAAAACATTGGGGACAAACAGTATGTTTACGACCTCTTTTTGTCTGGTGTTGTCAAGCCTGAACAAGCAATAAAGTTGAAGCCCCTTCCTCGGTGGAAGAAAGACAGGCTATATCAAACCGTGACGAAATACCTCGCTGTGACTGACCAGCCCCTGCGACTTGCTGGGTCGGTATATGAGATGGACTTTGAGGAGTGCTCGGAACTTTTGCAAAGAAAGTACGCAAGGTATCACGGAAAGTTGCTGCGTCACAACGGAGCCGAGGAGATTGATTTGGATCTTGAATGCTGGGTGCGCCCACTTTCTGAGTTGGATATTTCGTCATATCCAGATGTTTACCTGAAAAGAGGAGGAGATCCGACAAAGCAGGGATTAGGCTCATACGCCAGAAAGTTCTCGATAAAAAGAAAACTTGTGACTCGTTGCAATTGTTTCTGTCCAAAGGAATACAGTTGGGCCGTAAAGTATGGAAACAAAGAGTATGTCGAAAGCACCCATAGCCTTTTGCACAAGGACCTATCCTCTTTGTCCTCTGCAGAAGAAAAACTTGAGATTCTATTCCCCAAGAAAAAGAGGCTTGTATACTGCGATCTTTTGAAAGAAGCCATTCTCGAGGGAAAGATAGATATTCTCGAATGCATCAGGAAAAGTGGAGATGACTTCCTTTTTGAGCAATTGGCTCAAGACAAAGGGACGAGAGAGATACTTTTTCGGCAAATAAGGCAAAAAAGATACCTCAGCGATTTTTTTGAGGAATGCCTGCAATTCGGTCTTTTGACTCAAGAACAAATTTTCATCTATCTCTCACAGTCGAGCCTTGAAGAGATAAAATACTCCTACGTGCAAAGTGGAGTTTTGGACCAAAAGCATATTTTTGACTACCTCAATCGCTACTAAAACATTGTTGAGAGCATGCGAAACTTTTGGAAATGCAAAAGTTTCTTGACTGGAGGGAGCGCGTTGTTTTTTCTGTGTCTGTTGGCGACACCTTTGGGTATGGAAGGACAGAAGTCATCAAAAACTTGCACGACAAAAAATACATCCTCGGCCTTTTGGAGAAAGGGGTTGATCATCAGAAACTCTTGGGTTTGAAGCCTCTTCTCGAATGGAAGAGGCAAAAAATATTGAGAGTCTCGACCAAGTATCTTGTGAAGAACAAAAGATTTGTTGAGGCAAGAAAGCAAAGCAAGGAGGACTATTTTGAATATTGGTACATGAAGTACCATGGCAGAAACCTAGAGGGTATTCCCAAAATGTACGAATATATCAAGAAGAGGGAAGCGTACGACTGGGTATTGCCTTTTGACAAAATGTCTTTCTTTGCAGAGTCATATTTTTATTCGAAGCTTTTGACCAAAATCTTTTTGAAGAGGCGAAGAGAGATGACAGAGGATGAGGTCAAACGGTACCCAGTCGCGCAACAATTCTCAAACACAAACGAGAGACTGCTGGTCAAAAAGGGCATTTTCACGCACCCAAATCAGCATCAGCACAAGCACTGCCAAACCTATTACCGGACGGCGGTAAAGCACGGCAATACAAAGTATGCAGAGGCTTGTGAAAAAATGTACGAGGATATGGTAAAAGAGGGAGTAGAGGAACTTGATAGGCTCGAATTTCTCTTTTGTCATCGGTTCTTCATTTCGCCGTATTTCATTGAAGGGCTCCGCAAAAAGATCTTTGAGGAGGGAGATATGCTGGGGCTTATGTTTTCGAGCTCTGAATTGGAAAAGATGATGCAAGACAAAGAGGTATCTCAACTTCTTCGGGACCAGTTTGCGGAAATCTCAAGGAACGGCTTGAAAATGGGAGTGGATTGGTTGAAGTGGTTGCCTGAACTTTTTTTGTATGACCTGTTTGATGACCTTACCCTATATTCGATCATCGCAAACATCAAAACAAGGAAAGTGATGAAACTTATGGAAGATGGGTTTTTGACTCCGAAAAAGTTCACAAACATCCTCAACACACAAAGGAAGTTGATACTTCCTCCTCCGAGCGACAGGTGATGCAATCTCAAAAATATTCGCGAATATTTTTTGCTGCCAGAAAAAACTACAAGGTGTTCAAAGAGAACAGGGACACTTTTTCTTTCGAGTCTCTGGGTTCTGACAACTTTTTGGTCAACTTCAGAAAAAAATATTTCAGCACCAGACAAAAAGTTGTTGTTTGTTATCAAAAAAATGCAAAGTGTGCAAAACGCACAAGTGTGGGTCTTGAGAATTTAGCAACTTTTTGATAAGTTCATAAAAAAATATTTTTTGTGTGTAAAAATATTTCAGGCCCGAGCAAAAAGTTGTTGTTTGTTATCAAAAAAAATACAAAGTGTGCAAAACGCACAAGTACCAACCGTTCCTTTCAGACTTAGAATTTGACGACTTTTTCATGAGTTCATAAAAAAATATTTTTTACTTGCAAATATTTTTTAGACCCAACAAATTTTTGTTGTTTGTTATCAAAAAAATACAAAGTCTGCAAAACGCTCAGAACTGAATTGACACAAACACAACTCTTTCCAAACTTTTTCTTTTGTTATGGATTCGATCCAACTTGTACTCGAGAAACAAAAGGATTACTATTGCGCCAAAGTTCTCCATGGAGAGGAAAGGCGCAAAGACTGCAGAGTCTTTTTGTTGTGTGAGAGGTCCAAAAAAGTGCATCGACTCGTCGTCTTTGAACTCTCTGAACTTTACGAAGGGTACAAAGGAGTTTCTCTTGACGGTGTCAAAGAGTTTTGCACCTTTTTTGAGGTTTTGTGCAGGCGTTCTGCCATCGAAGTCATGCACGAAGAGCTCGAAACTCTTCTCGGTGTTGTGAAAAGTCTAGAGAGTCAAGAAAAGAGTAAAGGTCAAAAAGCTGCCATCAGAGCAATCCAAGATGAAATGTTTGAGATCCAAGACAGAATGGTACCTAAAGTTTGAATAAAAATATCTGAATATTTTTAACATTTCCTGTCAACCCCCGAATATACAAGCCTGCCCCTCTTCAGCCAATAAAACATTCCATCCTTTCCCTCGATACAAAGAACGTCCTTTGGTGTTTGTTTTGGTTTTTTGCTCGTTTTGAGGAAAGCCTTCTTTTCGCAAAGTTCTCTCTTCCATTCACTTCTTGACCTTGTTCTCTTTCCGTTCATGAACCAGTAGTATCTTCCGTCTGCTCCAATTGTGCACTTCACACCCTTTGGGAGTTTTTCTGGTGAAGTCGAAGTGACAAGGAAAGGTTTTTCCTCTTCTCCCTCTTTTTCCTCCACGACCTGTTCCTTGACCTCTTCTAGACTCTTGGACTCGCCAAGACCCGTGTCCGCGATATGCGAAAGGATCTCAACCTTTTCCTCGGGGCTTCTGGCCTCGAACTCTTCTGAAAAGTGTTGGTTGATTGCCTCTGCAACGGCCGGTGTGTCCTTGAGATCGACATCTTCCGGAATAACTCCTTCTTCCTTCAGAGCCTCAAGCGCTTCTGGAATTCTACCGACCAATTCATCCCTCATGTCAGAGACCTCATCCCACTCTGGAATTTCAAAGAGGTAACTGTCGATATTTGCGTTCAGCACAGAGATACAGGCAGCAGTATCAAAAAACTTTTTGTCGTCCAAGCGAGAGGCCTCAAATTCCTGTTCCGCCCAAACCACAAACCTGTGAGTGGCATAGGCCAACAGCTTCTGAAGCTTCTCGTTTCCGGTGTAGGGATAGGAAAGAGTTCCTCTTCAAAAAGTTGTAACAAGTCTTTTTTTGGTCTCCCAACAAAACAATGAAATCTGCAATCTCCTCGCTTGTCAAAAATCCCGCCATCGCAGCGATACGAAGGTATCCAAAGCTCTTTTCTCCCAACAGAGGGAAATCCGCGGCAAAGTTTTCCTGGTTCAGGCTCCGATCGTCCATAAATTTGACAGCTTCGGCTTGAATTCTCTCCACAAGCCTTTCGTACCTCCTCTTGTCCAAGATGCCAAGAGAGACAGAAGCAAGGAGTACCTCCTGTTGGATAACAGGGTTGATGGCATCATCGATCCACTCCTCAACTCTCGCTGCGAGATCGTCGGCAAAGTTGAGGACGTCGGGAACAAGCATATCACTGGGTGCAATATCCAAGACTTTGAGGACAAGCAAAAAGTAGGCCATCATATCGGACCGAGAAATGGCCTCATCAAGTCTGGCGACTTCTTGGGTAAAAAGTTGCATACTCTTTCCCCGGAACTCCTCATCTCCCAGAACACGCTTCACACAAGAGACAGTTTCCTCGTCCCAAATTCCCGAAGCGGCTCTCATCTCGATCTCGCGAAGTTCGGAAGGGCGAACCATTTCGTCAAGGTCCACAGAGGAGACACCCTTTTCCCGAAGATCCCTCAGACATTTGTCGAGTTGCCTCTCTTTCTTTGTGACGTAACTCTCCGTCATAACACCAAGGGCTTTCCCGCACTCGAGAATTCTGAGCTTTCTCAAAATATTTGCTTCTCTGTACGCGTATTGGGCAGCTTTTCCAAACAAATAGATGGAGTCTGGATCAACATCGGAAATGTCTTGTGGGAAAATTCCAGTCTCGATGAAGAAATCTCTGCATTGAGAAGTTTTTGGGTTTCTTGAGATTTTTGAGGTGAGTATCTGGGGAAACAACAAAAACATTCTGGTCTTCTCCCGCAATAATCTCCTCTCCCTCTTGGAAAACGCCAAGGAAGGTCGCGCAGGAATTCACCATTTGCACGAGGGCCTCGTCGTCACTTGTCTTGAGGAAAGAGGAGATTCTCTTCTTGGCTTGTTCCAGCTCCTCGGGGCTGGGAGTGATAATATTTGGATCATCCCAAAGACCAAGTCGAGAAAGGGACACGGTACATTCCCTCGCAGTTCTTGCTGTCCCGGAAAAATTTTTGAGATATTCTTCTGCTTCTTTTCTTGACTCAAAAATTCCGAGAACAACAAGGCACTTCATCACTCTCTCCACCTCCCTTTGATCTGTGCCAAACTTTGAGTACCACACAAAAAGACGAGGGAGAACAGATTCTTTGTCAAGGGATACTCCATCCTCAAGAATTCCAGTCTCTGTCATAAACATGGTGCAGGTGTCTGCACTTGCCTGGTGAAGGTAAGATTCAACCTGTGAAGGCGAGTCAAAAATATCAAGTTCGAGGAGGCAATATGTCATCAGTTGCATTGTCTTTTGGTCCGGTTTTCTGCTTGCATGCCAATCAACAAGTGCTGTGTAGACTTTGGAAACATCCGAGACATCATCAATCCGGAGATTCCGACGAAGGTGTTCTTCGCACCTGTTTCTTTGTTTTTGTTTGATCATTCGGATGTACTCCCTGAACTTTTCGAGAGGAATCTCGCGCTGGAGGCATCTCAAGACCTTTTGCTGATCCAAAAAACTTTTCTCCCTTTCGAGATATTTTTCTACCAGAAGCAGAAGCTCTTCTTGAGTGTTTGCAACAAGTCCCCTCTTTTGGAGCTCTTCATCACACTTCCATTCCATTACTTATCGACAAGTTTTTCAACAACAAAATCCAAAAGAAGAGAGTGAAGAGAGGATGAATTTCGAGATGGAAGAACAGACTTTTCTAGAGAGTGGAGAATACCCGACTATTGCCCAGCCAAAGTTTTTGGACATTCAGCTTTATGAACACCAAAAGACGACTGTCCACAGAATGCTGGAGATGGAGAGGGAAAGAAAGGTTGTGCTCCCAGAGGGAACCCTGGAAACTCGTTTTGCGATCATTGGAGATGAGGCGGGGTACGGAAAAACACTGAGTGTTTGCACGCTGATAGCTCTTGGAAAGATGGAAACCGACGGACGAGGATCTTTCTATCTGTCTCAGGCATTCGTACAGGTATTCTTATGGACCTTTTGTTTCTTTCATCCCAGAGTATGGGACGAACAACATCCGGGAAAGCTTTTTGGATGCGACACTTGTTGTTTGTTCCACTTCCATCATGTCGCAGTGGGAGAGAACTCTTAAGCTTTCGAGGGGAAAGATCCGTATTCTAAAGGTCACGACGAAGAAAGAGGTGAAAGAGCTCCCCAATGACCTTTCATCCCTCCAAACTCGGAAAGAGGTTGTGGTTATTTGTAGCGACAAAATGTACAATAGCCTTGCAAGGTTGACAGATGGCTTTGTCTGGAAAAGGTTTGTTTTTGATGAACCTGCGTCCATCCACATTGCGGGTATGCAAAGGTGGAGGGCATGCTTTTCCTGGTTTATCACTGCAACATACCACATGTTCCAACAGTCTCAAAACTTTATCAAAAGGGGAAAGAAGAGCTATCTCAAGGAAATTCTAAATCCTCTCAGTCCAAGGATGATCGAAGCTCTTGTCATCAAAAACCCGATTGAGTACCTTGTTTCTTCCCAAAATCTTCCCCATCCTGTTGAGATAGTCCACCAGTGCATTGAGAATTCTGTGGGAGGGGCTCTCCAGGATTTTGTGTCGGAGCATGTCCAGGAGATGATCGTCGCCGGAAACATCTCTGGCGCAATCTCTGCATTGGGAGGAGACCCAACAGAAAGAAATGTTTTCCAGGCCGTACTAGGAAGTGTCCAAAAAAGGCTGAACAAGGCAAGGTCCAAGCTTCTCTTGTACACAGAGTACAGAAACTCTGATGATGACTACAAAAGGATGCTGTACGAAAAATGGAAGAACGCCAAGCGGGTAGCAAAGAGAGAACTCGAGTCTCTCAACGAGAGGATGGAAGACGCCCTTGAAAAGGAATGCTCAATCTGTTGCTCACAATTGACCGAACCTGCCCTGGCAACCTGTTGTCAAAACATTTTCTGTGCTGGATGCATTACCCAGTGGCTTGTAAGCAACGGAAGGACAGGAAGTTCGTGCCCTCTTTGCAGGGCAAACCTTTCAGTCAAGGAACTCATTATGTTGACAAAAGACCCGGAAAGGGGAGAAAGAGAAGAAAATGTAGAGTCAAAGGGAAAGGAAAAAAAGGAAGAGCGCGTAATGTCAAAGATTGACCATGTGAAAGAAATTGTGACTGACCCAGAAAGGAAAATTCTTATTTTTAGCTCCCACGAAAGCTCTTTTGAGGGAGTTGAGAGAGTTCTGACAGAGGCGAGGATTCCATTTGGAATGATCAAAGGCCAGAAGGTGACAAGGGAAAAGGTCATTGACTCTTTTATGAAGGGAAAGCTTCGGGTTCTCTTGATGAATACAAAGTTCAATGCCAGCGGCATTGACTTGCAGGAAGCAACTGATGTTGTTCTTTTGCACAATATGCAAGACTATATCAAGAAACAGGCCGTTGGAAGAGCTCAAAGACTTGGAAGGAGGGGTGCTGTTCGTGTGCACAGCTTCAACGAATAAAGAAGTTTTTTATATTTTGCCAATAAAAAACACTGCTATGTAAAATGGACCTTCGCGACATTTCCTCTTCGTGGTCAAGGATAAAGTCAAGAATTTCTGCTGCTGAATCTGCAAACGACGAGGTTGCGCTCTTGTCCCAACTTACGGCACTTGGTTCCCTTTTGGAAGCATCTCTCGACTCTGGTGTTCAGAACATCACAGTTGATGGAAAAACTTTGGACTTGCAAAAGGAGTCTGCAGTTTTGCAGAAACGCCTCCAAAACGTCAAGGATGATGTCAGGTCTCGCTATGTTTCTCAAGATGACAGTGATTCACTTTGTAAAAACTTTTCTCCAATTATTTTTGAACAGGGCCGAAAGGAATGCAGAGACTGGTTTGAAACTGTCATTGGTTTGGAAAGGCCAAAGAAAGAACTCCAGGATGGGCTTATCAATAGCTTGAGGTATCCAAAACTTTTTGGAGATCCCACAAAGGGAATTCTTTTGTATGGTCCTCCCGGTACGGGCAAAACAAACATTGTCCGAGCAGCGATCAACGAACTTTCGAGTTCAGGAAACATTCGAATCCTTTTTTATGCCCCAACAGCATCCCAGCTAAAGGGAAAATATTTCGGAGAGTCTGAAAAGATGATCACTTCAATGTTCACATGCGCCTCAAAGGAGGCGTGCAGTTTGGGGTCTCAACTCAACAGCGACACAAGCAAAGAATAGTGTTGATGTGTTGTCTGTTATTTTTCTTGATGAATTTGACTCTATTGCTGGAAATCGCAGTGATTGACAAGTTTGCCGCAACGACTGTCAACGCCCTTTTGCAGGTGATGGATGGAATTACATCCTATCCAAACGTCGCGATGATCGCAGCCACAAACTATCCATGGAATCTTGACTCTGCTGTTTTGAGGCGCTTCACATCCACCATTCTCGTCGACCTTCCATCAAAGGAGGATATCTACGACCAGATGATGGCGCTTTTGACAAGCCATTTCGACGGACTGAAAAAGGTGACAGACACAAGGGCATTGCAAAGGTTTTGCGAAACTTTGGGAAAACCCAGCACGACAAGAGGGATCGGAAATCCCTGCACCAGGCCAGAAAAACGCGCGGAATTCTGGAGACTTCCTCCCTACAATGCGCTGATCCGAAACATCAGTGAGCCAAAGCTTCGTGCTCTCGCCGAAATATGCGAGAAGGAGCTCTATTCGGGTTCAGACATTGCTCGACTGTTTCGAAATGTTGTTTCTCAGGCGGCAACTCAGGGAGTCGAAAACAATACGTTTGTGAGGTATGTCTTCCCGACAAAAACTGGACAAAAGTATGGAACATACTTGAGCACACTTTCTCTCAGCCCAGACGATCTTCTCAAGTCTTTCCAAAAGAGTCGAATGGACTTTAGGTTTTTGGAATCGCCCCGCATTCTCATGGTCAACTTTGCCCAGAGAAATTTTTTGAATAAGTCTGTCTATCCGATCCTCAACCTCAACGATCCGAATATTCACGATGTCTTTCTCGAGTTCTTTGATGCTCCATCTTTTCCACAAAAGATGGTTGTCATTTCATCATATATCACAGAAATTCATCAACAAGAGCAAAGTCTCCTTCCAGAGATTCCTCCCGAACTGTACGCAGGCAAAAGACTAAAACCAAACGCCAGAAAACAGCAGAGAATTCTTTACAAAGTCATCGAAAACCATCTCCTTTCAAAGGGGTATGACATGACCGTTTTACAGGACATGCCTTGGCAACAGCTTGTGAGTCTTGTGGACAATGCAGAGATCATGCAACTTCTGACCTTGTTGACCATACCGGGGATGAAGCGGGTCGAGGAGTTTTACGTCGCGACAGAGATCGACCTCGAGCCGGGAACGGCAAGAAGGTTGTTGGACTACTCAAAGGCAGCATGGGCAAAACTCACAGGAGGAGAATACGACGAAAGAAAAAGTCGAGAAGAGAAACGCAGAGAATTCTCAAACCTCGTGAAGCTTTTGTCTTCTGGAAGGAGCAGTTTGCTGACGACTTGGGGAAGTGCTGTTGGTGCGGCTTTCGAGTATCCCGTCAAAGACAGTTCTCTGCTTTTTGAGTTTTTGTTGAGGCGAAGTGTGAATATCCCCTACTCTGTTTTTGGCCTTGACATGGGACAAATTTTCCAGTGGCTTGCCGGAAGCCAACCGGAAGCTGTGGGAGTGACTGGGACAGAAGCTGGGAATTTTTTGGGAAACAAAAGAGAAGTTCCCTTTTCCCTTGTCTCTTCAAACCCTATTAGTATCACCAGACTTATGGAGAGGACAATCCCTTGTCCAGAGATTGAAACCTTTTGGAGGGGGCTTTCAGAGGCAGAGAGGCAAAAACTTGCGGATTGGTTCAATGCCTCGGGAGAGTTAGGATCAGACGATGATGTTCTCGGGAAGCTTGAGATCAAAGAGAGGACTGGACAAAAAACCTGCTTGCGTGACATCAAGCTGTTGTACTCAAAATACAACGCGGCTTCCCAAAGGGCTCTGCAAATTTCGGCCACAAACTGGAACATCACAGACAAACACTTTGAAGAGGCGAAAAAAGTTGTCAAGAGTTCTGTGGACAGAACAAGCGCCGAAAACTTGAGGAAATACGCAAAGAGTCCATCGGACTTTGTCCTTGAAAAGAAGCAGTAAAACCGAACAGGTTAATAAAAAAATGTTTGAATAATAAAAAATGGAACAAAAGATGTATGTTGTGCTTGGCGAAGAGCTTCTTCCGTCGCCGAGGGCATCCTGTCTCTTTTACTCTCCGGAAAAAGAGAAGTGCCTTGCTTATGCAGAGGAAACAGCGAGGTGTTTGGTCAAGGAACTGGATGACTGGAACTGCCTTGCCTCTTTGGAAGAGGAGGAAGACACTTGGCTGGTTTATGCCCAAAGGACGGGCTTTTTCTGGAACAGTCACCCACAGGTTCAGTCAAGGTTCTCTGTCCAGGAAGTTAGCGGGTCGTATGTTGGCAGCGTTTAAAAATACTTGATATTTTTAAATCCAAGGAAGAAAAAGAGTAAGAATGTTGTCTCAACAAGAAAGAGTTCGAATTCAGGGAGTTTTGAGGAGGCGTTTCCCAGAAAGAATTGCCGTAATTTTTCGTCCAGCAAGAGGCGAGTCGTTCTTGACTCGAGAAAAGTTCATCATTCACAAGGAAACTTCTTTTGCCCATTGCATGGCGGAAGTTCGAAAGTTTTGCCCCAGAGACAAAACCCTGACTGTCTTTAGCTCTCAGAAGAGGATGCCTCTGGCAATGACAAAGTCAATGGAGGAGCTTGTCCGAGAACACGAAGGGAATGACGAAATTCTTTGTCTTTTGTACTCTGAAGAGTCTACTTTTGGCTCTAGTACATCTTGCCCATAAAGAGCCACCAGAGGAAGATCGCAACAGCCGCAATCACAAGAATGGTGAGGATGCTGCCAGAGAACATACCCTGGAGAAGCCAAATGACAAAGAGGAGCAAAAGTACCGCCAAGAAGATTTGCATGGGAGACATTACTTTGTGAGAAATGAACCAATAAAAAATATATGAATATTTTTTTGAAAACATGAGCGAAGAGGCCGTCCAGTTGAATGAAGACCAAAGAAGGATCGTCGCTTGTCTTGAAAAGTTCATGAAGAGAGTTGCGGGACAAAACTTCCGCAAAAACTGTGTTCTTTTGACTGGCGCAGGAGGAGTCGGAAAGACAACGACCATCCGAGAGTTTTGTCTCAAAAACTTCTCGAAAGAAGAAGTTGCTCTCACATGTCCCACTCACAAGGCGGCAGAAGTTCTGAAGGAGGGAATGAAGGGATTTGATGTTGGGACAATTCATCGGTTTCTCGGTCTGCAGTTTGTGTACGACAAGGAGGGAAATGGCAAGATCAAAAGGGTGACAGAGCTCGAAAAGAGTAGATTCGTCAAGCTTCTTGTTGTGGACGAATGCTCCATGATTGAGAAGAAACTTCTAAACTACATCGCGGAATGGTCTCGTTACCACGAAACAAAGGTTCTGTTTCTTGGGGACAAACACCAACTTCCTCCAGTTGGAAGCTCGTCGTCTCCTGTTTTTGACTTGGTTTCTCCAAACAACAAACTTTGTCTCACAAAAAACATGAGGACAAATGACAACAACATCGCCTTTGCTCATCGACTTTTCCGAGAGGCTGTGGAAACACACAAAATAGAGTATCCAGACTCTTGGTGGAAAAACCCAGAGGTTGAGGATGCGTCTGTTTTTATCGTGGAAAACAGGGATGACTTTATCTCAGAGTTTATCAAAAAGAACGCGAATGAGGACGAAAGCACAGTAATTCTCGCATGGAGAAACAGGGTCGTGTTTGAGTACAACTGTGCTGTTCGTCTGCGACTCTTTGGGGACAAAAGCCGAAGCAATCCCTACATCGAGGGAGAGAAGCTGATGTTTCATGGGTACTTTATTTCGGGAGGAGAAGTCAGACACAACAGAAAGATGGGAACAAAATATCGGACATGTCAGAGAACAGTTGTTCTTTCTGTGGAAAGCGGAAAGTACGACCATCCTTGGTTTGACGATGGAATTTGGGCGTATAAACTTGTCATTAAAAATCCAAGGTTCACAGGCGTGACAGACACAATCTTCATCGTCCAGAAGAAGGACAAGAAAAAGTACGAAGACAAATGCAAGGAGATGAAGAGAGTTTACAAGGCCGCGCAACTGGGTCTTGATGTTAGTGAGGTCTCTGTCGAACAAAATAAAGAGGAAGAAGAACAGGACAGGAAGAAAAAGGAGTGGAGAGATTATTATAGAATTGCTGATAGTTTTGCGCCGCCCGTCAGCTATTCCTATAGCAGTTCGACTCATCGCTCTCAGGGAAGCAGTTATACGAATGTTTTTGTGGATATGGGGGACATATTGAGTAATTGGACGAAATCTGACGCCTATAGATGTGCATATACTGCTGTCAGCCGCAGCAGCAAAACTCTCTACATCATCTAATAAAATATAAACTTTATATTTTTGGGAAAGCGAAAGGTCAAGAGAAAGAAGACCAAAAAAACAAGATGAATTGCGAGACGAGGAAAAGGGGAAAGTTGTGTGGAAAGGAGGAATGCCAGCACTGCTTTGTCAGAAGTTTCGCGTCTGTAAAAAATTCCAGATACATGGTACAAAAAGAGCAGAATCTTCTACTAATTTCAAAACAGAGCAGCGAGAGGTTTACATTCCAGTGCCCGAAATGCGAACACGTTTTTGACGCTAGACTTTATAATATCACAGCAGGACATTTTTGTCCTTTTTGTACAAACGGCAAACTTTGCTCTTTGGAGGATTGTTCGCGTTGTTTCCAGAGGAGTTTTGCAAGTGACAGCCACTCGAAATTCTGGAGTTCGAGTAAAAATAGCCAGAGTCCAAGAGAAGTATTCAAAATCTCAGGGAAGAAGTTTTGGTTCGACTGTGGGAAGTGTGGGCATTCTTTTGAGGCTATGTTGAGCAACGTCGTAAAAGGATGGTTTTGCCCGTTTTGTGCAAACCAGAAGCTTTGCAGCGCGGAAGATTGCGGGATGTGCCTAAAAAATAGTTTCGCAAGTCGAGAAAGGGCTGGGGATTGGTGTTACGAAAAAAATAAAGTCAAACCGAGGGATATATTCGCGAACACTCTCACAAAGTACTGGTTCAACTGTGGGAAGTGTTCCCATTCGTTCGAAACAAGCGTCGCCGGCGTGTCCAGGGGAAGTTTTTGCCCATATTGTTCGAATATCAGCCTTTGCAAGTCCAATGACTGTGGGCATTGCTTCAAAAGAAGTTTCGCAAGTAGCGAAAAAGCAGGCCAATGGTTGTACGAGAAAAACGAGAAGACGCCAAGGGAGGTGTTCATCAGTTCGGGAAAGAAATTTTGGTTCAAATGCCACGTTTGTACTCACTCTTTCGAAATAAGCCTGAACGTTATTTCTTCCGCTGGTTGTTTCTGTCCTTTTTGTTCTGGTGTGAGAATGTGCTACGAGAGCGATTGCGAAATGTGTTCCCGGAGGAGCTTCGAAACTCACGAAAGATCAAAGTATTGGTGCCACGGCAAAAACAGCAAGTCGCCGAGGGAAGTTTTCAGATTCACTCAAGAAAAATTCTGGTTTGAGTGTGAGAAAAAGCACAAATTCTGTCGTGGTTTGGGTACGATATCTAACGGCAATTGGTGCCCTTTTTGCAAGAACAAAAACAGAGACAAAACTCCTCGAATTCCTTGAGAGCAAATTCGAGGGAGTGGTACATCAGTTCAAAATTTCGTGGTGCAAGAACCCAGAAACAGGAAAATATCTGCCTTTTGACTTTTGTATCGGGAAAACCATCGTTGAGATGGATGGAAGACAGCATTACGAGCAAGTATCAAAGTGGAAGTCCCCAGAGGTCACACAAAAGAACGATAGGTACAAGGAAGAGTGCGCAGTAAAAAATGGTTACTCTGTTCTCCGAATTTTGCAAGAGGATGTTTGGAACGATAAGATAGATTGGAAAAAACTTTTGCTTGAAAATATCAAAGAGTATGAAACACCGGTCGTGAAGTGTCTTTGGGAAGGAGAAGCTTACGGGGACTAAAAATATTTTGAACAAAATATTTTTTATGGATACAACGTCCCGTATCAACACCATCGCTTCCAATCGGTGCTACCCAATCCATCATTTTCCGGTCTTTTGCACGGAGCACGGTCGGGCGCCAGATTGTCCCATGGATTTATCGGGCCTGCAACCGTGCTACAGGCATAGATATTATCGATCTCACCAGTTTTTATCTGAACAAGGCTTGGCGGCAACCACGGGCGAGTAAGATTTTTCCTGTACTCATACTGAGGCATACCTCCTCCTCCTGAAAATGGTTGGAATGAACGACCCAAATATGCGGAACCCACATAACGAGTGGGGCACCCCAAGCCCCAGTTTAGCTCATAAATATTTCCGTGGTTTGTGATCTTCGGTCCTCCCTGAAAAGTCATATCTTACTTATCGAAAGAAAAAATACAAACTCTGTGTTTCAAAATAAAAAGCTTTGAATTTGAACAAACATGTCTGACGCTTGGTATACTTCGACTGATTCTGTCCTTCTCTCCCGCAACTGGTTTGAGGATGCGAAAGGAGACCGAGTCAGCCCTCCCGAAGAGCCTTCTCTTGTTATTTTGTCAGAATCTGATTTTTACGCAGAGAATGGTATGCTGAAGGGAAAGGAAACTCCGCAGAATAAGGACATGACCGACCAGGCCAGGGAGGAAGCCTATAACGCCTATGTCGCTCAACGGAAGGAGACTTATGCCAATGAAAGGAAGGCCTATCAACAGGCTCTTCAGTCTCTGACTGAAAAATCTGTTGTGATTGGAAGGTACTTCACTCCCATCATTTGCCCTCAAGATGACATTGTCTCGAGCGAGCCACAGGGAAGGAAGTTCCGAATTCCATCTTCTCTTTTTCCTCTTTGTCCAAGCCTTTCGTGTCTTTCAGACTTTGAAGCAGATGAAACTGTGTCTCACACAGAGGGAGAGGTGGATACAAACAATGAGTGCCCGACGATGCCATTCCACTACATCTACTGCGTGACTGCGTTCCAATGGCTTGCTTGGTTGGATGCAAACAAGGGAGCAACTGATCTACAGAAGATGGAGATGATGACCAACCTTTTGAAGGAAAACTATGAGAAGCTTCCCGAAGAGGAGAGGAAAGAGATGGAGACAAAGAAGGAAAGTGCTCTGAAACTTCAAAGGGAGAACAACCCGCTTGTGGACTCTTTCACCCACACACAAAGGTTCATCATTCTCGAGGACCTTGCGGACTATCTTGGAAGTACCGACCTTTATGAGTGTGCGGGAATGTGCGGTGCAAAGGCTGTCAAAGGCTTCACCATGAAGGACTTTCGGATTCTTAAGAATGTAAAGGACCAATTCAGCTATGCGAGAAAGTTGGAGATTTTGGAGGAACTTTCTTGGCTCAATGTAAAGGACGTTGTGATCAACTAAATTGTTTCGGAAGATGTGTAAATATGAATATATTTTTGTGCAAAAAATATGCAAGTTGTTGACGCGATGGACCACTACACTTATGGACTTTGCTCCCTTGGCAAGAGGAAGAGTGAAGCAGTGGACAACCAACGCAAGAAGCTTTTGACTGAACAGATGGCTTTGGATGCAAAGGTTACAAACACTTTTGGGTATGATGACACTTTGCAACTTCGCCAGGTTTTGAGGCAGAGACTTGCCCATATTGAGGAGATGAAGAGGATGTTGAGGGAACAGTTGGAGCAGAAGGAGGCTCAAAAGGAAGCGGTTCAAGACGAGAGAGTTTTGCACGAGTTTCTTGTGGCTTGTGAAATGGCTGGGATGAGACCAGACTCGGGTGCTGTGGAGCGCTTTACACAGGCAAGAAGGAAGTTTGTAGTTGCAAAGAGACAACAATAAAATATTTCACGAAATATTTTTATAGTCTAGCGATGTGAGAAGAGTTTTTATCCAATTCTCCTCTTGGTCAAGAGTTTGGAGCTGATGTTGAATTTTGGCAATGTCCCTTACCAACGTCTTTTCCATCTCCTCGAGAATGTTCATTGTCTGAAAGGATGACATTTTATATGTTTAAAATTTGTGCTTAATATGGACCATGTTCAATAAAGAAAGCTCCGTCAATATCCTTACCGGTTACCCTGTCCCTCTTTCCAGCGGTTGTCAGAATTCTGGCTTTCTCCAGAAGACGAACCGTCATCGACTCCACAATGACTTGCAAAATATCGAGAGCCTTCTCGCTGAAGCGAACATCGGCGTAACCGGCACCGATTTTGACAGCGGATTCCTGGACGATATCTCGGAACCTCGCCTTTGGAATGATAAGGCAAGTTTGTTTCATCTGTTTCCGAACTTCTTGCGTACCTGTCTCTTTTCCTTTGAGCTGGCTACCCGATCCATCCTGGCGACACGAAAGGAACACAGAGCCTCGAGTTCCAGACTCTCCCTTTTTGGGTACAGCGAAAACGGGAATATGAAGCATTTCTGCAGCCTTGAGGACATCCCCCTTCAAAAGGGTTGACCTATTGGCATACTGCATGGTCATTAGAGCCCTCTTGAGAATCTTGTCAATCTTCATTGCGACATATCCACAGATAGGTTCGAAAGTGTCTGAAGAGGCAGTGCGCGCACCGGCCTTTTTCAAAAGATGTTGTGTGGTTGCCTTGGGGAGACGCGTCTCTCCGCGATTAAGAAAGCTTGATAGTGCTCGGGCGCTCATTACAGAAATGAGTCGAAAGAAACTTTTGTCAAAAAATTTGTTCTCAAATGTCTTCTGTGTAATATTTTTTAAAATATTTTTCTTGTAGACTTTTGTAATGGCGTCAGAAACAAAAGAAAAGTCGACTAACCCCAAAAAGAAGGAACTCAACTTTCGAGTGGGTATCTCCGCGATCACAAAAGATGTCTCCCCGAGTCTCGGAACTACTGCCGAAGCCCTCGAGGAGTTGAACAACATCTCGTTGTATATCGGAAAATGCGTTGCTAAAGGCGCCGCGATTATCGTCGACAAGGAGAGCAAAACCATCAACGGGCGCGCTGTCGCTCTTGCGGCGCGCGCATCTTTTCCGGATGAACTCGGGGATAAATCTTTCGAAAAGGCAATGGGAGCCATCAAAACTTCCAAGAAAGCGGGAGAGGCCAAGGGAGCGCGCTCGGAAAAGGCTGGTCTTATGATTTCTGTCGCGAGAGCCGAACGTTTGATCCGAGAACATGGCGGTTGTTCGCTTTCGTGTTTGCTGAGTCCGCCGGGAATTGCTCTTGCCGCTGTTATCGAATATGTTGTCACTGAAGTTATTATGGCCGCGGCTCTCCGAGCATCGGATTCGAAAAAGGTTCGTTTGGCCGTAAAACATATCCAAGAAGCGGTACACGAGGATACAGAGCTGATGCAACTTTTGGGTAAGGGTGTCTTCTCTGGTGCAGGTGTTCATCTTCACAGAGGTGAACGCGCACGCAGGGCCCCCACAAAAAAGCCGGCTGCCAAAGAAGGCGCCTGCCGACAAAGAAACCCCGCCACGAAAAAGCCGGCTGCCAAGAAGGCGCCTGCGAAGCGAGCCCAAAAAAAAGAGTAGTAGATCCAGCGGGGAAGCTGGGCTCTAGTTTGAAAGACCCTGAAGGCAGAAGTCCCTTTTATTAGAACCATCCCCTTTGTGATGGATGTGTTTGGTGGTGGTGAATTGTCCATGGACTTTGACGACACTGAAAAGGTAGTGAGTTGACCAAACAACATCCATCTTTTTCAGACTCTTGTGGTGTTTTATGAGAAGAAATGCAAATTGGTTGCCAATCTCCTCCTCTTCCGCGTTCAAAGCGATAAGTACTCCAGTTGGTTCCAAAAAACAGAGATCCTATCGGAACTCTCATTCTTTTTCCAAAAGTCGTACGAACATCTCCTTTCCTTGTTCCGACAAACCACATCGGTACAAAACTTTGTGTACCCGTTGCCATTCCCGAAGAAATTGCGGCAACATAAGTTTGGCTTCTATCGGGCTCATCTGTAAATGCGGACATTACAATATTTTTTGTGTAAAAATATCTTATTGTCCTACCAAGAAAAATATTCAGGCTTTTTATAAAGTCCAGAAAAGCCCTCGAGGAACAAGGAGGGCGAAATTCCCCTGCAGACCTCCTTTCCTTGAAAAAGTCCACAGTCTTTCAAAGTCCTCGCCAAAAGCTCAGAACAAAAAACTGTCTTGTCATTGTTTGATCTGCCCAAAAAATAGGCAAACATACACTCGTCCATAGAAAGGTCAAAGTTTTTCTCTGCCGACTGCACAAAGGAGGTGCAGTCGATCTCTTTTTTGATCCGAACAATTGCCCCCGTTTTATAGCCCTTGTAGCGCCGAAGCTTTTGTTCAAAGGGAATCATTCTCGGACCCTTTTTCTTTCCCTGACCAATGTCCGCTTCCCAAAGAAAAAGTTTGTCCTTTATACGGACAACCATCGCACAGTGGCTAAACTCGCAGTTTGTAAGAAAGGAGATGATCCTTTCAGGGAATGTCTTGCCCGACAGGAGAAGAACGTCTCCTGTCTTGAGGGAGGAAAAGTCAAGATTGCCGAAATTCTCTCTTGGTTTTTTGGAGAAGAAATAGGCAACGACAAAAAACAAGAGGAAGAGAATCAGCAGAAATGCAATCAGGCAAAGCGGAAGCAGCATTATTTTTTGTCTTTGTAAGATTTATCATCAAGAAGTAATGTCGGGTGGGATATCTACCTCTTCTTGGGAGTGAAACTCAGGAACCTCTGCCTTATTTGGACCAAAAAGCAACCTATTCTCGCAACTATACGGGGTCAATGCCGAGCATGTACGAGACAGACTATACAAAGACATACGTTCCCACAAACTCTTCGGATATCTTTGGGTATTCAAAACCTATCGGAGAAACAATCATCGGAAATATGTATGAACCCGAGGAAAACTCCTTTTTGGAGAATGATGTGGGCGCGCAAACTCCAGTCAAAGACTCTGTTTCGAGGCACTACGGAATGACTAGACAGGTAAAGGAAGATTTTGAATACGAGGAACCAGAAGTGACAGAGATCGACCCAGAAAACGTAAACATCACAGTGCAGGAGGCGCCAAAGAAACAAAAGATCATCTTCAGACCTGTGATCGTTTTTATGCTTTTTGTCGCCGCCTGGTTCGTTTCAAGCCTTTGGGTGGAAATTGCAAGCAGAGCCTTGGACAAGTGGTTCTACAACAGCAGAGTGAAAACTCTCACTCTGATGGTGATGGTGGCCATTGTTTTCACTGTCCTCTTGGCTCTCTCGGCGTACTGGACAGGAGTACCTTTCATCACCTTGGAACAAGCATAAATTTAGAAAAAATTTATATAATCCTCAAAACATGTCCTGATAAACTCGTCCTTTGGGGACTTTAGAAAAATATTGTCTCTTTTGGGAGAACCTCTCATGAAATTTGTTGGGTCCAAACAAAGAGAGATGGAATCCACAAAAACAGGACACTTTACACCAAACTTTACAAGCCATGCGAGCTGTTCACCGTCCATCTCTTCGATCTGAATGGACTCCTCTGTCTCTGAAGCAGCCAGCACAGCGGAACAATCAGCGTTTGCGATCTTCATACTTTTTGTACCAGGAAGGCTTTTCTCTTTCTGAAACAGCAAGTGACAATATGTTATTTTCCACAACATATTCCCTCAAAAGCTCCGAAAGTTCTGCGATAATCTCGAAAGGATCAACTTCTTTCTGTTCAACCAAAGGCTCCGAAAGTGCATCAGCCAAGGTCTTTGGCCTTTCCTTGTTGACAGACGACAGAGTTTCCGCAAGAGTCTCTTCTTTTTCTTTCACAAAGTTTTCCGGTTCCTCTGGGTCTTCTCTTTCGACTCCATCCAAAAGGAAAAGAAGCCAGTTTCCATATTTTTGTTGTTCCCAAATTTCTCGAGAAAGAAAATATATTTTTTGTTCGAGCAGTCTTATCGGTACACCAGGCAGACTCATTCTTAAGAATTGATAGCAACAGAAAGCAAAACTTTTTCAAGATTACAAGATGGTCAACACTTTTCTTCCCCATGCGGATTTTGCCAAGTCTGCAAAATCCTTGGATAGCAGACGCCTAAACAAGCAGATCATCGAAGCTTACCAAATTCTGACCATTCTTGAGGATCTTTGGTACTTGTCCATCCATTTCAACGACCCGCCTCCTGTCCTCGACAAAAGCACAAAGAAAAAACTTTGCAAGTCCTTTGTGTTGAGATGCGAATGGATCAAAAGCTTCTCAAAATTTTACAGAAAACAGGAAGAAAAGTTGACAAGAGACTATGTCATCATTTTGAAGGGGAAGGACATCGCGTCGGGAAAGAAGGGTCTCCAAATAAACCTCGGCTTTTGTTGCCATCCTGCCACCAAGATGTGGTTTGGTTACGAAAGGGCTCTGAGGAAATATATCAACGCCTGCATTTCGGAACTTGGAAACAGAACGACAAAGGATGGAAGTTCTTGGAACCTCCCAAAGCAGAAAATCCGCGTCCAGAGAACTGTCGAGATACCCTGGTGGTGTGGACTTTACGAATTTCACCAAAGTCACAAGGCCGCTCTTCTGAGGAAAGAACCCATGTCTTATCAAGAGTTTGCAGACATGGACGATAAGGAAAAGGAGATGTTGTATTTTTGGCCTGGAGACTTTGACGCAGAACAACTTTATAAAAAATTCTAAATTTTTTATGGATCAATAAGCAGAGGGATAGGCATCATATTCGCTGCTGTTGTAAGGGATAATTTTCTCTCCCACAAAAGAAAAACCGGCTTTTTGTTCGGGAGGAATCTCTGGGAGAGCTTTTTGGATCTGTTCCTCCAGAGGGTTGGGCGGAGGAGGTGGAATTTCGTTGACCTTGGGAGGTTCCTCAACTTTTTCTTCCTCTTCAAAAGAAAGACTAGGGAGAGAGATAAACTTGATGACGTGCTTTTGCACAGGAGAGCCGTTCATGACATAGCCCAGAGCCTGAGTGAGAATGGCAAAGCCATTTTGAATCTTCTCTCTCGACACTCGGGTGTAAGCGTCCTTGAGTTCTGACTCTCTTTTCTCGACAATGACGATCACAGCCTTTTCGGCATTTTTCTTTCCCTTGACCATTGCAAGGGCCTCGCCATCCACAGTCAAGAGGAAATCATCCTCAGACTCAATACTGTAAAGGTTTTCAGAGAGAAGTGTTTTGGTTGCCATTAACTTTCACACTTTGAAATTTTATAAATTTTATGTGTTATTCAAGACCGCTATGTTGTGCCTTTTTATGGCTGGCATTCACAACTTTATTTTGCCTATGGGTTACAGGCGCGAAAGGTCGCCATGCGGCTGATCTTTTTATCTTGTGTTTTGTTGGATGTTGCACATCGTCTTTCCTCTCCTTGCTATTTGCTCTTTCTGTGGTTTTGGAAAGTATTCGAGATTAAAAAGCCAAATAGTAACAATGTCTCAAACAAAGGCGTACGCAGAGATCCTCTCGAAACCCGAAGAGTTCAAACAGGCAGAGAGGGATCTTTTGTACAAAACAAAAATGGATGAAAAAGAGATCAGTAGAGAGAAAGCCCAAGAAATTCTCTCTGCTTTTGAGAATTTGTGGAACATAAAGGCTGCACTAACATTCTAAAATATATTTGATCAAATATATGGGAAGGTACAAGTTCAAAAAGTTTGTGTTGCCATCGGGAAAAACTGTGTATGTCCAGGGTTACGAGGACAGGTATCTCCCCCTTCTGCTTTCCGAGTTTTCAGAGTCTGAAATTCTTGTTTGCGAAGAAAGTCCCTATTTTGTTCCGTACAAGTGGTACGGAAAGACCAGAAAATACCTCCCCGACTTTTTCATCCCTTCAGAAAACCTTTTTATCGAGGTGAAGAGCGAGTACACCTTTTCTCGGAAGAAGGCCTTTGAAAGAAAGACAAGGGCAAAGCTCGACGCCTGCAACTCCCTTGGTTATCGCACGAGGCTCGTGGTGTACAAGAATAATTCAAAAAATATATTTCTGTTCGAGGAAAAAGAGGGAAGGTTAAGATGTCATTCAAAAAAGAAGGAAAATGGCTAGTCTCCCGCTATCAGTTGGAGGGCGCACAGCAGAAAACAGAGGCCATGAACGATGCGATAATTACTTGCTGTTTCACGGGAACTAAAGAGGTTGAAAAAGAGGGAAACACCTTTTACATTTCCTCAAAGGGGAAGAAGTCGCAGTTTATCTTGTGTTTTGTGATGGCAAAGATCAGCCCGACATATGCAACATTTTTGTACGAACCTTTTTCTGGCGGGACTTTAGAAGCCTACGCACCATCTCGAGACTTTGAGTTTTCAAAAGCCGTGAGGTTGGCAAAGCACATGTGCAAAGCCGTTGCTTTTATCCATGAGCTCGGCGTGTACCACAGAAACCTCACACCTCGGTCTTTTATTATTATTCTTGCAAACAAAGAGGGAAAAATAAGCTCCACAGCAAAATTGTGGAAGTTTGGGAATTGCAGACCCCTCCACAATAGCGAAAACATCAGCCCAGTCTATGCCCAAAAAACAGACTACACAGCGCCAGAGGATTCTGGAAATATTGGAATTGAGGACTTGCCCCGAGCAGACATCTACGGCCTGGGTCGTTGTCTTGAATATCTTTTTTCTCGAGGGGGCAAGAAAAAATGTGTTGGGACAAAAGATCTCTGTTCTTTCTTGAAAAAGATGACAAATAAAAATGCTCGCCTGCGGCCGACAGCGCTCGAGAGCGTGAATTTTTTTGAGAATGTATAAAAATAATTATATTTTTATCCTCGTGTCCACATCCAAACTCCATTGAAAAGCCTCCACCTTCCCAGGTCCCATACAGGTGTGGCAGTTTTCATAAACTTCCACCCGGAAAAGTTCACAGAACGCGGTGTGTAGTCGTACAAAGACGTGTAAAGCGCAAGGGGATACCCAGAAGTTCCGACGGGGAAGTAGTACGCAAAACCTTCCCTCTTGCTATCCCCAGCGTCCTGTTCCTTGATGACCATCATTTGGATTCTTCCGTCGTTTGACGCGTTTTGAAACTCTGCCTCTGTCATTTCATATGGACTTTTGTCAGCACAAGACATGAGCTTTTTGAGTTGTTCTAGGATCTGCTCTTCCTGTGTGTACCCCTCTCTGCTGATTTCAACAGCAGAGGGATTTCTAAAGAACACAAGCCAGATAATAAGCCCAACAATAAAAAGCAAAAGCACCCAATTCAGAATGTTCAAATCGGGCAGTCTGCAAGTGTTGCTCATTACTTTGATATTTTTACACAAAAATATCTTAGTGTCTCTCATCCCCAATATCAAGCTCATCGTCCCCTACATCAAGAGGCTCGTCCTCGTCGCTTTCACTGTCTGATTCCTTTTCTTTGTCCTCCTCGTCCTTTTGCAACGGGATGTTTCCCACATCCATCTCCCAACCCATCTCAACACAAAGCGCCTGCTGCGCCTCTGTCAAGGCCAAAAGTTGTCCATCAGCAGCCTCAAACCCAATAACCTTTGACTTTGTCTCTTCATCAAACACAAGACCGTGTTCAGTATGGACCAGGTTTCCAGACTTTTCAGACTTTTGCAGCCTGTTTGTCGAAATTTTGTTCAGGTATCCCTCGAGTTTTGAGTTTTTTATGGAAGTGGTCTCTTTCTTGTCCTTTTTCGCACCAGAGACAGCAAAGTCAACCTCTTCTTGGGTTTTTCTGAGCCTTTTAACATGGGATGGGCAGTACATTTTCCCATCAATCTCCTCTTTCGCACCAAGTCCGCAAGGTTTTCCTGTGCTGAGAGTGAAGCCTGCACATTGGACCTTTTCGCGTTTCTCGGCAACCTTTCTGGGTCTTGTGGGCTTTTTAGTGGCTGTGGGTGCAACTCCAAACTCTGAAAGAGCCGCGTCCATGTCTTCCTTTTTAATCTCAAACTTTACGCACAAAAACTCAACAAGTGCGTTTTTCCTGGACTCGTATTCTTTCTCAATGACAGCCTTGATGTTTTCAAAACCAGACATTTTTGTTTTCTATAAAACAGACAACCTCTTTGAACGATTTATTTCTTCACAAGAAATAAAATTTATTAGAAGTCAAATTCCTTTTCACTGTCCCCGTCTTCCTCTTCCTTCTTTGACTTGAGCTTCTTTGCTTCATCGACCTTGCGCTTGAGGAACTTGTCAAAACCAGTCCTCGGGTTCATGTAGCCAATGCTGTGTTCTTCGCAGTACTTGACGCTTTCATCATCAAGTTGCACAACATTGTCCCCATCCATCATCGCGATGACTGTCTTCCCATCAGCTGGGTCCACAACAAGGCTGGTCTCCTCGTCGTAAAACAGACCATCCTCTGTCTCCACATTAAACTTGAGGGGCTCCTGTTCCTCCTTCTCCTTCGGCTTCTCTACAACTTCCTCCTTCTTCTGCTTCTTGGACTTTGTCTCTTCCTTGGGCACTTCCACTTCCTCATCTTCTTCTTCCTTCTTTGGCTTCTCTACAACTTCCTCCTTCTTCTTGGGCTTTGTCTCTTCCTTGGGCTTGGGGGCGACATCCTTGGAAGAGAGCTTCTTGACGACTGGCTTTTGGACAGGTTGATCATCTTCAGACTCTGCGGTCTCAGACTCAGAGGAAGACTCCTTTGTAACCTTCTTCGGCTTTTCCTTGCTGGGTCGCTTGGTAACCTTGGCCTTGGGCTTTTCCTCTTCAGACTCATCATCTTCAGACTCATCCTTTTGCTTCTTGCCCTTGGCGTCCTTCAGCTTCTTCGAGGGAACCTTCTTTGGCTTCTCCTCTTCCTCAGAGTCTGACTTGTCCTTCTTACCCTTGGCCTTGCTGGGGCGCTTGGTAATCTTGGGCTCATCCTCTTCGGTCTCATCATCGTCAGAGTCCTCCTTTTGCTTCTTTCCCTTGACCTCCCTCAGCTTCTTGGATGAAGGAACACGAGCGAGCGGCTTCTTCTTGGGCTTTTCCTCCTCCTCATCTTCCGAGTCACTTCCCTTCTTCTGCTTCTTCGAAACAGTGCGCTTCACAACCTTCTTGGGAGCCTTAATCTCCTCTTCCTCGTCAGAAGAAACATCAGTGTCCGACTCAGAGTCTGCCTCAGAACCAGAGACATTGTCATCATCCTTGTCCTTCCTCAGGTCCTTGACAACGAAGATGAACTTGGGGCAGTCCTCCTTACCACTGACATACAGGTCATCCTCGAACGAGTACAACTTCTCAGTCTTCTTCGCCTTGGTACCGAGCCTTCCAGTACTCACATTGTAGTAATACTGCTTGTCCTCGCCCTTTGACTTCTTCTTGGCAGCGTCAATGTTCTTCTGAACAACCTTCATATCCACCTTGACCGAAGAACTAGAGGACTTCTTGGGGGTGGGAAGGGACTTGGCAGGAGCAGGCTTCTTCTTGACTGTCTTCGGGGGCTGGCTGTCGTTGAAAAACTCATCAATAGCAGTCTTCACAAGTTCAGCCTCAACATCAAGAGACTTGGAAACATACTCAACGAGCTTCTCGCAAAACTCAGACTCAGTGAAAAGCTTAGCAAAGACGCTGGAGAAAGCAATGTTGGAAGTAGACATATTGTTGTTGTTTTAGTTGCAAAACACAAGACACTAAACTTTCATCTTTTGTTCTTTCAAAACTTCGATTGAACCTTTGACTTAGAATTTTCTTTTTGACATAAGAAAATATGCAGAGTGAAAATTTTGAAGTTGGTGTTCACAACCGACAGACACAGAGTTCCGACCCAGACCTAAACTCTGTGTTTTCAAAGCTTTCAGACGGAGAGATCACACTTGACGCGAATTATCAGAGGGATATGGTGTGGCCAGAGACAAAACAGAGTATGTTGATAGACAGTATTTTTTTAGAGATGTACATACCCGCCCTTTTGTTTTCGTACAGAGAGGGTCTTTTCTTTTGTGTTGATGGTAAACAAAGGCTTCTTTCTGTCCAGAGGTTTATGTCCAATGAAATTCCCTGGAAGAGAAAAAGCGGGAACGTTTGGTACTCTTCTGTTCCTGAAAAAAAGACGGGCGTCGCTCTAAACGAACAGCAAAGAAGATGGTTCAACTCAAGGTCTCCCATGCGCTTTGTGACTTTTTATGGCCTCGAGGAAAAAACAGAGATGCAAATGTTCCAAAGAATCCAAGACGGAATGCAACTCAAGTATACAGAAAAACTTTTGGCAAGTCAAAATCCCATCGTGAGATACTGTGTGGATAACCTGCAAATTCTTTATGGGGACGAAATGGACAGTCTTCGCTCAAACAAAAGGAAAGAACACATTCTTTTGTTCCTCAGAGTTTGTTTTTTGTGCAAACACGGTGCCGACCCAAATGTTCTTTCGGCCAAAAAAATTCAAGAGTTTATGGAAATTCAGGACTTGGAAGAAATAAAGGAAGATGTGGAGGAAGTTTTGTCTTTTCATGGACCAAATGTGAATGTTTACAAAAAGAAACCTCTGTGGTTTTTTGTCGCGACGTGTATCTGGTTGAAAGAAAGGGATGAAGCCAAAACTTTAGAAATTTTGCAGAGAATGATGAAAAGTTCAAAGTTGGATGGAAAGTTGAACAAGAAAAACATCTCTCAACTTTTTGCAGATCTATAGAAAAACATTTGACGAATGTTTTTTGCTGGTGAGTGCGATGAAATTTGCGAATTTAACAACTTTTTGTTTGCTGTCAGAAAAAATATTTTTGTTGTGTAAAAATATTTCAGGTCCAAACAAAAAGTTGCTGTTTGTTGGCGAAAAATGCAAAGTCTGCAAAATGCACAAGTGCTGACACCCTCTTGGAATTTTACAACTTTTTGTTTGTTGTCAGAAAAAAATATTTTATCTTGCAAATATTTTTTAGTCACAAACAAAAAGTTGTTGTTCTTTCACAAAAAATGCAAAGTCTGCAAAACGCCAGAGTACAAATTGGCGCTCTCGGCTCTTCTGGATACGGCGACTTTTTGTTTGCCTTCAAAAAAAATATTTTTGTTGTGTAAAAATATTCTGGTGGGTGATAAAATTTGTTCGTTGCTCAAAAAGTTATGACTGTTTTTCCGCCAAAGACGAGAACTCTTGTTGCAGCTCCTTCATCTTTTGTTCATTATTCGGGGATAGCTCAATGCCATCGCAAATCAGGTGGTAAAGATTTTCAAAACCCTTTCTGTTTTCCTCACGAAGCATCATGAGTTGGTATGCAGCAGTCATCTTAATCTCCGAAACACAAAGATCCAAGCACATCTCCCTTTCGTAACTCCCATAAGGCCCCGTCGTTTTCCATTTCCATTCCATAGTATCACCGTTCTTTTTGATCTTAACGTTCATCCGAGTTGCTTCTGTGCATTTTGTGTGTGCAACAATCACGTCTTCGGCCATCTTTTGGTAATAAACTCTCCATTGGTTCGTACCGATTCGCTTGTGGATATCTTGCGTAAAAAGATTAACCTCTTTCAAAAGTTCGTCGGTCATTTTCAACATTTTTGTTGCAAAATGTTGAAAAATTTCAACTTATCCAAGACGAGTCACGTTTAGGGAAAAACTCTTCTTTTACACAGACACCGTTCTGCCATAATCTTGTCCTTTTGTACCCCGCGCGCCAAAGGCGCTCCGAAATGCCGTGTTTCACACCATTTTTCCACTGGACCGTACCATAGACAAAGCCGTCGTGACCAGGGTAGATCTCAAGTCCGTCAAGTTTACCATCGCAAAAGTTTCTTTGACTATGAACTTCTCCAAAATAAATTATCCTTTCCATTCCGTGCTTTTTCCACATTTGGAAGTCTGTGGTTCAGCCTCGTCTCTTTGCAGTGAAAGGTCAGATAGTTCTCTTTTTTCGGCATTGTTCCTGTTGCGATCGGAAAATGCGATGACGTCCCTTTTTGACAGATAACGCTCCATCTTGTCTCAATAAAAAAGTATACTTTTTTATTGTTCTGCCAGCGAGAAAAAATGAGTTTTCAGTTCCTCCATCTTCCGCGTGTTATCTGGGGAAAACTCGACCTCTTCACGAAAAATTCGTTTAATCTCATCAAAGTGCCTATTCACGTCGATCCTTAGCTTCATACTTTGGTAGAGAAGAGATGTTTCTATCAAGTCGATAACTCCCTTGAGAGCTTCCTCTCTTGTTGTTTTGGGTGTGTAGCCAATTCCAAATCCCCAAAAAAGTTTTCCGTCCTTGAAATTTATCTCGACAGTGACACGACCTTTGGCATGTGTGGACAAGGGTCGAAATTCAAGCTGTGAGGCTTTTCCTTGGTAGACCTTATGAAAGGGCCAAGTCTTAATACCAAGCTCCTTTTTGACCTCATCAATAAATTTTTGCATCTCTTCGTCTAAACACTGCATCGTTTCATAAAACTTTTGCTAAAAGTTTTTTTATTCTATTTACCTCGACCTCTCCTTGACTTTCTTTGCACCCTTCATTTGCAACTCTTTGGCAGGCAAAGTCTCTTCTCCGCGAACATAGAGCTTACTGTAGTAAACATGACCAGTCTCTTTGTCCCAAATAGTTTCATAGCCATGTTTGAGCCCATTCTTGTAGGAACATGTCAAGCGCGTCGCTTCGTCGATGACGAGCAGCACAGAGCCGTGCGCCTTGCCAAACTTGTACTGCTTTGTTTTCATCAAAGTGCTTCCGCAAAAAAGGTACTTTGTGCCGTGTCTCATTCCATCGACATAGGGAGTGATGAAAACACCAAGAGTCTTTGGGCACCTCTCAACCTTGAACTCAACGCTCATCTTTTGAATGCAAAAGAAAAAAATATATGAACTCATATATTTTCATTATGCGCAATACACTTCTGCTCCCTCAAAGTCAATGACCTTGTACCTTTGTGTTTTTTCATCAAACAGAACATTTCCCGCGTGAAAGTCCTTGTGTTCAAATCCGAGCTTTTGCAGTTTCCTCGCCAAGAGAAAAACCTCTTTCCTCACATTTTGTGGGAAGATGCTGGGTGGAAACGTCAAGTCAAACAGCTTCTTGTCGCGAAGCATGTCGAAAGAAGAGTTCATAAACTCTCCCGGGTTTCCGTAGATCTGCTCCAGCGACTTTCCGTACCTCTTCACTCCGAGAAAGACAACGGAATGATCCAACTCGTAGTGCATGTCTGGATAGTAGACAGTGAACGAAAAGACAAGACCTTGCCGCAAAAGGCGCGGGCAAAGGCCTGTTCCCTTCAAAAACTTGTAGAACTCTGTCTCTGGATGGTCTTTTGTCTGTTCGTAGACACGGACAACCTTGAGGTATTCATCCTTCATCTCCCTCGGCGTAAGGCGCTCAATCTCTTGTCCAACCCATTCGTCAAGTTTATCTTGTGCTTCATGGATATCTTCCCCAGAAAAAGTAAAAGTTTGTCCGTGGGCGTACAACTCAATGACCGAAGACATGATGTGAAAAAAGTTGACCTTTGTTCCGAACCAAATGAGATTTTTACGAAAGAGTTGAAAAACTTTTGCAAAGAGAATAATGTCTTTTGTTCGAGATGACCTTTACATCGGAAAAGAAGAAGCAAAGAAAGTTTTTGGAATTCAAAGTGAAGAGGTTGACCTTTTGCAGGAACAAACGGGTCTGAACGAAGAGGAAGCGATCTCAAACTTGATAGAAAGTGAAGGAAATGTTGAGCTTGCTCTCTTAAAAATTCGCAAAAGGTTCGTTCTTGTTGAGAATGGTTCAAAAATATACTAATATTTTTGTGAAAGTTCCGCAAAGTGCCCAGAGATCTCTTCTATTTTTTCCTCGTTGTTTGGAGAAAGTTCCACGCTATCACGAAGAAATGCAAACAACTTTTCAAAGTTTGAATTGAGCGTGTCCAATTGCTTTCGCACCATCATCATCTGGTATGCTGGACATTCGACAATGTCCGCAACACAAACGCGGACACAAATTCTCTTGTGTTGATGGGCAAAACCGCGCATCATTTTTATTCTTTTGGAACCAAGCAAATTCGCCCCCACATTTTTGTATTTTTACCACACACGATTTCTGACTCATTGTGGCTGTGAGCAACGCATATTCGTCAACTTCTGGAGGCGTCATGTTGCAGAAATTCCAGATCACGCCAACCTTTTGGCGTACTGCAGACAAAAACTCCCCCTTTTTCTGTTCAAGAGAAGTCATGTTTTTCAAAACAATGTAGAACAAGGAGTTTAGTCGTTCAGTTTCCACAAAAAACTTTGCAATTTTTGACAAATAAAATATTCTCGAGAATATTTTACAAAAAATATTGAGATGAACAACCACGAGTTGAACTTTGCTTTCATGGATGGCGATGTCGCCCTTTGCGAAGAGTTGAGACAAAAGGGAAAACCCTTTGAGTTTAGCCACAATGACATCCGGGAAGCTCTTGTTTCTGGAAATTATGAGCTTATTTTGTGGCTACGCAAGTGGTACGAAGATCACTGGGTTCTTTATTGCGAGGGGTATTACGCCTTTCCAAATGCTTTGACGGGAGGTTGCGTTGCACTTGCGCAGATGGTTTGGGATTTTTCGTTAAAACACCCAGAATTTGATGTGCTCGAGCTTGGGGAGAGCAGAGCCCTCAGCTATGCCCTGGAAATGTAACAATCCAGAAATGGTCCTTTGGGTAGAAGAAAAATACCCGGACAAAAAACTCAACGCTCGACACTTGCTGTACGCGATGCACCAAAAACACGAAGATGTGATCCTTTGGGTGTTGGAAAACAGGGAGATTGACATTGACGAGGATCTCCTTTTCCACGCAGAGGATTGTTATTGCGACAGAGTCGCCAAAAAGGTTCGGGAAATGGGAAAATTTGTTTTGAACGAGTAGACTTTTGGGTTGTCCCAAATAAAAAAATATTTCACAAAATATTTTTGTCGAACTGAAGAGAAATTCCCAATTGCATGGCCCAAAACTCAAACTTTTTCGTCCAAGAAATGCAGAAGCCCAAGAATTTTGTTCGAACTCAATATCCCAAGGAAAAGGATGTTGTTTTCTTGCAAAAGTTGAAGAAGGAATTGGAAGAAGCAATCGCAAGAGGAGACCACATCAGGACAAAGGAAACGCTCAAAGGAAATCCCTCTAGACACTTTGATTACCTCGTCACAAAGGATATTTACGACAAGGTCAACAAAAAGGGCAGAAGAGAGATTTTTTACAAAGATGGGAAGAAACGCCTGGGCAGAACATGGACGAATGATGGAGAACTGTGGCATGAACAAAAATGGGACAAGGAAGGCAAAACTCTTTATGTGAAGGAGATTGACCTCGAGCATAAATTCTCAAAAACGAGAAGTGGCAATCAAGTCCTTTTTGAGACGACACAGGGCAAGAAGATTTGCAAAATTTTACACTTTGCAGACCACATCAAAAGGGCCAACTACAACGAGGATGGACAGATCGAAGAAATGTCTATACGCATGAGAAAAGGCTATCCTTTGCGGAATATCCAAGTGAGTGCCAAAGATTTCGAATAAAATATTATTTGCAAATAATATTTATCCGTCCAAAGCCTTGCCATACAAGGTTTCACTCCATTCGGAAACAAAAAATATTGGGAAGAAAACCCGAGAAGTTTTTGATGGAGCGATACCTTGAAGTCGCACAATTTTATCACAGCAACTCCAAAGAGTTTGCTCGTTTGTCCAAAAGAGAAAGAAGCTCAAAGTTTGGAAAGTTGTCTTTGTTTCGTTATTGTGACGAAAAAGATGTTGAAAAAATATCAAAACTTCCCCTCGAACTTTTCTTGGAAGGGAAAAGGATCGCCGAAGAAAGAGGAATGACACAAGAATTTTCTCAACTTTTTGGGAGCGGGTGTATCGCGAAAAACACGAACAGACTTTCTTCTTGGATTTCAAAGTCGGCTCGAATTTGAGGAAAACTGGTGTTGGGATGATGAAATAAAAAGCTTTTTATTTTCAAAAATTTCGGCACGTCTTAATGTTTTCGGGAAAGATCAGCAAAGTGTCCCGAAAGTTTTTCTACTTTTTCCTTGTTATTTGGGGAAAGTTCCACGCTGTCTCGAAGAAATTCGAAGAGTTTTTCAAAGTTTGGGTTTAGCGTCTCCAGCTGCTTTCTGACCATCCTGAGTTGATAACTTTGGGAATCCATAATATTCATGATACCACCAGATGCCATCGACACAGATGGAACAATGAAAAATTCGCCTGCGGGCGGTGCTTTGATGAAATATCTGCTGCACAGGACAACTAAAAATATTCAGAATATTTTTATGGAAGAAAAATGGCTGAACAAGAAATATTTCTTGTTTCAAAGCCATGGACTTTTGCTTGCGGAAGCTGTGGAAAGGAAACAACAAAGAAGGGTCGAAACTTTTTGTCTTTGCCCTTTTGTCGGTCATGCGTGCTAGCGACTTCTCGCATCGCTTCCCAAAAGGGAAGAGCAAAACCTCGGAGCAAAGAAGAATATCTGAGTGAGAGAGAACTTCAACACCAGGAAAGAAAGAGCTTTTTTGCAAGCCACAAGTTTGAACTTTTGAGTCCATCCTCAGATTATCAAGGCGTATTCTCTGAACTTTCTGTTCTTTGCCCGAATGATCACTCCATAAAAATAAAGTATAATAATTTTCTGGGCGATGTCACCAAAGGAAAAGGATGTTGTGCTCGTTGTCTTTTCGAGAAAAGAAGGAAGCCATGGGATGAGATTGTCCAAAAGTTTCGAGAAAAGAACTGTGAGGTGCTGCTACAAGAAAAAGACTATGTGGGGAACAAGCAGAGCATTCTATATTTGTGCCATTGTGGGAGGAAAGACACAGTTCGTCTTGGGAATATGAACAGAAACTGGATAGGTTGCCCCAAGTGTTCAAAGAAAAGAGGAAAGAGTGCCTTGGTCCGTTGTGAAAGAAACGATAGAAGCTGCTGGATGTGAATTAACCACAAAGGAAGAACAATACACAAGTATCACTCAAACTTTAAGAGTTGTCTGTGACTGCCACAAAGAAGAAGGTTATGGAGTGAACTTCCCTGTGTCTCTAAAAGAGTTTAGACGTGGAAAAAGATGTGGTCAGTGCCTCCAAAAGAGAAAGGAACAAACTTGTCTTATACTTTATGGAGTTACAAACCCAGCAAAAAGCAGAAAGTTTATGGAAAAAGCAGAGGAAACAAGGCTCAAAAAGTTTGGTGTTCGTCACGTTATGCAGAGGCCAGACTTTGTCGAAAGGGTGCAAGCGACAAACATGCAGAGATATGGTCTGAAATATGCGTTTATGAGCCAAGAAACACACGAAGCGGCTGTCAAAACAATGTTCAAGAAGTACGGAAGAGGTTGTTTCTTGGGAACAGATGAATTCAAAGCCGAACTTGTGAAAAGATACGGAGAGGATTGTTTCACAAGAACAAAGGAGTACAAGGCGATAATGAAGGAAAAATTTGGGCAGGAATATTATCTTCATTGTGATGCCTTCAAAAAAGCAATGATAGAAAAATATGGAGTTGAAAACCCCATGCACTATCCTGAGAGCTTCGCGAAAATGCAGAGGTCTTGTTACAGAGTCAAAGAGTTCATTTCAAAATCCGGAAAAAAGTTCTTTTATCAGGGCTATGAAGCATTTTGCCTCCTTGACCTTTTGGAGAGGGAAGGGTACAGTGACGATGACATAAGCAACGAGAGATATTCCAACAATTTCCATATTTTTTTGAGGGCAAACAAAAGGTCTATTATCCGGACATTTACCTCAAAAAGGAAAATAGGATCATCGAGGTCAAATCTGACTATACGATGGAAAAAGATTTTGAGAAAAATATCAAAAAGATGAAAGCAGTGAAAAAGGCTGGGTTTAACTTTGAATTCAGAATTTACGATGAGAAGGGGCGACTGTTGGATAAATACGTCACATAAATTACTTTTTTGAATAAAAGTAATGTAGTCTTCCAATCATGCAGTGTTACGACCACCTTATTCTGGACGTTTCGGATGACAAAAAGGTTTCTTTCTCGTGCGCTTTTTGCTCCAAAGAAACCACCTCTAGCGCAAAAAAGTTCGAAAAGAAACCTCTCTGTTCCGTTTGCACGATCCGTTCGAGAGAGCTGGAAAATGCAGAAGAAAGCATTATGTTTCTAAAACAAGAATATAAGGCTGCGAAGAGGAAATTTCTTCGTGAAGAACTCGTTCTTTTGGATACAAAGCAAACATTCCGCCCTTCGAGAAAATGCTCCTGTTCTTGTGATTGTGGAAAAACTCACAAGGTTCTTCTTGCCGATTTGGACAAAGAAAACTACAGGGGTTGTCCCGACAAAAGGTCAAAGAAAGGTCAAGGAGCAGCTTCGGAATACGACATTAAAAAACTTTTCAAAACAAAAGGTTGTAAATACATTGGAAAATATCAAAACAATAAAATTCCGGTAAGATACATTTGCTCTTGCGGAAAAGAAGCAGAGGTTGCCACTAGGTCGATAACAGAAAAATGGGTCGGATTGCAGAGATTGTTCTTACAAAGCAAGGTCAAAGAAATAAAGGGTTTATGTTTGAAGAAACATAAAATATTTTTTGGATGCATTGCAGGCACGCAAGGATGAATGACTGAATGTTTGAATGACCAGAAAATAAAAAAACCATTTATAGGATCGGAAGACCCAAGCTTCCGCCAGACAAGCGAAGAACGTTGAAGTTAAGGACCCTGAAGATGTGCCTGAAAGTCTGCAGCTGCTGAGTGACGGCAGGATTGGTAGCAGACGGGATCGGAATACCTTGGTTGGTGAGACCAGCAGAGGCGTTGACGGCAGCAACAGAAGGAACATATTGGTTCGAGACGTTGGTGAGCTTGGAATAATTGGTCGAACCCTTGGGATCAGAGGAGAAACTGTCGAGAGAATAAGAGTACGAGTGGTATCCAGTCTCTTCGGGGATCGACTTTTGCCAATACCAGGGGACAACAAGGCTGTAGTAGTCGGCGCCGTTGCTGACACGGGCAGTCGACTCGTACACAAGCTGAGCAGCCTCGAGCGGGTCAAGACCGGCATAGGCGGGGTTCGGTGGTGTAGTTGGACCACTCGCCGGGAGTCTGAGCTGTTTTGGATGGCGAAGAAATAAGCGACAACGGCGTGAGAGATACGAATATCAATCGGAAGGAGAGCATTGAGCTGTGAAAGGTTGATAGTCGTCTCGTTCACCTTTTGCACCTGCTTGATTACCATATCACGGGGATTCTTACCCATCTTGACACGCTCGTCATTGTGCACAACGGCGTAGTGACACCAGGTCTCGACGTTGGTGAGGGCGGGAGCGCTCGTGCTGTAAATGAGGGTGAAGGTGGAATCGTAGCTCACCTGAACAACATCATCATAAGTGGGAGGATTGGCGCCCACTCCAGTGTTCAGGACAAGAAGATCTTGCCACCTGCGGAGAGTGTAGTTGATCTTAATGTCGTTGAAAGGAAGGGCAGAAACAGCAAGAGCAAGACCAGAGTCCTCAGAATAGAAGAGGGGAACGGGAAGATTGAAGAAGTCGCCAGTTCCGAGGGGATTGCCAGTCGTGACGGGATTGATCATCGCAGGGATATCACCAATCATGTTACGGTAACCGATGCGCTTGGAAGCGTCGATGTTGGCCTGAGCGTTGAAGTCGAGCCAGTAGTTGTCAAACTCGTGCACAATGAGATCGTTGAAGGTGATGTTGATCTTCTCAACAAGATTGTGCATAAAGTTTCGGGTCCAGCGGATGGTGGCATTGGCATTGATGGCACCCGCACCGTTGGTGGGACGGATAGCAATCAAAGGAACACGGACACGCAGCCACGTGTTGAGGACATAATCGCCGGAACGATTCACTGAGGCAGAAAACTCTGAACCAAAACCGGGAAGACCGGCAATGTTTCGGAGAACAACGGGAAGGAATGAGAACCAATTGGCCTTCTTGATAGCACGGACGAAATACGTCACTGCGGAACAACCACCGTAGAGGTAGGCTTCCAAATCAGAGAAAGTCGCCAAGTCCACGAAACCTGAAGCAGCAGTCACTCTCGTACCAGACACAACAGAGTTCATATTACTTCCCAATGTAGAAAAAAAATTCAAAAAAAAATCTTTGTCCCGCGCATGAGTTTGTCAAGAAAAACTCATCTTCTTCTGGCTTAACAGACAAACCCCCTAGCCTGTGTAATGAGCCGCATTGATGTTTTTGGGATTGATCAAAAGATAAAAGAAAAGTTTGCATCTCGTCTCAAGAAATTTTCAGAGAAAGAAAAGGAGCTCGAAAGGGTTGAGCTCATCTACTTCAACAGTAGAAACAAAGAGGATGTGACTCGAGCAAAGGAAAAGGCCTTTTTGTTGCGCAAAGAATTATCCCAAGACAACACGCTCTTGCAGATGCAAGAGTATGAGGAGATGTCTTCTCCCCTTTTGAAAAGATATCGCGAGGAGATGGGAAAGGTGAGAAAAATCTCCTTCTTTGGGAAGACGCAGGCCCAGGACTCAAACAACGATCTGATCTCAAAGGAATTTCTTCTTTTGGCAAAAAACTATATTGAGGTTGACGATGCATGCCTTCGCATTTCAAAATGCCAAACCTGCGGAACTCCCTCTTCAGAATGCATTGAGACAGAGGATGAGATTCTCTGTCCTGGCTGTGGGCAGATCTTTCCGGCGACAGAGGATGCATGCCCATACAAAGATTCGCAGAGAAACAGCGCTCCGTCAAAAACAGCCTATGCGACAAAGCCGCAATTTCTCGAAGTTATTGAGAAATTTCAGGCAAAGAAAAACACAAAGATCCCAGATTCCGTAAAAGAACTCATAAAATCCGAACTTTTAAAGTATGGCATCAAGCCGGAAGAAGCAAAGAAGAGACACATCTACATGGTTCTTTTGGACAACAACCTGACGGATTACCACGAGGAGCTTTCCCTTTTGCTTTGGGAGTTGAATGGTACACTTCCACCAGATATCAGCATGTACCACGAAAAGCTCTCAAACTGTTACGACACGTACGAAAAAGTATACCTTCACATGATAAAAGAAAAGGACAGAAGAAAGTCTCTGAACGCTTGGTACCTTCTTTTCAAGCTTTTACAGCATGTTGGGTACTCGCCAAATGTCGACGACTTTTGCTTCCTCAAAAACACCACAAAGACAAAAGATTGTGACGAAAAGTTTAGCAAGGTGTGCAAGATCCTTGGTTGGGATTTTCAGTACACTATTTAGAATTCCAAATTACGTCTTTGGAATTTTACAAGATTAACAATGATCCGAACGCTTGTCGACCCAACTGCCCCTCCTCTGAATGATTCGGAACTTTCCGAATGTCGGGATGAATTGCGGAAACACTTTCCTCGTGTCTCTCGAGGTCTTTTGGGAGATCCTCCTATTCCCGGGCAACAGGTTGTGAACATTTCTTTTTATCCCATGGAAAAGCCAGAGAATGGAAAGTACGGATTTGTTCGTGTTCGTGGTGTCTGGCCGAGCGTTGAGCTTGCCAATCAGTCTGCGGATAAGATTTTCAAGGAACACGACTCGAGCGCTATCATCTTTTCTGGACCTGTTGGCGCCCTTCTGCCTTTTACTTTGGATACCTCTCTTGCAGACTCTGTTGAGGAGGTCTCCCCTGCAAATGCCGATGAACAGCAACAAAAAATGCGAGAAAAGATCATCCAGCAAAGCGTCGAAAAGGAGAGGAAACTCGCGAGGGAGATTGAGGAGAGGAAGAAGATGGCTCTGGAAGAGGGACAGCTCGATGATGACCCCCAAAGTCTCGAGTACTATACCAAGAGGCGCGTCGCCAAAAGGCAGGCAGAGCAGTATATTCAAGAGTATCGGGACCGTATCGAAAGTATGAAGAGGACTGCGGAAAGGTACGAGAGGGAGATTGAGGAACTTGACGAAAAGTACCCGAGTCACAAGGACAACTGGCTCAACCTTTACAATGAAGAGCGAAAGAAGATGGGGTACGACCCTGTCTCTGAATAAAATAATAGTTTATTTTATTCGTCACCCACGACAACATGATAGATTATTTTTCTTCCAGTTCTTTTTGGCTCTGTCTCTGGAAACATATTGCGCATTTCCGCAACTACCGCCAAACTTCCATCGTGGCCATTCCCGAAAGAACGAAAGTGTGCTTGTACCACACTTTTGCACAGCTCAATGTCCCCACATAACACCTTCACTTGCGCATAGGCGCATCTCGCTCCGTGATAAACATCCTTGCAGTGGTTCATCATTGTATGAATGTCATTACATCGGAATTCGCAGGGTCTGCACTGAAAAAGTGCGTCTTCTATTCCATTCTTTTTATGCTCCTCAAGGTGCTTGTCGAAACCAAGATATCCAAATTCTTCCTGGCAAATGGGACAGATCATTCTGTCTATTCTTTGGAGCTTTTCCATTCTGTCTTTTTTACAACTGACATCTCCACCTTTTGGCAATTTCAGAAAATAATTTTGTGGTAAAGTTGTCCTTTGCTGCTATCCCGAAATAAGAAAGTTTCAACGCGTCCAAAACATCCCTAGTTTTTTCTGTGATCGCAATGTAGCTCGACGTGAAATCTTTGGTTTCCGAAGAGTCTATTTTTTCCAAAATCTTTTTCTCCATCTCTTCCACAAAAAACACACATTTTGAAATATCGGAAACTTCGTGAGGACACTTTACGGAAAACTTCTTAACTGTTGACAGATATTCCCCATCTGTCATGTTAAACTCGACATGAGCATATCGGCAATCCTTCTCCGGCAAGAAGCCATCTTCGGGCACGACTGTATCCTGAATTTCCGTTTTCTCGACTTTCAGCATTTTTGGGGCATTTCCCAACAACTTCGCTCCTGCTTTGCACAATTCCAGGTCATATTTTAGCATCCCATCTTTTTGCCAAAAGCAGAAAAAGCCGTTGCAGAGCCTCTTGTATTTGTTTCCTCCATTTATTGAGAGAGATTTCGAGTCCAATATGAGATCGTAAAAATTCAAGAGATCACATTCCCCGTACCTCAAAGATTTTATGGTATTGCAACCAACCTTTTTGGGATTGCCGTGCCTGATAAGGTCCTGTTTTTTCTTCATAACCCAATGAAAGCCAAGACTCAAATTCTTCCGCAGCTTTCCTTTTGCAAAAGAAATGAAGCCTTTCGGCAACCACAAGTACAGCCATAAAAAATCTTTCTTTTGACAAAATATACTCATGCTTATTCTTTTTGATGCTGCAACAGAATTCTCCACTTTCTTGGACAGAAATATCCGCCAATTCAACGCTTTTTTTCATCCATACAAAAAAAGGAAAGAGCTCTTTTCCCAAAGGAATGTCTCCCCATATCGTGATAATATCTTCCCTTACTTTTGCATCTTTTTCCTTTGGGTTTATACTGAAAGGCGTCACCTTCGCGACACATTCTTCATACAAGGTATTTTCGAGAGAAACAACAGATTTTTCCGATGTGCAGTTTGCTCGGGCAAACGCCTTTTTATGAGCTTTCGTTTTTAGGTGTCTCGCAAAGTTGGTCGCGTCTCCTGCAGAGTATTTGCAACACTCGCATTCCATGAGCTTAATCTTTCCCTTGAGATGCCTTTTGCTTTCCATGTGCATCTCCATCCTTTGTTTTTTGTCTGTCACATAATTGCACGCTTCACAAAAATATTTCGTACTTTCCCGACCTCCCTCTGCAAGCTTAGCCAAATGCTTCTTGGTCACAAGGTGTTTTTTGAAGTTTGACTTTGTTGTGGCTGTATATCCGCAAAGTACACAATAAAGTTCTTCACTCATATTTTGCTATTTGTCTTATTTCTACGAATATAGTTTATTTTACCTATCTCGAATACTCATCGTCTCTGTATTTTTTGTCTGGTTTTGGGGTTGGCATTTTTCCGAGCCAAAAAAATATTTTGCGAGGGCCAAAAACTGTATATGATAAAAAGATGAGGTTTTTGACTTTTTATACTTTTTGGCAACCTCGTTGCTTTTTTTTTACGAATTCTATAAGCGGAAATAACGCACCTCATACCGAAATTTTATGAATTCTATCCGCGAAAAATAGCGCACCTCACACAAATTTGTACAAATTCTATCAGAGCACAAATTTGTGTTGGTCCCAGAAAAAATAAACTTTTGTTTCTAAAAATTCGTTCGTCTCGGATTTTGTCTTGTCGAAGACAAAATATACCTATTCTTTTTATAGCGCATACGCAATCACACCATAAATGACGCTTGTGAAGCACCAGTAAGAACTAAATTCTCTCCCATTTGTTTTGAACCAGCTGTAAAGTGCTGTCAATGCACCCGTTGCGATCAGAGGAATTCCCTTTTTGTTTTGCCATAGCAAAGGGAAGAAAAGACCAAACAAATAGAGAGGAGCTGCCCAGCCAGGCATCACACCCTCTCCTTCCTTTGTCTCCCACACCAGGTGACCCTTTTCTCCAACAACAGTGTGGTACTCCTTTCCCATTCCTTGTGAAAAGGCAGACAAAAAGAGCAAAAGGTAGAGGATTGTTGTGGACTTTAAAACTTCAGACCCTGTTGTCTTCCATCCCATATAGTTTTGCACCAATGGCTGCAAAAGCAAAAGAGGAAGAATCGTACTTGTTAGCGCCTTGTTGGAACCTTGAGATCCGAGGTTATACCAAAGTCCCGCTTCCACAAGTTGGATGGTTGAAAAGCATAGGAGGAAAGAGGCATTCCAACGATCGTAAAGTTTATTCCTTGTCCAAAGCAAAACAACAAAGGCGATAGAAAGAGCCCAAGCACAAAGAGAGGACTCGAGAGAGAAACACATTACTATATGTAAGAAATGAGAACAGGAACGGCCATCATCATTGTCTTGGCGATTGTTGTTGTTTTTCTCTGGCTTGTTTTGAAAACAAGACCAAGTCGAGAGGTGCACTTCCGCGGTTCCAGCTTCACAGGACCGAGTACTTTTCAGATTCCCCATGCCGCGGTTTTGACAAAGACAGAGAAAGAGTGTCTGTTGGCGTGCAAGGCAAATCCTCTCAGCAATGCCTACACGTTTGACTCAAAAACAAAGACCTGTCAACCTCTCTTTGTGAGAAAAAACTTTACTCTTCGCGAGGATGATTCAAAGAACTCCATGGTCTTTGACTGTATTTGTCTAGGCCGATTCAAAAATATTTTTTTCGACTGTAAAAAATATTCGCTAAACTTTTGCAAAGAAAACAAAAATGATGAAAGTCTGCAGCCCCGCAAAGGCCAGCGCAACGGATCTGCTCGAGGTTGTCAAACAGAACAACGAGAGGATTCGTGTTTTGAAGGAAGAAGTGTTTCGGGAAGACTCTGAGTTTTGCATCTTTTGCATGAAGTATCTTTTCACAGATACTCCCGACTTTCCCATCATAATGTGTGACTGTTGTGCTCACTGTTTTTGCGATCCTTGTTCAAAAACTCTCGGAATTTACGAAGAGGATGGAATTGCTGTCGAGGGTGCTTGTCCGACCTGTTACCTTGGTATTCCGAACGACTTGGCTTGCGGAGGAAATGGTAGCAAACCTTCCTCTTCTCCAAAACCGCTCTGGTGCGACGATTCAACACTTTCTCTGACTGTGCCTGTTTGGAGAGAAAGTTCAGAACTCAATACAGAGAAAGGACATTGCGCAGTTTGCTACCTCGATATCACGACGTACTATGGAAAGAAAAAAGTGCAGAAAAAGGATGGGAAGGTTTTTTGTAGAATTTGCAAGGAAGCTGATCGACAACTCTAAAAAATATTCAAATATTTTTCTGGAGTAGGAAGGTATTAATCGGGCGGGATAAAAATGGTCATTTTATGGAGGCGCTGTGGCAGTTGCTGCGAACTTTTAACTCTCAAAAAATACAATATTTTGACTTGTCATAAAATATTTTTTACTTCGGTAAAATTTGTCCACGACAAATTTTGAGCGATATTATTGCACAAGAAAAATTTTTTTGATCTGAGATTTCAAATTTTGACTATACTTGACTTGTTACTTTTGGAAGACGAGGTTAAGACAAAATTTCAACCTCGTCTCTTTTTTTCTCACATTGTATTTTTTCTTGTGCCCAAAATATGGCAAAAACCGAGTACACTCTCACAATGAGCATACTTCCACAAAGCCAACGATCTCTATTTCTCACTTTGTATTTTTTCTCGAGTGCCTAAAAAAATATTCAAATATATTTTATGAGTTGACCAAAAAGTTGCTAAATTCTGATCAGCCGATACTCTGGCGTTTTGCAGACTTTGTATTTTCTAGAAGAGAACAACAACTTTTTGTTTGAGCAAAAAATATTTTACACAAAAAAATATTTTTTTCGTGAGTTGACCAAAAAAGTTGTCAAATTCTAAAGACTCGAAAGGAACAAAACTACAACAATCTCATCGCGGAAGACAAGGGCACACAAACAACGACACCCCTTGATGCAAAAAAGTCAATCCTGTCGTATCTCGGGTTTGGCTTTTTTGACTCCTTGTCAACGAACTCTTGAACGAGAGAAGAAAGAAGTCCCAAAGTCTCTCCGTTGCTCGCGGGGAGAGTAATGATCTGATTGTCTGAAAATTCCCCAAAAGGAATCTGTCTGCCTTCCAGGTCTTTTATCGGCCTTGTCTTCTCCCTCTTTTGCACTGCCTCTTGAACCGAGACTGAAGATGAGTGTTTGACAAGCCACCAAAGACATTTCTCGCTTTTCAACTGAAGCGTAAAAACAAAGAGTGAAATTCTCGCTTTTGCGATCCCTGAACTTTCTCCTTTGATATTTATGATGTCTGTGTCCCAGTATTTTTTTGCCTCTTTCCAAACGGCTGATTTTCTCCAATCCAACTCCGTTGTCTTTTCCGCATAGATCGGATCTGCTCCTTTCTCAAACAAGAGGCGAAGAAGCTCCTCGTCCCGTTTGTACAAGGCCCAAACCAAAGGCAAAACTCTCTGTGGAACGTTTGGATTTGAATGTTCCAAAACCTGGACAAACAGATCCTTTGGAGTGTCCTGCGCACTGCAAAGTCGAGACAAAAGATTAAAGCCCGAATTGTCGACGATGTCTGGGGAAGCACCCAGTTTCAAAAGAAAGAGAAATGTGTCCACATCCTTGACTCGACCCATTGCATTGGTATCGCATTCGGGATGGTTCAGGTTTTTACAAGCACCAAAAGCAGAGAGTTGAGAAAGTTTTTCCTTGTTTCGCGAAACAACCGCAGACATCAACGGAGTATTTCCTTGATAAGCACCATTGAGTTCTTGGATCGTCGACAAAAGGCAGAGGAAATAAACAAAGTCTTTTTCTTCCGTTTCACAAAGCCAACGAACTCGTGAAGCGACTCCGTCTTTGTACAAAAAGGAAAAGTAAAACTTTGCTCCCTTTTCCATCGCAAAATGCATCAAAGACTTTTTGTTTGTGACAGGAAATTCATACTCTGCGTAATCGGGAGGGAGTTTGATTCCAAAAAAAGTTCTTTGTTTATCCTGAAGGCTCGCACTCTGTCTCGAAAGATTCGGGTATGAGGAAACAAACAGTATGGTGCCGATACAGTTCAAAAGTCCAAGAACACGCTGAAGTCGTGGGTGTTTTGCAGAAAGGCCCTGAATTGTGTCTGAGAAAAGCTCTGAAACATTTCCCTCGACTTTTGAAAACAATGACCACTGTTTCTGACACTCGGCTTCGTATTCTCTGATACAAAATTCAAAAATTTCCTGGGTAGGTGTCCAGACAAATAAAACGATTGCGAGGTTTTTTGGAGAAGCGGCTTTGATGGCTGCAAAGGCCATCTTTCTTGGCTCCCGAATCGTCGGGTAGAGTTTGGAAAAGTCCATTACATATCAAATTCAGAGTACATATTTCTTTTGAAAGAAAAGAAATGGAGCGCAGAAGCCACAATTTCAAGGTCATACGATGGGATTACGACGACCAAGACGATGGCATTGTTTTCTACGCATCGGGAAGAAACAAAAAGGGAGAGAGTGTTTGCGCGAGGATCGAAGGATTTCATCCATACTCTTACATCCAACTTCCAAAGAAGAAGGGTCTCAAAACTTGGGGAGGAAGAGAGGCAAAGATCCTCTTTGAACACATCAAGACAAACGTCTGCAAAAAGATTCCACCTTTGTCCTATGAACTCAAGAAAAAGTACTTTCTCAAGGGCAAGGTTCCCGTACAGACACTTCGTCTGGAGTTCCCGAGCATCGCAGGAACAAAGATATGTGCAAACGCCATGGAAAACAGACAAAACTGCATCGACGGTCTCGGAACATTTGCAGCAAAAGAACTCCGTTCGCATGAGCACAACATGGACATCTACACAAAGCTCTTCACTCTTTGTGGTATTGACTCGACGGGTTGGCTAAAAGTTGTGGAGAAAAAGGGTGCAAAATACGAAAAGTTCTCAAGGAAAGACCTCGAATTTGTTTGTGATTGGAAAGACATTTGTCTCGGTGAGGACGAGGGATTGGTCAACAACAAAAAGTTCAGCTTTGATATTGAGGCGTACTCAAGGCATCATTCGGCCTTTCCCGACCCCGAACACATTGAGAACAAGATCACACAGATCGCATACACAGTACAGGAACTTGATGGAACTGTGTGGAAAGAAGCAATCAGTCTCGGGGACTGTTTCAAAATTCCTGCTGCAAATGTTTTAAACGTCAAAACAGAGAAACAGCTTCTCCTTTTGTTTTTCCGAAGATTTGCAGAGATCAACTCTGACCTTGTTGTCGGCTACAATATCATCAAGTTTGATTGGAACTACATCATGACAAGAGCTGCAAAATGCGGTGTTTTCAGGAGAATGATGGACATGTTGAGTGCGATCTTCACAATTCCAGCGTCAAAGGACAAGATTTCGTGGTCGAGTTCTGCATATGGTACGCAGACCTTTGTGTACACAAAGGTCCCGGGTGTTTCTCAGATCGACATGTATGTAGAGTTTGAAAGGAACCACAAGCTCGAGAAAAACACCCTGGACTATGTTTCAGAACTTTTCCTCGGCGAAAGAAAAAAGGATGTTTCCCCAAAGGAGCTCTTCAAGGTCATGGAAATTTCCATGATGTTTGAAAAGTTCAGAAAGACAAACATACCCTTTCGAGAAAAGAGAAGGGCGGTTTATTCCGCCATCAACAGAAAACACGCCACGGATTACCTCAAGGAATTTCGTGCAAAGGCCAAAAAATGCACAAACACCTTGCAACTCGAGATGTTGATCCGTTCTGGCGTCACAAAACTAACAGACTACTGTATCCAAGACACTGTGCTTCCTTTGCGCCTTCTCAAGCATTTTGAGTGCGAGCTGAACATGGATATGCTTGCGTCTGTCTTTTGTGTGCCGAGAGAATACCTCCAAACGCGAGGGCAACAGGTCAAGGTGTTCTCGATGCTTTACAGGGAGATGCAAAAGGATGATCTCATCGTTGAGTTTCTGGGCTATGACAAGGAGGCCTCAAACGTCAAGTACAAAGGAGCAACCGTCTTTGACGCAAAAAAGGGTTTGTGGTGCGATGTGCTTGTTTGGGACTTTGAGTCTCTGTATCCATCAGAGATCATTTCGAGAAACATCGACTACACCAGCTTTTGCACAGACGACGAGAGTGTTCCAGATGAAGAGTGCAATATTGTGGAATGGGATCAGCATGAGTTTTGCAAATGCCCCCTCGACACAAAGGAAGGAATAAAAAAGAAAAAGGACCAAGAAGTTGTTTGCGGACATTTCAAACAAAGGTTCAAAAAGGCAAAGGTTCTCGAGAATGGAGAAATACAAGAGGGTGTTTTGCCGCGTATGCTGAGGCGCGTTCTCGCAAACAGAAAGTCTGTGAAGGGAGAGATGGCTGCCGCTGAGAGAGCTGCCGCGGCAGAAACAGAGCCCGAGAAGAAAGAGGCGCTTTTGGTCAAGGCAAAGATCGCAAATGCCTCTCAGCTGGCCCTGAAGATTGCAGCAAACTCTGCGTATGGAGCATTGGGTGCTTCAAAGGGAATTGCACCTCTTGTGGAAGCCGCTGCTGCTGTCACCACCGCAGGAAGACAAGACATTATGCTGGTCGTGGAAAAGATTAAAGCGAGGTGGCCAGAGGGTGTGCTTGTTTATGGCGACACAGACTCTTGTATGATCCACTTCCCCGGCAACAGGACACCAAAGGACCTTATTGAATTTGGTGTCTTTGTCGGGGCAGAGATTTCAAAGGACTTGGTAAAGCCAATGTGCCTGCAGTTTGAAAAGCTGTGCAAGGAATATTTTATTCTTTCAAAGAAAAGATACTACACTCTCATTGTAAACAAACAGGGAGATGTCGTTGGAACGGACAAAAAGGGAATTGTCTTGACGCGGCGCGACAACTGCGTCTATGTGAGGGAACTTTTTGGGGACACGATCAAAAAGATCATCGCAAGAGAAGACAGGCAAAAGATTCAACATGAAGTTTTTGAGGGAATCTACAGGATGATGTCAAGGTCGATCCCCGACAGAAAGTATGTTATCACCTCATCCATCGGGGACCTCGACAAGTACAAAAACGAGGGAAAGGGTCTCTCGAATGTGGCTTTGGCCAAAAAGATGAAAGGTAGAGGAGAAGAGATCATCCCAAACACAAGGCTCGAGTTTGTGTTTTTGGAAAAGCCCGGAAAGAAAAATGAAAGAAAAGGTCCTTCAGGCAGACCAAGTCGAAGACTTTACTTGGTATCTTGACAACAAAAAGAGACTTGGTCTTCGCATTGACACTGATCTGTACCTCAACAAAAAGGTCATCAAACCCATCAGTGAAATTTTGGGCGTTTGGGGTGAAGAGGAAATCCCCTACGAAAAGCTCGACGAAAGAATCAAACGCCTGAAGGGACTCATCTCTCGAGATGACAAGGACGAGTTGCAAAAACTCGACTACCTCTTCCGGAAAACAAAACTAACACCTGAAGAGTCACAACAAAGCATCTCGTCTTTTGCACAGACGAGGTCGAGAAAAACTTTGTTGCAAAGGGCGAAACAGATCACAGACCAAATGTTGGCTTCGGATCAATCTGTTGTAGCTCTCCTTGTCTCGAGCTACAACAGAGAGAAGCATATCAAAACATTGAACGACAGGAGAAAGATGTTTGGATTGCCAGCGGTCAGACAAAAGTTCCCAAAGAGGAAGAGCAATGTTTTGATCAGAAACAATAAAATGTTGGAGAATTTGGCAAAGGCGCATCTTGCCTATTCAGAGACAATCAAATGCCTCAAGAAGCTGTTCGCTCGCCCCATCGTCGTCTAAAATATCTTGAAATATTTTAGTTGTAGTCCACACCAAGTGTCTTTTGCGCCTCCCTTTGCAGTTGCATCGCAAGGTCTTTGACAGAAACCCCCGTTGGGTTCTTTAGGGTCTTTGGGCCGTAAGTGATCTGATCCTCCTCGTCTTCTGGTTCTCCAACAGGAGTTCCGTCCTCATCCTCAAAATGGAGATCAGGATTCTGCTCTGGCTCTTCCTCTCCTTTTGTTATGGAAAGAAGCCATCGGTAGACCTTTTCTCCTTCAAAGATGGAAAGCTTGTCGTTCTGAGTGACAAAGAGAGTGGGAACTCCGCGGATGCGGTATGTTCCAGAGTTTTTGATGATTGACCTTATCGTGCGGCTGTCAACACAAACTAAAGACACGGGGAGTTTGGTTTCGCGGATAAGCTCAATGGCGTTGCGAGAGTGTTGGGAGTGCTTGCTGTAAAAAAGAACCAATCCTGACATTGTATTACCGCTGGTTTATAAACAACTTATTTATGTTTTCTTGAGGATTTTGAAAGTTCGAGAAAACAGTCAAAGTACGCCCAAAGCATTTCCTTGTCCTCTTCTGTAAACCTTCCCTTCTGCCACATTTCAGAGACCATTTTTACCTTGTTCTCTGGAAGGCCTTGCCAGATGCTTGTGTTTTCAATGAAGAACTTTTCCTCTCTTTCCAAAATTCTCTTTTCATGGGGTAGAACATGCTTGACAAAATGTTCCATCAACTTGTCTGAGGGAAGTGCGGTAAAAAATAACTTTACCAAAAGAACATCTGCCCTGTTCTCCTTTTCTTCGGCAAAGACAGACAAAAGTTCATCCAGCATGCCAAGCACTTCCTTCTTCAGAATGTCTTCGAATTTCGTCGCCATTTTCTTGTGTCTTTTGTTCGTTAAAATTTATTGGTGGCAAACCAACATTGCCTCTTTAACGAGTGCTTTTGAGCTTCTGTCCCCGGAATACGTTTGAACGGCATCCCCGTCTTTGTAAGCGACAATGGTCGGAAAGCCTCTGACAAAATCCGGCACAATGTCATTAAGACGAGCGAGCAACTCCTTTTCTTCATCAGAGTTCACTGTGCAGACTTCGGCAAAGGCCGCGGTTTCAGCAAAAGAGTTCCAATCCGGTGCCAAAGCCTTACAATGACCGCACCAAGGTGCATAAAATGCAACCCATACACAGCCCTTTTTCTTGAGCTTTCCCTTTGCATCAAAGTCTGAATTCCTCAGTGGCTTCACGAGGCTTTTGTCGAAAAGATGATCCCCTTCCAGCTCCTCCACAGGCACCAGTTCATCCTCAAGAAAGACAAGTTTTCCCTCTTCCTCCATATTACAGATCGAAAGAGAAGATATTTTTCGACCAAAGAAGAAAAATGTTTGCTCATATCTCTGGACTTTTTGAGATTCACATCACGGTGAAGAATGACAATGTGCCTCTTCTTCGGCTCTTTTGCCGAGACAACAACATGAAGCCGATCTTTGCCTGTACTGGGGCGGGAATGGACAACACAAATGCTCAGGCAATGATCGGAAAATGGAGCAATGGGAATGGTGAATCCGCAGTACAAACGGCAACAGAACTCGCGAAAAAGATGGAGGATTATGGCCTTGAAATCCCTTCGAGTCAAGGTCCGAGGCGATGCAGTCAAACAAGGGAGTACCGAAAACAGAGGAAGATGCAAAGAACTATTCGGAAGATTTATATTTTGAGTTTCACCTCAAATATCCTCTGTTGCCTGGTCAAACGATGGAAACTCTGGACTCTGTGCTCAAAAAGGCCGCGGGCCAAATTACCTCTCCTTGCGAATTTGGTGTTGGTGTGTCCATGAACATCTTCTCTGCCAAAAACGATCCCCTCTTGACCTTGAGAGTTTTTGGTAGTTGGAAACAAGAGGCGGAAAGGATAAAAGACGAACTGCTCGAAGCGCTAAAGTGTCAAGGTTTCAAGTCAAACGACGGCATCCAAAAGGAATGGGCATTTTATGATACAAACTTTGAATTGGACAATGGCTGGCTATAATAATTTTGAATTATTATGAATGGACCCAACAGTATTTCTTCCCCTTTTGCGATACGGTATTTCTGCATCGCCTTCCATCTTTTGTAATTGCTTGACACATTTTTTTGTTGTTCTTTTTGGAACAACCACAACCCATTACTTTGTGAAAAACAAAAGAACAAAAAGAACCACACACAACAACACAACAACCCACAAAAGACAATCATCCCTTTCCATACCACATTTTGCAACTTTTACTTGCCCTTTGCTTTTTTCCTCGAAAGACCTCAAGAGCTTCCTTCAGAGCGCTTTGTCCGGGAAGTTTCGTCCATTCGTTGTGCCATGCATGCACAACATATGGAACTTTGGATTCACAAACAGGGTTCAAAAGATCGCAAAACCTGGAAACAGAGGGGAACCCCAACTGCGACTTTGATGTGAATCCATTCGTCAAAGAAAAGAAAACACAGGGATCGGTTATTATCACGTCAGAAAAAGCATCCAGATGCTTTTCGAGAAAGAGAGTCATGGCCATCGGACCGGTGTTTGTGACTGGGTCCGAGGAAGGGTTGTAGTTTTCCGAAATAAAAGCCATGAGGCGAATCCAAAAATCCTTTCGCGGTGGAGAGATCATAAAGGCGTTGCACAAAACAACTTCTCTTTTGTACAATGGCCGAGAATGCTCTAGCGGTTCTCTTCCCAGCACAACCTTTCCCTTTTCCAGCCACGGATCAATCCTTTTCAAGGGAACTGTATCGAGGTCAGCATAAACTCCGCCAAATAGCGTAAAGAATTGCATAGCGGGCAAAATCCACCCATTTCAATGTTCTTTGACATTGCGTCGTATAAAGTGAGGTGATGCGGGACAAAGGTTTTGACAACATCCCTCAAGTCGTCGTCCAAATAAAAGCTGTACTTATAGTCTGAATGTGTCAACTTCCATGACTTTACAAACTCCTTACAACTTTTCGGAATCTTTCGGCTTTTCCAAGTTTGGTGGAGGATTTTGGGAGTTCCTCTCATTAAAAAATGTCAGCGGAGCTTTGTATATTTTTGTTACCAAAAATATTCCTTCTCCTCCATCATATAAAAAACTTTTGTAACTCCGAGTTTGTAGCAAATGTCAAAAGCTCTGCCGTATTTATCTTTTCCCTTTAGCCAGACCTGGCTATCGTCTGCTGATGAAACCTTCACCTCTGAACAGAATTCGTTCGTTATAATCTTTCCTGTTCCACAGTCAAGGACAACTTCTCCAGACTTTCCCTTTGAAACAATTACCTCGCCCAGACGCAAGATTCTAAGCAATCTCGACTTTTTTGCTGATGTATTCAACCAAACTTTTGGAAGAGAACAGAGTAAAAAATTTTTTACTCTGTTTTGGTTTTTTCAAAAGGGAAGTTTCATCATTCGAGTTCATCTTGTAATATGCAGTCCACTCCTTACACAATTTATCCGACTTTTGTGGATAAGCAACTCTTTTCACAAGAGAATGCTCTTTTCCTCCAAAAGTTGATTACTCAAGAGATTGCCAAATACTACAACGCCAAAAAAGTTGTGGTCAGCACAGAGGACATTTTGACGATTGCCGTGACAGAGTTCCAAAAGAGAGTGGAACCTCTCCCACAAATGAACCAGAGGATAGTTCACAATATCGTACAAGAGTTTTTGAACTTTACTCAGGACATGCAAAAGAAAAACATGTGGCAGATGACGTTCAAGGATGTTTTGTTGCACGATGAGAGGTTCGGTATCAAGCCCTACGAAACGCCGAAACTTCGACCAGAACATCGGCAAAGAAACTTCACGTTCAGGTTCACAAATGTTGCCAACTAGAAAAATATTTTAGTATATTTTTATTGTGAAAGTTTGTAAATCTCTTGCTTGACTGCCTTGACATCTACATGAGGAAGGAGAGGAACGCTTTCATAGTCCCGAAACTTTCCCTCATAATCTATCTGTATCTTTTCTGGGAAAAACTTTGCCATGTTTTGACTTTTTGTGATGCCCGAATATTTCCTCCACTTTCTGGGCAAGAGGTCCATACTGTGAGGCGGCAAAACACACAGAAGCTGCAAAAGCTGGTCGGGAACCAGAGTCTCAACAAATGCTGTTTGTCCCGTAAAGTGCTCCTTTTTAAGGTCACTCAGAAAGGGCGGATAGTACCAATTGTAACTCCATCCGTTGTCTGGGCATCCCCGAAAATAGTACCTCGTGACCCAAAGGCATCCACGAATATAGTCAAAGGCTTGTCTTTCGTCCCTTTGCTTCTTCTCGCCAAAGATTTTCTTGTATGCTTCGACATCAAGGCCATTTTCTGGAGAATGAGCCTGTAAAAGAGTCCTGTCGAGTCTTTCCTCCTTTTGCTGACTAAACTCAAAGAGGCAGCGTTTCTCAAACAATTCCTTCTCAAAAGTTGAAAGGAAGGAGAAAAACTGGAAGGCTCTGACTGGGAAGAACTTTCCGTTTTCTGGATTAAACAGCCTCTTGCCGTACTCTTTGTACTTTGCGATAAGAAACTCTGCGGTGTCTGAGAACCTGCTCTCAAACATCCCAAGTCTTGGCAAGAAGTCATTCCCCAAAAGACAAGAAAGAAAGACAAAGTCTTTGATGGGAATGTCCTTTTGAAAGTCGCGAGAAAGCCCAGAAATATCCGTCAACAGGTACTTCCATGTCTGGATATGGTCCGTGCGAAGTAAAGAAACATTGTCAAAACCAAGCGCCATCGTCAAAAGGACAAGGTCTCCATCCGGCGAATAAAAACAGTGCGACTCTTTGTTTCCGTTCTTTCTCGCAAAGTCCGAGCGCTTTGTGGTTCGCCTTCTCCCGCCTCGGAACTACTGGAGAAGACAAGCTCAAATTTCTCCCTTTGACAAAAGTTGGAAAGACCGTTTGAGACATACCTTTGAAGCCTGTCCAAAAACTCTGTACCGCAGGTGATAGAGTTTGGATCAAAGCCACAATCGGGTTTTCCGCCCAAAAAGCGCCTATGTCTTTGCTGGTTCTGTTTCGCAATGGGGGCAACTCCATCAAAGACAACATAAAATCTTTTGTTTGGTGTGACATATTTTGTGAGGCGAAAGATAGAATTTCTCACGCTTCTGAAAAGCTGTACTTCCTTCTCCTTTGGCGAAAGTGAAGCAAAGGTCTCGGATGCGGAGATGTCCTTGCCGTAGCCATAGATGAGCTGAGCACAGGTGTGAACAAAACAAACAGCGTCAACATACAGATTATCCACACAGTTTTGCTCCTTTGGGATTGTCCTTGTGAACTTTGAATGCCTCTGCTGAATCCAATAAAAAAGACCTGGAACGCCCATGTTTTATTTTTCTCTCGTCAAGAAAGAAACTTCATATTCTTCTCTGAATGTTCGTTTGTGTCCGCAAAAATTTTGTGCAAAAAATATTAGATATTTTTTATGTGTTGCGTCTTTTTTTACTGACGGTACTGAAGGAGTATCATAAGCAGCCAAATGACAACAAAAATGCCCAAGCTCCACAGGAGAGCGGTTCTGAAAAGTTTTCCATGGTCAAGCGCCGTTCCGGTCTTGACACCAGCAGGCTCTGTAATTCTCAGGACAAGCAGAGTCACCAAAAAGACAACGAGGAAAAACACAATTCCGTTCAACCAGGCAGAACCAGAATCTGACAGGTCGAGACCTGTAATCGGTCTCGTGTCAAAGGAAAGGGAAGGAATACCTTGGGGTGATCGAAGAGACATTACACTATGAAAAAAAATTTGCAAAAAAATATCTTGTGAAGATATTTTATTCAAAGTCTCAACTTTTGCAGAGCATCGAGCGTTCTGTCGATGATGTCTCCGTCAGTTCCAACAACAATCTCCTCCTTTTTCTCAATGTCGTCTATCTCCTTGAAAGAAATGAGAGTTCTGTTTCCCATCAGTTGCCTCGAAAACAAGAACTCGAGTTCTTCCTCGAGACCAGGCGACCTTGTGGCAATGCGTGTGCTTCCGAGTCGTTCAATCTCTGAGTCTGTCCATCCTTGTCTGTCTCCGTTCACAATTGCCGGAATGTCCCATGTGGGTAAAAGGATGGGCTCTTCTCCTTTCCACGAAAAAAAGAGCTGATCATCCGAAAAGTCTCCCGCATCCGCTCCGTCTGGCAATGTTCTCTTGCTGAATTCGAGCCTTTCCGCGTACCTTACTGACCTCTGTGCGGCTCTCTTGTCCCTGACTTGTTGGTAGTTGACCTGCTTGCGATGCTCTCCCATAAAAGAAAGACAGGCAGAAATGCCCCTCGGACGCGAAAGGTCCGAGTCTGAAAAGTATACCTGAGACCGCAACAAAAAAAGCCTCAAAATGCTCGTTGTCATGTCCGTGTCTCTGCGCAGTGCGGCCCTCTTCTTTTTTGCCTCGATGAGTTTTTGGACAAAGAGCGCATTTTCTTCCTCTGTTCCTTCGTTGGTTTGTCGGGAAAGAGCCTGAAGTTCTCCCTCTGCTTCCTTCAACGACTTTTGTTGCTCTTCGACAAGTGCAATGAGGTCGTCAAGAGAAAGGTCATACACCTTTTTGTACTCGTTGAGTTTGTCAAGAAGTGCCTTTTGCCCATTCTCCTTTGCCCAAAAAACTCCATCTGCCGGGTTGATGCCTGTGGAAAGGACCAGTTCAATCGCCATGGGATACTCTGTCTTGAGAGCAGAGACAAGTGGACTCACTTTGACAGGAACGTCTGGGTTTGGCCTTGACTCTGCACAAACACGCAAAAGCTCAAAGGAGCGCTGAACCATTCTCTGGTCCTTTGCCTCGGCAACACAACGAACTGCCCAACAAAGCCAATTTTCTCCATTCGCATCGGGAAGGTCCGGGTTCGCACCATTCAGAACCAAAATAGCCCGCAAGGTCGGCGTCTCTGCAAAGTGTCAGAGGAAGCTTTTGAGCTCCTCTTGGGACAAAGTTGAGGTAAGCACCTCTTTTTATCAACAACTCAACAAGGATTGAACTTCTCGTTTCCACTGCAGCCAGCATTGGCGTTGTTCCTTCCCACGCGCTATTCACCGCATCTTTTCCCACAAGCTTTGACAGGATGCTCGTAATTTCCAAAGAGTTTAGGACGCGCTGAGACAGAGCAAGAAGTTCCTTGTTCTCTGCTATTCCAGGTAGGTTCTCGGGCATTCTTCCGTGGAGCATAAACCTTTCACTTCCCTGGGGAGCGACCTTGATAATGGCACCGATGTTTTTGCCGTACTCGCGAATTGCAAAAACCAAGGAGTTTGTCTTTGGCGGGTACTCGACGGCGGCGGCCCTTGAACAGGCGACATATCCCTTTGTGATGGCGTAGAATAAAAAGTCTTTCCTACCCAATCCCTCGTACCTTGTTTTGGGGTTGAACTGTGTGCGGAAGTCAAGAATTCTCTTGTTGCGTGTCCCAAAGTACAGCCTGTGCCATCCGCTATCTGTCTCTGAAAGTTTCATCGTGGCGAGCAAAAACCTCAGGGTCTCCATGCTATAACGCACCCAGTTTGCCTTTTCAACATTAAACTCTCTGGGAAGGCGCGAATCGTCTCCAACCCAAAGCCTTGCCTTCAGCTGCTTGTCCATTTCCACCTTTTTGGGAGATTGTTGGAAAAGTCTTCTTGGTTTTGGGAAAAAGAAAAACTCGTCGTCCTCGAAGGCAAGGCACGCACGGTCAATGTGGTGCTGGAAAACGCGGAAACCACATGCACACATGGCGAGCACGGCATCGGAAAAACGCAGATCGATAGCGCGGCTCATGACGTCAAGACCATCCTTGTCCGTGTTTGGAATGCATTGCAAGCCCCTGACGGCTCTGTCGAACCACTCACCGTCATAGCTCTCCAGCGCTTGCCAAACATTTTTGCGATTGGGTTGTCTTTTCATCTTTTTGACTGTAAAAGATGGTCTTACTTTTGAAGCAAACTGTATTCAATAATTTATTGTCTTATTTTTTTCCATAAACTTTTTACATCATCATCTTCTTTTTCCAAAAGTTCCGACATAATTTCTTCATAAGTCTTTTTTGTCGTCGAGGTTGGGATATCCTCTTTCGCTTCAAAGGCGATCCTCTTTGCGACAGAAGAAATTTCTGCGAAAGCCCTTGTCTTTTTTAGCGCTGCGATTTCACATGGAGTACCACGAAAAACAACGCGGACATCGTCCTCTGTCTTTTCGAGGATGGGGAGATTTTCCGCGCTTGCATCGAGATAGACAGTTTTCTTCTTTTTTGCCTCAAGGTCGTACCTTTTTGTACCTCCAGCCTCTCTCAAAAAGTTTACAATACTCCACCAACCAAACTCCTTTTTTTTCTGTGTCTCCAAAAGAATGTTGCATGGCGCTGCCGATGTAGTAGACGTTTTTCCCCACAATCTGCGCGTCGTGAATATGTCCAGATATCACAAGGGGAAGGTTGTCGCCCCATTCATCCCCATCAGAGGAAATAACAGGCCCCATTTTGCAACCACGAAACTCTTGATGGGCAAAAATACATGTCGCTTTTTTCCAATCCTTTTCTGTCGTGTTGAGACAATCCTCGAACCTTCCAGGCGGCACATAGGGGCAAAAGAAGAACGTGTGACCGGAAAAAGTTTTTGTGATGGCTTTATCCACAACAAACATATTTTTCCATCTTTTGCATGCATTGAAGGCATGTCTTGTGGTTTGGAATTGCGAGTTGTTGCAGTAGTCATGATTTCCAATGAGCAAAAAGGTCGGACACAACAAGCACAACTTGTTCAAGAAAAATATGGCCTTGTTGAATGGAGCCTCATGAATAATTTCATGTGTATCCAAGATGTCTCCCAAAATAACGACAAAAGTTGGCTTTTTTTCTGCGACAAGGTTCAAAATTTTCTCTGTCAACTTTTCAACCTCTTGAATATTCTTGTCCGTAAAATGTGGATCTCCAACACAAAGGCATGATACAACTTCCATATTTCTTGAATTTGTTCTCTTTCTAAAAAATATTTTCCGAATATTTTTTGTTTCTAATGCATAAGCAGCCGAACAATCAGAGTGAACACAAGGCCGTGCACCAAAAGACCAAGAAGGTTGGGAGCGCCCGTAATTGGATCGGCGATAGTCACGCCAAAGATCCCAGTCAACCCATTCATTATCTTGAAAAGGAAAGGCGAGGCAACAATAAGGGAACAAAACTCCCGCCAATCGCCGAAACGATCCACTTGTCTTTGCTGGTGTACGGTTTTACGCAGGTAAGATCCTCCATTACAAAACTTTTGAGAAAAAAGTTTTATTCTATCTTCTTACGAAAAACCGCGACACGGTGCAAACTCGCAAACTCAAAGCCTTGAGTGGACATGAAGGAAATCCCCTCATCCACATTGCGAGAAAACAAAATCTCATATCCGTACCTTTCCATCGAGTCCTTTAGCATTTACAATATCCACAAGCCACTCTGTCTGTTCTTTCACCATGCTGTCAGCGTCCTTGATATCCACTCGAACCTTTCTACCAAATGCTTCTTTCCCCCATTGTCCAATCTTTTCAACAGAGAACGCAGAATTTTCAAACTTCTTGTTCTTCCCCAAGAGCCTCTGGATATTGTCACCATCCATGAAAGAAAAGAGGGCAAGAGATCCCTGTTTTGACAAAGAGCTCATGGTCAAACACAAGGCGTCGAGGTCCTTTTTTGTTTCCCCAAAATAACCCAAGCAATAGAACGCAGAGGAAAGGTCGACAGACTTGTCCTCTCCAAAGAATTGGATTGCTGCTTGTGTGTCCTGCGCCTTTGCATTGAGAATTTTGTACTTTGTGAACTTTGCGGCCTTTGCTCTCTCTTCGTATTCCTTGATGTTTTCCTTGTTTGGTTCAATCGACCAAACCATGCCCATTCCGCCCTTTTGCCACTTTGGAATGTCGCCTCCTCTGCCAGAGCCAATGTCAAGAACTGTCTTTGCTTCCGATGCAGAAGTCAAAAGACATTGCTTCAGGATGTTGTTGTACCTTCTGGCCAGAACAAGAGTTTCTCCGCGCATTGTCTCGAGAGAAATTCCACGAAAGATGTTTCCCCAAACAGAGAGAACTGTGGTCATGTAATTGGGCACATCCTTGTCCGTTCTGATTCTGTGGGGGAAGAAGATGTTTTTCTTCTTGTCAAAACCAAACTCGAGAATTTCTCCCTCAAAGTCTCTGCCTTGATGTTCCTTCAAAAACTTGTCGGGAAGCTTGACAGTTCCCGAGACTCGGTTTGGTCCACTCCCCAAAAAGTTGAGCTCTTTGTCGCGGGGTCCTCCCATCATCAGCAAATATTCATTGTCACTCTTTCTTTTCAGCCGAAAGTCAATGGTCATAAGTTCTGCGGGTTTCCACTTGAGAGTGTCCTCGTTTTTGTAGCCCTGTTCCCTTGGCTGAAGGATAAGACCATCAGTACGAAACTTTTGGACTTTGGCGTAATCGAGCGCAGCATCAACAGCATCTCTCAAAAGGTCACCTCCCAACTTTTTTGTCCTGGCCTTTTCAAGGTAGAGCTTCCTTGTGTCTTTTGTTGCTGTGGCCATCCCCTCAAAACTTCCAAGAGAAAGACTGACCTCAAAGTACTTTTTGGAAACGATCCCAAGTTCCTCGCCTGCATGCTTCTCAATCTCAAGAACATGAGCAAAACGCGTGTCAAAGTTGTTGTTGTACTGCTTCTTCCCCATAAAAAAGAGACAATCAAAGGCGTAGCACTTTGGCTTTGAAGTTTCCTCTCCATATAGTTCGACATCCAGAACAGTGTCCTTGTACTGGTAGAAGATTCCACCAATCTTTTGGATATCCGATGGAGGATTGACAAGATAAGTCCCCGTTTCGCCAAACCACAAAAGCCTTCTCTCACCGTCCAGCTTGTTTGTCACCGCAAAAAGACGGGGTTCGAATAGATCCTCAATCTTGACTTGTCTTGGCTTGTTCAAGAAGGAAGTGTCTCCTTGCCTTTTCGAATCCATCAAACGAGCAAAGGCCTCAAGAACCTCTTCCTTTTGCTTGACAGGGATTACCTCTGCGTCTCTCAGCGAGTTCTTGGATTGCATGAGCTGCAGGATGCGATGGACAACATTCTTCATCGCAGAGGCGCTCTTTTTCACAGAGGGCATCTTCTCAATCTCCACCTCGTAGACCACGCCGTTCCTGAAGCTGCTCTTCACAACTTTTGTGAGATCCAATATCAATCCCTTGAAAACAGAATTGTTTGGTATGTATGTGAACCTTGTCCTTTGCTTTTCTCGAAAACCAGAGGGTACAAAGTCTGAAATGGTTCCGACATCATTCTCGCGAGAAGAGGCGATACGAATTCCCCATGTTCTTTCGTCCCATATTTTGTTCCTTTCCTTTTTTTGGTAAGAAACCTTGCCAGACGAAAGGTCTGTAATTCTTCTGATGTTGACTCTCTGCCCTCCCCCAGCAACTTTCATTGTCTCTTCCTTTGTGTGGAAGTCCTCACGACGAAAGTCTGGGTTTTCTATCTTGGATCTTTCCGAGAAGAACTCAAAAAGATTGTAGAATTCGGCCTTGGTCACGCCTGGTTGAAAGACTTGTTGCCTTTCTTCCTTTTTCCATCTTCCAAAAGAGAGTTCAACCTCCACATCATCAGGTTGCTCAACAAGAAAGGGAGCAACTTCATTGCTTTCGAACCATTGCGAAAGGTCAGACATTACGGTTTTGAGTATAAAAAGAAATTCTAACTGTTTTCTTTTTGCGTTAATTGCTAATGTCTGATGCCCAAGGAATGTTGTAGGGAACATAGTCCGCCCCAAGAGAGGGTTGAGGCGGTTTCCGATTGAGAAACTGTTTTGTAAGTCGGGTGCTGGTTTGGGAGCTCATCCTCTGCTGGTTGTTTCTCGCGGCCATAAACTGGAGATGCGGATTTTGTTGCTGTTGTTGCCGGAACTCCTCTTTGGCCATTGATGCCTTGCATTTTCAAAATTTCATTCACAAAGCCAAGAACTGCGTGGACACTTCTGTCCTGGTTTGTATAGATCGCAGTTATCGTTCCTCCGATGAAGATCACAAGATGAGGAACTTTTTTGATGGGGTTTTTCGTGGCTCTGGACATTTTGATAATGTCTGGCCATTTATCGACATCAACAACTCCCCATTCAATTCGGGGCTCGTTTTGAGCACAAGTTTGAAAAGTCGGCTCAAATGCCGCACATGCAGGACAACCATTTTGCTTGAACAAAACGATCACATTGCCAGAAGGGACTTTAACCCCGAGAAGAGACCCACGAACATGAAAATCTTTTGACGTCAAATAGAGAGTGGTCATTAGTTTGGTTATCCTTCAGGACTTAAGTCTGAAAATATTCTCAAAAATATTTTCTTTCGTTTACGCTCCAACGCTCAGACCCAGGCAAGACTCAAACTTTTCCTGTACCTTTCGCGCTGATTCCTTCACCTCGCTCGACTCTGACTCTGCGATCTCAACCTTCTTTGTCTTCTTTCTGCCTGAGCCGACCTTTGTCTTTGCGGGTGCGGGTTCCTCGACCTCTGAAGCTTCCTCCTCTTCCTCTTCATCCCTCCTGCCCTTGCCCTTCTCCTCCCTTTCAACATCGACAACCTCTGAAATGGCCTCTGAAAGCTTTTCGACAATCATCTCCTTTTTGACATCATCAATGTCTGCGTCTTGTACAGCCTCCTCCATCTTCTTTGCGAGATCCTTCATTTCCGGAGAAGCACCGCGAGGCACCTCGACCTCGATAACCTCCGTCGGACCAAAGCGCTTCGAAGAGGAGACACTGGCGTATTTCTTGGCCAAGTTCTTGAACTGCAGATCGGTACCATAAACTTCCTTGTCGAACAAAGAAATCTTTTTCTTTCCACGAAGGAAAGCGGGAGTCTTTTTCACGCAACTTCCCGTGGCGGCAGAACAGGCCTTGTCCTCATCACACGGCTCTGCCTCCTCGTCAAAGCAAAGAACCTCATCGATGATCTCCTTTTGCTTTTTCTTGGGAGGGCTTTTCTTTTTGGGAGAAGGCTTCTTCTTGGGCGGACTCTTCTTTTTCGTTTGGACTCGCCTTTTTGGGTGAGGGTTTCCGCGGAGGTTCTTCCTCTTCTTCGGTTGAAACCTCCTCACTTTCATCCTTTTCACTCCACGGTTGTACCTTGGCATCTCCATAGTCGTACTTTTTCTGGAGCTTTTTGAGGGCAGCCGAAGAACCCACAATAGTAAGACCTTCCCGTTTGATCATTGACTTTTTGGAGAGAGTCTTGGCCGACCCCTTGATACAGGTTCCTCGGCCAGCATCCGACACACTGCAAACGGGCTTGTCGTCTGGACAGCTTCCTTCATCCTCGTAACAAGACGCCTTTTTGGACGAAGCTTTTCCCTTTGATGTTGAGCTTGACTTTTTCTTGGGGGAAGCTTTCTTTTTCGGCGAGGCCTTCTTTTTGGCTGCTCGCCTCTTCACTGGAGCCTCTTCCTCTTCGTCAGAGGTTGTTTTCTTTTGCTTTCCCTTTGACTTTGGAGCTTCGTCATCCGAGGTCTTCCTGGTCCTTTTCGCCACTCGCCTCTTCACTGGAACATCTTCCTCTTCATCATCCGAAGATTTCTTCTTCTTTCCCTTTGACTTTTTCGGCTTGACATATTCCTCGGTGCCGTCATCATCCTGGAAAAGAATTCCCTTTGGAAAGTAGAGGCTCTTTTTCTTGTCATAATGAGCACCTTTGACTTTCTTTGCAGGAGAAGCAATCACACACCTACCAGTGTCAACATTACAAAGCTTTCCCTGCTTTTTGCACTTGGATACAGCTTCATCCGTACACTTGGAGTCAGACATTACCAACAATGAGAAAAAATTTTCTTTCACAAAGAAAATTAGGTTGAGTTGTGGTATATAAAAGATGCAAAGTCTGCAAAATCCGGCTTGTTAAGCTGTTTCATTAAGGCCAAAATTTTCAAGTTCATCCAGAAGCTGATCGTATAAAACACGAATAAGAGAGATATTTTCCCTTACCCAGTCTTCGTCCATTTTAGTCAGTAGAGTCTAAATTGGAAGATCTAATCGGATGTGATGGAGTTTCGTACTCTTCTTCCAAAGCCTCGTAGTCTGAACTGACTGTTACTTTTTCTTCCTCTGGTTCAGAAGCGAAAACGCCCGCTCCCTTACTCTTTTTCGGTCTTTTCTCCTTCCTCTCTGTCTTTTCCAACCTCGAGTGGAGGATCTTTAGCGCTTCCATCTGCTGTTTGACAGTTTCCTCAAGCTTTTGGACTCGCGTTGCTAGAGCTTCCCGTTCAGCATTCGCATAGTCAACCTTTCTTTTGAGCACAACATAAACCGCGCCGATGACTGCGACTTCCGTCGCGATGTGGGCCATTTTGAAGCCGTCCATTGCGTATTTATCTTAAGTTCGCAACTCATAAAATATTATCTAGTTTTTGCACGAAGAACAGCTACCTTTTCCTGTAAGTCTGTCAAAATATACTTCCCTTACTTTTTGGTAGGGAGGGCTTTGTTTTCCAAGCTCCTTGTTAACCTTGTCATGCAAAAGATAAGTCCAATAAAAGACCTTTTCGCGACTCACCAAAAATCCACGAAGGGAGGGAAGTTCCCTCAAATTTTTCCTGTAGTTGTCCTTACAAGTTGTACAGGGCAACAGGTTCTGGAGCGACATCATAAAGTTTGAAAACTCCTGGGCTTTGTCTGGGGTATAAGTCGCTGCAAAGGAATGGATTGTCCTCCACAAGCACGGTCCCCAAAAATCCTTGTTTTCGCCCGTTTGGGGCATTTTGGGCTGGACAACCCTCACTTGTCTCTTCACTGGTCTCATTACGTTACACCAAAGGTTTTCCTCTAGTAAAATTTAAAGGAAATGTCAAAACTTGCCGAATGCCTCGCAGAGGGTTCCGATGTTTTTGAAGTGGAAGAGAAGGAATGTTTTATCGCGAGAAAAAAAGACTTTGACGATGAATACAACAAGATATTTGAGATAGAAAAAAGACTAAGGAGGACTTGCATCGAGATGTATTATCCACAAATTTTTCATCGACAAAAAGTTGGACTTTTTTTGTTCTTGTCTGATTATAAAAAATAATATTTGCAAGGTGAACTTGTCTGCTTATTTTTTGAGAATGTTCCATATTCGCCAAGTTTTATGGAGCTATGGTATGGTCTGCCATGAAGCATTTTGTGATGATAAAAAGGAAAGCGTTCCCTGTTTTTGTTGTCTGTGCGGTGAAGAACACAAGATGAGTGCAGAAGAAGCATTCCTCTGCCCGGTTTGTGACTCTGTTGTTGGTGAAGACCAACTAGCGCAAATTCTCGATGAAGAAAAATGCAAGCTGGTTGAAAGAAACGCAGAAAGTCTAACAATCCTTTGTTGTTGTGGCACAAAATGCGAGATGACATGTCTTGAATTTATGGCAGGAAAAAGGTGTGAGAAATGCAACAAACCACAAGAAGAAATTCGGCTGCTGGAGAACTCGAGAATTTGGGTCGGGGAGACTTTGGAATTTTCCGAGGTCCAAAGTTTCACCTACTCTTTCTTTGGCAAAGAGATGCATTGGTCCCCCGAATTTGTTGATGAAGAGAATAAACTTTGTGGTCAAGATCCTAGAAGAGAAAGAATTCAACGAGAACAGACAGGAATGGAATGCAAAGTTCTCATCTCTTTCGGCAAGAGGGTATCGAGGTGAAATTACGGTTTACAACAAGGAGGACAAAGTTTTGTACATCGTGGTATTCCCAAAGAAAAATATTTGAATATTTTTATTGAGGGAAACGCTGAGTCGAGAAAAGTGCTGGTGGTTTGCTGGAAACAACACCAAAGAAAATATCTGACACCCTTTGCTGTAAAGTTACGGATCGGAAAACACCCGTCGAGTCCTGAATAACTGTGCCGAACGCGAGACCATTTCCTTCTGTTCCCTTGTACTCGACCGTGGAACTTGGTGGGACAGAGACATTCCCAAAAACAAGGGGGACAAGCGTCAAGTTGTGTATTCTCAAAACTGGAATGTCCATAACTGGCAAAAATCCGTTGAGGTCTTGGTACATAATGTCCAAAGTTGTTGTCGATCCCAAGTATACCCTCGAATTTGATAAAAGCCTTTTGTCAACTACAAAAATGGGAACTTGTTCCCAAAATATTACAACATCCTCAAAGTCTGGCAAAGAAACCTTTGTGGCAGAAAGCGGGGCAAGGTCAAACTGTTTTCCATTGAGAGCCTTGATGTTGAGCTTTACTCTTGTGTTGTTTACAAATGTTGTGTTGAAACCAGGAGAAACTTCGACACCTTCCTCTTCAAATGAGGGCAAAGATACGCTTTCTCTTTCCTCCTTTTTCTTTTCGTCCCTTCTTAGCATCCATATCAACAAAAAAACCACGAGCGGTGTGACAGCCAAAAGCGCCACAACGAACCATAACCAGGCCTGCATTACCTATAAAATATTTTCCCCAAGACTTTTGTAATAATGTCTTCTCTCGAAATTCGGGAATATGACCCGCTCGACATTGTGAAGTCAAAGTTTTCCCTCTCAAAAAGAGACGCACTACCAGAATATTTTATTTTTCCAACAGACGATGTGAAAAAGCTTGTACAAATTATTCGAGATGAGCCTGAAAGGATTCTGGACATCCGGAAAGTTTTGGCCGGCGTGAATGCTGCGGACCTTGAAACAGTTTACAAGACGAAAACAAAGAGGAGGTGGTACCTCAAGCAGAAAAAGACGGGTATCGCTCTTTTGTGGCTTGTTGTCAATAAAATGCCCTCGACAAAGGATGTGAAGTTTTTGAACAGCGTTTCATTTGACCCAAAGTCCCGAGTCGAGGAGTATATGCGGTACGTCGAGGTGGAAAGGGCAAACATCAAGTTTTTGGTCGACCAGTACGAGGAAAGCGCCGAAGAAATTCTAAAGTATCGACCTGTCATCGCGAAGGACTTTCGTGTGGAAAGAGAGGCAAAGATTTCAAGAAATAAATTCTGGAGAAAGCCCTTCTCGGTCTTTTCAACAGAATACAATGCTCCAAAGAAGTTCCTTTTGTTTCTCTTCAGGTCGGCGACAGGAATCTCTACAAGTCCTACTCGAGAATTCCTCCTCCAGCGGCATGGCTTTCGGGAAGAGGAGGTTTGGAAGATTTCGGTACTGGTGAGGTCCTCCTTCTCAAGGTTCTCTCTTTTCCTTCCTCGGAATTTTCTGAAAACAATCCTTCACAGATGGAGAGGATAGACAAGTTTTACGATGAGGTGATTATGACTAACGACTCTGTTCCGGGCAGACAGACGGTTCTCGTTGATGTTACAATCAGAGAAAACATGACGTACTCTGAGGTCGAGAAAAGGGTGGTTAACAGCTTCACCGGCAATCAGATCCTTTTTGAAAACACAAAGACCTCAACTGTTAAAGCCTCATATTATATCTATGATCTTTTGTACAAAAGGGCAGAGTTTGTGGATCTTATGCTTCGTGACCCTCTGACATCAAAGTTTTTCTTCTCAAACGAAACAATGTCTACCACGCTGACAAAAAGCAGGTTCTACGTTTATTTTGACCCATTGCAAAAAAGGGACCCGACTGATGTGTCTGTAGCATTTCTGTCTGCCTCTAGCAAAACATCAGATACAAAGATTCGAATTGCAAGGGCAAAGTCAGAAGGAGAGATCCAAGCATTCAATGCGCTTTTCCTTTCGATCCTTGCGATGTATTCTGAAAAACTTCCTGAAATAACAGAATTGTACGACAGATTCATCCCGAGCACACAAAGGTTCAAGGAAAAAAAGAAAAAGGGGGCAGATGACGAGGAACTTCGAAATATTGTAAATTTGAGGCGAACATATCCAGCCCTCTTCTCAAAAAAGTACTCGAAGCAATGCACTGCCGCTGTTTCCATCCTATCCCGTGAGGAAGCGGAAGCTCTGAAAAAGAAGAAGCAAAAGAACCGAGTTCTCGAATATCCCAAGGGAATTGGTATGTTTTTTGGTTGCAAGTCAAAAAAGCACAAGGACCACATTTACCCAGCTCTTCGTTTCAACGTCAGGCCTTTCTCTGAAAAGTACGAGTATGTTCCGTGTTGTTATACGGAACCTTCTGAAAAGCCCAGGAGACATCCAGAGGGCTGCAGCGAGAGAGTTTTTGGAGCGGACAAAAAGGAGTTGCCCGAAAACACTTGCGGTTACATTCCCTCATCGCTTGAAAGGTTCTTCAAGGTCGTCATTGATTCTCCCGTAACCGTCCTTCGTCATTCTGTCGATGTTGCTCCAGACAGCATGTTGTACTGCATTGAAATGGCGAGAAGCAGAAGGTTTTTTGAACTCGAAACAGAGGCAGAAAGAAGCGAATACATCCGTGCAAAGCGCGCAGAGATCAGCGAAATGCAGGGATCTTTCTGTTGGAAGGCAGGAGCTTTACGACTTCCGAAATGATGAGGAAATTCGGGAGCTTTTGAGAACAAGCACTTTTATTGACTCGCTTCTTTTTTGCAGGATTCTTGAAAAGTTTTATGGGATCAATATCGTGGTTTTTACGATCAACAAGGACAGAGTTGTTTCATTTGAAATTCCAAGGCATGCAAAGTCTTGGATTGCCCCTTATTTCGACCCAAAGAAAAGGACCGTTGTTCTCCTACGGGTTCCATGGAAGGACATGCCCTATCCTTCGCAGTACGAGGTTCTGTTCACTGTCCCAAGAGACCAAACAGAGAACTTGGGAAAGAAAAAGAACCCGGGCGAGCCCAAGACAAAGGTCATAGTGAGTCAGAAAGATTTTACATTCCGAGACAAGAGAATCATCTCCAGCATTTACAGGGCTCTTTACGCAACCAACAAAGTTTGGAGCGTAAAGCCGTCGAAGGAGGGGATTGAAACCTTTGAGTACAAGGAAAAAGATCCAAAGGCAGATCCTATCCTTTCACAGGCCTTGGAACAGCACATCGACTCCTTTGGCAAGTGCAGGTCCCTATTTTTTGCAAACGGTGTTTGTCTCGTTGTGTCTCCCATTGCACCTCTGGACATTCCTTCGAGAGCGGAAGCGTACACAACAGCGAGATTTTCAAACTCAAAAAAGTTCTTGGATTCTTTGAATATGCGCATAGTTTCGCAAGAACTCGACCAAGAGGGAAGAACTTTGGGTCTTCACGTTTTCCGCGAAGGGATGGATTTCACACTTTGTTTCCTTCCCCTTCCATCTCAAAATCCCATCGAAGGAGTTCCAGTCGCAAAGACAATAACAATTCCAAAGGGAGAATCCTCCCTTGAAATGTTCCGAGTAAAGAGGGCAGTTGCATCCAGAATGGTGGATATTGGAATCAGGTTGTCCGAAACTCTTGGGAGGGAGCTGCAGGATTCTGACTTTGTGCTCCGGCCAGATTTTGACATGCAAAAGGCGCGAAATGAGACAAACTACTTGCTGACAAAACAGGGGAAGCTTGTGGTTCCGAATAGAGAGATTGTCCAAAGGATTAAATTTGCCGTGTCGTCATCCCTGAGAAACCTGCCATTTTCAAAGATCCAAACTGAACAGTTTAGGACCGTGTCAGAGTTTGCCGTTGTTCCAAACACTGTTGTCTTTTTGTCTGAAAAGGCGCGTGAACAACTGGGCCAAAAACTTTGAGTCTCAGGACATGACTTTGACGATGAAAACAAGGACAGAGACAAGTTCTGCTCTTCCGTACTTTTTCGAGGATGGGAAGCTTCTGCTTGTTCAAAATGTCAAGGGAGGAAAAAAGGAAAGTGCAGGCTTTGTGGTGGAAAGTTGGAGAAAAAGAGGTATTAATCCCGGCTTTGATACAACTGGAGTTTTTTCAAACGCAAAGGAATGTACAGACAAAGTTCGAGGCAACTGCGTCACCGAAGAAAAAGGCGAGTGGTCTGCTCGACTTGAATAAAAATATACAAATATTTTTTGCATCAAAAAGTTTTTCATAGTAAGATGTCGTCAGTACTGAGCCAGAAGGCGCTTTATACAACTCAGATTGATCCTCAGAGTGCGGACAGAGCTTGGTCGGAGCGTTTCAACTTGGCAAGCGGAAGTCTTTGCAACATTAATCCTCTGGCGTTCAACAGGGACCAATACGGGCGAATGGCCGATCCCTACACTCTCAAAAAGGTTGGATATGGTTCCTGCAATAACGTCGATCCCAACTACAATCTCCAGGCTTTCATCGCCCGCGAAAATGCTGTGGACAGGCCTGTGATTGCAGTAGACATGAGCCAAAGGTATATGTACGATACGATGGCTGTGGGTCGTCAACAGCCCCTGCCGACTCAATGCGGAGATCAGCCGACGAATTGGTGGTTCCAGACCGGAATGAATTCCGACACTCACGACCAGATGGCTTGCCAATCAAACGGTCTTTCCCTTCCTCCTCAGCCGGTAAAAAGCTATGCTTGTCCCTCATCATCCCTCTCGTCGATGTTCTACCCGCGCTACAACAACTAATTTTTTGGAACCAAAACAACATTTCACAAAAATATTTTCCGATATTTTTTGTCATAGATCTCCTTTCTCTTCCTCTTGAAATTTCGTCTGCGATCTTTGAACTTTCCGGAAATCCGAACCTTTGCTTTTGCAGCAGGCAGTCAAAGGAAATTTGGGACTTTGTGGTTAAAAACGCTAGGGATATTCCGCGACTGATACAGCGGGAAAATCTCTTGTGTTGTCATCCCGATATCCTCGAGCGTTTCAGGAATGATGATGCAAAACTTTGCTTTGCAAAAGAGTTTTCCTCCCTCTTCAGAAACTTGTTGGAATGGGAGATAAAATGGTACTGTCTCACTTTTTGGGAAAGAATTGTGGCATTCGGGATTTTCCAGGTTTGTGCGACAGGTCCTTCTTCGTTGGTGTTGGTGAGAACTGCGCTTTGCTAAGTCCCGGAGAACTTTACCAGAGGATTTCCTTCCTCTGTTATTCTCCAAAGGCGAGAAAAAGGAGGAATTGGATTGTTGCTGGGTTTACTTTTGTAAAATATAGGAGAAGTGATACCGTTCCATCAGGTGTTCCATACAGCGAGTTTGAGAGATTGGGGAAGTTGGACTTTAAGTTTCTCTCCTTTTTCTTTGGGAAGTTGTTCCTCGACCTTCCTCGCAATTTTGTGTTAGCAGCGAGTGCAGCTGGAGAAACAGTTAGAAATATTGTGGATTACTACCTCCAAGGAAAAGGTGCAGACGGAAATGTGTTGTGTGCAATGCTCGAGGCTTTCTCGTGAGTTTCTTGAATAATTTATTGGATAAATTATTTGCATGTTTAGATGGGGAAACCGTTTCGTATCGCGAGAAACGAAACACAGACGTCTCGGACAAGAAAGGAGTAAAATGTCTCTTGAATACCCAAAGAGTCTCAAAAAATATACTGGTTACATCATCCCACAAAACAGGAAGAGTGCATTCGGCACATGCATCATTTACGGAAACACAAAAATACACAAGGCCTTTGAAATAGAGGAGGATGCAATTTCCTTTATTATACAGAAAAATATTGAGCTCAACCTGCCCATTCGAAACATTATGAGGAGACATTTAGAATTTTTGGAAGTTCAGGTTCGGGACGATGTTTGGACAAAGATGAGTTTGCAAGATTCAGATTTCATCGAGAAAAATATCATTGGGTATAATTCCGCGACAAAAAGGGCAACTTGTGGCAAAAACACGCGCCTTGAAAATGTCCTGATGGGCCACACTCCGGACAATAAAACCTTTGTTTCTCACAAAAACGGGGATGTTTTGGACAACAGAAGAGAAAATTTGGTTCTTGTCTCTGGAAGGTCTTTGGAAAGAAGGAGAAGTTCTGTGAAGGAAGAGGAAGGTTGTTTGTTCTATCCCGCAAGAAAACTTTGGGCTGTGAAATGGACAGAGATGGATGGGAAATGCCACAAACAAGAGTTCAAAATTTCAGAATTTGGAGAAGATGCGGAAACAAAGGCAAAGCAATTCAGGAAGAAAAAGCTCGAGGAGATGATGGAAAAAGTGCAAAAGTCGAGAAGAGTGCAAAAAACAGAGGGAGAGGAATATCCCATATTGCACTATCCGACGTTTCCGGAAAAGTATACAGGAAGTCTTTCTTACAAAATGAGGCCGAGGGGAAAGGGGTTCTCTGTAGGTTTCGACCACAAAGAATTTGTCTCGTTCTTTTCTGGAGAGGAGGCGATGGAGTACTTGTGCTCTGAAAACATCAAGAGAGGCTATGCGATCAAAAACATCATCAAGGAATGGGAAGATCACATGGAGATGCACGTGGGAGGAGAAGTTTGGACAAAGATAGACAAGGAAGATTTTGAGAAAGTCCAAAAACACACTTTTCATGTTAACGCAAATGGATACGCTGTTTGTTCAAAAGGGCCGATGTTGCATAATCTTGTGATGGGCCACAAACCCACAAAAATTACGGTAGACCATATTAATCGCGACAGGTTGGACAATAGGAAGTGCAACTTGAGATTGGCAACAAAGAAAGTTCAGGCCATAAACAGATGCCAGAAAAAGATACTTGATGGCGAGGAAATTCCTGTGGGAGTGACAAAGACAAAACTTGGTTGGGAGGTTCATTGGTCAGAGAACGGAAAAACGAGATGCAAGTTGTTCTCAACGTGTTCTTACGGAGAGGAAGCAAAAAGGTTGGCGATTGAAAAGAGGAAAAAGATAATCAGGGAACAAACAGACTACAAAGAGGCACATACTTGTCGAATAATTTATAAAGACATAAATTATTTGTTTGTCTAGATTGGGGAGATGGCTTCGTATCTCGACGATACATTTTCGCGTCTTAATTTATTATTGTAGAGGCGCACCATGTCGTTTCGGAACTGCAGTTGGTCACTCAGGAAAGCATTGTTCATTTGCACAGTCGAATCCACAAGACTTTGGTTTCGCAGTTCCTCGTCTCGGAAAGGTTGGAGATTGCTCTGGGTGTAGTACTGTCCATAAACAGGGAAAGCAGAGTCTTCAAACGTTACAGGAGTACTGCAGTTGTCCCCGTGGTCGTCTGCCAAAACCGTGTAGTTGTTATAAGTTGGAGAAGGATTTTCCCACTGCTCTCCCAAGACAGGGGGAATTGTACTCACAATTTGAGAACCAACAAGGTTGGTCTGCGGGATGGTGAAACCTTCCTTTTTGCTCTCCTTCCTTGTGTATTTGAAAAGGATCAAAAGTGCAAGACTCACAAGAAGGAAAACGTACCAATACTGATAGCCCAAAAAATACGCAATCACAGAGACGATAATAACAAGGCGTGTGACAGCATTGAGTTTTGCGTTTAGCGACATTGAAGCCGTCGGAACAATGGACAAAGAGCAGAAAAGATCAGCCAAATCCTCTGCCCAAAATTTCTCATCCGAGGAACAACTCATTACACAAAGAAAGATTACAACAAAATATTTTGTGAAATATTTTATGCTTGTTGGGAACCAACGAAACAGTACAAAGGCGTCAATCCAAAATTTCGCGACAGTTTGAAAATATCCAAACAAGGAAAAACAGAAAGTACCTCTGTCATTCTCACGACTTTGTTTTTATTCTCTGCTGTTTTGCAGAAAATGTTGCCTGAATTCAGCTGACATATTACGGAAAGCTCCTCCTCTTTTGTTTTGACTTGGTCTCCAAACAAAAGGGTTTTCTTTGCACAAAATCCAACTGTGAAATGGCATTCTCTGCCTCTTCCGAATGGCGCACATAAGAATGAGCTGAAGATGGGTCTCCTGTGAAAAATCCCTTTTCTGAAGAGTATGCAATGAACTTTTCCTCTTCTCTTCCCAAAAATATCGCCAAACCTCCCTCTTGACACACAAAAACATCCCCAGGCGAGAGCTTCTCAAGAAAAAGTTCTTCGTCTTTCATAATCTGAGCCAAGTCCAGTATTTCTTCTTCTGACATTCTTACTTTCTGGATGTTCCTCAAGTTCGAATGCATACTTTGTTTCTCTTGGATATGTGTGTATCGGGAAAAGAGCAGAGCAGGTATCGCACTCGAACAGTCCAAAGAAAAAGTCAAGAATTTTGCGGAAGAACATCTCAAAAGATTAAATGCAAGACAAACACCAACTTTAATGGATCTTATCGATGATCTTCCGGTTGACCAAGACGATGCCACTCCCGTTGAAATGGCAACGGCGCAAAAGTATCTCAACTCTTCGGGTTCCAGCAAAAAGGCGAGGTCAAAGGTCACAACCAAAAAAGTTGGTTGGTCGGATATTCTGAAATGGACTCTTGGAATTACACTAATCTTTCTTCTCGTTTCGAACCCTTGGTTCGACAAAGTTTTGGCGTTTGTACCGACTCAGTCATCCCTTGTACTTTTTGCAGTAAAGGCCGTTGTGTTTTTCCTCTTGACCTTTGTTGTACTTTGGAAACTCGTGTAAAAAAATATTGTCGTCTTGTTTCTTTTTTTATACAAAAGAAAAATTTTGCACCGTCAGTAATGAACTGCAAGGTTCTTATTGGTGTGGCTTGCCTTGTACTTGTGCTTGTTGCTATTTGGTTGTTGAGAGGAAGAGGAAAGGACGCCGAGGAGAGCAAAGAGAACTTTACTTGGGCAAACAACATTCGAGAGAATCCCGGACCCTACACGCCGACCTATGATCTGGTTCAACAGGACGCTCCTGACATTGACTCTTTTGCAAACTTTGTCGAGCCCGTTGGAGACGGTGTAGGTCAAAACCAAGGGGCAGGAATGATCCCAACTCCTTCTGTCGTTCAGTACGACTACAAGGATCTTTTGCCTGACTTGAACACCAATGTGGCGATGTACGACAAGGACATTTCAGACCCTGAGGTTTTCATGTGGCGCCCCTCTGTTCGCGTGGACATGAAGAACAGACAACAACAGGGTGCTGATCAGTTCCGAGGGGACCTTCCCATCCAGAAAAATAATTGTTATGGAAGCGAGTCGTGGTTTGCGAGTCGCTATGGCGAGGGTGACGCAAACTTCAACGGCATCTTCAATCCGTTGTACCAAGAGAAATACCGCAACCTCACCGGACAGAAAAGTTTTCCATTGGCTGTCAGCAACGAAGAACTGGTCTGCGATTCTTACCCCGTGGAGGACCAAATGTATGTCGCTTCCGATGTCAACTAAATTTTCCTCACAAAATATATACTTTCATATATTTTTTATTCGTCCTTGTGTTTCTTTTCATCCAAAAGGATCTCCCCCTTTGGTGAAAAGACCAAGAGCCTTGTGTTATATCCTTGTTTGCGACAAGCTTCCAGTTTTTTCAGAACTCTTTCCTTCTCTTCTGGAGTTTTCTCGTACGTCCACGTCGACTTTACCTCGATAACAAGGTTTTGTGAAGGAATAAAGAGGTCAGGATAGTATTTTCTTTTTGTTTCACCATCAAGATACTCGAACCCCATCAAGGACTCATGGCATGAAACAATGTCTTCTTCTGCAAAGCCTTCCTCTAGAAGATGGATAATCGCAAAATGTTCATAGCCCTGGTAAGGGACCGTTCTGCCCGATGGAAAGGTAAATTCTTTCACCTTGAAACAAGCATTGACAACTTTTCTGTAGACTTTGTCGTTATGAAAGGGATGATCCACTCCAAATCTCTCCCTGTAGGTGTTCAAAAGTTTCTTCTTGAACTCTGGAACTTGAAGCGCATGTTCCTTTCCGTATCTCTTTAGCATTGTCTCTGTGAACTTTTTGCGGACTTCGGGAATGCTGTGAGTTCCTCCATCACCAAATTTTTCCTTCAATCCGAACCTTGTCTTTTGTTTGTTCTCTGGCGTCATCAAAACGCACTCCACACCATAAAGTTCAAGATTTGTCTTTTTTGTTTTCTCCATAATTTCTGCAACTTGAGCGCTGTGTTCTTTTCCGTATCTCTGTTTTGTTGTCGCATTTTTCTTCTCTCTGATTTTTTGGCTCTTCAAAGGATTATCAACTCCATACCTTTCCAGCAGAGTTGCTTTACCTTTCTCGCGGAACTCTTCGCTCTTCATTGGATGTTCAACACCATATGTTTCCAAATTCTTTGTCCTAGTTCTTTCTTTTGAACATTCCTTGCATCCGACCCAGCTCTTTTTTTGAACTGTCTTTGTCGAGACCATGTTGCCAGTCGACCCACATTTGCAAGTATACTCTACGGGAGTTTTGTTGTCGATGTATTCTCCCGTCATTGTACACCCCTTCGACACAAAGTGCGCCTTGGCCATTTCTATCGACTTCAAAAGTCTTCCACTTCCGTCATATTCCTTCTGTGGCTTTCTCTTTCCTCCATTCTTTCTTCTTGTCTCTGCGGCTTTCGCGCGAACTTCTGGGTCTGAAAGAGGTCCTTTTTCTCCATATTTCTGAAGCAGAGCCGCATTCGCCTTTGTCATGTCTGTTGTCGTCCTTGACTTTTCTCTCTTCTCCAAAAGTTCTTTGCTTTGCAGTGCGTGTTCGACTCCATGTCTTTCGACCATCGTCTTCTTCTTTTTCTCCAAAATTTCTGGGACAGCAAGAGGACTTGTTTTTCCGTACTTTTCCCGAAGAGTGCCGAGTCTTTTTTCCTGTTGGCTTTTGAGTTTTGCGACGTTGTCCACTCCGTGTTTCTCAAGACATCTCTGTTTCTGTGCCTTGAGAGAACAGTCTTTACATCCAACCCAACTGTCGAGCCTAACAGAGGAAAGTTTCGCGGCAAGTCCATCCTTCCCACAACCACATCTATACTCAACTTCCGTCCTCGAGTTGATATATTCTCCTGTCATTGTGCAACCCTTTGCTTCGAACCTCAAACGAGCTTCTTCACGTCTTTTCTCGAGTGACATCTCCCAACTTATTTTGCAGTGACAAACTATCGCTACAAACAATTTGCCACATAAAGATTCAACAACTTTTTTCTTTGTTCAAGAAAAAATATCCCAACTTGTGTGGTTTGCAGACTTTGTATTTTTTTGACGGAATAAACAACTTTTTGTTTTGGTCTGAAATATTTTTGCGCAACAAAAATATTTTTTTCGTGGGCTGATAAAAAAGTTGCAAAAATCTGAGAATAAAAACTCGTCTCTTTCCACACTTTGCATTTTCATGAGACTTTGGGTAACTTTTTGTTTGTGACTAAAAAATATTTCATCTTGCAAATATTTTTTTCGTGAGTTCATCAAAAAAGTCGCCGAGTTTATTCCGACTGTTTCGCAGACTTTGTATTTTTTGCCAACAACTTTTCAACACTTTGCATTTTCATGAGATTTCCAGAAATCTTTTTTGTCTCGACTCTTTTGACTTTTTATTTTTACTTCTGAAATGACTCACTTTCTTCCCAACGAGAACATTTTGCAAATCCTCCGCTACTTGGAATTTGAAGATCTCGCCGCTGTCGACCGAAGCTGTCCTAGTCTTCGCTCTGTCTGTTCTCGCGTTTATATGGAGGATTACTACACAAAAGATGAAGAACTTCGTCGTCTCACCACACTCATCGAGTCTGTCAATCCCACTGTGAAGTACGGAGAAAGATGGTCTTCTCTTGCCCGTATTAGCGCCATCAAGAGAATGATGAATGTTGGCACGATGTACAACTTGAGGTTCAAGTACACACCTCGAAAGCGCAAAAGCCCCTTCAAGGTGCCATCAAACAAAAGGGTCAAGGCTGAGAGACGCCAAAAAGTCAAGGAAGCGAACGAGCTCTTGGCCGAAATTCTCGCACAAGTAAAGACACACAACCGCAAGAAGGATATCATGTTCCAGCTTTTCGACAGGGTGGACGGCAGAATTCAAAGGTGTAGCTTTCCCAAACTCGAGGGTGTTTATGCGCTCTTGGAACAAACTGTCGACAGAGACTCTGAAGTATATCCACACTCAATGTACAAGGCTGTGAGCGACTTGGTGTGCAAACATGGTTATTACGATTTCGAAGAAAGCGACGAAGAAGAAAGTGATGGAGAAGAAGAGGAATTTTCAGACGAAGAGATTGGGTTTTGATCAGACAACAATAAAATATTGAGATATTTTATTTCACCAGCGCATGACATACTTGCATTTCTTTTTGTATCGTATCCTCTTTCCTTTCAAGGACAAGTGGGATTTGTCTTTTCTTTGCTTCTCTCAAAAAGTGTTGCAGAACTTCTGGCTTGTCCTCCCAAATGTGACCACACAACAGAGTTTCATGCCTGTCAACTTTTGAACCGAATGGAGTTTTCGAGTCATTGAGATGGAACAAACACAGTGCTTCATGAAGAAACAAACTGTCCCACTCTTCCCAAAAGGAGTTGATACCCCTTATGGTTCCAAAATTTATTGAACCCGATGCAAACCCATGACAAGTGTCGATACAAATTTTTACTTGCTTTTTATTTTTTACTTGAGACCAAATGGCAAAAAGTTCCTTCAAATCTCTCCCCAACTTTGTTCCCTCACCAGCAGAATTTTCGAGCACTAAAATTCTCTCTTGTTTTACATGTGAGCCAAGAGCTTTCGAGTACTTTGTCGTGAGATCGCTTTCTTGCGATAAAACAAAGTCCACAGTTTCCACAACTTTTGAAATGCCCCATTCCCTGTCTTTTGCCGCACCGACATGCACAACCAAAGGCGCGCCAAGCACAGCACAAATATCCAAGTCACGGCACAAGCCTTTTCTGCAAAACTCGAGGTTTCTTTTGTACTTTGGACAAGTTTCTCCTTCCTTTGATCCACAAAGATTGTACATCAAGTTTGCATGAACAAAGAGTTTCTTTCCTGTGGACCGAAACGCCAAAAGTTCGGAAAGACTACAGTTTTTTGTGTCCAAGTAAAATCTGGCTATAAGTTTGGTACTGAAAAAGAAAAGGGCAAATGACAACCCAGAAAAAGATCCATCTCTATAATTCTTTAGCAAAAAAGAATTCTATATTTTTATTCATCCAAAGACTGTTCCTCCTCTGACTCGTCCTCTTCCTCTTCGTCGGGAACATCACCAAACTCGTCATCATCGGCTTCGGGAACATACTCCCTCGCCTTTTCGGTGAACACAGCGTCATACAACTTTATTTGGGGGCAGAGCCTGGAATTGTCCTTGACAAAGAGACCATCAATCACAACACAACTGGCGACATCCCCAGTCTTGTTGAGGATAGAGTTGTAATCGAGAGGCTTTGTCTTCCTCGGTGCGCGGAAAACTGTGTACATTGTCACGGGTTTTCCATTCCCTCCACGAGAAGAGATGGTCTTTGTGTTCAAAATCTTCTGCTTTGTTGGGTCAATAGGCAAAGTCTTTCTCTTGTCATTTTCACCGCGCTTCTCCTTTTGCCAGGCAAAGATGGGAGCGACTCCGCATTTATCACCGTTTGTGTAGTCGGGGTTTTTCTTCTTGAGTTTGTCCTGGAGATCTGTGGCAATGCCATCATCAGTCGAACAACACAAGCGAATCTTATCAATCAACTGCCTCTCAAACTTGTCCAAGAGAATGTCTGCCTCAGTGGGAGCTGTAGCCCAATCCTTTGAGTATGGAACAATAGACATTTCAAACTCACCAGGCTTGATGTTCTCTGGAGGTCTTTGCCTTTTGGTATGCGTAAACTGGTTTCAGACCAAAGGTAAAAGAACGAGGAATTTTGACCTTAAGCTTATCCTCTTTGCCATTGGGGTACTTGTACAACACATCCACCATCTCAAATGCTGTAGAACCCTTTTTGACAGAAACAGGCTTGATGATGACGCGGTCGATATCAAAATCCTTGAGAGAAACGCTGCAGTTGGAGGCTTGGCGAGTCTTTGACATGTTTTCTTGTTGTTTGAGCGAGTTTTTATTTGACCTTTTTGTTTGGTCAAAAATTTCGATTGAATTTTATACTCTTTTTCGGGGGTGAAATTTGCCACGGGCTTAAGAAAAAAGTTGACCCAGAGAAAATGCCAAAGAACACCAAAGTCGTTGAGCCCGAGGTTGTGGAGGAAGAGACCACTATCAAACCGCAGCGTGTTCGCAAGCCCGCCCCGACCTCTGAAAGCGTTTGTGAAGTTATTAACGGCATCATCGAGTCTCTGACCGCTGAGATTGAGAGGATCAAAGAAAGCACCGAAAAGAACAAGAGCTCTCGCTTCCTTAGCAAGATCCGAAGGCAACTCGGCGATGTGAACAGGCAGATACCCAGAATCCGAAATGGAAAGGCAAAGAAACGTGTTGTCAAGGGAAACTCTGGTATCAAAAAGCCAAAGGAGATCAGCGATGAACTTGCAGACTTTTTGCAGGTGGAGCGCGGAAGTCTCTTGTCAATGGCGGATGTGACCTCTGCCGTTTGTACCTACATCAGGGTAAAGGATGATGAGAAAGACGCAGAGAAGATTCAAAGCCGAGAGAGGTGGCTCGCGCTGAACCCAGGTGGAAAGAGAAATTTGCAAGACCCCACTTCGAAGAAGAACATCATTCCGGATGAAGCTCTCAGCAAACTTCTTGGTTACGAAAAGTATAAGAAGGATGTCGCAGCGGGTGAAGTGAAGATCAAATCCACCGGTGCAACTGTGACTGACGATCGACTCAACTATTGTGTTTTGCAGAAGCTGATTGCTCCCCACTTTGTCTAAAAAAATATATTGAGATATATTTTATAGAAGGAATATTGCAATCAAAAGAGAAACTAGGAGAGAGACATAGCAGGTGATTGTTGAAAAGATTGCCCACTTTTTCGCGGGCTCATCTGCCTTTGATGCAGCCACAGCAGAAAGTGTACCACCGATGGCCAATGCAGCAAAAGATATGATGACCGAGATAACAATCCCCATTACTTCTTTTATTCTTTCGCGTGAAAGAATAAGTAATATGGACATTCAAGAAATGTTGGACAAAGTAGGCAAAAACTCTACGGTCGAGTTTGTCGAGAACGGCAGGAGATATGTCACAGAAAAGTTTGCCCAACAAAACCAGAGGAGACTCAGGGATCTCGGACTTCGCTTTGACGAAGAAAAAGGACTGTGGTACTTTCCCGGAGATGAAGCAAAGAGCGAGACAGATTACGACAAGTACACAAGTGGTGACAGGGTTTATGTCAGCGGAAAACTCATCCGAAGGAATCTCGCAAAGTTAAAGACCATCGGCATCCAATACGACGATCGGGAAGGAAGCTGGTTTTTCCCAAAGAGCGCAGAGGCTCGCTTCCAGTCATTTGTGAACAGAGAGCAAAACTCTGACAATAAAAAGAGCAAAATGATTCGAGCTTTCATTGCAGACAGAGCCGAGTGTTACCTTCGCGAATCTGCGTATTACGCCGAGCTTATCCGAAAGGATACGAAACAAGTCACAGAGGAAGACGTCACGTTCCTCCTAAAGAATATTTATGGCTGCTACAACGACAGGCTCAGAAACGTCACGGAACAGGTTTCTTCTGTTGTTGAGGGTCTCGCGCGCCATATTGGAGAGAATTATTCACAAGGCGCAAAATCTGTGGTGAAACAGGGCGATTACATCCCAAGTTGTTCCTCTTGCGCGCCTGACCTTGGAACAGGTCGAGAAGAGAATCAGCGACGCCAGGAACAGAACCTTTTCCGAAGCTTTGCAAAGGCATGGTTCGACCCTGGACATGTACTATGCTGCGATAAAAAATATTCGAAGCTTTTTGCCAAGAGTTGGTGGAGACCTTACCTCGGCAAGACAGCTTGTTTTCTGCGCGCTTGTTCTTTTGCCTCTGAGATCAAAGGTAAAGTTTTATGAAAAAGCCGCGGATCTTATGCTCGAAACCAAAAAGGGAGAATTCAGCACTCTTGTACCGACAGAAGAGGAGAAGAAGAGACTCTATCAGTCAATGCATGACAAAAAGTTTTACACAGAGGCTGTAGTTGTGCTTGATGGAGAAAACTATTTTTGCTCTTCTCAAAAAAATAAACCAAGGATGCAATTCTGAGTCGTGTCTCATTTTTTTCTGTGAGGGATGAATATCCCATGTAACTTACCTCTTTTTTGTCAAAGTGAGAAGAAAAAGAACAGCGACAAACACGGCGATAGCAAGAAAAACAAGAAGTAAAATCCAACTTCTTTCCCTGTTCTCTTGACCGCTGAATTCAAAGGATTCATTCGGGTCGGATTCTGCGCCTGGTATTTCAAGGGGGTTCTCCATCTTTCCTGCAATAAAAGTTTTGAGGTTTGGGAGCAAAGACTTGTCTACCAGGGGCTTGAGCCAACTCTTTTGTTCGTCTGTTAATTGGGAAACAAAGCTCATGGGGAAGCCAGACTCATGCAAAGGAAAGGTTTGCCTCAACGCTTTGTGAAAGTTTGAGTTGAGGTATCTCTCTTGTAATTCTTCGGGAAGCTCCAAACCGGGAATGTCTGGAATGCAGGTCATGTTGTTTTGTTCGAGGTTGAGGTGTTGACAATTTCTTTGCATCAAGAAATATCCCCCATCGCCCCAATCCTCTCCCCAAGAGTTTCGAATTATCCAGTACTCTTTCCCCTTTTTTGTTTCTCCCCAACCAACCACAACAATGGCATGTCCTCCCATAACCTCTGTGACGGCTGGGTCGTGTTTGTAGACGCCTTCCTCCCAACTTTTTGGGAAATCCTTGGGGAACATAAAGTCTTTGTACACAACATAACCGCAGCTCACAGGACCCCTTTGGTAAATTTCTGCCATCAGATCTCTGTCCGTTGTGTCTCGTCTTTCCTTTCTTTGGACAAAATATGGCATTTTCACACGATAAATTCTCATCGGCACGCCCGTTGGACAATGATCAAAACCCTTTCCCACAAGATCAACGCAAAAAGGGAGCTGTTCGGAGCTTGTATAGTTTGCAAAAGTGTAAGGAAAACAACCAAGTGTTGTGGTTCCATAGACGTACAAATATTCGAAACTTTCGGGCAATGAGTTTCCATGACATGCCCCGTCTTTGATAAACTTTTCGTTCAACTCTCGAATCTTTCGTTGTGATGAAAGGTCTTGCACAGAAGGATGAAAGTCACAAACGATTGGCTTTGTTGGACTTGCAGCAAATTTTACCTGCCCGTTCGAAAGGATTGCGAAACGGTCTGCCAAACACGACGTCGAACTAAAGGACCAACAGGCTCCGCAGTTTCCCTGATTGAGAGGACGAGACAGCAAACCATTCCACTTTTTCCTTCCATCAAAAAACTTTGGCAAGAACTTTTCCAAGGCCTCGAGAGATGAGGTCTTTGGGTTTGTGCTTTGGTAATACTCCTCGACAGATTTCGACTGGTCACGAAGAATCGTGAAAGAGGGTCTCGGCGCCTCTGTCGCAAACTTTGTGAGTTCCATTACATTTTGGAGAACAAAGAAAAGTTCTCAAACTCGGGAACTTTTTTGTTGGACCTAAAAAATATTCGCACATAAAAATATTTTTTTCCTGAATTCATCAAAAAACTGTCGTTATTCTCGAGTCCTGTACTTGTGCGTTTTGCACACTTTGTATTTTTTGATGGAATAGCAACTTTTTTGTTTGGGACTGAAATATTTTTACACAACAAAAAAAATATTTTTGTGAAGTTGACCAAAAGTTGTAAAATTCCCAAGACGTGAAAGGGACGACCAGTGGCTGTGCGTTTTGCACACTTTGTAATTTTTTGAGAGAATAACAACTTTTTGTCTCGGTACGAAATATTTTTACACAAGAAAAAATATTTTTTCTGAATTCATCAACTTTTGATGAATTGTGCCCCGAGACAGAATTTTTGTTCAAGAAGAGCGGAACAGTTTTTTCTTGAGTTGTGTCTTTGTGATGCTTCTCCGGAATTGTGAAAAACTCTCAAACTTGTCGTTGATGCCAAGTTTTTCTCTTTCCGAATCTGTTAGTGCAGTCCAGACAAGGTCATAAAGGGAAAAACATTCCCGCAAGGTGCATTTTGTGTGCGTGTACGCATCAGATTCTATCCACACGGAAAAGTGTATCTGCCCGTCGGAAAAAACAAACCAGTGCCCTCCATCCTCAAACCGGAAGACGACCTTATCTCCAAACTCGTACATGTCCTGACAAGTGGGCAGTATTGGGTCCGCGCGATGTTCTATTCTAAAATGGTAAGGCAGCGATATCCACTGCTCGTAATGTCCAAAATATTTGAAGAGTGAACTGGTCTTGTACTCGACGCTGCACTCGCCGTTATAATCCCAATATTTTGTACACAAGAGTATCTCCTTCCAATCATTGGACCATTCCTCAAAACGTTCCATTTATTTCGAGGATAAACAAAAGTTCAAAACAAAAGATTAAGGGATGTCCGTTTATCTTCAATTGGACAGCACATTCAGAGATCTTTCTCAATACCCCAAACCGAGTGAATGGAAATTCACAGGAGGAACCACACTTTGGACCAATACCAGAACCGTACAATGCGTAAGGCCGACTAATGCCAGAACTGCATGCAACTTGGTGTATAATGTAAAGATTGAAAAGCTCATTGTTCCTGTAGACAGTACGACCTTTCCTACCTTTCTCGCGGACAATCCGTACTTGTACGTGACACTTTCCACGGGGAGCAGTCCCGACGTCAACTCCATAAATACGATGGGACAAGCCACAAGTGGGGCAAAGACGAGTAATGTACAGTTTGTGGTGTTTTGGGAAAAGACTCAGGGAACTTCTTGGTATCACTACTCTTCTTCAATGGTACAAAGTATCCGTTGGAATTCAAACGAACCCCTCAACTTTGCCTTGAAGGATTTGAATGGAAATGTTCTTGCTTTTCCCGATGAGGTATCTATTGACCCCGCAGCGCAAATTTCTTGTCTGGTCTCAACTCTTCCCTATGTACGGGACGGTTCTTTCGACAACCATGTCGTCACCTTGTACGACGCAGGAACTTACTAAAAATCTGTTATTTTTAGTCTTTTGGGAACATATGCCTCCACAACAGGATATAACAAACAAATTTTGCTGGAGGATCGCAAAGTTTGCCCGAGTGATGGAATAAAATGTTCTCTTTTCCTCTGTTTTTTGTTACACAAAGTTTCGAATCTTCTGACACAACCAAAAGACTCCATTTATTCATCCACACATCCATCCTCAAAAAGGGCAAAAAGCTCTTCTTTTGTCACTTGTTTCTTCACTCCCAAACGTTTCTAAAAAATATTTTGTAATATTTTTATCCAGCAAAGTCTTCAGGAGCCTCAACTGTTTCGCCCGTCTCGTCAAAGAGAATGTCCCTCAACTCCTCAAAGTGTGCCCGAGTCAAGTGGGGTTTCGCAACCTCTAAAAATCTGGCCAAACCTCCCCAGTTCTTTTGTACGACCTTATGCTGCACACAACGATAAATCGCGTCCTCTGCATGGGCATGTTCTTGCAGTATTATCCGAAAAACTTCAGGAGACTCAAGAGAATAGGGGAAATAAGACCCTGGGAACCAGTTCCTGGGACAGTTTGGGTTTCCTCTATGGTTGTAAATTCTTGCTTCTCTTTCGACATTTTCGGGATCTGTCCGCATTTCATACTCTTCGCAAGTCACACCATCGCACGGTACTGTCCTTTCGTACCACCAGTTGAATAGTTCCACGTTTTGACATGCAACATTGTCCAAACACACCGTTTCGAAAGAAAAGGGTGATACACAGTCAAGCTTGTCTGTCGCTCCGTCGTGGACAATGTTTTTTAGAGAGTTTTTGTGAAATTCATCGGGGAAGTGCAGTCTCATTTCTTCAAATAGGCGTCTGCTCGCCTGGTTACATCTCCACAAAAATTGGTTACGTCTCCACAAAAACACATCATCCCTTTCATCGGGACAGGTATGCCTTGCCAACCAGACAGAAATTTCGTGATATCCAAGGGACACAGCCCACGAGACGGGGTGCCAGCTTCGCCAAATGTTCGGTATGGCTGAGCATTTTGTTGTCTGTCCCGGATTGATATCACATTCACATTTTATACCTTTGTGCTCCCTCGAGACAACATACCCAAAATTCTGAAGTTTTCCCTTTTTTGAGCAGGTTCTCAATTTCAAAAAAGGGGGAGTATGAGAGCCGATAGGTGAAGCCTCTTTTTTTCCATATCTTTCGCAAGTTCAGTCATACCTTCATTCATGAGCGTGTAGTATATCATATCATGTGTGTCGAGCATACCGCATTCCGACCCGGGTATTTGCGGGTTGTAAAGACAACAGGGATCGGCATCGTCAAGTTCTTCTCCAATATCAAAACAGTTCTCTCCGTCAAATGCAGCAAAGTTGACCTTTGTTGGGTTCTTTCTGGCCTTGTTTAGTATTTGATACCCAATGTCAAACTTTAGATTCATAAAAAAGTACTGAAGCCATGTGGCTATCGGATGTTCCAAACCTGTCTTTTTCATTACTTCGTAGCCCATTTTGTACCTCCCAATGATCAAAAGGCCAAGTGACAGCGTTTGACCATGTATCGTGACGCCTCTGCTTTTCAACCATTCTATCATTGACTGAACTTTCTCATCGCTCAACTTTTCTGTACATTTGATCATCTTCCGAACGCTCGTGCTGATACTCGGCTCCATGTAATAGTTATCGCAAAACCAGTCGAGGACATGAAAATGCCCACCCTTCGCAGCCGCATAAAAGAGTGTTGAAGAGTCACAGTTTTGTTTTTTTATCTTTTTGAGTTGGTCCAAATCTCCCAGGCGAGCAAACGCTGCAGTTATGAGTCCGCGTTGGTAAATGCTCTCTGCCTCGTGCGGAACGGGAAGGACAAAGCGCTCTTCATACCTTCCTGTCCTCGCAAGAAGTGCGAGAGTGAGCCTTTCTCCACGATGATTGATCCTTTTGTTTTTTCTCCTTTTGAGGACAAAAGTTCTCCACAGCTTGCAAACAGATGCGCAAGACATCAGATCGATCGCAGAGGACTTTGTTCCATCATGGACCGAATACAAAACGTGCCGGACCATTTCCAGAGGCAAATGATCATGAATATTCATCTTTTGAACAAAAACCAAACAATTATTCCAAGTATCACAAGAAGCAAAAGTGCGATTCCTCCGATCAAAAGATAATCCCACCAACTTTTTTTGCTGGGTGTTCCGCCTCCACCATTTCCACCACCTCCAGAGTCACTACAAGAAATTCCAGAGGACTGTGTGTTTGAACAGCCAGAGCACCACTGTCCCAGGTTTATTCCATCTTTTACATTGCTGTTGATGACGTCAACTGTAATTCCGTCGAGATAGCATTGTGTGACTCCTGGTCCAGAGGAAGGGCAGACTTGTGAGAGATTTATCCCTCCAGTTTCAGAGTTTAGAATATCCACAACAACATCATCAAGAATGCAAACATTTTGCTTGCATTCCTTTTTTACCCAAGTGTTTTGAACTGGTTCTGCCTTTGGAACGGGCGAAACATTGGGATCGTTACACAAAATGTCACACTCGACTCCAAACTTTCCCGCAAAAGGGTACTGAAGATCACTCAAAAAGCAAGAGCAGAGTTTTCGAAGTTCTGGGTCTGTTGCCGCCTGTTTTCTTGTGATAGGACCACTTCCGATAGAGTTTGCTCCACACATTTGCGAGAGAAATGCATCGCAAGCCCCGGGAACTTGACCACAAATCTCCCCCATCACAGGATTGAAAGGATCTCCCTTCTTGTAGGGCGTCTTTCCAAGTTTTGAAACAACGGTCTGAAAAAATTCCCTTCTTTTTTCTGGGTTTTGGGACATGTATGGGTTTTGAAGAAGGAACTGTCTACAAACCCCGGAAAGCTTCGGATCGTTCTTTGGATCTGCGGGCTTGTTTGCCCACATTTCGTAAATGTTTGGATCTGAGGCATCCGAACAGAGGGAAAGCATTGCGTTGTAACAAGAAGGAGTTCCAGTTGTAGCATCACCACACCAGCCCTTTGCACACTTTCCAACTGCTTCTTCCGTCGTGTACTGGTTGAGGCAGCAAGCAGCCGTTGTTTGTTTTGTCATTGTGGGTTGTGCGATCCGACAAACGTTTCTCCACTGAAGACCTCCACAGCCCTGACCAGATGTCTTTCCAACAGCACAGAGAGGATTTCCATTGCACGAAAGTTCACTGCACTTTTTTGCTCCTCCAAGGCTACAGTCCCCTGTGACATAACAGGTGTCGTACGCGCCATCGAAGCTGCAAACCTGGTCGGTTGGTGCCGCGCACACAGTTTCTCCAAAGTCAATGTCAGAGTCAATACCACTGCCACAAGCGACAACTTCACACATTACAACTTGTTTTTTGTCCAGCACACAGTTTCCAAAAAAATATTCAAATATTTTTTAGCATGAACCTTGCTGTGAGTCCGGATGGAAAGCACCCCAGGTGTCTTGAATTGCCTGGTGTTGTTGCTCTTGAGTCATTCCGATGGCAGCCTGTTGTCTTTGGAATGCAGCGAGAGATCCCTCTGTGGAACCGAGAGCGGAAAGATGCTGGTAGCGTTGAGGCTCTTGTTCAGTCTGCAGCCATTTGTTCACCAAAAGTTCCCCAAGTGTCTTGAATTGCCTGGTGTTGTTGCTCTTGAGTCATTCCGATGGCAGCCTGCTGTTTCTCAAAAGCGGCAACGGAACCCTCTGTCGAGCCCAAGACAGAGACAACCTCGTGCGTCGGTTGTTCGGGGTGAGCAATCCAGTTTGTACTCTGCCTAGAGGCAGCGAGGGCCTGGTCTTGCATCTGCTGTTGCATGCGCGAGACAGAGGTGCGAGTTGTGGGATTAACCACAATTCCTCGGGGCATGGCAAAGTCAAGCTTTTGGGGAGTTCCTCGAATTCCACATCCCCAAACCTCTGAAGGGTCCTCGAATCCGCAAAAGTTTATTCCTCTCTGAATTCTAAAGTAGCCAGAGTCTGCCCAATAAGGCCCCCATGAGTTTCTCACAAGCCAGTACTTGGTTCCGGACGGGCTGGTTCCCCAACCCACAATGTCTACGGCATGACCTCCCATTTGTTGACCAAGAGGATAAGTGCTGCTGAAAACACCCTTTGCGTTTTGCGGAGAAGAGAAGAACTGTTCAAAGCCCGAGTACACCATATAGCCAATGGTTATGGGACCGTGCAAGAAGATGTCCTTCATCATTTGGATCTCTGCGGGCTGTGAGTCGCTTTGGTCAATAACTTGATAGACGATATCTGGTCTGTACTTTTTGCACTCTTGTTTGTCCTTGCAAGAATACTCCTCGATATTTCCGTTACAGACCATCGAAATACCTCCGACATCCCTCATGTACTGGTAGGCCTCTCCGATCATTCCTCCCTGGCACACCTCCGACGAACAAGTTCCTTCAGAACCACGAAGGTAGGCGCCGAGTGTGGGATTCATCTGCTTTGTGTAGTTGCAAAAGTCACAGGAAGAAAATCCCCAAGGTGTGATGTTGTTGTGCCTATCAATCCTCGTTCCGTCTGACAAAGTGACACAAACCCTCTCCTGGAGTTCCTTGTCGCGAGTTGCGATTCGGATTCTGTCTGAGATCGCCGTCGCTGTCGAAAATGCCCAACAGCTTCCACATTGAGCTTGGTCCAAAGGTCCAGAAATGAGACCTGGCCATTTCTTTCGACAGTCAAACTCTGTGGGAAGCGCAGGAACGGTTTCCTGCGGCTTCGGATCTGCAGCAGCCTTTACAGACTCCTGAACAGAAGGAGGAGCGGCCGACAAGAGGATTGTGTTGAAAGGTCTGGGTTTTCCCATTGTCTCCTTTGGGACAGAAGAGAGCGCAGTGAGTGCACACGGTTGGCTTGCCAGAACCGCGTCCACTTTTTCCGCTTCATATCCCTCTTTTCGGTCTGATGGAGACCAAAGTACCACCACCAAAAATACGATTATTGCGATGACCAAGATTGGCAAGAAAGATGCCCACATTACAAAAGTCAAAAATATTTTTGAGTAAAAAGCAAGAATTGTTTGAGGCGAAAAAGAACAAAGGTAATACCATGGCCACTTTGACGTGCGACAAGCGATGGCCCCGTCATGCCGTATCTTACGGCAGAACTCGGGCGCCTTATTTAAAAATACGAGCTCAATCTGCGAATGCAAGGTATACAAGGCCCATAATGAGTTATGGGATTCTTTTGTACACCTTCCGAAAGGGAGAACCAGTCTTTTTATTGTGCCAAAGACGTCACACCATCGAGTTTGTTGAACTCATCCTTTCAAAAGTTCCTCGAGAGCGTTTGACCAGTGCATGCTCTCGATTAACGGAAGAGGAAAGGAAAAAGTTGTCTGATTGGACCTTTGATGATCTCTGGGATGACTTTCTCCCAGAGAAGACTTGCAAAATGTACTTTGAGGAAAAGGAGGAAATGAGGCACAAGTTTGCAAAGGAATCGGAAGGAGATCATCTCTTCGATTCAATCAACGATCTCAGTCATCCACGAGCCGCAATGGGGATTCCCAAAGGGAAAGAAGAACACAAAGGAGACAAGTACAAACTGTGCACTTCGTGAGTTTGAGGAAGAAACGGGCATCCCAAGAGCAAAAATACAAATTGTGGATGATGTGAACCCTTTTATCGAGAGGTTTGTGGGTACGAACGGCAAAATTTACGGTACGCAATATTTTCTCGCATATTGTGACGAAGAGCTCCGAATTCAAAAGAAAACATTCGGTGAAGTTTCGACGATCTCTGAAGAAATTTCTGAACTCAAATGGGCAACTTTTGACGAAGCCATGAAAGTTGTATCCCCCGAGAGAATTGGTGTTTTGCAAAATGCAATTCTTTGTATCCGGTGCAACAACAGCACATAAAACATATCTCATCAAATATGTTTTCATTGTAATGAGTTTTGTCTTGTTTGCTGCTCTGGCCGTGGGCTTTATCATCATCGTGATATTTATCGCAAACAGGAAAAAGGTCGAGACGGACCCGACAATCTCTGCCCTCAAGGATAGGCTTGCTGCTCTGGACAAAAAGTACTTGTCCCTTGACATTCGCGAGGTGGACAGAGGCGCGTACACGGAAAACAAAAGGGCAATCTTTCTCTGTCTTCGTGACCCAGAGACGGGAAAATATTACGACATGAACACTTTGGTCTATGTCGTACTTCATGAAATTGCACACATGTCTAGCGTGACTTATGGTCACAACCACGAATTTCACCAAAACTTTGCGCGCCTTTTGAGACAGGCAACTCAAAAGGGAGTCTTTGACCCGACCATTCCGATACCCACAAAATATTGCGGAGTTGATTCGCAACACCCTTCGACTTAGACAAATTGGGACTCGCAAAGGAAAAGAATAAATCTTTGTGATGCAAAGTCTCCAGAATATTTGTCTTTCAAACGTTTCCAAATTTATCAAGAGCGAGCAAATTGCTCTTCCAAATGTCAAGTGCTTACCCGTTTCTCTTTTGGAAGAGGTCTGCAAAAACGTCAATCCTTCAGTCCAGATAAAACACTTTGGTATCTGTGTTGTTTGGGAAAATGGGGTGATGAGGGAAAGGTCGACCTATGAAGGAAGGCATCTTTCGGGAGAAATGCTAAAATGGGATAGCAAAGGCAGGATTTTGGAAGAAACTCACTACAAGGCTGGAAAAAGGCATGGAGTTTCTATCCAATACAACGCGTCGACCAACTCTGTGCGTTTGGTTCAAAACTTTTCTTCGGGCTTGTTACATGGTGAAGTTAGGTATTTCTCCGAAGATGGTGTTTTGCGCAAACTCGAGAACTACAAGATGGGGAAACTGCATGGACAAAAGACTGTGTTTTTCGATGATGGAAAGATGGCCAAAAAGACCTTGTTTTTCTACAAAGGAAAAAAGGAAGGATATTCGCGGACATACACCAAAAGGTCCAGAGCTCGAAAAGGAAACACTTTGGGTTCGAGGAATTCGTGTTCAAAATTCTAGATAATTTTATTCAAAATTATTGCAAACAACAACACAAGCGCTCGACCGAAAACTCAAGTTTTGCGCCGTCCTTTAAAAGATCGTAATCTTCCCATTCATCCACAAAGTATCTCTTTCCCCAACCCAAAATTTCTGGCAGAGCATCCTCTTCAATCTCTTTTTGCGTGACTGTGGGTATCACCACAATGGGGTAGCTTGTTCCTTTTTTCGGTATCCATAGGATTTTGCACTTTGCGACATTGTATCCAAACTGAGACACTGAGAGCATTTCCTTCAGGTCCTCTGTACTTGCCTCTTCCATGTCCAGCCATCTCTCGTAAATAAAAGAATTCTTTGACCATCGGCTCATTCTAGTTACAGTTCTCTGTCTTTTGCCTTAGAATATCCACAGTTTTGTTCACATTGTCCATTGCAGCCTGGTAGTGGTGGAAGGCATAGTAGCCAAAGGAAAAGTGCCAAACAGCCATGGAGATGAAAAGCATCAAGACAAAGGAAAGAACTGGAGGAACCTGATTGAGAACCAGGAGGCAGATTCCTGTTACGACAAGAAAGCTGAGAATGAAGCATCTTCTCCATTTGACTGTCCTTTCGTCTGTCTTTGACGCGACAAGAATTCTGTCCAAAAGTTTGGGAATATCATCCGTTTCCTGTGGTTCGCTGCCGTAGTATGCCATTCCACGGCCATAGTCTCCGCACTCGTCTTTGGAACAGTTGGGATTTGGACATCTCATGTCAGTGACTTCTGCCTTGACAACAAAGAAGAGAGCCACAAGCACCAAAATGTAGCCAATGACGTTAAAGAGCACCGCTCCCGACATCTTACTACAAGAGTTTAACAACACAAGAGAAAGTTTGAAGAGCCTGTGAAACAAGCAGTCTGTCTGGGAACTGTTCGGTGGATTTTTTCTTTGGGTTATGCAACAAAGCAAACTGTGCCGGGAAAGGGGCGTTATAGTATGTACATGTCTGATTTTTTCCCGAGACATAGAGAGTATCTTCTCTGTTTGGTTTCAGGCTGAGTTTTTGGGTTGGGATGTTGTAATCTTTTTCCAAAACACGAGTTTGTAAAGATTCCCAGTCCAAAACAGAGATGTGACTTTTGGCCACATCGGTGGTGACAGATGGTACAAAGAGCAAAACATATCTTATCCCATCAGCCAAAAGAGAAAAAATCTTTGCGGCGTAGACAGAATATTGAGTTGCCTCCCACACTCCGGTGTTCCACGAGGATAAAACTCGAGCGATTGAAAATAAGTGTTGAGTTGTTCCATGTTTACAGTCAAAATATTTATAGTCAAAATATTTTATTCATCCTTTCAACAATGGTGGTGTACTGCATCGACTCTGGCAACTTGCTTGTTTTGAGCTCTTCTTTCCACAACTCGAGCATTTCCTGAATTTCGTCCTTGTTCTCTTTGATCAGCTGGAGATACTTTTTATACCTATTTTTCTTGAGAGAAGCTTCGATGTCAAACTCCCTGTCGCAAACATCCTCGTCGATGGAAATAACAACTTTCTTTTCGGGCAGGAACAAAAAGTTTCTGTCTGCGAGGTCCGGTATGCCCAAAATAAAGCGGAAGATCACAGATTTGCAAAACTGGAGCAAAACATCTCCTTCCTCACACTCGAGTGGGTTGAAATGTCTCATACTTTCAACCTTTGACCAGTCAACGACTTTTGTCTCTGGGGTCACTTTTCCACTTTTTGTGGTTATGGGAAGCACTTCTTCCGTTGTTTGATCCTCAAACGCAAGAAAATAACGAGGGGTTTCTTTGTCTTGGATTTTTGCTCTGATGCCCAAAACACAATCCGGAAAAAGGTCAGGTTTCAACCAAAATGTGCGAACCGGAACATAAGCAAGACCCAGTTTCTTCTTTAGCCTTGAAATGGCCAGAACATTTGATGTTGACTCTTTCTTTGCAAATGGCCCCTTGACAAGGACTCTTTTCCCCGTTTCCTTTTCAATGGCAAAGTATGTGTCTGTTTTTCCTGTGCCGGTGACAAGCTGAGCTCTCACAATTGGAGAAAAAACTTGAGACTCGTACTTTGACCTTGCGTATTTTATGCCTCGTATTCCAGACTCCCTGTAGATTGTCATATCCTCGTAGAACTGGCGAAGCAATGGGTGGCCAATCTTTGCTTCTCTAACAACATGGGCACCTTCAAGCACAAATGTTCTCGAGTCTTTTTTCATGCTTCTACCCTGTTTTGTGTGTTTGTCTACGACATAGTCATCAATAGAAATTTTGTGCTCTTGGTTTCTTTGGTAGACCTCCTGTGTCAGAGGCAACTTCTCAAGCAAATGTCTCTCTTGCCAACCAAAAACACAAAGAGCCACCAAAGACCAAGGAGGCAAGAACTTCTCTCGCAGGTTCGAAAGTTCCCGAAACCAAAAGAGTGAGACATTGTGGATCTCAAGGAGGAAGCTGGAGTTTTCTCTCGTTTCAAAGAATTTTTGCAGCACCCAATAGACCAAAAACTCTGCCTTTTGACTTTTGTAGTACCTTGCCTTGACTTTCTCAAGGTCAAAGATTTTTGTGGTCCAGTAAAAGGCAGAACAAGAACCTCTGGATAGAGCAGCAAAAAGCTTATCACAAAGTCCCTTTGTCTCCTCCGTTTCTTTTGAAACACCGAGGTCTCTTTTCACAACAATCTCTCCTTCTTCTCCAAAGTTTTGGATGATGTCGTAAAATTCTGGATAAAAGGCCTTTGCAACCTCGAGAGACTGTTTGCTCTTTCCATGTCCAAAGGCAGACCTTGTATGGCTTAAAATTCTTATGTGTCTGGAATGGCACATCTGGCACACAATCCAAACAAGACACTCCTTTTCCTGGTTTCGGATCTGTTCCCATCTCTCTGTTTCTCTGTCCATGCCTTTTCTTTCGTTCCTCAAAGAGAAGAGTTTGTTGAATCTCTCAAAAAGTGGAATCCAAAGGGAAAGATTGCAGATGGAAATTTCCTCAAGAAAAATGATCATCAGGCGATGAATCATATTGCTGCGAATTGCTTCTCCTGCCCTTTCATCAACTGCTTCAGCAAAAGAGTCGAGCTCCACCATGCACCACAGAGCCTTCGACTGTTTGTTTCTTCGAATGTACTTTTGGATTCCAGACTTTAGAATGTCATCATCCACACCGTTCAAGCTCTTGACCTGACGATATGTGGTCTGCATTTGTGTCAAAATTCCAAATTTTTTCTCTCTTGTTTTTTCAAAAAGTTGAAAAGGCTTCCCATTGTTCAACTCAAATGAATGATCATTGGACAGATATAATATGGAGAACTACAACAAAGTGCTTTCTGAACTCAAGTTTCTTGCAAAGGTCAAAAAGGGCGAAAAAATAATGGTGAAAAGCATGTACATCCAACCGAATGATTTTTTCTCTGGAATGTACAGAACATTTGTTGGAGAGACAAGGGAAGCGACATTGAATTTTGTCTTTGATCTGTGGGAAGAGACAACCAAGCTTATTTGCTCCGAACAGGTGTCCCAAGAACAATGCAAAATTCTGGCGGAAAATCTGCAAGAGTCGAAGAAGGGAATTTTCTCCCTCTTGGCAACTTATGAAACAGATAGACACTTTTGTTCGAGGTTGGAAAGTCTTGTGTCCACGACGGAACTGAGCGTAAAGAAAAAGATACCACATTTTTCTTTGTCCCTCGTGAAGGAAAATGCTGGTCTTGGAAGAACCATACAGGCGCAGGAGGCGGCTCTTCGCAACACATAAAAATATTCATGAATATTTTTGGATAGGGAGCTCTGGTAGACTTTGTAAGATGACGTTTTTGGGAATGCTTTGTAGTTTTGAGTTTATGAAGCTCGTCTTTGTTTTGGGTGTTGCGGTATTTTGCTACTTCAAATATCAGGGAAAGAAAAAACGGGGATCTTCTTCCTTTTTCTTGCCCTTTGCTCGTAAAAAACCCAAGAGGATCGTAAAGCAAAAGAACGGAAAGCACGAGTCTCGTTGTCGAGAAATTCTAGAGAACATTTATGGGAAAAAGTTTGAATCAGTCAGGCCAGAATTTTTAAGAAACCCAAAAACCGGAAGGAGGCTTGAGCTTGACTGTTACAACGAGGAGTTGAAACTTGCTCTCGAGTATGATGGAGTACAGCACTCAAAATATAGCAAGTTTTTTCACAAAACTCCAGAACATTTTGTCAACCAAGCAAGGAGAGATTTGTACAAAGACAAAGCTGTGAAAAAAAATGGGTATTGACCTCGTGCGTGTACCGCACTATATCAGATATGATGACCTTGAGAGATTTATAAAGTCGAGACTGAAGGATATTGGAAGACTTTAACACTCGGAACGCACCCAAACAAAAATATTTCGCGAAATATTTTTTAAAGTCGTCGAGACTCGGGGCAATACTCAACTGCGCGTTTTTCACACTTTGTATTTTTGGATTTGAACAACTTTTTTCTCGGGACATAAAAAAATATTTTATCTTGCAAATATTTTTTTCTGAAGTTGATCAAAGGTCTGTAAAATTCCAAACTATATGCTTGTGCGTTTTTCACACTTTGTATTTTCGAGACCAAACAACAACTTTTTGTTTTGAGTTGAAATATTTTTACACAACAAAAATATTTTTTTCATGAACTCATCAAAAAGTTGTTAAATTCTCACACTCATTGGTCACAAGGGTCTTATCTCGAGAGGAACCAGATGATTAGAACAAAAAGCAAAAGCACGACAATCCCGACTGCACCAAAAAAGACAATTTTTTCGATCCACCCGCCGCCGACATTCGGAGGTGGTTTGGGTGGATTTGGAGGATTGGGTGGTGTAGGGGGCATACCACAACTCACTTCATCGGGGTTTTCTGCTGTTCCACCAGAAAAGCAAACGTTGCATCCCTGTTGAATTGTGTCTCCCGCAGTCAACATCGCGTCGACGCCATTTACAGTCACCCCGTCAAAATAGCATTGGCTAAACTTTGCATTTGCACCTCTCGAGTTTCCGCAGAGCTGGTTCAATGCGATCTTTCCTCCAGAAGAGTTTTTCACATCAATAGAAATATCATCCAACACACAGACTGTATCATCACATCTCTCTTCTGTTGGGGAACCTCCCTTTGCAAAGGGAATGGTATTGGGCAAGTTGCAGATTGGATCACAGGCTCTCTGTACTTTCTCAAAATATGGATATTCAGCATTGGGCATATAACATCCACAAATATCGGGAAACTCTTGGCCAAGTTTCATATCAGACCTTTTCAAGGACTTGCAAAAGCCAGAAAGAAAAGAAGAACAAGCACCGGGGAAGAGTTTGCAGGTGTTTTTGATGTAGTTGTTCAAAGATTTTATTTCTGGGTTGTTTGCGGATTGTTGTGTGAATTCCAACCCTCTGAAAGCCGAGGGTAAAGTCTTTTGCAAAAAGTCCGCAGCAATCTCCTTTTTTGAGTTGTTGACATACCTCGCACAGCTTGATGTTGAAAAGTCCGAGGAGTTTGTCCCGTCTTGCCATCCAGACAATGAACTGCAGTGGCTTATCATGGCATTGTGACAGTTCTCAGTGTTTGGACACCATCCGGGCGCACAGTTGTTCAGAGAGCTTGCCTCGTTGTACAATCCCGTACAGCAGCCTGTCACTCTACTTGTGTCGCCTGGGTATGTCCATATTCATCGGAGGGACGCTGAGTTTGAACTGACCCCTGTAATATGGGTCGATGCAACCCCCTCCATTTGGGTCATAACCACCACAATCACACAAGTCGTTAATATAGCCGACGTAGTTCCATCGGTATTGTGGATTGCACCCCTCAGACGAGTCTCCTCCTTCCGTACAGTTTGCAGTACAAACTTGGGAATAACTGGGGTCAAAGCCGCATCCGGGCTCAAAAGGAAGGGACATTACAGTATATAAAAAAGAAATAAGTGTTCCAACATCAAAAAGTGATGGGATTCTCAAAAATTGTTGTCGAAGATGAAATTAAGCCCACTGTTTTGGGCATCAAAAATCTCGGTGCAAAGAGGGAGGGAAATAAAGTCACCGCTTTCCTGGGACCCTCCAGAGATATGGACTCCTGGAACATACGCGATGGAACTCAGACTGAACGTGGACATCTCGCCGAGTGTAGAATTCAGCAAAAAGGTCGGAGACAAATTCTTCTTTGTCGCGCAAGAGGGAGTAGAATACAAAGTGTCAATCACTCCAGTTTTGCTTTGCGTCCAGACAAACTATGGACCGACAACGACCATTTCATTGATTCTATAAAAATATTCATGAATATTTTTGCTCAGAGGTTTGTAATGATCTCATCTTGTGGACTTGTTGTGCTTATTATCGCTGTTCTCTTTTTCGTTTGGATCTTGATGTATGGAAAATGTTGCGACAAGAAAGAACAACCTCCTTCTGTTGGAGACGTTGACTTTGGCTACGACCAGGACGCAAAACAATGGAAGTTTACCTGGCCAGTCCCACAGATTGGGTGCGGAACTGGATATGTTTGCAGCTACATCTATGCATTGAGAGATCCAAATGGGGGTGTGACATCAAATATTAACGGTCCTCCTCTTTTGCAAAACTCACTCCCTCTTCCCACACCAGTTATTCCCGGAACTTATACCATCCAGTTGAGGACCAGGAACCAAATCGGAACTTCTGCTCCCACAGTTGCCACGGGCGTCGTAACCGCTCCTGTGGAGTTGACGCTGCAAGTTCTCCCTCTTTCCCAAGGCCAGATCGGAGTCTCGGCGACTTATCCTTCGTCCGCTGGAGTTACAGATCTCAAGATGTCTGCCACTACGGAAACGCTAGGTCCGAATGGACAACTTGGTGCCCAAATTCCTCTTCCGCTGACTTCGGGGTCCGCGACCGCGGTTGCTCCCACAGCTTGTCAACAAGCATCGGGAAATAGCAGATGCGTTTGGACCTTTGGGTATGGACAGAATGTGCCTCAAACTTTGGGAACAGTTGACGCGTCAAAAGTTCTGAGAGGATGGAACACGATAACCTATTCCGTCTCCTATGTCTCGCAGGGAACGACAAAAACAGTCACTACAACGGAGCAAATTGCAGGCGTAGCAGGACAGCAAATTCCTCAGTCAGCAATTTCCTTATCCTATTTATAAAAAATAATTAGATATTTTTTATCATCTCAGCCAAAGTTTCCTCTTTGATCGTTGCTCCCTTTTCTTTGTACCACTCTTCTCTCGCTTTCCAATGTTTCTCCAAAGAGCCAAACCTGTCCACAAAGTCGTAAATCACAGAGTTTGAAACCCTCGCCCTTCCCTCGTATTGTCGAACATCCACACAGTCGCTCACAAGAGCGACAACGCACAGCTCTGGGTCATCAAGTCCGACACCTCCTTTTCCAAATGTTGAGAGGATGAATTTTGCCTCTGGGTCATATTTTTTCTTGCCACCGACAAAAAGTGTCGTCTTTGCACCAGCTTCAGTCAAGAGGCGATCCAAAACGGACAATTCCTCAACTCTTTTCCCCAAGACAATTGTCTTGCCTTTACAAGGCCTCAGCAGCACTTTAGAGATGGCTTCCCTCCTTTTTTCATTGTCCGAGAGGCTTTGGATAATTGTTGTCCAAACAAGTGTTTCCTCTGTTGTCGTACTTTTTGTCTGGGACAAAAGGAGTTCGAATTTTATAGACAGTAAAATCTTTGACCTCACGACGCACGATGGGGTTTGAACCAAAAAAAAGGAGGGAGAATTTCTCCCAATCCATCAACTCTGTCGGGTGTGGCGGAGAGGCCAATAAGGTACTCTGGTTCCAAGCGAAAGAGGCTCTCGCTAAACACTTGTGTGCAAAGCTGGTGACATTCGTCCACAATTACCGTACCAAAACAGGAAAGATCCCCAGAAAAATTTAGCACCTTTTTTGGCCCCATAATGCAAAAGTCTGCATCTTCTGGGATGGAAATTCCCTTGACAATGCAGGAAGTGCAGTTTGTAAATTTTGAGACAGAGTCAATCCACTGCGTTTTGATCTTATCCGACTTGCACAAGATAAGCGTCTTCTTTTTCTTGTGAACAGCAATAAAAATTCCAAGACAAGTTTTTCCAAACCCCGTATGCAAAGAAAGCATACAGTTTCCGTACTTTTGTAGCTGCTCCTCTGCGAGGAGAAACACAGTCAGTTGGTCTTTTGTGGACTTTTTCCCGGGTGGGGGATGCAACTCCTCGAGAAGAGAGCCAGTAAACATGGGATCTTTCATATTTTTTGTCCTTCCAGTTTTGGTCCTTGGAATTCCAACAGAAGAAGAAACGCCAAAGGGTAGTGAGTACTCTTTGTCGTGGACTTTGAAGAGTTTGATGGCTTGGGGCGCCAAGTTATATTTTGTCGGCATGGGTTTGACAGAGCAAATCTTCCTTGCCGCTTTGCTTTGTTTCAGAGAAACGAGAGATTTGCTGATACGAAATGACATTTCTTTCTTCCCATTCAAAGTTGCACTTTCTTTCAATATTTTCAAAAATATTCTTGTAATGTCGCAAAACTACGCAACGGGAAGTGATGGAATCTATATCAACCAGTCGACGCCTGACCTCAGCTTTGTGATTGGAGGCTCGGGTGCCTACAAATGGCGAAGGCCGGGAGATGAGATGTTTTTCAATGCACCGCAAAAGATGAGCTGTCCCACTGCCTGTGTCAATCCCCACTCTACAATCCCATCAGGAGGAAACTGTCAAAATCTCATGAATGGTACATATTCAAGTTGGGTTGCTTGGTAAAAGTAGAGGCAAAATGGAGGATGAACAAACGCCGTGGGAAATTCTCGGAGTTCCGCAAGGAGCAGAAAAGGAAGAGCTATAAAAAGGCATACAAAAGGCTGAGTCTTTTGTACCACCCAGACAGAAACCCCGACAAAGACACAACAGAGGATTTTTTGCGAGTCAAAAAAGCCTATGATGATGCGATGAGTGGTGGTTCCGCGACTTTTCGACTCGACTCTTTGGACATTGACGCAGGCGTCTCCTCCCTATTTTCAAACCTTTTTATGTTTGGAGTCTTTCACTTGACTCTGACCCTTGAGGATCTTTCGAGTAACGAGGAGAGAACTTTTGTATTGGAACATGATGCTGCTTGTTTTTTTTGCTATGGACAAGGCAAAAGGTTCCCAAAACTTGTTTGTTCGACTTGTCTCGGAACTTCGACTTTTGCTGGAATATTTTGTTCGGAATGTCTCGGTGATGGAGTGAAAAAGATGCCTTCGCGCCTTTGTGAATTCTGTCATGGAAAGGGAGTGAGGAAAGAGCAAAAAAATCTGAGACTTTTCCTCGACCATAATTTACAGGATGGACAAAAATACGGATTGACTGGTTGTTCTTCGCTTGTAAAAATTCATGTGGAAAAACATGAGGTTTTCGAAAGATTGGGTGCAAAAGACCTCGAAATGACACAAGAAATTCAAGAGGATGAGTTTCAAAAGTTTTGTGTCAAACATTTTCAAGGGAAAGAAATAAAATTTTTTGTAACAAAGCAGCAGGCAAAAAAAGGAAAAAGATTGAAACTTCGCGGGAAGGGCCTTTGCGGAGGTGATCTTTTTGTTGTCTTGGTGTAAAAATACAAGAGTATTTTTAAAATTCGGAATCAGTGCAAAAAGAACCATCTCCCATCTCCAGACCCTTTGCGTACTCTGTGACATCTGTTTCGAAAAAGTTTGACTTGCCCTTCAGAGCGATCAAAATCATATAGTCGAGAGTGTTGTCGGCTTTGTAGATCTTTTCGTAGCCAAGGCCTTGCGCAAGGTCATCAGCAGCGCGTTTCATATAACCCAGCATTCTCTCTGGGTCGATGTTGACATTGTCAAGCCTCAGAGAGTAGCGGATAAAATCCGAGACAGCATCAATCGCCGAGGCAAGAATCTCATGGCATCTTTCTTGTGGGACACTTTCAAGGGCTTTGAGTTCTCGAGTCAAAAAGAGATAGACTGCTTCTGCAAACTTTCTGTGAAGAGCCTCATCTCTGGAGATCCACTCGTTCGCAATCCTAAGACCCTTCAGTCTGTTTGTGATTGTGAAGTAGTACACTGCAGCAAAAGCTCCAGTAAAAATCACTCCCTCAAGGGCAGCGAATGCGATGATCCTCTCAGCCAAAGGAACCTTTGGGTCCATCCACTTTTCCACCCATGCTGCGATCTTTCGAATGGATGAGTAGTTGCTAATTGCGTCCAGAGCCTTTGCCCTTTTCTCTGGAGGCAAAAGGCTGTTGATGAGATTCATATACGTCTCGTTGTGGATCAGTTCGTTTGCTGCCTGCAGAATGTAGAACCATTCGATCTCCTTCGCATATGACGAAACCTCGAGCTGGAAGTTTCTCACAATGTTTTCAACTACAAGTCCATCAAACTGCGCAAAAAAGGCGAGAACAAGTTTCGCAAAACGCTTCTCATCCTTGTCCAACTGAGCGTAGTCCTCGGCGTCTTTGCTCGTATCCACCTCTTCGGGAATCCAATGAGATTTCTTGAGCTTTTGATACAGCTTCTCGAGCGCAGGGTTGGTTCCGACAAAGTTGTAGTGAGACGGTTCGTGTTGCATTTTCTTTATTAGATAATCAGTCAAAGTTAACTTTGATATTTCACAAAAGAAAAGCCTGTCGTTTTGTTTAATGGAATACGAAGCATTTGATCTTGAAAAGGCGGTTTCAAAGATTGTCATTGAGCCTCCAGACCCAATACTCTGTTTGAAAAACCTCTCTGACCAAAAGATAAAACTTCCCGAATTTCAATGCTTCAAAAAGGTCCTTTTTCTGGACTGTAAAAACTTTGTGGTTGAATGTGATCAAAAGCTGTTGACATTGGGTCTCGTGGACTGCCGAAATTTTGTCGTGAAGCTTCACAAAGGGTGTGTTGGAAACGTCGACGTTTTTCGTTCGCACTTTGGCAAAGTGGTGGCAGAGTCAAAGGTTCCATTTTTCCAAACAGAGCTTTCGTCTTCCATCGAATATCACACAGCACCGGAAATGACGACTCATATCGTAACAAACTCAAGGCATATTTCACAGGAGCAAGCAGAGTGGAGCTATCTCTTTCCCCTAAACGAGTGGAGTGAAAGAACTTTTTTGATGCTCGAGGAGAGCAACTACAGCGTTTGGGTGATGTCGTCAGAGCAAAGATACGACTTGAACGAAATCTCACAAAATGTCCTTGTATAAAAAAATTCTAAATTTTTTATGAGCAAATACAAAATGGTTCCTTCTTTTTTCTGCGATAGACAAAAAAATCCGACTCTTTTGGTTCTGGCTTTTGTGAAGTGTGATGTGTTTGTTTCAGGTACTCTTTTTTGGCAGCTTCATACCTTTCCCTGTCAAAGAACACCTTCTCCATTTCTCTAGAAATATCTTTTCCTTTTACTGAGCAGTGTAGCTGATGTCCACGGAGAACTCGTAGCCAACAGTTCCGATCAAATTGGCAGCTAGAGGCGTAAAGATTCCACCAAGGACTGAACCGAGTTCGATAAACCCGGTCTCAATTCGAGCCGCAGCGTAGGCTCCAGCGGGAATCGTGGGTGCCACATAGTATTGCATAGGAACAATCACGCTGTGCTGAGCCGCAAGAGAAGAGCTCGGGCTGATTCGAAGAGGAGGGAAGTTTCCGTAAATTCGCGTTGAAGGCGCGGCAGCAGGAAGGGCAGCACCCACAAGGTGAACATGCAAAGTCACGAGATCGCCAACGCGCGACCAGTAGCTTTGTTCAGTTTGCGGGTCCAGAGCAATCGTCGTCGTGGTTGAGGTGATTGAGTTGGCGGCCGTGGCAAGACGAGGAAGGAAAACGCGAGTCGTTGAGGTTGGGATAGGTCACGTACACTGACATTACAATGAAAGATTTGAAAAAAAAATTCAATGAAAATGGAGCGTAAGATTCAATGGAGGTCTATTTTATTTTTCTTGAGGATCTAAAGGGGGCAAAGTTATGCTGGACAGGAGAAACAGAAAGGGTACAAACACTTTCAGAGTGGTTTTCTTCTGCATCGAGAGTCAAAACAAAGAGAAACTGTTGGTTTGAGGTTGTGGAACAGAAAAACCTTTCAGACAAACAAAGAAGTTTTCTGCTTTCTTCTGGAGAAAAAGTTGCAAATTCCTTCCCTCCAAGGGAGGTACTGAATTATTATGGAGTTCACGCCGATTCTGGAGCAAAGTAAAACTTTCCGGAAAGTTTTATGTAAGATGGTCAAGGAAGAGACTCCGGGAATAGTCGACCTAGAAAAGGGAAACGGTTTGTCGTACACCATTAACAAGGTCGTCGTTATGGGTGCTGCGGTTGTAATGGGTCTCCGCAAAAAGTTTACGTATACCTACCCAGAGTTTGACGAAGAATTCCCACAAATTTTTGCTAAAGTCTCTGCAGAAATTATGAAAGCGCCCTTTATCCACGCATCTACATTGGATGATTTTGTGATCACAAAGAAACTCGGAGAGGGAACTTATGGCGCCGTGTATAAAGTTGTGGATGGTTCAGGCAAGACATTCGCACTCAAGCTTTTCGGTATCAAAACAGAGGGAGCGGAAAAGTTGACAGATGAAACCTTGAGGTCTATGACAGATGACTACATCGACTATTATCTGAGTGCAGTTTGGGAGGACAGGTTCGGATTTGGCGAAGCGCTCGCTCTCAAAAAGATCTCTGAATATCCAGACAAGGCAAAACTTTTGATGCATATGCACGACTATGGTGTGATTCAAATAAAGGGCCGACTCTTTGCGTATTTGTTGGTGGATTACATCGAGGGAAAGACATTGTCTGATCTTATTGAATGTGCCCAAGAGACTGGTTGGAGACTTTCCCAAGAGGCTTTTGTCAAGTTTTCATACTACCTGTTCCACGCGCTGAGCCAACTTCATGCAGAGGGACTCGCACACCTCGACATCAATTCAAACAACATCATGTTTACTGGGAAGGATATGAAACTCATCGACTTTGGCTTTGCTTGTACCTTTAACAGGGAATGTTATTGGTCCCAATCCACAAACAATCCCCCTGAGTGGAGTGAAGAAAGTAGGACTCTGACGAAAAAACAGGCAGAAGCCATCGATGTTTGGTGCTGCTGCTTTGTCATTCTTACACTCATGACGATCAAAGAAGGAAGAGATTGGTGGCAAGAGGATAGGACAAATGATGCAGGAAATGACTATTTTCTGGGTGTATGGTTAATCGAAGCAGTGAATAAGTACAAAATCCCACCCGGGTTTTTGCGTGGCTTCTCGTCAGACCCAACGGAGAGACCGACAGCTCTTGAACTCTACAAAATGTTCAAAAGTTTGATCTAGTTTTTTCTCAAGAAAGTAACGATGTCAGACCGTATGATTTACTTTAACAGCAACAACGTCGGTATCCCGTCAAATGCCAAGGACCTCGACAGGACGAGGATGATCTTTTTCAAGTGGATACCTTCCATCAATCCCTGCAACTATGAAATCATCGTCGAGGATCTTTCGGGCGATTGGAAGTCTCTTGGAAAACTCCGTACGTTTGTGAAACTCCCTCCGATCTTTTTCTCTCCGTATGCAAAGATCGTTGTTCGCGGAGTAAACAGTCAGGGAAAACAAGTGAGGTTTTTGGGACAGCTCAACGTGGGGCAGGGAACAACCTACTCACTTGTTCGCGAAGACTCTGACGGTGAGACGATCCATATTATGCCTTCTTCTGTCAGCAAAAACTGTTGTTCCTCTGTTCCCGGTTAAGGAAGAAACTAAGAAGGGTATAAAATGGACAACAACACAGTTCGGACTCAAGTCGTTTATCCAAACGCAGACGGCAGTTACACAGCCAATGGCAGAGTTCATTATCCTTCTCCAAACGGAACTGTTTCCGTTCAAGGAAATATCTCTCGGCCGGGATATTTGGGTTCTATTGTGGCTCCTCGATAAAATATTTTGCAAAATATTTTCTGAGTGTGAGAAACACCGAGTATCAAATTTTCTATCCGAAGACTTCAAAGCAATGGGAACACTTGTACTTTTTGCACACTTTGCATTTTTGACATCAAACAACAACTTTTTTGGGTTCTGAAATATTTTTACACAACAAAAAATATTTTTTCTCCAAATTCAGCAAAAAATTGTTCAAGTCGGAAGATTCAAACGGAAAAGTGCTCTGATATGCAAAAGCGAGAGTCTTTTGACGAAGACAAAGTAAATTTTTGCAAGATGATGAAAATATCTCAGGATGGAATCTACCAACCTTTTTATGGGGTGACTGTGCTTTCAAAGAATTTGGACAAGGAAACATTTTTGATCGAAGAGGAGATTTGGAAATCCTCACTCTCCTCTGCTTTTTCTCCACTTCCGTTTGAGAGTTACCATATGACTGTATTTGACCTCGTAGTGCCAGAAAACTCACAGACCAAGGAAAAGTTTGGAAATTTCTTGAGCCAAAACAGAGTTTTGTTGAACAAGATCGCACAAGAATGCCAGAAGGAAAGGGAATTTGTCGCGAGACTGAAAAGGATATATTGGACAAAGGGAACACTTGGTATTGAACTTGAGCCGTGTTTTGACAGGAGAATTCGGGAGAGGATCTCAAAAAGGGCTGGAATAAAGGACAATCTAGGATATACCTTCCACATGACTTTGGCCTATCGATACAAGGACAGAGTGCTTTCAGAACAGGAGATTGAGTCCTTGAAAAAAGTAATCAGGCGCGTTTTCCCATCTGGTTTTGCAAAGTTTGAGAGACCGAAATTGCATATGTTTGAAAGTATGAGAGAATTTATTTGTTGTGAATAAATTCTATGGCTGAGCCTCCGATAAAACATTACAAAAGATACTTGTACGGGCGGAGAAAGAAAGTTATTCGTCTTTTGGACGCAACAGAGTTTCTTTCTCCAGAGGAAACGGCAATCCGCATGAGGGGTATGGTAATACCGGTTCCGCGTCTTCAGATTGGTTTTGGCGCTGAGGAAGGGTTGGCATATGGTTTCACAGGCGTGCAGGTGAACGCAAAGAAATGGCCTCTGCCCATTGAGAGTCTTGCGACAAGAATAAGGGATTTTTTGGAGAGTGAGGATGTTCTCCCAAAAGAATCTCCTCCTCCAAACTATGTCCTTGTCAACAAGTACGTCAACGGGAACCACTACATTGGATGGCATTCAGACAAGGAAAAACGTTTGGATACAAAATATCCCATTGTTTCCCTCTCCTTGGGAGCAGCCAGAGATTTTTGTTTGAGACTGATCAAAGACCAAAAACACAAAAGAAACATTCTACTCGAGAATGGGGACCTTGTGGTGATGCTTCCCGGAATGCAACAGACATGGCAACACTGCATCCCAAAAAGAAAGAATGTAACTGAGACGAGGTACAATCTGACTTTTCGTTGGGTGATTTAGAAATATTCAAAAAGTCAGATAGATAATAATGGACCTCGAAGGAGTGGTCAGTAAAATTCAAGACCTGAAACTGAGGGAGTACACTTTGCATGACAAGCAAGAGATTGGGTTTATCGCTGAGGAGGTAGATGAGGTTCTTCCACAACTTGTTTTGAAAAACTCAGAGGGAACTCCCGTTGCCATTCGACATTTGCTTTTGGTTGAACTTTTGGTAGGTGAAGTCCAGAGACTGTCGAGGCGAATTGAGGAGCTCGAAAACAGAGTCGAAGAGCTCGAATAAAAAACTTTTGCAAAAGTTTTTTTGAAGTAATATGGTGTCTGCCTTTTTGATCATCCTTTTGATTGCCGCTATTGTGCTTATCTTTTTGAACCTTGTGTTTGGCGCGATGGCTGCCAACGACGTCAAAAAGTCTTCTTGTGCAAACACTGACACCTTTGCCAAGTCTGCCCACAAGTATGCGATGATTTCAGCAATTATTTCTGGAGTTGGCGTTTTCTTGATGATCGCAGCCATCCTTGTTTACGTGTTTAGTTCCAGGCATGAGATTGCAACTCAAAACAGGAGCTTACATCTCTGGTTTTGGCAGACCGGCCACCGTATCTTCCATCTAATTGCTCCAAACCCAAAGTAATGAAGAGGTGCAGAAATATAATTTATTCAAGTAAATTATTATTCGAGGAACTGCATCACCTTCTTTGCGCAATAGACTGCGCTCATTGTTTTGTCAAATGCAACCTTGTGGAATCCATCCAAAGACAGAGGAACGGGAATTCCATGAAACCAAACAGAGTCTGTGTTGTTGAAAGCAATGACAACTTTCTTCTTCTCTTTTTCAGTCAGGTACTTTGCGTAACCGGCGAGCTGCTGTAAGTACTCATCTGTGTAACTTCCAATGTACTGCCCCTTTGTGCCATGGAGACGGAAGTAGACCATGTCCGAGTCTGTGGAAGCAGACCCAATGTCGTATTCGGGCAGTTCGCCAATCCACTTTTTGTCATCATTCACCGCAATGGGAAGAACAAGGGTCCAGTTTTGTTTCTTGAAAAGTCGCGAAACCTTCTTGTTCCCAAACCAAGAGGGATGGCGGAACTCGAAACAAAGGCTTGGAAGGTCCTCGTATTCCGCAAAGACCTTGGCCACCGCCTTGAGTCTTTTCATATTCTCCTCTGTATTGCGGAACAGAGGAGGAAACTGGAACAGCAAAGCCTCCACATTCTTCCCCATCATCTCGCAAAGTCTCCAAAACCTCGGAAAGGTCTCATCAAAGTCCAAAAGCTTCTTGGAATGAGTGATGTACTTGTTCACCTTGACGACATACTTGTGTCCAGTCTCTTCTGCCCTCTTTTTCCATGCACGACAAGTGCTCTCTGAAGGGTTGCCGTAGTAGGTCGAGTTTATCTCGAGACAAGGGAACTGCGAAGCGTAGACATTGAACCTGTCCTTTTTCGCAACATTGTGCTCGTACAAACCCGTACAACCTTCCGGTGCTTGCCAAAAGTCGTACTCGTAGCCGGATGTGCAAACCAAAACATCGCAACGAGGAGACTGAGCAACAGGAACAGAAGCATAGGAAGTCCTTGCGTGCACAGAACAAAAACCAGACAATTTCGCACGCTTCTTGCAAGACTCTCCCTTCTTTGTGGTTGCCGAGCAAAGAGACATTTTTCTTTCAAGTAAAGAAAAGTAAACTTTTGACCAAAACTTTTTCAATACAACAAATTTTTTTAACTAAAAGTTAATGACTGACAGTCGTCTTCTAACAATTGTTCTCATCGTGGCCGTCATCGCTATTGTATTCTTTGTCTTTGGTGGTTGTCGAGTGGAGTGCAAAGGCGAAACCATGAGGGAAGGGCTTGATTTGAGGACTGACGTTAACGCATATTTTTATTCCGGGGCACAGGACAATCCCATGAATTATAAATATGGTATGACAAGGAAGCATGTCCCACTTGAAATGGCCGGATGGGGTGCTTACCAAACTCCGGTCAGCTTCATGGGTCTTCCCGAGGATGTGGGGCCCCAACAGTGCGGCCCATGCTCGTAGTCATCCAGACTCTCAGACTAGTATTTTCATATCGAACTATTTCTTTTGTTTGAAAAAGAAATAAAATGCCAGCAGAAAAAGACACAACAAGAGGTCGAGCAAATCTTTCGGGAAAAGGGTTGTGAACTTTTGGATGTTTATAAAGGACCAAATATAGAGATGCTTTTCAAGTGCCGTTGTGGTTTGGAGGGCAAGTCGACGTACAAGCGGGTAAGACAAGAGAGTTTTTCCGGTTGTCAAGACTGTCTGCGGAAAAAGTCTGGGATACTCAACCAAAAAGAGGCCGAAGAAATTTTTGAGCGCAAAGGGTTCAAACTTTTGTCAAAATACGAGTCGCACAAACAAAAGTTGAACTTTATTTGTTCTTGCGGGCAAGAGTCCGTTGTTTCATCCATACGTATCGCTCGTAGAGAGAAATGGTATGGATGCCCTTCTTGCATAAAGAAGGGGATAAAAAGGACTTGCATGGAAAAATATGGGGCTTCTTGTCCATTGCAAGGCAAGGAAATTCGCGAGAAGATGGTGGAAGGATGGAAAGAAAAATGGGGTACAGAAACCCCCGTCTTAAATCCTGAAGTCCAAAAGAAGCGCAGAGAAACAATGATAGAACGATATGGGGTTGAATATACTCAACAAAATGCCGAACTTAGGCAAAAGACAAAAAAGAACAATATACAAAAATTCGGAGTTGATAACCCAATGAAAGACCAAAAAGTGAGAGAAACTTTCAAAGAGAGCGTTTCAAAAAGAACAAAAGAGCAAAAACTCGAGACAAAGAAAAAGAGAGAAACCACAAACTTGGAAAAATATGGTGATGCCAATCTTCTGAAAAACCCAGAAATGTCAAAAAGGTTCAAGGAGAGCATCGCCAAACGAGACAGCGACCCAGAAGATGTTGCTAGAAGGGTCAAAAAGGGGAGAGAAACATGCGAGAAAAGATATGGAGTTTCAAACCCAATGATGACAAAAGAAGTGCAACAAAAGTCAAGAGAATCTTACAAACTAAAGACGGGCTATGATCATCCCTGTCATAACCCAGAAGTAATGTCCAAAATTTTGAAATCCTCATTCCGCAAAAAAGAGTTTGTAATGCCTTCTGGCGAAAAGTTTGTTTGTCAAGGCTTCGAACCGTTGGTCTTGAAACTTTTGCTTTCTGAAGGTATCGAAGAAGAGGATATTCTTTCACCAACAGAACAGGGCATCAAAATACCTTACTTTTTCGAAGGCAAAGAGTGTGTTTACCACCCAGACATTTTTGTCAAATCCTTGAACCTTTTGATAGAGGTGAAGTCTGACTGGACGATCGACGGGAATGGCGGAAAGAAACCTCAAGAAAGGGAAAGGACAATGGAAAAACTTCGGGCTTGTGGACGTCAAGGATACAACACTCGTCTTTACATCTTTGGCAAGAACAAAAAGCTCATCTCTTTGATCGAAAAGGATGCGAGATACTTTGAATGAACCTTCTCCCCAGCACAACCATCGAAATTTTTTACACATTTTCTTTTGTAGAAAAAGAAAAACAATGGCAAGACTTGAACATTTTGTCCTTTTGCTTTCTTTGGTTGCTTTCGCAAACGCTGCTGACTTTTGTCTTTTGACAACAAACTCATCGTGTTCTGGAACTTTGCAAAGAAATCCAGAAACATCGACAACAGTGTCCTCCTCCCTCACTTCGCTCTACACCTCGACATTTGGCTCTGGATACAGCTGGAAGAACAACTTCACCTTTTCTGGAGATTCCTTGACTGCTTTCTTTTCATATGTCGTTTCAGATCCAAATTACGACACAAGTAAAAGAGCGGAAATCCTAGGTATCAACAACCAGGTAATATCTGGAATCTGCAACAGCGGGAATGGAAGTGTGAATGTTACCACTGCTTTTTCAGCATTTTGTTACCCTTCACCGTCTCCATCTCCAACAAGAACTCCCTCTCCTTCTTCTTCTCCGTCAAGGACACCAACCTCATCTCCCAGTCTTTCCGCAACTCCTTCATCCACACCCTCAAGTTCCGCATCACCTTCTTTCCAACCATCGAAAAGTTCTTCCCCTTCCATCTCCTCCTCCCCTTCTCTTTCCTTGTCTCCGTCAAGAACACCATCGGCTTCGCCCAGCATCTCGCAAAGCCCATCACCCATTTCTCCGTCTCCGACAAGAAGTTTAACTCCCTCTCCCTCTGCAACACGAACAGCCTCTCCATCTCCGGTTTCTCCTTCTCCTTCCCGGTCACCAACAAGGTCAAGGACTCCATCACCGAGCGCAAGCACTTCGCAAGTCACGGGTTCTCCCTCGAGAACACCCACAAGATCGCCAAGCTCCACACCATCACCGAGCGCTTCCCAGGTTTCTCACACACCATCGCCTTCCCAGACAAAGAGCCCGAGTTCATCTCCTTCTCTTTCTCTCTCTCCGAGTATTACACCCTCTTTGTCCCCATCAAGGACATCAACTCCCTCGAACTCTCCTTCCTCATCCCCGACGAGGTCTTCTTCACCATCAACGAGTGTTTCTCCTTCTGCCTCTCCATCATTTTCCTCTTCACCATCACAGTCTCCCTCGAGACCTCCAACACCCTCTGCCACGGCATCCACAAGCATTTCTCCCACATCTTCGCCCTCGACAACCCGAACTGCCTCTCCCTCGGCAACTGCAAGCCGTTCCGTCACACCCTCTGTTACTCCATCGGCCTCGGCGACTTCTCTTGTGTTTGGTACATGTCTTCAGGATTTTTCGGGTAGGTATACGGTGAGCGGAAGTTTCCAAAGCCAGAAAAATGAGACTTTGTTGTTTGCAAAAATTCTCGAGAGTTTTAGACAAATAATCCCACAAGGTATTTCCCTTTTGTTGTATGCCAAGCAGTACCAAGAAACAGAAGCCAGCGTTTTGTTCTCCTTTGCAATCTTTTTCAATGACTCAAGCGTCAGACAAACGATCCGAGACCGGGTTTTTGTGATCTCCTTCAACGCTTTGGCAGAGACTTTCCCCTCAAACAACAGCGCAGATGCTGTATTGTCCACCGTTTTCTCGAACAACTTTTGCTCCACGACGGGAGGTGGAGGTTTGACTCCGGGAGAAACAGCGGGAATTGTGATTGGAGCCATCATCGGCGCCGTTGTTGGTGCGAGTATTTTGGCCGCGTTGATCGCTTCTGCTGTTTTGGTCTATCGTTTCATGAACAGAGCTCCGGCTCCAGAAAAGTTGGCAAGTCAAAACGAGGTATTTGCCCAAACTGTTGCGAAAGACAATGCGATCTTTGCGGACCCGACGCAAAGCATCGAGAATGAACTTTACACGCTCTAGAAAAATATAAGTGTTTTATATTTTATGGCAACAAAAACCTTCTATCTCCACCAAATGCATCCTTCTTCTCCTCTTCTGTTCCTTCAATAACAGCACAATAGAGGCCCCGACTCATTGTCGGCTTGGGAAATCCTTCGGAACAACGAGTTTCAACCTTGAAGTGCCAACAGTTTTTCTCTGGACCGACTTCCCTTTTGAAAAGTTTGGTTATGGGCTTGCTGCTTCCAAAAGCCGAGGTAAACTCGAGCGTGTCATCTTCCCGAAAATTCCAAGAAAACTCATGCTCGTGAGAGATTGGATTCCCGTAAAGTTTACAGTTCAATGAACAGCGTGCTCTTCCAAAATGCTTGTGATGGATAATCCTTCCCTTTTGGTCATATGTAACGGTGGAATGTAACTTATAGCCCCTCATCATCCCAAAAATTCCAACAGGGACACCGTTGGAGAAAGTTCCGACATAATCGCTTTGTCCCAAAACCGCCATGTAGGCACCATGTTTCACGCCGAGGACATAGTCTTGGACAATGAGCATCTCTCCCTTTAGTTTTTCCTCTCTCCCATGAAGCGTGCCATCGGGCAAGGAATGAAAGTACTCTTTTGAGGAAACTTGTGTCCTCGTGACAAACTTTTGGGGGTCTACCTTAATGTCCAAAGCAAGAGCGAGGCTGACAAGTTCCCTTGGCTCCAAAAAGTTTTGCATCAAAAAATATTTGTATATTTTTATTCGAACAAAAGAGAAGTTCCCAATTTCCTCTTCTCTGGGTCGGGCAAAAGCCAACTCGGCGGTTTCGAGTCCTTTGTCACAACAGCGTTCGCGCTGAAGCCTCCGTCCAGCGAAATTGCGTGTTCCACTCGCCCCTCAAAGGCGTACTCTATCATTTTCGCAACCTGAACTCTGTCCGCTCCCAGCGCATCATATCCTCTGCCTTCGACAAAGAAAAATCCGATCCTTCCATCTTTAAACACCAACAGAATGTTGTGAATTTGGAGGTTTGCGCTATGTCTTTGGCCATATGGAAACTGTGTCTCTCCAACTTGTGAAAAGAACATTTTCGTGTTTTGTGCCCTGTCAAAGACTTTGTATTTTCTTCCATCGTTCAGGGCAAACTCTGAATTGAGCATAACTCTCTCATTGAAAATCCTCTTTCCTTCCCAAAGTAGAATCGGGCCAGAACAAAAACAGGCATCGTACTTGAGACTTGTCGCGGGCCTGCCTTCCCTCATTGAAATGACCGATTGTGTTCCCTCCACAACTTCCCCCAGTTCCGTCAACACACGGAACGGCACCCTTTCTTTTTCATGAAGTTTTTCAAAAGCAGGCAGATGCATAACGGCAATCTTTCCGTCCTTGATAACTATCGAAGCGAACCAGTTTCTGTATGGGGGAGGTATGGGAAGGACTGTGCCCGATTTCTTTGTGCCGTCGAAATAGTACCCCATCGGATGGAACTCCCTTCCCTCGAGCCCAGGGGTCAAAGAATTTGAAACATTCTGTCCAACGATGAAATAACCACCGTTTACACAAAGGGCGGACTTGCCCCGAATTGTATTTTGAGTTATTCTGTCCTGCAAAGAATATCCAGTTGCGAGAGAACATCTCGCCTTTTCATTAACCCGTACAAAGGAACATCGCACTGTTCTGAAAGGCTTTCCCTCGAGTTTTGGACTCGGAGGCTGAAAGTTCAAAAGTCTTTGGTAGCTCTTATACGTGAAAATGTCTGAAATTTCCTGTTGGATATTTGGGAACAATGCACGAGAATAAATAGAGCAAACAGGGGATCTGTAGGTATAATATTCTTTTTTATCAAAGGGGGCAACTGAAGAGATACTCGGCGAAAGCACAGTCGTCTTTGGGAGCAGATATTCTTGGTCATAACTTAGCCCCCTCACAAGGTCGACAAGACATTTTTCCGTGTTCCTCTTGTCAACAACAAAACCATCAGTCAAAACAGCCACATCTTTTGACTGTACACACTCCTTGGCATACTTCATCACCTCGTGTCGAAACTTTTGTTCGGGGTTTGAGGATAAAACTCGAGCTGAAGGAAGAAGAGGGACAAAGATCGTCCCTGGGTCTGCAAGAATCGCAGCGAGCTGTTCACGAGAAGTCGGGGACAGGTCTCTTTTCACAACGATATATTTTCTGCCTGCGAGTTCTTGGTGGGTAAAAAGAGAGGAAAATGCCTGAACTGGGCCAATTGTGTCAACTCCGACATTTCTTTTGTTGAACCATATCATGGATGCCTGCTCCTTTGAAATAGCGGACTGCATTTTCAAAACAAAGGGTGAAAAAAGTCTTTTGATCTGCTCGTCACTAACACCAAAGGCGTTCACGAGGCGTTTTGTGGCAGAATGCAGCTCCTTGTTTTGCACAAGACCCGGGTAAAACCCCGCACCAATTTTTTCAAGATCAAACAAAATATTCAACAAGAAAAAGAGAATCTCAAAATTCTTCAGACCTTTTTCGTTCAAGAGGCAGTCTGCGCATTCGTTTGCGAGTCGGTAAACCTTGAGCTCGTTTGAAATTGCAAAGTCCCTCTGTGCGAGCTCGGGATAGAGGTGCGAGTAGCGGAAACGCGCAAGGGAAAGGCCATAGTCGATGACTTTTGGAATTTTTCCATTGTTTTCAAGCACAAAGACAACACCATCTTGAGAAGTTTCCAAAACGCAATATCCACTTTCTTTCCAAAGTTTTGCATCGTACATTTCGCTCTCTTCTCCAGGTTCGGGAGGGTGCCCGACTGTTTTGAGCAGAACATTGTCTGGGTGCATATCGGCGTGTAAAAAGCCGACAAGCCACTTTGCGGCCTCAATGTCTCGACTCAAGAAGGCGTACCAAATAAGATAATCACCAAGAGAAGCGCCGGGGATGCCCCCACGAGTCAAGAAATGTCTCCTGAAGCTTTTGCCAGAGCTTTGCATTAATACCGTGGCTGTGTATCTTTCGGGTCTTTCCGGGACAGCACAAAACTCTGTCCCAAATACTTTGGAGAAACAAGGCAAAACTCCGAGGTCGTACAAATTCGAAACAAGGGCAGAGACTGTGGCCTCATACAAAGGGTCAGAAAGCACAAGGGTCTTGTTTTGCATATTTGCGAGCAAAGGCTCAGAACGCGCCTTGTGAGTTCTCTTTGCAAAGACAGAAGACCAGTAAACCGCCCAGTTCCCCTGATGTCCAAAACTTATCTGTTTCAGACGAAACTTCTTTCCTCTTGTCGATGGGACGCCTCCAGAGGAAAAGCCCCCTGCACCCTCTGTTTGGAATTCAACTCCAGAATCTCCACAAAAGTTCCGAGATCGCAAAAGAAAAGGCGAAACAAGATTTGCAGTGATAAAACGCCCATCTCGTTGTTTGACATCCAAAATGACAGGAAAAAGTCGAAAGAGAGAACCGAGAGCCTTTTTAGAATCGTTGAGCGAAAGGTCAAGGTCCTCAAAACATGATTCTTCCTCGAGGTCACAAGCATCACGCTCCATCTTACTCTGAAAGAAAAAGATCTTTTTCTTTCATAAACAAAGCCTGCAAAAAAGTCTTGTACCTGGCTTGGGCATGGTATAACACTCGATTTCAAGCTTTTCACAAAGCTCTGGAAAAGCGGAAAAAAGTGTACTTTGATCATCCATATCCACAACTTGCAAAAAGACGTCTGTCTCTGTACTGCTTTCCACGTAAAGGTCGAGCGTGAGAAAAACCTTTTCGTTCATATTTTCATATTCCAACCCCAATATTTCGCAAGAGCTTTTGTCAAAAACCAACTTCATGCTTACTTTCTCTTCTTTGGGATTTCTTTCTTCGGTTGTCCCATCGTTCTGATCGCATACCTTTTATCCTTTTCTCTGTTTGGGACGTAAACCTTGACTTTGTTGACGTAAAAGTAAAGCCCTCCCCTTGGCCCTCGATACAAGGGGCCACTACATTTTGGTTTTCCGCAGTCTGCCCATTCATCACAGTCCCAATTCCATTCTTCGCCATTTGACAGTGCGCTGATCCTTTTCCCATAACATGTCTGAAGCTGTCTTTTGCTTTTGAACGGCATCTTACTCAAAAAAATATGAAAATATTTTTTACATCCGGGCCTGAGGTTGAACTTTTTGTTTGCTTTTGATTTGGACTTGAGGCCTCTCCTGCAAGAGAACAGGAAGGGCAGAGTCGGATCTGTAAGTGTTCCCTCTATTTGGTTCGAGAGTGGGCCGAAGAGAGACATTTTCGTTCCTTGGGGTTTCCTTGACAAAAGTATCCCTTCCAGCAACAGCGGAAGTTTGGACTCTTTGTGCCAGACGAAGGTTGTCTTTTCTTGAATGTTCTGGATTTCCAAACTCCATTGCCCTCCTTCCAGTGTCTGCGTTGGTGTGCAAAACGCGTTGTTTGAGCTCCACGTTCCTTTCCTGGACAGTCTCGACATTTTTGCTGATGTTTGAAAATGCAGAGGCTGTGGGTCTTTTTTGTTCGAGTTCGACGTTTGAGTCTGGATTTTGGAGATTGAGAGCGTACTCTTTCTTTGCATGGGCAAAGACAAGAGGATTTTTTCGTTGGAGCTCAATGTCCCTCTCCTGGAAATTTGTGTGTTTCATGGGGTTCGAATGGCCGGCCTCAGCAAAAACAGAGGGGTTGTGAAGTTGGAGTTCGACATCGGGTTGCTCTGCGTTAAAGTGGACAAAAAACTCTTTTCCAGAGTTTGCAAAAACAGCTGGGTTCCTTCTTTCGAGAGAAATATCTTGAGAAGCATTGTTTTGGCGAAGAGAAAAGTTTTTGCCCGCACCCGCAAAAACTTTGGGATTGTGGTGCTGCAGTTCGGGAACAATCACCTGTTCCTGCAGGCCAATGCACTGGGTTTTGTTCGCAGTGACTTGTACTGGCTTCTTGTCGCGGAGAGTAACCTGCCATCCGATCTTTCGGATGTTTGGATCTGTTGCTCCCTCTGTCGGAAGAAAGACTCCAGGGGTTTTTACTGTTTCCGCCGAAGCGCTTGGGAGCTTTTGTTGCAAGTTGATCACAACATCGGGCTGCGGCTGATCCACGCGGTGGAAGAAGGAAGGAAGGATGCTGTCTGCACATCTTTGCTGCTTCACATAGTTTCTTCCTTCCACAGACTTTGGATTCATTGATTTGGAAAGGAATTGAGGGGTTGTTCCTGTACTGTGTCGTCGGTCGTGGCAAGCGAGAGAGAGGAAGAAGGTCGTCCCTGTCAATCAAAGGCGGGCGAAAGGCCTTGTTCACTTTGAATGTGTAACTTTTCTGTCCATACTGCGTTTTGTTTCTATCACGAGCCACGGCCAAAATTGTCCCGTCAATCAGAAAAGGGTTCGTCGCGTTCTCGCGGATGATGTCGCCTGTATTTGCCGTCCAGTGCTTTCCCGCTTCGACAAAGCGTGGGGGGTCCTTTTTGATGCAAGGCTGGATTGGCGCTTCAATGGGGTTCAAAGGCTTTTTTTGAACAAACAGCATATTACTATTTCTTCAACAAGAAATAGTTTTTATAATCTTGTGTATTTCTTCCTCTCGTTGTTTGAAAGATAATGGGTATATAAAACTTTTTTACTGTAAAAAAGTTCTCCCTTGGAAGTTGTGACTTTTGTCGTGTAAAAATCCGCTCCATGGCAGGAAAGTTCTGTCGCATTTTTTGTTGTTCAACAAAAAATCCTCTGGCTTTGGAGAAAGTCGAGGAAAAATAAGCGAAAACGCAACAGCTTCCTTTTGTTCATATAAAAATATTCAACAGATATTTTTTTTGTCCAAAACTTGCTAAATTCCTCCGAATTTCTGCCTTTTGTTGTGGGCACGATAGCATGTCACAGGAACATAGATGCGATTGCCCGCAATTTCTGCTCCATAGGACGATGTTGCTTTGCTACAGAAAAAGTTTGTCCTTTCAAACCACGAGATCAAAGGGTATTCCACGTCGTCACAGTTTAGGCTGCTCCAATAACATCTAGCTTTCTCTCCCTTTTTCAGGGGTCCACTTTCCTTGACATTGTGATATCTTTCCCAAGAGTCCCCCATTCTAATGAAGATATCCCTTCCCACCCTTTCGTAAGTTATCTTGTGGGGCTTTCGCGTTGTGTTTACATATCCAAGAGGGCAGCCTGTCTCTTGGCACTCGTGATAAACACGCATTCCATCGGCAAACTTATCAATGATTCCAGTGCCGACAAACTCTCCCTCGGGTCTGTTCCTGGAACAGTTTCCTTTCAGTTCAAAGTTGTGCCGCACCAAATGATATGGTCCTTCCATAATGCCGTATTTGCAGGTGTACTCGAGAACATCTTTTCCTTTTCTCGTAATTTGCTTGCCATGTAGAACCTTGCTCCAAGGAATAAAAGTCCTTGTACTTTTTTCGTCCGTTATGGTGACGACAAAGTCTTCCGCTTTCGGAATGGGGCAGAGCGAAGCCAAAGTAAAACAAAGAAGCTCTCTTTTTTCCAAATATTTGTGCATCTCAAAAAATATAATGCTATTATATTTTCTTTCCAATTCTCTTTGTCGTTCCACACATCTTCCTGCAGAATTCGGATGATCGTGAAGCCGTTTTCTTTCGCAAGAGTTTCCTTGAGTTGGTCGCGTTCTTGAACTTCTTCAGGTTTTGTCCAATTCGCGACCTGACGAAAGTGTTGAGGCCCGTCCAATTCGATGATTGTCTTGTCCACACAAAAGTCAAAAGGAAGAAGTTTTCCAGTCTTTGGGTTTCGACACCAGTCTGGAGAAAACTGGTAGATGACTCTTTCTGCTCCATAGAGCGATACCAAATATTCTCAAGAGTTTTGCTTCTGTCTTTTTCTTGCAAAGGGGACACCAAGTTCCAGCGCGAATATTTTTAGGTGAAGATTCGAATGTGTGCTTTTTCTCACAAACAAACTTGTACTTTTTTCCTGTTCCTTTCCTCACGGACCTTGGAGTTCTTTCATTCTCGGAAGACCAAAATTCAGACTGGGAAGAACCCGCAAAGGACCCATCAAAGCACATTTCGCAGTCTTCAGAAGAGCAAAGTTTTTGGCATGCGCAGTATGGGCAATCTTGACCAGCATTGATATTGTTCAACCTCATCCGGAAAGTATGGCTGCATTTGCCACAGTCAAAAAAGTAAGATTTAGGACTCACTTTTGCCACTTCTCTTGGTGTTTTTTCGTTCTGTTTACTCCACTTTCTTGAGAATGGAGAGGAAGCGAAAGATCTCTCCAAAACACCGAACACAAGAATTTTTCAAGCATCTCTTTTGTCCTGAACAGAATGGACAGCCTTGTCTTTGTGTTTTGATACAATTCGGGGCCATTTCAAAGTCGTGCCCGCATATTTCGCAGTCGAACCAGTATTTTCTTGGACTGCCGGCTGAAACTTCTCTTTCACTGGTTTTGTTCTTTTTGCTCCAAACAAGGTCAGTGCCAACAGAGGAAAACGAGTTGTTGTGGCAATGCTCGCAATTATCATCATCGCACTTTTTCTGATTGACGCAATAAGGGCACCATCTCTTCCTTCCATCGGCAAGACAAACTACTCGTGGTTCCTGTTGGAACGAATGACCACATTCTCCACAGTCAAACCAACACTTTGTCGAATACTTTTTGGTCACGGACCTTGCAGAAAAGCTATTCTTTGAAGACCAAAATCTCGCCTTTTCGTGAGAAGAGAATGCATTCTCATGGCAAAACTCACAATCAGGCAAGTCACAAACCTTTTCACCTCTGCAGAAAGGGCATACCCATCCTGTTGTCACAGCGTCAATAGGTCTCTTTTCCATTTCGTGGCTACATTCGCAACATTCAAACAAAAACTTTCTTCGGCACTTCAAAACAACTGTGTTGACATCTTCCTTGTTTTTCTTTGACCAATGCTTTGACAAAGCGTGAGATCCAAAAGATTTCGGAAAACAATGAGGGCAATCAACAGAACCGCAAAGACCCTGTTTTCGTTCAGCACAACTTTTTTTAGAATTCATCTTTTTCCAAATTCTCATGATGAAAAAATTTTTTTATCAATATTTTTTCTTTTGTCGGATACAAAGTAATGTCGTGTGGTCAACGCGTTTCAAACTTTTCCTCTCCGAGCTGCGGATCATGCACTGGTACTGCTCCGATGGTTCCGATGGTCGCTCAAGCGATGCCCGTCGCAACCCAAGGCGGCTGTGCCGCTGTCAGCTCCGGTTGTGGTCCCTCCTTTACTGGATGCACGCTAGCTGCGCCGGCCATCCCCTCGTTCCCGTGTAGTCCAGCACCTCTTGTCCAAAACGCCTGCTGTGGTGAGCGCTACTTTGGTCTGAACGTCGCCTACGGCCAATAAGCGGAATTCTAAAGAAATAAATATCAGATTTATTTCACTGTGTTCGACAAAAAGACAAGCAAGAAAGTTAATATTCGCATATTTTTTGAGTTAAAGATGGGTAGAGTAAGGGTAAAATGCAGGTCTTCGTGAAGACTCTCACGGGCAAAACTATTACTCTTGAAGTAGAGAGTTCAGACAGCGTAGAGACTGTCAAACAAAAAATTCAAGAAAAGGAAGGAATCTCGGCGGACCAGCAGAGGCTTATCTTCGCCGGGAAAAGCCTAGAAGATGGGAGAACTTTAGCCGATTACAACATCCAAAAAGAGTCTACTCTTCATCTTGTCCTCAGACTCAGGTAAAAATATTTTGACAAATATTTTATCTCCAACTTTTAGAGAAAAGAATCAACTTTGTCTCATCCCGAGACTTTGTTAAGGCCAAAATAACCTCACTGTGAAAGATGACAGACTTTTCTTCTATCCTTCGCTACATGGTTATGGCGCCCGCAACTGCGAGACTCAAACTGAGTCTTGAAAAGGAAGAGTATGAAGAGTGTTTCAAGAAAATTTGGGCAGACCCAGATATTATCAAAGAGGACGACAAGTGCTACGAAACAATACAAAGACACTGGTTCCTCAAGAGGGTGGAATGCTCCGACGGTCGCTGCAGAGAATGGTACAACGCTCAGGACGAATATTATGAGCACGACAAGTTTATTCGTCTCGCGAGAAAAGTAAAGGACAAGAGGCCATTTCATCCAGCCTTGATGGATTGGCGAAACATCTTCAGATAAAAATATCCACTATGATATTTTACAATGGAGAGTACAAAACTTCTCATGGAGATTCTCCGAAGTGCAAAGAGCTATGACTCTTGCATTCGGAAGCTTGAGAATTCACAAGAAGTTGACGAAAACTGCTCGAATATTCTAGAGAGGAGATGGCAATTGACAAGAGAGTATTGTTCGCATGTTGACTGCTCTCAAAGGACAAAATGGAACAGTGAGCACAAAAGGTTCGTCTCGTTGTTTGGTGAGAGATGCACCAACAAAAATCTTTTGGACGAAAATAATATTTTTTGAAATAATGAAGCAGATAGAGAACAACTAAACTTTTTTTAGTTGTTTGATAATGACAGACTTTGCAAAGTTCATCGACCACATTCTCACTCTTGCGGGCATCGGACCCGAGAACAGAAGGAAAATGACCTCTCCTCAAAACTTGGCAAAGTTTCGGACTGCTTTTACCCACAAGACCGTGAACTCAGGCAATGACAACAACTACGAGCTCTACGAGCTTTTGGGGGATTCTCTTGTCAATGCAGCGATCCTTCGGTATGTGAATGCCAAAAGACCGGACATTTCCGATGTTGAAACCTTGACAAGGATAAAGCACTACATTCAGTCTCGCGCTTTCCTTTCTATCCTCGCCTTCCAAAACGGTTACTTCCAGCATGTCCTTGTCGGTGAAGAGTTTGCGAAAAGCATCGTTGATGGTGTGGAGAAAAAGTTGAGAAGGCAAGACAGAGAACAGCGCGTCATGTCTGAGGAAACAAGGAAAGTCATCATACAGATGGGAGAAGATGGCCTCAAGGACAACAAGACATTTTCCAAGCTCATGACGGACCTTTATGAGGCGATGTGTGGAGTCATCGCCTCCCTTGTCGAGGAAGAAACTGGTATTGAGGGGATGGGGTACATCCCTGTGTACCAGCTGACGAGCAACTTTTTGTCTCGCTCAAACATGGAGCTGACCTACGAGAACATTGTGGACCCTGTCACTCGTCTCAAGGAGACCTATCAAAAGATAAAATACCGAAACGACCAAGGCGAGGAAAAGGGGTGGAACTTTGGAAATATGAAGGAGATTGAGAGGTTGCCAAACGGAAGGTACAAGGTCACAATCTTTGGCTACTTTGGCAAGACAAAGAACCCTGAGTATGAGCCGAAGGTTGTGCTTGCTGTTGGAGAGGGTAAGGACTCTGACTCTGCACAAAAACAGGCCGCCGAAAAGGGTCTGCAGGAGCTGCAAAAGTATGGAATTCACGAGTACAGAAAACTTCGTGGTTTTTCAAAGAAGACATAAAAATATTCTCTGTTATATTTTTATCGAAAGAACAAAAGACAAAATCTTCTTTGTCTTTTTGAACCATGTCCACTTGCAAAAGACAAAGTAAAGTCTCTCGTTCTTCCCTTCGCGAGTTCGAGACTGAACAGGATGGAGTTATTCGCGTTGGAGTAATCCCTTTTGTTCGAATTGCAAAGAGGGAGTATTGGCTGATGACAAGGCAGCCGGATGGCAAGTTTTCGGACTTTGGAGGGGGAAGAAAGAGGACTGAAACTCTTGAGGAAGCGCTTTTGAGAGAGGTTGATGAGGAGTCTTCTGGGCTCTTGACAAAGATTGTCGCCGACAGATTGGCTCGGAAACAAAAGATCACCGTTTTGAGGGCAAGGAATGGAGTTCGCGGAGACAGAGGAGCTTTCTTTTTGATGATGGAGGTTCCATACATCGAGGAAAGCAGGTTCAAGCCAAACAAGGAGGTTTCTGAGATTCGTTGGATAGAAAAGCAAAAGGTGATAGCTGGTACATGGTCCATCGTAAATCGGTCGGTTGTGCCTTACACCAAATTCCTCTACTTTGAAGCAAAGGACAAGAACTAAAATATATGGTCATATATTTTCAGACACTTTAGTAGATATTAATAGCGAGGAGATGGAACTCAACCTCGAGGACTTTGTTGCATTTTACCCTGACAAAAGGGACCCGCTTCTACAAGAACATTTGGCGAAAAAAACAGAGTTTGCGGAACTTCGTCTGGAAAAAACAGAAGAAAAAGATGGGGATTTCTACCAACACCAGGAAATTCTTTCGAGAATAGTTTCTCCACACACCGAGTACGACACACAGCTTATTTACCATGGGCTGGGTTCGGGGAAATGTGTGCACGGCTCCACTCTTGTAAATATCAATGGCTCGAATAAGGAGATTGAAAGTGTTTGGAGGTGTTATGGGAGCGGCCCTCCCAAATTTGACAAAGAAGGAGGAGAATGGAAAATTCCTTCTTCTCGGCTTATGGTAATTTCTTTTGATGAAAGAACTGGAAAATTCCGCACCTCACAAATTTCAAAACTCTACCGCCAAAGGGTCAAGGAGCCGCTGAATGTTGTTGAAATTCCGGGAGGAACAAAGCTGCGCATGACAAAAGCACACAAGGTTTTGACGGAAAAGGGATGGACAAACCAGCCAGAAAACTCCTCTTTTGTCGCTGTACCAAAGATTCTCCGTCCAGAAGTTTCAAAGCGGAGACTTTCCTCTTCCTTTTACGAAATGATCACTTGGTTCAGCGTCTACGGAAGCTTTTTGCGCAACCAGGACCCCAGAAATGTTTCGTTGGGCACCTCCCCCATTTCTCTCAACTGTTTGCCGCAAAAGGACAGAGGAAAGTTTTTGTTTACCTTCCAAGGAATGGCAGATTTTATGAAGTTTGAAAAGATCGCAAACGGCTTCCTTATGGAGAACAACCTCGAAACGGACAGAGAACTTGCTCCCCAAAAAACCACCGTCCGCCTACGAGATGGTACCGATATGGACGTATGTTTGTTGCGGCTTCCGTTCCGGCCCTCTCGAGAGGTTTTTTTCATCCCATGAATTTGACTTTGAAATGAAGGGACTTTGCGGCTTTTTTGCTGATTGTCCTTCAAAAGAATTCCACAACTTTGTTCAACTTTATATTTCTGAACACTCAAAGGTCGACAGAGAAGGTTCAATATTGGTCAGGTTCTACAACAGAAAGTGCTGCCTCGACTTTGCAAATTTGCTCCTGCGTTATGGCGTGAGAATGACGGTGCACGGAAGTATCGGGAAAATTCCTAGGATGTATGCCCTTCGTCTTGAGGAAAAGATAGATGTTCCCATCATGATGTCAAAAAATATCCAAAAAAGGACCTCTCGCTCTTTGGAGGAAGCCGATCCTTTCCCACTTCCAGACTTTTTACAAAACGTGTGCAAAAGTCTTTGTGTAGACTCCTCTGTTTTGCTCAGGAACAAAAGAGGCATCGAAAATATGCTCGACGCAAAAGAGGTTCTCGTCTCCCTTATGAGAGCTCGCGAAGGTGATGATGCTTGTCCAGAACTTGAAAAAGGCAAACAAGGCGGATGTTCGAATTTACTCTGAGGAACTCTCAAAAATTCTCGAACAAGAGGTTTCCTTTTCTCGTATCGTCTCTGTTTCCGAGGAGGACTTTGAGGGATATGTTTACGACTTTGAGGTCAAGGACACTCACAACTATCTCGCAGAGGGAATTGTGACGCACAACACGTGCACAGCCATTGCGATCGCTTCGGCTTTTTCTCAAGCAAAGGATATGGAAAAGCCTCTTGTTTTTGCTTCGAGCATTCTGCAGGAAAATTTCAGGAAGGATCTCACTCTTTGTGCCTCTGGTTCCTTCCCAAAGCCCGAGGGAGATCCAACAGAAAAGGCGTATCGAATTGCACTTCGCCGCCTCACAGACGCAAAGTTTGAATTTTGGACTCCCACGACTTTCTACCATTCCATCCTCAAGAGCTTTGTTCGAGACGGTGCGATAGACTGGGATGTCGTCGCGCAGAGGTATTCGGGGCGACTCATCATCATCGACGAAGTCCAGAACCTGAGGCAAGACACAGAAGAGGAGGAAGAGGGATCAACAAAACAAACAAAGGACAATGTCTACAAATTTATGCATACTTTTTTGCACAAGATAAAAAATTCAAAGATCGTCCTTTTGTCCGGAACTCCCATTGTGAACGAAGTTTGGGATTTGGCCTATGTGATGAACCTCATTCTCCCCATTGATCAACAGCTTCCTGAAGACAAGGCTTTTGAAAGACTTTTGTCTTCGGCAGAGGGAAAAGAGGTTCTTTCTCGCGCTTTCCAAGGAAGAGTTTCGTATCTCAGGGCGGCGGCAACGGATACAAAGCGCATCGATGAGGGATCTCTTGTTCCTTGGATTTCGCCAGAAAATTTCAAGGAGTGGAAGAAAACGACAAAGTCAAGCCTGAAGGAAGATTCCCGGCCATGGACACAACACATTCGCGTGTATCCCTCTGCGATGAGCAAGTACCAACAACGCGCTGTGGCACGAGCAGAGACAGAGGTAATAGAAACCGCGAGCGGAAAAACTTCAAAGAAAGGAGGAGGCTTCCACAGGTTTGGCCTTGACGCATCCCTCTTTGTTTGGCCAGAGGAAGAGGGTGTTGCTCCTTCTGATCTTTACGGAACAAGAGGTTTCGAAAGATATGCAACAAAAAAGGGAACCAAAGAATCCTACGCGCTTTCTCCTGCAATGGCTAAAAAGATCAGAGAGAATTTGGGAACTTACAGTTCAAAGTTTGAGGTCATCGTCAGCAGAATTTTGGAAAACCCAGACAAGCTCTTTTTTGTTTACACCTCCTCGGTTCGTTCCGGTGGAGCTCTCTTGTTTTCTCTTGTACTCAAACTTTTTGGATTGAGACAAGCTACAAGCGGCGCTGTTTCAGCAGAAAAAGGTCCACAGAGGTTCGCTGTACTACAGGGTGGAATGGACAAAAACACAGTTCAAAGTATTTTGGGAGCCTTCACTTCTCCAGAGAACAAACATGGTGCAAAGATACAAGTTTTGATCGCCTCCAAAATTTTGTCCCAGGGAGTGACCCTCAAAAACATCAGGGAAGTACACATCTTGACGCCGCATTGGCAATCTCCTCAGATCGAACAAGCAATCGCGCGATCTATTCGTCTTGGTTCCCATAAGGACCTGAAAAAGAGTGAAAGAAATGTAAAGGTTTTCCGACATGTTGCTGTCAATGCCAAGGACGCACAGTTCCTCCCAGATGTTACACCTGATGTTTTGGCCTATAAGACTGCGGAGACAAAAGCTGTTCGCTCTGCGAGGGTTTTGAGACTTATGAAACAACATGCTATTGACTGTCCTCTCAACTACGCCAGAAATGTTGATCCGATGGATGAAGATGGAACGGAAGCATGCGACTTTGACATTTGTGATTATGGCTGTGCAGAAGCGCGAGCTCAAAACCCAGACTCTGGTCCAGAAGAAAGGTATGCTTACCCAGAGTCAGAATGGGACTCAACGACATATGATATGTACTATTCCCAAAAACAAAAGAATGAACTTCGCGAAAAGCTCATGAAGTTCTTTGCCAAGAGGTCATACGCGGACTTTCGCACTCTGTCGTCTGTTTTCGGTTCAGAGAAACTTCTCCTTGACACACTAAGCGATATGATCGATGACAGGGAGACTCTCTTGGACAGTTTTGGCTTTCCTTGCTACCTCTCGGAACAACACGACGTCTTTTATCTAGTCAAGTCCTTTGGAGACGAACAGAGAAACTTTTTGGACATCTTTTACGTTGCGACTCCCCTGGTCACAAAAAGAGAGGAAACAGAGTTTGTGTTTGATGTTGAAATATTTGAAGAAAGTGCAAACAAAGTTGGAGAACTGTGTAAACTTCCACAGGCCGAGTTTGAGGCAGCTTTTGACGCATTTGACTACAAGGTTCGCATCATTCTGTTTGAGCTTGCCTACCGCCTGAAACAAAAAGGACAAAAACTCTCTGAAAAGCACAACAAGCAGCTGGACTACATCATCCAAATTCACAAAAACTTTATCCATCGGATCACCATTGACAAGAAGAAATACGTTGCCCATCTCTTGTCTCAGGACCTTGTGAGTACTGCTTCTTACGACATCGCAAGGAAAGGATACAAGCCAAACGGCAAGACCAGAATCTTTGATGATGAGAAGATGGATTGGGAGACTGTACAGTATGAACTTGAACAAAAAATCGTCGCAGAGATCAAACGCCAAGTGACGAAACGCAGAAAGGAGACGATTGACAAGGAACCTCTTTTGGGTATCTATCTGGCAAAGGAACCGACCTCTTTCCGTGTCAAGACAAACTTGAGCGGAAAAAGGGGACAGGGCGTTGTTTGCAACACTTCGGTAAAAATTCCTCTCCTTTTGCAAATTCTGATGGAGACGCAAAAGCTCAAGAGAGCAAAGGGGAATGGAAACAGAGGGAGAAGAGGTCGACAAGGACCAAATTCAAGAGGCCCTCCAAAAGGCGAGTCTCGACTACGCCACTCTCCGCAAAAAGGGTTACATCGACAGCGACATGTACCTTGTCGTGAATATGATCAGATCAAATCCAAACAAAAGAAGAGGAAGAGCGGGTACAAGCTTGAAAAAGGGAGAGCTTTGTTCGCTTGTGGAAAGGAATTTGAACGAACTTGGACTGGTGGAGAGAAACGTCTAGTCCCCGGAAGGTTTTGCATTCGGGAACGAAGCGACTTTTTTGGTGAATTCAGAAAAAAATATTTTGTCTTGCAAATATTTTTTAGGCCCCAAGAAAAAGTTGTTATTCTTTAGCAAAGGACACAAAGTCTGCAAAACGCACAGGTGGAAATTTAACGACTTTTTGTTTGTTGTCAGAAAAAAATATTTTTGTTGTGTAAAAATATTTCAGCCCAAAATTTTGTTATTCTTCGTCAGAAAATGCAAAGTCTACAAAACGCACAAGCGCAAATTTCGTAACTTTTTGGCCAAGTTCACAAAAATATTTTATCTTGCAAATATTTTTTGACCCAAAATTTTGGAAAAGAAAAGCTCATTGTCTTGCTCCGTTGCAACGCTGTGGTGTGCAATTTGAAAACCCGTAAAGTGCAGATGCATTCGGCAACGAATAAAACATTCCCTCTCTTTGGGATTCGTTCTCTGGGAGACAGAGACCATTCGGTCCCGAAACCCAGCCAAGAGGACAGATTCCTCCGTGGCGTGAGCGAAATATTTTTTTGCCTGTCCTTGTTGAAGTGGAGAGGTACTGAGCTCCCGACATTTGGGCAATACCGAGAGTTCCGTAGGGATTTCCATACTCCATGTACGGGTTTCTGGGGAACTGTGCGAGACTTGGAATTTGTGTTCCCAATGCCAGGAAATCACAACCTCTTATTTTTGGTGTCCCGAAAGCGTCCACATCGCTATAAGTTGGAAGATCTTTTTGCACGAGACCAAAGTATTCGTTCAAGGTTTGATCATTTGGCTGCATTTTGAGGCGCAAAAGCGGAACCATCGAACCTTCATTTTTGCAAGGCTTTGTTTCATCGACAAAGGACCAGTTACTCTTCATTACAAGATTGGAAAGTTTTGTTATCTTGTAATATGGAAGACCATGACAAAGTCGGATATTGGCTAACACGGGCGTGCCCTACATTTGGGTCCCATCCCAAAAACTCGAGCAGTGTAAAAGATACTACTTTTTGAGCAGAGATTCCTATGCATACTCAGAGGTCAACAGAACAGGGTCTTTGATCCAGTGGAACAGGAGCCTTTCCCTTTCCCCAAGCGAACAGATTGACGACTTTTCCATTGTTCCTTGTCGAAGGGAATGGGTTCGGAATTTTTTTCTGGCTGCTCCCTTCCCATTGACCACTTGGCGTATCAAAGACGATAGGCTTGTGGTTGAATCGTACGTTGGTTGGGTTGACCCAGCAGAGTGGTGGGCAACAAAGAATAAAAAGTTTGAATTTCGTGTCGAAGGGAAAAAGGTAAAACTCCAGCCTTTTGAACCAGAGTTCCGAAACAATTTCGAGGTTATACTCCCAACAGGCGGAACCCAAAATTTTGAACTCCCTCCCAGAGAATTATTGAGAGCCTCCACGCACCCTTTCTTTGGTTTCCAAACTCCTTTGATTCATGTCGAGTCAAGAAAAACAGATGAACATTACGCAAATATCGCGGAACTTGCTCACGCCAAAAACATTCCTTTTGAAGAAAGGAAAAATGTGCACAGGCAATGTCTCGGACTGGAAACTTCAAAGTACCACGACTGTCTGTACGTATTTTTGAAAGAAGACAAAGAACAAATAAAAAGGGGAAAAGTGTGCTCCAAGTGGTTTGATGACTATTGGTCAAACAGGATTATGTGGTCGGGTCCGATGCTGGCTGACGAGGAACTTTTGATCCACGAACCTTATACTTTGCAGCTCGAACCCTCCTAGTATGTCACCAGACCCAACTGTTCTACCAAACCTTTCCCGAACTCTTCTGCGATCTGAAAAGAGAGACGAGTCTGTTCTTCGGAACAATAGTCGGGCTGTTCGAGCTTCTCAAGCACAAACATATCAAAGAAACGACGAAGCAAAAGTTCCCCCATTCCCTTTGTGAACCAAGGATTTTTTTGACTCAAAAAATCAGCCATGCCATCGGCATTCTTTCTTCCCTGTTCTATCAGAGAGTCGTTTCTCTTTCTGCTGTTTTCTGTCGAAATTTCTGAAAGGATCGCATTCTCTCTCAACAAAAGTTCCCGAAAACAGAACGGCTCTCCATAATATTTCCGGAACCAAAGAGACATCTGATCCACCGAACGATCACCACCGCTTGGATTTGAAGAAACAAGACGCTGAAGTCCCTCTTTTCTCTCGGTCCAAACCTCTATAACAGTCCCTCAATAACATCTGTTTGCGTGACAGAGGGGACAAAGCCAAATGTGAACATTACAAAGAAAAATATTTGAATATTTTTATAGGTCTCTCTCTTCGACGTACCTGCCAGTACAGTACATGTATGGTCGTTTGACGTTGGATGAAATTTCGTACTTTTTTGTTCCGCTATGGAACTCTTCGGGCGTGAGTTGACCTCCCCATTTTTTCAGCAGCTTCCAACTTGGGGCAGGGTCAATATTTTTTACGACACCCTCAAGTTTCTTTTGGAGGATAGTCAAAAGCATCGACGACTTGCGATACCATTCGCGGTTTTTTGGCATTTCATCCAGAATATATGCTTTACAACACGAAAGGCTGCAAAAAACGCCCTCTGTTTCAAAATACTCATTTCCCTGGTCTGTGGGAAGGTTGTGATATCTCAAGAATTCCGTCATCCTTTCAGCAAAAACGCCGTCATCTCGATGTCTGACAAAGGCGATGGGCAAGCCAATTGGGCTCGTGTCAAACTGTTCCCGACACCAAAAACAGGGGATGTCCGTCCGAACTGGCATGATCACTCCATTGACAAAATCTTTTTGTAGAACCCAAGTTTTTGTTGTGTTGTTGCTTTTAGTTTGTTCAACAAGCAAAAAATTCTTTTCCATACTTATCATCAAAAAAAGAAAGCGGAATATGGAGAGTTGCGGAAGATTGGAACTTATTTTTGGGCCGATGAGATCGGGTAAAACAACTGAGCTGCGCAGAAGACTCGGAATTTTCGCGAGTCTTGGTTTTCGTACGACCTATGTAAACTCTTCAAAGGACATCAGGTCAGACAAAGGATTTTCGACGCACAATCCTGAGTTGTCCGAAGACAAGGACAAAATAACTCCACAAAAGGTTGCCAAAATCAGAGAAATAAACTATGAAGAATTTGACGTCGTTGGTATTGATGAGGCACAGTTTTTCAAAGAGAAGGATATTGTTCTGCAGGTCCAAAGACTTGTCGACAACGGGAAAATCGTGATTATGTCTGGGCTGGATGGGGACTCGAGTCAAAATCTGATGGGGCGTTATCTCGAGCTAATACCAAAGTCAGACTCTGCAGAAAAACTCCTTGCTTGGTGCTTTTTCTGCGCACAAAAGAAGAAAATGGTGAGAGCACCTTTTAGTAAACGACTTGTCCCAGAAACATCACAAGTCCTCGTTGGGAATATGTACGCATCAGTGTGCAGGAACTGCCTATAAAAGAATTCTAAATTTTTTATCCAAGACAAATGGTCTGTTGCTTATAGTCTTTGCAAAAGGTAAAAGCCCAGAAAAGTGCCCAGACAATCAGCGTGATAAGAAGTGTCCATTTCAGCAGCTTCCAATTATCCTGCACATAACCGACATCCTTTCTCGTTTGAATGAAACGAGGTTGAATAAAATAAAGTACAAGCCATACCAAAAGCGGTACAACGGCTCCAACAGCAACCAGCAGAGGGTAACAGTTTGTACCAAAGGCTGAAGCCAAAGCAGAACCTGCATCTAGAGAAATACCGTCAACCTCTCGGCCAAGATCAGAAGAACCTCTTTGGAAGGACATTACTTATAAAAAATTTGCAAAAAATGCAAGAAGAAACTTTTGTTGCCTTTGTTCTCGGAAAGTTTGTTTTCCTCATGTCTCTCTGGTTTATCGTGGTTTGGGAAAAAGCCGATAAATGGGTGAACCCAACCATGCTGCATCCACTTTTCGCAACTCTTGCGTTTGTCTTTTTGAGTCTGAGCGTTCTGTTTGTTCCGTTTGCGCCACAGAGAAAAATCTTACATGTTTTCTTGCATGTCCTTTCTTTCTGTACTTTTGTTGCTCCCTTTGTTTGGCTTCCAAGAAAGCAAAGGGATAGGGAGGAACTTTTTCTTCCCACGACATTCCACAGCTTTCTGGGGTTTGTCCTTGCATTTTGCAGTGCCGCTTATGTCGTCCTAAAGCTTTTTGTGATTGCGACTCCAGAGAGGTTTCGCTTCTCTTGGTCAAGGTTTCTCTTTGGAGTGGACCACAAAAAAACTGGATCTGTTGCTTATTTTCTCTTTTGCATTTGTTTTGTCCTTGGAATCACAGAAAGACAAGACAGGGGAAAAGATGATACAAACGTCGCGGAAGTTTTGTTGTTGAATTCTGCCTCTTTTTGTTGTCTCATTTTAGGCTCTCACTATCTCTTGAAAGTGCACAAGAAACGCATCGATGGCGTCGTATAAAACAAAAGGAAATAAAACTCAAGTTTTTTATTTCAACAAACGATGAAATTCTCTGACTGCCAAGTCTCTACCAAGACCGTCATGGCCTACGCCAATGTGACGTTCAACCTACGGAACATTTTTATGGGTCTTCCCGTTGCTGAAATTCCAGACACAGACTACAAGGTGAAGAAAAAGTCTGGAGTTCCAAACATCAAGACCGTGAAGGCGGATGAAGGATCAATTGTTAGTCTTCGGCATGGTAACGAATTCAGGGGCATTGTGACGAACCCCGAAGCGCTAAAAAACAAGACAACAAAAAAGTATTTTTTGAACCAGGTGACTTGTATCCTTTCGGTCGAGGGAAAAAATCTCCATATTATGATCTTTCGGGGAAATTTCAAGATTCCCGGATGTCGCACTGAGGAACAGGTCAAAAAAACTGTCGATGTTTTGTGGAGGTACATCGCGTCCATCGAAAACTCGTACGAGCTCAAGGAAGGAGAAACAAAACCGAGGTTTTTTCTCGAAACGGTGATGACGAATGTGGACTTTACCTTTGGATTCACCATTGATAGGCAAGTTTTGAACACTGTGATGAATTCAGAAAAATACGAAGACAGGGTAAGAATTTCGCGTTTCGAGCCAACGACAAACACGCAGGTCAATGTTCGTATTCGTTCAAGTCTTCCGGAAGACTTTGCCTATGACGTGATGTGTTTCCGCAAGGGCGCGAACGGATGGAAGTATAGAATAGAGCACGAAACGGACAACAAGTACATCAAAAGAAGGAAGCCCAAAAAACACACCACTTTTATGGTCTTTAGCAGCTCAAAAACCATCGTTTCGGGGAAACATCCAAGAAGTATGGAGGCGGCCTTCAGAACCTTTTACGACATCGTGATGGAAAACAGGCACCTCATTGAGGACAAATTCCCCGAGGAAAGGCAGGCGAAGAAGAAAAGTACAGTTTCCCAAAAAACAGAGGGAAAGATAAAGTTTGTGAAATAATAACATGACATCTTTTGCTGAAAAATGTCTTTGCTTGGTTGTGGAAAAAGATTGGGATATGATGGCCAAAATTTTGCTGTCTCTGGGCATTTTCTCTAAAAGAGCAATTTTTCTTTTGTGTGAAAAGGACAAGGAAGAGTTACTCCTATCAATATTGCAGGACAGAAAGGATGCTGTTGTGGAGCATGCAATCCAAAGCGGGGATTTCTCGTACATTCACGTCGTCTTTGAAAGAATGATGTTTGATGACCTGGAAAAGGCACTTTCTTTCTCTATAAAGCATCACAATTTTGGCCTTTCCCGAATTTTCGTTGGGATGGGAGCACAAAAACAAAGGCATGTCAAAGAGTATTGCATGACAAAGAAGCTCAACGTTCCTCTTGGACCTTTTAACGGACGAAAAGGAAAGCTACATCTGGGATTCTTCGGTGGAATAAAAAGTTTTCTCAAATCAAAAAGAGCTGGTAAGATGAAAACTTCTCAAGCACCCGCCGTCAGAAAGGCCTCAGGAGGTAACGGATCAAAACTTTGGCCAAGCAGTAAGGTCAAATAGATTCTATATTTTGTGATGCATGGGCACATTGGTGCGGCCCATGCAGGATGATGCTCCCCGTTTTTGACGAACTAACCGCCGCTTGTCAAAGGCGCGATGTGAGCTTTGGCAAACTTCATGTGGCAGATCCAAAGTCCGCAAAGGCAAAGGATGCGCTAAAGATCACCTCGCTTCCAACCTTTATTATTTTCCAAGACGGAAGGGAAGTTTCGAGAAAGATGGGAGGTTCAAAGAGAGAGGATATGGCCGAGTGGATTGACCAGTACATCGGAAAGCCTCAGACACAACAACAGAGACCTCTGGGCCAATAAAAATATACTTTGATATTTTTTTGTGAGTGTAAGATGAGCTCCTTCATCAAGGGAGAAGAGTGTGTGAAACTCTTTAGAGAAAAGGGAAATTTGTTTGACCTTGACAGTGCAAAAGAAAAGCTTTGGAAAAAGTCTGGATGTCGGAACAGATTCACATTTTCGGGCATACATATCCGCGACATTGGCGATCTCCCCCCAGAATCTTACGTCAAGTCTGATGAAGGGTATTGTTTCGCAGCGGGAGACCAAGCATATGCCATCGCTCTGAAAGCCCAGCCAAAGGATAAAATTGTGCAACAAATTTTACGTCTTCCTCGAGAGACAACCCTTTCCGAAGAGTTGCGGGATTATGGGCGTCAAACCATACTCGAGAACCGCCGAGCTAAAGTCATTTCTGGAAAATATGGGGAAAGGATTACCAGTTCCCTTTGAGTTGACAGGAGAGCGCAAAGGTATCCGCATGGTCACGTCAAGCATTTTGATCCTAAAGGTTCTGCAAAGGGAAGGTCTCGTCTTTTTCCCAATGAGAAAGTTTGAGTATACCTACAAAGGGAAAAAGCGTATCGGGATACCTGGATCAATCGCAGTGGAAGGAAATACGATATTTTTGGACAAGCAATACAAAAAGGACGCAGAGGACTTCCAAAAATCAAAGGCAAGGTTCGGAGGCATTGTCATCACCACTGCGGATGCGGGACATGTCAATATGCTCGTGTTGGACAAGGTAAAAAAGACAGCGAGTTTTTTCGAACCAAATGGTTACACTTCGAAAGATGTGTTTATTTCAGAGCCAGAAAAAATGGTCAAGAAATTTTTGGAGCTTTATGGCCTTGATGATTATACGGTCAAGTACGACGAGTCAGTCTGCCCTTTTTTTGGAGCTCAGGCAGTCGAGGGCAATGCTCCACGCCAAACAGGATATTGCCAGACATGGTCACAGCTTTTTTTGTACTGCAAAGTACATTTTCCTGAACTTGACGATGTTGAAATTCAGGCTGCTTTTGTGGAAAAAAGATTTCCCAAAGAAGTTCGCGATATGGTCGAACGATTTGCTGCCTTTGCATGGGACAAAGGAGAAAAGGATATCGAGATGTACAATGAACCCGGAGAAGAAAATATTATGAAGTTGTGGTTTATTTCCTGCCTCCCAAGAAAATATAAAGAGGCGGCAATGTTTGAATTCTGAAAAAATATACCCATATTTTTTGTAAGATGTCTTCCTTTATTCGTCGAGATGACTCTGGAGAGTGCCTCAAGCTTTTCAGAGAAAAGGGGGATTTGTTTGACCTTGACAGTGCAAAAGAAAAGCTTTGGAAAAAGTCTGGATGTCGGAACAGATTCACATTTTCCCAGTCGCGGGAAGTTTCTGAATTTCTCCCAAAAGACAGGCTCAAGACAAAAGAGGGGGACTGTTTTGTCCGCGGAGATCGCAAGTTGTTGGAATATTATATGGGCAAAAAGATCTATAATACTACTGTGGATGAAAAGTTGGTTCAAAGTGTTGGGCAACTTCCTTCTCATTTCACGTTGGACCAAGAGCTCAAATTTTGGGGAGTAAAGCCAAAATCCTCACTCTCTGCAGCCAGAGAATTTTTAAAAAATGTAGGGAGGGGTCTGCCTGTGCCCTGGGAGATTGTACAAAATCCCATTTTTGGACCTCATGGTATCAGGGCGCTTTTTGGTAGCAAAATAATTCTTGCGGTTCTTGAAAAAGAAGGAGTTTTCTTCCCAAAACACACTTTTGACTTGCCGAAAAAAATTACTGGCAGCAACGATTACCACCTTGGAAAAGGCACGATCGCTGTTCTAAAGGACAAAATTTATCTTCCTTTCGGCTTCCTGAAGGATTCGCAAGAGTTCAAAGACTCGAATGCTCGCTTTGCGGTGTTGCAAGTCCAAGTCAGAAATTTTACTCATGCAAATATTATTGTTATTGACAAGCTCAAAAAAACAGTCACGTATTTTGAACCACATGGCCTTTCATCCGCGAAGCCAGAGTATGTAAAGAATCCACAAAATCTGATTGAAAAGTTTATCAAAGGCTACAAGCTTGACGGGTATCGCGGGGTCTATGATGAAAGTGTTTGTCCTTGGTTTGGACCTCAAACTCTGGCATACGCAAGATACCGCGCTGGGTATTGCGAAACATGGTCCCAACTTTTTGTCTATATGAAGGTGAAATTCCCCGAACTTTCCAACCCCCAAATTTACGAAGTCTTGAGAACACCCAGACCCGAGGATATGACAGATCTCATAGAGAGATTTGCTGCTTTTGCATGGGATGAGGGTCAAAAGTTTGTGGACAAATATTATCCAACGCTCGAGGATAGAAGTGAAAGCAGTGTATGGTCGATCGGGCGCTACCCAATCTTCGGGTCATACAGAATTATTAAGCTCTAAAAATATCACAATATTTTTCTAGTCTTCCTTCTCCAGAGACATTTTCCTCACATCCTCTGCACGGATCGTTGGCCCTCTCATCTTTTTCTTTTGCGGTGCAGAAGGTTCCTCTTTTTTCTTCTCCTTTGTTTTCCCTGTTGCTCCCCTCAAAAAGTCTGCGATCTTATCTCCTCCAACTTGTGAGATCATTGTGAAAAGATCTTCGCTTGTCACACGAAGGGACATGGTCTTGAAAATGTAAAAGATCGCAACATTGACAGCAAAGGCAATGACCAGACGGATTTCTACAGGAAGATAAGAGGTGAAGTTTGTGTAGGACTTTTCTCCCAACTCTACCAACAGAGCATCATATCCATGCACATCCTGTACCTGTGAAAAGCCTTCGAGGTCAAGACCCAAAAAGTTTGTACAAAGTCCTTCAAAGATACATCCACCAAAAAAGGCGTATTTTCTGTACTCAAAAAGCTTGCTTTCCATGTGTAGCTCTTTGACTGTCATTTGGTACTTTCTCCTCATTGTCACAATGTCACTGTGTTCGTCAAAGTCTGGGATTGTGTCCAAATGTTGTGGATGCTTTTTCTTGAGAATTTTAAACTTCCACAAAAGTTCATCCTTTTCTTTCTCTTCCTTTTGCTCTTCCGTCAGACCGTCGTCCTCTTCCACGATGGGGTCTGCCGGCATTTCCTCCTCATCTTCAGACTCTGATGACTCGTCATCTTCCGGTATATTTTTCTCTTCTGGAATCTCTTGTGGGGGGTTGTTTTCCTTTTTTGCTTCATCTTCCAAAAGATTGTCAACCTCGTCGTCTGCATCAGCATCGTCGTCGAGGAAAAGAAGTTCTCCTTCCTCTTCTTTCGTCTCTGGCTGAGGCTGAGCAACTGCTTCCACAACAGCGGGCGCGGCAACGATGGCCGGTTTTACAACCACAGGCTCCACCTCAGGTTTCGCCTCTTCCTTCTTTTGAACCTTTACAACAGGAACAAGTGGAAGACCAGGACGAAGCTTTTCTTTGACTTCAATCATGTCAAGGTACAAATTTCCAAGGTCCCCAAAGTCTTGTTTTTTCGACACCAAAGGAACTGTTCTCGGGAGACAGTTGATGATCACAGAATACTTTTTGGGCTGCGCGGGGTTTTCATCTGCCATTATTCCGACAAGTCAAATCCTATAAGGGAGTAAGTTTTATACGAAAATATTGTAAAAAATATTTTATTCTTGACTTTGAATATGTCTCCTGTGGGCTCTCGCAGCCTCCATGTGTCCAATACCAAAAAGTTGTATCCTTCTTTCCTTTGAGGCGGAAAGGTTAAAGGCTTCCTCTTCCACTTCCAGTTTGACGCTGAAGCTCTCCCCTCCGACTCTTTTCAAGACTGTGTTCTGTACCGCTGCAAAAGACATGAGCCGATGCATATAGTCAAAGAAACCCTGAACTTTTACAGGAAAATCTTTGCTTCCAATGTCGATACCCAAAATCTTTGTTTTCCCGTCATCAAAAAAGTCTATGGGATAGTTCTCGAAAATTCCGCCGTCTCCGTAGACCATATCATTGTAAATTCTTTTCTTGAAAATTCCTGGGGCATTGCAAGACAAGAGAACCGCCTCGACGCATGGCATATCTGGGTGTGAGCTGTAGTTGATATACTCTATTCTCATTGTGGATAAATTTGCAGCAACAGAAACAAAATCCTTTCCTGTTTGTGAATAAAGGTCAAGCATCGAAGGAACACACCCAAACTTTTCAGAGACAAGACGATTGAGATTCTCCTCAAGTGGCAAAGTATCATTCAGGCCAAAGTTCACAAAAAACCCAAGACGGGACAATAGGGCGATACAAATTCTTTTGACAGAGAACCTTTTCAAAGATCTCATTCGCCGAATATCCACAAACAAGCAAAAGGCAAATTATGGCTCCAATAGAAGTCCCGATGTACTTTTTGATCCCAGAAAACTCCACATGTCGAGAAAAATACTCAAGGGCTCCCAAGGTACAAACGCCTTTTATCCCTCCTCCGGATAGACAAAGAGCATCGAAGTGCTCTCTTTCTTGCTCCTGCTTTTTGTGTCTGTTTCTCAGGCAAGACATCCTAAAAAATATTCCAAAATATTTTTATTGCATCTCTTTGGCCATGCCTGCCATCATTCCCAAGACAGAGGACATATCAAGTTGCTTCCCCTCAAACTGTGAGACCATCCGCGAAATTGCGCCACTTTCCAAAAACTCCTGGAGCATGATTGGTGCGATCTCTGAAATCTTTTTCTCGTCTGGCTTGCCAGTCATCATTGCCTTATCGATCTTTCCCGAATTCAAAAGGTTGTTGCCAATCTCTTTTGCTTCTTTCATCACAGAGCCAAAAATTTCTTGCATACCGTCGACTGGTTCTGTTGGAAGAACAAGAGCTCGGATTGCCTTGAGATGTTCAAACAAGACCGGTCTGCTTTCAGTGTCGATCTCCCTGAGAATTTTTCCGATCGAGATGTATGTTTCTGACGCATAAGAAATTCTCTCATCTTCGGGAATGTCCTGAAAATCCTTCTCTGTGAATTTATCCCCGTATTTTTTCATAAACTCCTCAAATTCTTGTTGGTGCTTTTTCATCGCGGTTTTGTTTCTTACGCCCGTCTTTTGCAGTCTCTTGTCGTATGCGACAAGCGCCTTGTCTTTCGGAAACTCCTCAGCAAGGGCAGAAACAAATTCTCCGATCGCGGTCGTCGTAGCTAAAAGCCTTTCACTCATTATGCAACAAAAGAATTTTTCTGTAAGCCAAGAAAATATTAATGGACGGAGATGAGTATGACAAGGAAACATACGGTAATCTCTTCTCTGAAGACGAGGAAGAAAGAGAGGATGTTGGTGATGAAGAAGTGGAAGACTTTGAGGGAGATATAGAGGAGGGAGAGGGAAGGGAAGAGGAGATTGAACTCGATGAGAAGGAGAGGTACGAAAAGGAACTCGAGGAACAGGCCGCGGAAGAGAAAGAAGATGAAGAAGATACGCCTTCTATTCAAGACCGCGACGTTTGGCAAAGGGAGGAAAGGTACGCTCTTTCAAAAGGAGATGCCGAAAGACAAGCTGAAAAACTCCAAAGTCTTGGCTATGATGTCGAGGTTGAAAGAGTTGGAGTTTTCGCCGAAGACCCACGACAAAGGCAAACTTATTCCAAAAAACTTACAATGACCGAAAAGGGTCTGGTTTCAAGGCTTGCGGGCAGGAAAAAGGTTGTCGAAGAAAAGAGAGTCTCCACCAAAAAGACAAAGAAAGCCGCCAAAAGAAAGAGCGGTGTCCGAAAACTCATCGACAAGTCAAAGAGGAAGGACTACGCGGCCAAGAAAGTTGGAACTGTCAAGCAAGTCGGAAAGGAACTCAGGGAAGTTGTGGAGGTCTATCGAGTTGAGGAGAAACCATACGAAAAGCTTGTCGCTCTTGTGAAAAGATGGAAGGAACGCTATGAAGCCTCTGACCAAAAAGAGGGCGCGATGCGGATTAACACACCTCCTGAATATTCCCAACTCCCAAAAATTTCAAAGGTTTTGCTGGATGAAAAACTTACGGGGGAAAGGGTTGTCTATGATATCCCGACAAGGTTCAGCGAGTTTGCAATCCTTCAGAAGAGGTCTGAAAACATCCAAAAGATTATGGATGCTGTCAAGGACCAGAGAAAACTTTTGACAAAGGAAAAGATGCCGCAATATCGCGAGGGTTCTCCAAAGTCTCGGCTCCGTTTTCCCAAGCCAGAGGACAGGATCAAACTTACAAAGGAACAAAGGGACGAAATAGACCTTTTGGTAAGGCAGATTTACGAAGCGGCAGAGGAAGCCAGGAAAGCCATCGCTCCCAGAACTGAGTCTGGAGCATTCCTGCTTTTGGAGCTGGACAGGATTGCGAGGGAGAGAGAAAAGGCCAAGACTCTAAAGGGGAAAGAGAAGAAAGCGGCTTTGGACAAGCTAAAAGAAGAGGAACTCATTGCGCGCAATGAGGCCGTCCTTATTCGCACGAGGCTCGCAAACAATATGGGTTTGGCGACAAAAAAGAGAAAGTTGCAGGTTATCGAAGACGAAAATTCTGAAAGAAAAGTTCGCACTGGTCCAAAAAAGCGCACACCCGTCAAAAAATCGGACCTCGCTTTCGCTGCCTGGTTGAGGTCCAGGACAAGGGATGCAAAGACAAGAAAATTTGCGAGAAAACTTCTCTCGGAATTCAACGAAGAGGAACTCGCGGAAGAGCAAGAGCAGGAATTGGACAGGCGTTCAAAGACCACAAAGGATTATCTTCGCAGACTTGCTGTGCTCAGCGTTTTGCTGAACCCAGACTCTGGCCTTTCACAAACCAGCAAAACGTTCCACAAAAACTTTAAGGATGATGACCTCAGAATTCTTACTGTGGAAGAGGAAAAACTGATGCCAGAGGCTCTTCTCAGTGGAGCTGCGCCACAAATTCTCTCTTTTCTTAAGAAAAGAGAGAATGCACTTTCCCGAGCTGTCTACGACGGTAAGCCTTGGTCAGAAAAGGTAAAAACAGATATTGCGGTGGAGGAGCTGTTTGGAGGTGAAACTCTCGACGAATTGGACACGGCAAAGGAAACTTTGCTTCGTTCTGACTATCCCTCTCCGGAAGTGAGGAAAGCTGTGAAATCCGTTTGGTCACGACTTGTCGAGTCTTACGACATTTCGGGGCTGGAAAAAAGATTGTTCAAAGGCCTCAAATCTTCCATCTCAAAATATCGGACAAAGTACTACCTCAAGAGAATCTGTTTGATTGCAACTTTGTTGAGGAAAAAATTATCCGATAAAAGTCCATATCTTTCCGCAAAGCTTGAGTCTGGTGCCGTATGTTTTGGATGCTCTTGGTTTTGTCCCTGACGAAGAGCTTGCACCAGAGTTTTTCTATGAAAAGGATCGGAAGAAGAAGCTGGAAACTGCCTTTTATGATTACCAAAGAAAGGCATTCGCGGCATTTGTTGACTTGATGATGCATTATCTTGTGGGCAAAAGAGTCACAGCGAAATTTCCCGATGCCTCTGAGGTACCAACTCCTCCAAAACTCCAAAGTAAATGCTCAAACCCAGAAGGAAAAGACATTGAGCTTGGTAAGATTGTGATGTGCTACTCAAACGGTGTCTTCCATTGCTTTGACCTCGAAGAGGAAATAAAGCGCCCCCTTCTTGCTGGTAAAAAACTGCCTTCTGGCCTACCAATCGAGTTCAAAAAGAAGATGGAAGAAAGGTATGGAAAGAGCAAAGATGGAGGCGACGACTATGGCTCATGTAGATATACCGTTGGACCGGACGGACGTCGAGAGTTTGTCTGTGAGCCTTGAGTTTGCGGGCTCAAAAACAAGAAAAAGTCTTTTCATATTTTTTACAGTTGAGGGAGTGGATAGACCATGGAAAAGCAAAGGTATTGAGGTAAATCTCCAAAAAAGAAAGACTCACTTTGACGGCGAAATCTTCCCTGAAGTTTTCTTTGACAAAAGGGAAGGAATCCGCCCGCATTTGTGCGTGTATATTCTGGACCAAAACAAAAAACATTTGAAGAGCACCGTGAAATGGTCTCTCAAACTCGAGATGTGATTTTTCTCTGTTTCTAGAAAAATCTATGGGGTAATGGGTTCAGGATTTTCGCTGGCACAAAACACATCCGAGCAACTCGCTTCTTCCAGCGTCGCGCAAAATTTTACGGGAACATGTGACATCCAATGCCAAAACATTGCGAGTGGAACGACGATAGATATCCAAGACTCAACAATCAAAGGAGGGATAAATTTCACACAAAGTTGCTCCGCGACAGGGGATTGTCTTTTCTCGACAACCCAGAATGCAGCCATCGACTCGATGTTTTTTGCAAAGGATTCGGCTCAGGCCAAAAATGCCGGCTCGTGGATGGATGGATTTTTCAATCAGGATGTCGCCACAAACACTTCATATCAGGACATTCGACAGAGTATCAACCAAAACATCGAGGATCATTGTAAAATCAGCTCTTTGAACGAGGTTGATCGTCTCACAATTCTTGCGACAAACTCTGATATTTCCGGTGGCATTGATATCTCACAACAAGGAAATGTGAACGGTTCGTGCGCCATGCAGGCAAATTTTGTGGGCTCGGCTGAAGCAACTGGAAGTGTTGAGGAAACTGCACAAAGTGGAAAAAAGGCTGGCAAAAAAAATTCTAAAGGTATTATTATCCTCATCATTGTCGCCATTGTCGCTGTGCTAATCATTGGAGTTATCATCTTTGTTATTGTTCGGCACAAAGGAGATCCTGTTTGTCCAGGAGGAGTCAAAGCTGTGAAACCTTCAAGGTTCGCGAAACCCGTATGTCCTTCTCCTTCTGTCACGACAGATTTCACCACAACTTCTTCACCGACAATCTCGAGCATCGACTAATAAAACTCTGTGAGGTTTCACACTTTGCATTTTTGAGAACAAACAGCAACTTTTTGTTTGTGACTAAAAAATATTCCACAACAAAAATATTTTTTTCATGAACTTGTCAAAAAGTTGCTAAATTCTGAAATCTCGAAAGGACTGGCTGGCACTTGTACTTTTTGAACACTTTGCATTTTTGAGAACAAACAGCAACTTTTTGTTTGTGACTAAAAAATATTTTTTCGTGAACTCATCAAAAAGTTGTTGAAAGGAACTCTTGAGTTTTGCACACTCTGTATTTTTGAGACCAAATAACTTTTTTCTCAGTGCCTGAAATATTTTTTACACAACAAAAAATATTTTTTGTGAACTCATCAAAAAGTCGCTAAATTCCAAAGTCTCATGTTCTGCAAGTTAAGTTGTCAAAGTATGCCTGAGGATTGTGGGCAATCTCCCACTCCTCGTTTCTTTCGCCAATTCCCATATTTCCGATGCCATACTTTTTGATGTCAGACAATAAGAAAAGTCCCGAAAGACAAGAGGTCACGCTGATGTCCAGGTCAGGCTGCGTACTTCTCAACCAGTCATTTGTGAACAGAGCTCTGTCCTTGAGAAAGAAAAGAAAAGGCGAATCCACGTAACCTTTTGACTTTGGCGGGAAAAGGGTGACAGGATCTGCGATCACTTCTCTTCCTCTATTCGCCAACAAAACAGCAGAAAAGGAGTCTGAGCTGACATTCCCAGAAAGCCAAGAGGAAAAAGAGGCATTTCCTACTCTTGGACTTCCAAAAGTCCGAAGCATTGTCTCGCCGGTCCACCCATATTTTTCTCAAATTCCAACAAGTTGCTGTCGCAATTGCACCTCCCATCGACATCCCAACAAGACAAACTCTTTCCTTTCCAAAGAGTTGAGTTGACAAAAACCTCGGAAAAAGTTTCTGAAAGTTCCTTTATTCCCTGGTGTATTCCAGACTCTGTGTCAAGCTGTGTCTGGCACATTTTGCCGAATCCCAGACAGATCTCTTCCCATAAACTCTTTGGAAGAAAAGGTGCAAAGACAAACGTGGTTTCACCTTCCACTTCAAAACAAAAACATCTGGTGTTGTGGGATGAATAAAACATGTCGACAAACTTTACGCTCTTTCCAGAAATTTGCAGCAAGTCTGGGTAAGGACTCTCTGAGTAGCTCAAAAGGCAAAGTTTGAACCACAAGTCTGAAATGGTTCCAACTTTACCACCTCGGATCGGAGACAAGAGCTCAGTTTGCTCCCAAACTTTTAGAGAAGGGTCAAAAGGAAATTCCTCTTTATTTTTTGTTAAAAGAGACAACAAAAAAGCACGGAGAGCTTCTTCTTCATTGCCTCTAAAAATATCCACAAGTTTTTGAGGTAAGAGGATTCTTCTTTTCATTCCTTTATTGAAGACCAAGTGGAAACTTTGTGTTTTACTTTTGTGTGATGTCTGTCAGAGCGTTGGCTTTGGAGAAACTCAAAGAGACCTTTCCCGAAAAGGCCGAAATGATCGAAAGAAAGTTGAACAACAACTTGATAAAGCTTTCGCAAACAGCTTGGGATAAAGCCATCAAAAGATGACCAAAAGTTCCTCGAGTTTGCCACTTTCTACTACTACAACGCCCTCGGTGCTTGTCTGAACCCAAAGTACAAACCGGGTGCGGTCAAGGATATGAATACTTTGAAGAGAGATTTTGACTGTGAATTTTTTAGCGAAGAACAACAAAAGGAAGACGCGATGATTGAACTTGTCCTAAAACCAGTCGCGGTCCAAAACGGATTTGTTCGGTGCGTCAAGTGCAAGTCAAAAAATACAACATCTATGGTCGTTCAAACGAGGAGTGGAGATGAAATGGCCACTGCCTTTGTGGATTGTGCTGATTGTGGCGAAAGTTTCGTGTGTCAAGAATAAAATAAATTATATTTTATTTAGTCGTCCTCTTCCTCCTCCTCAGTCTCTTCTTCTTCGTCATCCTCTTCACCACTCTCCTCATCTTCCTCTTCAGACTCTTCCTCCTCTTCGTCGCTTTCTTCTTCCTCCCCACTCTCTTCGGTTTCGTTGTCTTCGTCAGGGACTGTGTACCTCCACCCCCTCCGCTCGCAATAGTCTATTTCTTTCTCTGACAATGGGGAAATCTTCCCATTCGCGTCCTGAGTACCATAAGCCTTTTTGTCGATGGCTCCGAAAATAATTCCTGTCTCTGTGTGTTGGAAAATACCAAACTTGTTCTTCCTGATAGCAATGGCCGTTTTCTTTGGCTCTTGTTCTTCCTTTTGTGGTGGAGCAGATTCTTTCTTTTGTTCCTTTTCTTTTTGTTCTTTTTCATAGACATCCTTGGCCTGTTTTGCCTGGACCGTACCCTTATGTTTTGAACAAAATCCGTAGGGTACGGCTACTGCTTGGCCACAAACCTCCCCATTACCCTTTTGAGGTTTAAAACGACAAGAAGTGATCTTGTCGCTTGGCAAGGCTTCGGAAATTTGTTTTTCGCTAATTTTGTTGTTCTCCAACAAGTTTCCAACAAACTCAATCAGGCCGGCGTGGTCGAGACTTTTCCAAGTTGTCATTTACCCGCGAAATTTGCCGCCTTAAGGCAATTGTAATGAGGAAACTTTGCGAAGTACCGGGTTGTTCCAAAAGACAGAGTTTTTTGGGTGAATGTAAGTTTTGTAGAATGGGCTATTGCCAAACACACTTTCAACCCGAATCGCACCTGTGCAAAAATATGACAGAGTGTAGACAATCTGCTTTTGAAAAGAATAAAAAAATTCTTTTGACTTCTGCGCACATTGCTCCGAAAATACGCACTTAAGAAAAAAGCTGTGTCAGCACTAAGATGTCAAAGTCCAAGCGCAACACTGTTGTCGAGAAACACTCTGAGACTGAATCAGATACGGACTTCTCCGAAGAAGAGGTCCAAGAAGAAAAGACCAAGAAGAAGACCACTCCCAAGAAAAAATCTGCTCCCAAAAAGGTTTCTGCCGCTGGAAAAACCGCTGCTCCTCCTGTTGAAAAGCCAAAGCGTGCTCCTCGCAAGAAGGTCGAAAAGGTTGAGGAGCCAGAGGATGAACAGCCCGAACCCGAGGAACAGAAACAAAAGAAGCCCGCTGCCCCCAAGAAACAACGAAAGGCTCCTGTTCCGAAGGAAGGACAACGAACTTTCCAGATTGACATTGATAGCATTCAACCTCTCATTGATCGCTCTCTGCTAAAGGAACACGACGACATTGTTCATGGCGCGGCTCCGCTTCAGGCAGGCCGTAAGACTTTCACTCGACTCCTCCGGCGTTTCAAGGAAAGCGGGCAAACCGAGTACAAGTTTGTGATCGTTGAGCTCACTGGTACCAAGAAGGCCTCATTCTCTTACGAAGGCAAGCGTGTCAAGAGGGAGGAGCCTCTCGTTGTGAAGAAGAAAGATTCCGAGTACACGATCAGCTACGACTTCATCGTCAAGGCCACCAAGAAGCCCAAGGCCGGGGAATAAATTATTTCGAATAGTTTATGCAAGACCCAGCAACAGCATCGATAAAAGACCCAAAGAAACTCCTAACCAAAGTTTCCAACTTTTTGTGCTTTTGGATAACCATAAAACCGCAGCAAAAACAACGAGAAGAACAGCGAGCACTCTTGCAATTACAAACAGAGTTTCGACTTCACCAAGTTTTAACAATCCAACGTGGCAAAATACAAGACAAAACTCAAGAAAAAGAGCCGCAGCCAACCAGAAAACTTTTCCAGTGTCAACGTACCACTTTACAGAAAGAACCGATGCCGCGCCGACAAGAGCTGTGAGAGATAAGAAAAGAGTCTTCTCCATTTAATATGAGGATTGCTTTCGGCCCTTTTATGCGCTCCGGAAAGGACACCGCATGTGAATGGCTCAAGGAAACTTATGGAGGAAAAATCTTCCGCTTCTCTCACAAACTCTACAAAGCCACAGAGGCGGTACAGACCGCTTTGGGTATTTCCTATAGAAGAAGGACAGGCAGCTTCTTTTGGAGGTTGGCGCATACGCAAAGAGGAAGGACCCATTTGTTTTTGTGGAACAGGTGAGGCAAAAAATACAAGAACAGCCAGAGGATATGAATATTTTCATCTCTGACGTGAGGAGAGAAGAAGAGGCGAAAATGTTGAAAGAAGAGGGTTTTATTATCGTGAAAATTTTGAGGGACTGTGAGAGAACATACTGCGAGATGGAGGAGGAAATGTCCAAAAGCAACCTTTTCGATATGACTTTGGAGAACAATGGAACCCTCGAGGAGTTTTACAAAACACTTGACGACACGTTCTAGATATTTTTAGAGCAAAAATATAAATATAGAAATGTCCCTATCGAGGACCCTAAAGACTTTTGAAACTTTCGAAGAGATTGCCAAAGGCAGGGAGTATGTTTCAGTTGCCTCTTTCGACGTGGGTTGGAAGGCATTTGCTTGGTCTGTGGAACGATGGAGTGTAGAAGATCTAAAGGCCCACAGGAAAAAGTTTTTGAGCACAAAATATAAAAAAGACAGGCAAAAGGGCACATCCATGTATCAACAGGTTCTCGACGATGTCATCGCCAGCGGAAAATATGTGGACATGGATGTGTTTGATATTTCTTCTGGAGAGAAAAAACTTGATGTTGAGACAAGGATAAACCTCTTCTTTCTTTTGCAACAAAACAAACATTTGTGGGATGATGTTTCTATTGTTTCCATTGAACAACAGTTTTGCACCTCGTTTGGCAAAAGTGCGGGTAAAAAAGATGGTACAAATATGGATGCGATCAAGCTTGCAGAGTGTTTGATGTCTTGGATGTTGATAAATTACGGAGATACAAAGGTTGTTGTTTTCGTCCCCACAAACACAAAGACGAATATTCTAGGCGCTCCCAAGATGCCCAAAAAACTTGACAGGAAGAAATGGATAAGAGACAAGGCCATAACTTGGGCACAAGAAAAAGGCGAAAAGGAAAGGCTTTGAAAAGTTTGAGACATCCTCTGTTGGTTTTCGACATGGCAGATGCCGATGCTCAGGGAAAAGCCACAATCTTTAAATACGTGGTTACGGCCGAATAAATATGCAAAGCCTCGACGAACTCTCGAAACTTTTGGAAGCTATGGTAGACATCTCCAGAAAAAATATTTCAACAGGACAAAGGTTGTACAAACGCATCAACAAAGAAAGTCAAAAGCTGTGTTCCGGAATGGAAGATCCAGAAAAGGCCGCAAGGTACCTTTTACAAACCACGAGCGAGCTTTGGGAAGACTCAGAAAAGGTTTTATCTGCACACAAGGAATTCCAAATCTTTCTTTTGACCAATGAAAAGCCAAAGGATAAGGAAAACTTTTTGATGCAGGCATGGAAGGGCGATCTTTATGGAAAGAAAGGCGCGGCGGCTTTTAAAAAGTTGTGCAAAAGCCTTGTAGAAACTCAGGCTTTCCTCGAGCAACCATACGACGAGATAATTTCACAGCTTCTCTAATTTTCTTTTTTGTAAAGAAAAAATAATGGAAGAAAGTGACCAAGTCATCATGCGCCTCTTGGCAGAGAATGACAGTAAAAATGAGAGAATCAAAGAATACGACGAAACCGTGGAGGACCTCAGGAGAAAATATGAAGCAGCGCTTTCGCAGATTTCAGAACTCAAGGATAAAAACTTTGACCTTTTGTCTCAACTTTTAGAATTGGAACAACAAATTCTCGAACAAAGGGAGAACAAAACCTGTGTATGCTCTTTGAATGTTTCACAACTTTTTTTTGATGAATCCAGAAAAAAATATTTTTGTTGTGTAAAATATTTTAGCCCCAAACAAAAAGTTTGCATTTGTTCTCAAAAATGCAAACTGTCCAAAATACAAGAGTGATGAAACGTCTTGTCATCACTCTCCAACAAAAAATATTTGGGAATATTTTTTAGCCCCTGTTCGTTCAAAAGTCAAAAAGAGCTCGACTATTTTGACTTTTGAACCTTACCCGTCGTGTCGCCCAATCTCTCACAAAGTTTCGCCTTTGGGCCGGATACTGCGACGCCATACTTTCTGGCGTAATCTTTCAGTTCGGCTACAGTGTACTCCTCGCATGGTTTGCCATCCACAAGAACACCCTTTGGAGTCTTTTTGATAGAGGAAGAAGTTATCTTTCTTTTGACTGTATAAGTGGAAACGCGGGAGGTTCCCCTTGCCCCTTTCTTCCTATAGCAACACTTCACCCCAGACTTCATGAGTCGAATTTCATCGCCTTCTGGGCATCCCTCTTCTCCTGTTTCGGCGTCGAGTGTGGGCTTTCGTGGACCTGGACAACCAGGATATGGATTCCTCCTCCTTGGTATTCTTTTTCCTTGAACTTCTTGAGGATTCTTTTTTATGGTAGTTCCGAAAGAAAGGGTTCCAGAAGCCATTTCACGAAGTTTAACCTTTTCTTCCGGCTTTTTGCCATTGGCCTCGAGCCATTCCATAACTGTCTTTAGACGCTTCTGTCCAATTTGTTTGGTCTCTGTCTTTGTGTTCCAAGACACCTTGAGACCTCTGGATGCATATGTCGAATATTCTGCAAGGAATAGCCTCAACTTTTCCTTGTCTGTGGGCATCGTTGTCTGTCCCTTTTTGAAAGTAATACGAGGGGCCTTTGTTGGCTTTCTTTCAACAAAGATGTCGGCTTCGCCTTTTTTATGTTTTTTAGGCCGATAACATTCAACACCCCCTCCGTTTGACTGTTTGAATATCTCACAGTCAACTGCAACCTCTTTCAGAGCCTGGAGAAACTCCGATGCAATAATTTTCTTCGGCTCAACAATTTCATCGTATATTTTGTCATCGATCAACTTTCTTCCATCTTGCCCCCGCGCTCTGTACATAAACACCCTGACTTTTCTCTCGTTTTCAGGGAGGTCCTTGTGGGAACAAAAACGGACCGCTCTTCCGATGGCCTGTTCTGTGGTGGCAGAGTTAAAAAACGGGTCGATGATGTGAACTTGCCTGACGCGCAAAAGCGTGACTCCCTCTGAGATACTCTTTGACCCAACCATAACTTGGATAATAGAACCATCCCTGTTTTTCGGGGAGTTGAAAGCCTTGACGATTTTATCCCTCTCCTCCTTTGTTTCAGAGCCAGTAAAAAGTGCAAACTTTGGCTTTGAGCTCTTTGTGCCATACTTGGCAAAGCCATTCGCTCGAAGGGCATCTGTGATACTGTTTGCACCTCCATAATTTACAAAGTTTGAGTAGACAAAGGCAAGGCTTTTATCTTTTTGAAGTTTTTCTACAAGTTTTGCAAATTTACAGCTGTACTTTTTGAGAGCGGGAAGTTTCCACATCTCCGCGGTTTCTGACTTTTCTCCTGATGAACCACAAGAGCCATTTGGATAAACCAAGTTTGCTGCTTGTCTCTCGGCCTTGTAGATGCTGTTGTTGTACTCAAACTTTTTTCGACGAAGTTCCTTTGGTGCAGTCTCGTACCTTTTGTAGCTTTCTTCTTGGAACTTTGACATCTCGCAAACCACAATCTGTGGTTCGCCGACTTTTGGATAACCCGCGGGGTCGGAGCCCCTCACGTAAGAGACGAGTCCTTGAATTCTGTTTTTAAAATGGTCCATATTTTGTGTTACGAGCTTGGGGCCGTCAAACCTGAGATAATTTTGTTTGAAGTTTTGCAAAGCAAAGGGATCATCGTCGTACTTGAGAATGTTCATCGTCTTTGCGATCTCAATCTCATCGTCAAAAATGGGTGTGGCAGACAAGAGAACAATCTTGAGTTTTTTGGGAACTTTTCTGAGCTCTTCCATCAAGGCGGGATACCAAAGCTTTCCCAAAATATTTTGCACCTCGTCAATCACCAAAAGCTGGTATTTGGAGAGATCAACGCGATTGGCCTTGGAGTCAAGGTAAAACTTTTGGTAGGACATGATATCGTACCTCTTTTGGATTTTTCTTTTCGCGGAAGAGAGAGCTTTCCGAGCCTTTTCGCTCTGTCTGTCTTTTGAGATGTATGACCTTTCTTTCTTTGACAAGTAAAAGTCCCCAGTGCATTCCGACAAAAGTTCTCCCATAAAGTTTGCCTCCAAAGACGCAGGCAAAAGGACAAGAACCTTTTTGTCCTCATTCTCGAGGTTTGCTTCCGATATCCTGATTGCCTCACAGGTTTTTCCCGAACCCAAGCCATGGAACAAAAGGATTCTTTTGTGGTCAGACTGCGGCCCCATGTAATCCTCTACAAAAAGCTGGTGCATTTGCAGAGCAAACTTTTTGGGAGCACAAAGTTCTTCCATTGTCAAGCCGCCAGTTTCTTTTGGCTTCCACTTTGAAATTTCCTGTTTTGACAACATTAACAAAGACAAAAATTTCAAAAGTAATATGAGCATCACACACAACGCGGGACTGGGCTCTTTTCGTGCGAAACCTGTGGAACCCAAGGACGACCAAAAGCAAAAAGAACTCGAGAGCGCTATTTCTTTCATGAAATCTTTTGTGGAGGAACAGAAGCGTGTGCAGCAACAAACAAAAGAAAGGATCGACCTTTTAACGAGAGAAGTCGCCTCAGTCAGAAAAAGAACAGAGGATCTTTCGAAAGAAGTGACAGAGTTTTCTGGGAGAGTGTCGGATTTCCAGTCTTCGGTTGAGGAAACATTGCAAAATGTGAAGGATTTGAGCAAAAGTGTGGATACCTTGGACCAAACTGTCGAGAAGTTGGACGAGGCTGTGAAAGAATTGAGGGAGGAAGTTTCGAATCTGCCACAGCAAGAGGTTGAGGTGGAAAAGCAAACAAAGACAAGGTCCTCAAAGAGAAAAGTATAAAATATTTTTATATTTTATGTGCAAGCACTCGCTGTTGAGGGGCAGTCGCTGCATCCCGAACAGTAAGCATAGTCCTTGTTGGGATTTTCAGAGTCGATAAAAATCCATCCGTTTGAAGCGGGGCTGAAAGAACCCACAATCTTTCCCTCATCGTCTGGGTGGAACGTCTTACTTTGTCTGTGGACATTTGCAGAATATTGGGGAAGAGATGAGGGGATCGATATTATCGGAAGGAAAGAGTTGCAGCCATTGCATCCAAGCCCGGGAACAGAACAGCTGGAAACAATCTCCTGGGACCATGGTCCAAGTTTTCCATAATTTCCATTTTGATCCACATACCTGACGGCGTACCATGTGGGTATACACCAAAGCGGTTGGTTATTATCCGCTTTTCCAAACTGAGCAAGAACAGGGCTGTTTTCTGGAGTGGGTATTGTCTGATCGAATTTCACCTCCTTAAAAGATCCGTCTGGGTTCTCCCATGGAGGGATCGTCGGTTTCCAGTCTTTCTCGAATCTAAATATTCCAAAAAACGCTATGACACCCACAACAAAAAGCACAACAAGTGCGATAATCGCGTACCAAAATCCCGTACTCATTACTGTGCGAAAATGTCCCGAAAATTTTGGGAAGAGACAACAAATACACGAACACCAAACTCTTCCTGAACAGCAACCAGAAAAGAATAGAGAGGGTCTTCGCTCGGCAAAAGCTCTGGTTCACGCCTTTTCAAAAGGCCCTCTTCCTTTATTTCTTGCCTACAGCATGGACACACCGCATCAGTCAAGTTTTTGAGACAGCTCTTGTGGAAACGGTGCTGGCAAGACAAGACAACTCCGGTACCTTTTGAAAAGGAGGACAAGCAAATAGCGCACTCTTCAGAAAAGGTTTGAGGGACCGGTCGATGGGAAAAACAAAGTCCCGAACCATCTTTTGTTTTTCTTTTACAGGGAGAACCACGACTTGAAATTCCTTGACATTGTTGCATAACTTACAAGTCTCTCTGAATTTTCTTTTGTCTTTGGTAAGATGGATTATTTTGAAGACGAGGACGAGGGAATCTACCCAGAGGTCGAAAGGGGAGAGGAGGAGATTTTTGACGAGTACGAGCAGATGTTGAAGGAACAAGGTGTTATCGAAGAGGAAAAAAGGGATGAATTCGAGCCCGAACAACAGGAAGAACAAGAGTTTGAATATTCTTTCCAGCAGATCGTCTCAGCAAACAAGTCAAGCTCTTCTTCCGCGGTCTATGTCGGAAGGCGAAGAATTATCTCTGATGAAGAAAGATTCGAGAAAGAGGTGAGCGAAATTTTGGAAGAAGAGGATTCCATAGTCAAATTTTCTCCAAAAGACAAGAAGAGAATAGCCGAAAAGCTTGAGTCACTTTTGCCCGAGTCGAGGTTCTACAACATCCGAATTTTCGCAAGGGCATACCTTTTCGTCCAAAAGAACGGAAAAGACTTTACCCCCGAAGAGTTCAAGACAACTCTCAAACTCTACAAAAAAGCAAAGAAAATGATACCTGAAGACTTTTTGAGGTATTGTCTCATTGTCGCAGAAAAAATATAGAAATATTTGAATATTTCTAACACTTGCCGGATTCTGCCTTTCTCATCTGCGACAAAAAACCTTCGGGGTCTGGAAGGCCCACTTCCGTCAACATCTTGATGGCGACTTGGTCCTTTTCCTTTTTCTTTAGACGCAAGCTTTTCGGCTTTGGTTCAATGTTTTTCCTTTTGATACCACCGACCTCATCCTCTCCTTTTTTATCCATGTAGTCCAAAAGCTTCTGCTCCAAGGCTTTTTTTCTTTCGCGGAGCTTTTTACACTCTTGGTTCATTCTCTTGACCTCTTTGGAAATGCTATGAATTTGTTTTGCGTAAGACGTCATTATGAGTTTCTTATTCTTTCGTCTTCTTGCTAAAGAAAAGTCATAATGGGTTTTTTTCTCGGAATGATACTTTCCTTTCTTTGGTGGGCATGGGATACGACACCCCATTGTGTAAAAGATAGAATATCCTATTTGTTCCAACAAAAGACGACGGCGCAGATGACGAGGAAGCACATCAAGGTTCCCTTTTGGCTCTCTGGAAATAAATACAATGTGTTGATAAAAAGACCTCGAAAGAAATTTATTATGTTTTCAACAATTCTTTGTGATGGAAAGGACAGAACACAAAAAATACAAAAATATCTTGGACCGGACAACAACTTTTTTGGACAAAAGATATCACCGTCGGATTTTGGGTTCCAAAACATAGAGTTCCATATTGTTCTTCCCGAAGAAAAACTTCTCTCTTTTTGGCATCACCAACCCATTGAAATATAAAATATTCAGATATTTTATTCTCCATACTTTTCTTTCCACAGCCTCACCAAAATGTCGCCATGGCAATCCTCTTCTTGTTTGCAAAAGCAGCCGATGTCTTTTCCAGAAAGTTCCCCAAGTCTGTTCCACAACTTTTGTCTTGCGTACTGTTCGTAATTTTTCAGGCTCTCTTCCCGTGTGTATTCGCTCAACTTCCACTTGTTTGCCCAAGGCGATGCGGGCAAGTCCCATCCACCCATGGTGCATCTTCTGCCAATCCAAACATCGCAATTCTGCACAATCTTACCTCCCTCGCGTTTTATCTTGACGCGTTCTGGAGAACCAAGTATCTTCCCATAAGGAACAGTTCTCACTGGGATTGGTTTTTTCATGTGCAAACTCAATGGTGGATTTTGTACCTTTACTTTCCCCATCCCAAAAAGCAAGGATAAAGTCGCTGTCATCAACAATCTTTTTGTTCCTCACGATATATTCGTACCTCTTTGTCTTGTCTTTGGGAAGGTGAACGACAAACTCAATGTTTCTTTCTTTCGCCCACTTTTCAGCAAAAGAGTCGGCTCCCTTTGCTCCTCCAGACACTATTCTGACAAAGTTTTTTCTGTTCCAAAGTTCCTCAACCTCGAGTTGGAACAGACTCTCATCGCTAAAGTCACGACCTCCAACGATTCCAAGACTCATCAAGAAACAGTTTCTTTTGCCTCACTTCTTTTTTATTTTTTTGTACAAAAAAATAAAAGAAATTATGAGCTGCACATCACACACTCCTTTTCTTCACTCACAGCGATATTGATCGCAGAGTCTGGAGGATCTGTGCGAAGATAGTACATTCCAGTCTTTGCCCCATTCTCCCATTGATAGAAATGGAACGAAGTGAGGGACTGATATGTTGGACGCCTCATGAAACAGTTGTGGGACGAGGTTTGGTCAATGTACCTGTTTCTGTCCACCGAGAGCTCACAAATTCTCTTTTGTGGAATTTCATAAGCGTTGAGGTATCTTTCCTTCATCTTTTCAACCTCTTGTTTCTTTGTCTCGTCTTCACAAACAATATTTTGTACCGAACCTCCACCAGTCAAACAAATGGCTCTGTTCTTGCTGTTCCAAAGACCAAGAGAGATCATTTCATTCACAAAGTGCTTGACAAAGATGGCAAATGACCCGCTCAAAACTGTCCTCTTTCCAAAGATCCCAGAATAAGGTTCAAAGGCCTCGTTGTTTCCAAGAATTTGTGCTGTGCTCGCTGTGGGCATCAGGCCCAACACAAAGCTGTTGTAAGTTCCGTACTTTTGTGTTTTTTCTCTGTCTTTGTCCCAGTCAAACCCACAGTATGACTCTGGAGTTCCGACGCGCTTCCTGTATTCTTTGACTTGTTCGATCGTAATGTCGTCAAAGGGAATTCCAGTCTCCTTGTGGATTTTTTCTGCATCCCAGAGGTCATGGGAGAAGAAACCCTTTGAAAGTGGAGAACCAGGGAATGTTTCATAGTATGGGATGGCGCAGCCAAATTTCGCCCTTTCCTTCGCCATTTTCCTCGACTCTTTGATTGCCGCGTGGTACATTGTCTCGAAAATTTGTCTGTTCAGCAATTTTGCCTCTTCGTCCATCCATGACAGCCCCATCAGAGAAACAGGTGTCTGCCAAACCCTGAACTCCCAGAGCAACAGGGCGATGCTTCAGGTTCGCGTTTTTGATCTTTGGGATATCCGGAGGATAACAGTTCCTGTCGATGACATTGTTCAAAATTCGGGATTCCTTTCCTGACGTTTCTCGCAAACTTGGCAAAGTTGTAGGTCTTTGTCTTTTTATCAACATACTTGGGCAGACAGATGGATGCAAGGTTGCAAGACGCAATCTCTTCCGGCGAAGTGTTTTGGCATATTTCGAGGCAGTTTCCGAGGAGCATACCCTCAAACATTCCCCTGCCTCTTTCCTCCTCCTTGAAGCAGAAGGTGTCAACGCCTTCTCTTCCGCTGGACACAGACAGGACCTTGACGAATTGCGATGCAGACCGTTGGGGAGTTCTTTCGGTGATCCTCAATCTCTTCGGGGAAAACCCGAGACTCAGAAGTTTCTGGACATCAACAGAACAGATAAGGAGTCTCCACAAGTCCTTGCACTGGTACTCCATTTTTCCTCCCTTTCCGTCTGGCAAGACTCTGTTCCCACCGAACGCAGTCAGGACAACTTTCGAATCCACTCCGAGAGTTTGGAGCATCAAGCGGATGTCCAAGAGAAAGTCTTTTTCGATGGATGAAATCTGAATGGACTCGTTGTTTCCATTCCTTGCGACAGTTCCATCGGCATCACAATAACCCTCGAACCATCTGAGTCTTGTCTCGACACTGGAGAACATTGGAACCTCAAACTTTGGGGCGAGATTTCTGCGGGAGAGTGACATTCAGCTTCCTGTCGTGTTCCTTTCCGTGGCTCGTATATTCCAAATGCTCCAACAGCCCGATTTTTTCGTGATAAAGTGTAACTTTGGGGTTTCTCTTTGTCTTGTTGCGACCCTTTTCGTATGTTCCGTCGCCACAGAAAAATCCATGGGTGTATGGGTGTTTGAATTCCAAAGTCTCATCGAACTCAAAAGCTTCGGGAAGATTCCATTTCTCGAGTTTGTCGCCTGGTTGGAGTTCATGGGCTCTCTTCTCCACAGCCTTCTCCCCATATTTGTTCTGAACAAAGAACCTATGTTGGGGAGTGCACTGTAGACTCGCCCCGCTCGAAAACTCGACACGCAAAAGGTCTTGGTTCTCTGCCGTCTTCACAATCTTGGTTTGACTCCATTTCTCTCCATTCCAAACATGGACATGTTGGTCCACAATTGACTCAATCTCAACATAGCCAAATTCACGAGTCAGAATTCTGGTGTCTCCAGCAACGCAGAGGTTTAGCGAATGAGGCATACCGAAATTCTTTTGATTGCTCTTTCGACAAACTGCATCTTTGTACGCAATAAAGGGCATTCCGACCTCTGACTGTGTGACAAGGATATGATGCCAAAGGTCTTGCGCCTTCACAACCCTTTTGGCTCTTCCCTCTTTCTCGTACCTTTCGTAAAGATTCTCAAACTCTGGACCATAAACATCATCAAGACCAGGGGCTTCATTGGGACAAAAGAGGCTCCACATTCCGTTTGCCTTGACTCGCTTCATAAAAAGATCAGATGTCCAAATGGCATAGAAAATCTCCCTTGCCCTCATCAAGTCGTCTCCTCCAGGTTTTCTCGCCTCAACAAAGTCAAAGATATCAATGTGCCAACAAGCGAGGAAGAAAGTTCCACTTCCCTTTCTCCTCCCTGCTTGGTCAACATATCCAAGTACGGCATTGGGTACGCGAAGAAAGGGAACAACACCAGAAGATTGGCCAATATCGCCAATGTTGGAATGGCGAATGCGAGACACAGACCAGCCAATTCCACCGCTACCCGCTGAAATTGTTGCAATATCTGCCCATGTTTCTGCCATTTTGCTCAAACTGTCCTCAACAACACCGAGAAAGCAAGAAGAGAGCTTTGACTTGACGAGCCCAGAGTTGAACAGGGTGGGACTTGCCATTGTGAACTTTCCCTTGGAAAAAGCGTTGTAGTACCTTTTGATGTTTTGGATATCTGGCATGCACAAAAATGTCGCAACACGAAGGTAGAGCTGTTGGGGTCTTTCGTTGATGTGCAGATTTCCATCGTATCCCTTCTTCTTCAAAAGGTAGGATTTTGTCAGAGTGTTGATCGCCATCCAGTCAAAGTTCATATCTCTGTCTTCCACGATGATTGAGTTGAGCTCATCGGCGTTTGAAACGACAAATTCTGCATATCGTTGGTCAAACAGTTTTTTGTTTGACGTCACCACCTGAGAGAACTTTTCAGGAGTTACTTGGCGAAGGCGAACAATTTCCGCTCTTCCTCCCAGAACTGCCCAATCGGGGTGGTATGTTGACTTGAAAACGCAAACTTCCGAGAAACTCCTAAGGATCTTATCCTCTCCAGCAGCGTCGATCTTTGCAAACATCGGAGAAACGAGCTCTTCCTGAACATTAAGACCAAAAGACAGATCCTTGAACAACTGAGACGCCGTGAATGACATTTCTTCTTTCTACTTGAAAGTTCAGATTTGAAAAGGCAAAATTTATCGGTTCCTCAGCTGATATTCAAAAATATTTTGAAGACAAAATTTTACGAAAACAAATGTCAGATAATATTTTTCTCGCAGAGACTTCTCAGGGTCACGCTATCAAGACCCTCATTGAGGTGACGAACAACTGTGGGGCAAAGACGATAAATTTTAAAATTTGTGATAAAGGCCTTTTCTTCCAGCATATGGACAATAAGCACACTCTTCTTGCGGATGTGTCGTTGAACAGGGAAAAGTTCAGCAAGTTTTTGTTTGAACAAGAAGAAGCCATCGACATTGGTGTGAAAATTCAGAAACTTCACACCATTTTGAGGCCGATCAAAAAGAAGGATTTTCTTTCCCTTTTTATTCAGGCCGACAGCATCGATGAAAGTTCGGGGACAATGATTCTAAGTGTCAGAATAACTCCCGATGTTTCGGGAAAGAAGGCTGCTTCAAAGGTCGAGACATATGGTCTCAAGGTCTATCGAGTGGGCAAAGAGGAGATCGACATTCCTCCCGAAGAGTTTTATCATTTCCCCAAAATTATTCCGAGCTCAGAATACCAAAAGGTTTGCAAGAGGATGAACACGCTCGGAAAAGTCACCACAATCCGAATGGAAGAATCAAATTATATCAGCTTCTCTTGTGACTGTGCGGACGTGATTAGCGGAGGTATCGAGTTTGGAGAAAGGACGGGAAAGGGAGAGATGCACGACGAGGAGTACAAAACCATGACTCTCAACCAGATTGTCAAAATTTCTGGCCTCTTTGAACAACTTGGTATCCACACAGCCAAGAGATACAGGTACCATAAATTATCCACTAAAAATCTCTTCCAGTATTGGGATCATTGGAAAGATTGACCTGTTCATCAAGGACATTCGCACAATTCAAAAAGAAGAATCAGAACAATTGTCTTAAACAAACTTAAAAATTTCATCTCAAACAGATGAAATACAACTGGTTTCAAGGATGACAGAAAGCATGTTTTTCCCTGAATTTACAGAGATTGATGAATGTGGTTCGACGTGTCCACATACAAACTTTGAAAAAAGTGGGGAATCCCGAGTGTGCGTGGACTGCTTCCAGGTTTTGGACGATGAAATTTCCTACACAGAAAAAGACACTGCCGCCTTTGGGCCAAAGAGGGCTTGCACAGGAAAGGAGTCATCCAGAGGTACAGAGAAAAGGGATATTTTCAAAGACCTGGAGGGGATTGCTTTGCCACAAAACATTCTCGAGTCCGCAAACGCAAAGTACCAAAAGATTATGGAGAGAGTGGGTGGGGAAAGTGCCATCAAGAGAAAGAAGAAGAGAAAAGGAATTATTGTTGTGTGCACTCAGAAGGCGCTAAAGGAAGTTGGTGAAGAGAGATCAGTGTATGATGTCGCTCGTCTTTTTGGATGTGATGTACAAAAAGCGGCCATTTCCTATGGACTCAAAAAATACTGCAAGGTATTCAGGGAGTCTTTGACAGAGTACACGCAAGCCTCTGATCTCATCAGGAGAACAATCACACTTTGTGGTATCGGTCACGACAAGTACGACGAAATTTTGGAAATTTGCCTCAAAGTTCAAGGAAAAACAAGAATGTTGAAATCTGCAATTCCGCAAAGCGTTGCATCAGCTGTTGTGTTTTTGTGGCAAACAATGAACAAAGAGCATGCTTGGTCCAGGCATGTGCCGAGAAAAGAGTTTGCAAAAATTGTGTGTTTGAGCGAAGCAACAATTACATAAGCACGCAAAGGAGATCGCAAAGTTTTTGGAACTGGATGTGAAGATCTAAAGAATATTTTATTCAACAACATAAAATATTTTCTCTTCTACTTGACGATGAAGAACTCTTCGTAGTTTCCATAAATGGTGAGTTTGCCAAGATACTCATTTTCTTTCAGCATTTTTATCTGAATGTCCAAAGATCCTGCCATGAGGGTCCAGTGCTCCAGAAAAAGTTCCTGGTCATTTGACTTTGAGGACACAGTGAACTTTTTCTGTTTGCCATTTTTATAATGCCGCCGTTATTTTTTCACCAAAGGACAAAAAAAAGATCTCCATCTTCTCCCCGAAAGAAGCTGGCCTTTCCTAATTCTTCAAAATGTTCCAAAATTTCGGGCTTTTGCTTCAAAAGAGTATATTTGCTCATGACTTTTTTACTTTCACCCCGTCAACAAAAAAAGCCTTGTCTTCTTTTATCAGTACTTTGTAAACAAAAATGTCGCTGTGGAACTTTCGATGTTCTTTCACAGTGACTTTGCCTTCCCTTCCCTGGAGAACATCTCCCTTTTTGAGTTCAAGAGCATAGGCCTCATCTCCGTTTTGGCGAAAGAACCTTGTGAATCTTGTGACGTAAAGAATAAACTCCTTGTCTCCAATTTGAAGCACAATATGGTACACTTCGAAACATTTTTCTTTGACTAACCCAAATTCGCAAACTTTCCCATCTTCCGTCACAAGCCCATGCTTACTTTCCAAGTTACAAAAGTCAACTTCTCCTTTGTCCGTCAAAACACAAGACCATCCCCAAAACATGTCTTGTTTAAAACCATTGTGTTGACTCAAGTTAAATGGCGAGAAAAGTCTCAAACTTTTGTTTCAAGATGCAGTCTGAAGACGAACAGGAAAGTAAAAAGGCAGAGATCGCAGTCGCTTCTTTTGTCAAAAAGAATGCAATAAATAACCAGGTGCGACTTCAGGCTATCGAGTCCCTCTTACAAATTTGGCAAGGTCGACACGGCATCTGATTGTCTCGCATCTTCCAGAGATTCCGTAAAGTACCTTGATGAAACAAAGAGGAAGAAAGAGTTTGAGTTTCTTGTGATGGTTGCACATTCGGAAGTTGTGGATTCTTTCCAAAGGCTGTTGAATGCTGTGTGTTTGTACAACATGAACCAATTCTCATTGTGCTATACACTTTTCGACCACCTCGCGAAATCTCAAGAACTTTTGCTCGCACACAAGGTCGAGGCCCTGAAACATCTTGTTTTTTCCGAAGAAGATGACAACACAGAGACAGCGAGAAAAATTATGGTTGAGATTTCAAAAAACGTCGAGGTTCCATCCGTTGTGAGGTATGCATACATCGCGGAATTTGCTCAGCCGGGATATTTGAGGTCCTTCTGTAACATCGAGAGGCTCTGGGCAACTGTTCCCGCACAGTTTATCAAAGACATTCAGTCATCTTTTTTTTCTGTCAAAGAAAAAAATGGTGTGAGAGAAAATATTTTGTCCTCGCAGTGTCTTTTGCAACTCGAGATTACCCCGCCAGATGAAAAGAAAGAGGTTCTTGACTGGCTTGTTTCTGTTGCAGAAAATTTTGCGCAAAATGACCCAGATGTCCAGGCAGACGCTTGCGATGTTTTGATGAGACTTGGAACTCCACCCTATCGAACGAGGGCAAACACGGTACTTGGTCTTTTGGGGCAAAACGCAAGAGGGCCGACAACAGTGTACACTGACAAACAAAATGTCCACACGAAAAACATCAACGAGTCTGTCAATGAGTTCTTGGAAAAATGTGTCGAGGAGGGTTTTGATACGACAGACTTCCCGGGCGTACAGTCAGAGGTTGTCAGACTTGCAGTTGAAAGGCTTGAATCTGAAGAGAAGAGAAAGGCGTTGGCTGCACTAGAAAGAATTTCTATTGACACTGCAACTTTCACAGACTATGAGTTGACTCTTTCGGATGTTTTTGTTATCATTTGGAAAAAAATACAAAAGAAGGAGCAGATCGCAAGAAGCCAAATGCAGCAGAGACTTTTGGAGGAACTTGTTGACATGGCGGGAACTTGCAGTTCAAGGCCATTGTTCACGCCTGGTTAATTCTCTCAGCTATTTTGAGGCAAACATTCGCATCGGATTTCGAGAGCAGCTCAAGGCGAATTTTGCAGCGAGGATGCACGCGAAAATTCGGAAGCTCGAGGACTTTGAGTTGCAAAGCTCAATCATTTGCGGAATAGGAGACAAGGACGAAACAAAAGACAGAGTTTGCTATATAAACTTTGTTGCGGATAATTATGGAGAAATAAGAGAAGAACTTTCAAAAGAGTTTGTTGGTGGTGGATACATCAGCCAGGAACAGTTTGATGAATGGTCGGCATTCAATGAGGCCGAGTGGTAGAGATTGACATTTTTTCTTTTGACAAAAGAAAAAGCGATGGGTTGGGATTTTTGTCTTTTTGCTGCGTATGGTGTTTGTCTTCCCAAAGTTGGGACTGTTTTTGGATGGGGAAATGATCAAACACAATATCGCGAAAACTTTGCGAAACAATTCGAGAGCCTCTTTTCCGATCTCTACCCTTTCGAACTCGTCTCGACACAAGAGGATTTGTGGATAGTTGGCCCAAAAACAGGAATTTGTTCGAGGAGCGTCACTTGGCACGAAAGAGATTTATTGGGATTGCAGCCTTTCCAAAGTGTTGTATTTGAGGTGCAAGAATATGAGAGAAAATGCCCATCAACACGTTACATTGACGAGAGTATCAAAAAGTTTCGTGAAGAGGGGTTTGAACCTTTAACTTGGGAAGGGTTCCGCAACAACGTCAAAATTCCACAACCAGAAGAACCGCCTCCCAAGGGCGTCCAAATTCTTTCAAAAGACGAGAGGACAAAATTATACGAAATGTGGAAGGCAGGGTCTTTCGAAGATTGGCAGAACGGGCATACCTATTTTCAAGAAAACAGCCTGGAGGAAGCCGTGAGAGAATGTGAGGAGGGCAATTGGTACCTCGCTTGTTTTGATGATGTGGTCAAAGAAGCCCTTGACATCTTCCACTTTGTTGAAAATGTGGACACAACACCAAGAATAGTGGCGACAAAAGAACTTTACTACTAATACTTTTTGCAAAAAGTATTCAACGCTTTATTCAAAATACTTGTGGCTGCATATTTCCTCTGATGAAATCCTATCGTTTTCGGCAAACCTCAACATCTGGCGGAGCAACAAATTTCCCTCTTTGCCCAAAATGTCAACCTCCGGGGCACCCAACGGCTTCCTGTTTCTGACTCGAGACCAGAACTTGCTCGGTCCAATTTGCGCCTTTTCGTCTTCTGTGAACCCTCCGAGAGAGCGCACAAGCGCATCGACCATCTCCTCCTCTTCGTCCTCTGATGGCAGCACAAGGTGGTAACCCCCCTCTGCAATAAAGAACAAAAGGCATCCAAGGCTCCAAACGTCGAGTTTGTAACCAAAGACCCTTTTGCCCATTATGATGTCTGGTGAGCGGTAGTTTGCCGTTGTGATGATGTGGTCAACTTCCACAAAACCACACTCGTCGCTAAAGAAGGAATTTCCAAAGTCTCCAATTTTGATATTTCCCTCAGGGTCGATGAAAATGTTCTCGGGTTTGAGGTCTGTGTGGATGATACCCACTCTGTGCAGGTGACGAACGCCGTGGCAGATGCCTTTGAACAAACGGCGGATGGCATCTGCTTCCAGTTCCACTCTCTTTGAAAAGTATGCCGCGAGGTCAATGCCAGCATTGGGGTAGATGCAGTGGTAGAACTTGTCCCAGCTATACGCAGCGGCACACAAGATATTTTCGTGCTGGTTGTCGCACAAATAGCCCGCAATTTCAACCTCTTCCTTCACGTCAGTGTCTCCAGAACCACACTTTATCACAAGAGACTGTTTTCCAGCGGAGCCATGGCAAACGAGCGCATGTCCAGGGTTGTGCTGGATGACTTTTCCAAACACAAACCCGGGAAAAAGAGAAAGGGCTTCCTTCTTGATGGCTTCGATAGACATATTTTCAAGTGCGAAAGAAAAAGTCCAAACGTTCCAAACATTTTTCTTTTTGTCAATAAAAATAGTTGTATTTTTATTCGTCAAAGTATGGATGAGCCAACGCGTCAACAAGAGAAATTCTATCAGCCTCTGTGTATCTCAACATCTTTTGCAACAGGTCGGAGCCCTGTTTTCCCAGCTTGTCAAAGAAAAGTGCCTTCTTCTGACTCCTGTTTGTGAATGGCCACAGCTTGCTTTTGCCAATTATTTCTCTTTCCCTTTCGTCAAATCCTCCGAGTATCTGCGTCATTTCCCTGACCAAAGCCCTCTCATTTCGCGAAGAGAAAAGGGACTTTCCGGTTGCCATGTAGGCAAGGACACATCCCGCTCCCCAGACATCAAAGGAGTTTGTGAACTTTGTGGAGCCCAGAAGAACATCTGGGGCTCTGTAATTTAGGGTACCTGTCTCCCATTCTGTCTCAACGAAACCGAGGTCATCCGTAAAGAATGAGTTCCCAAAGTCTCCGATCACAAGGTTTTGCTCGCCATCAACAAAAACATTCGCAGGTTTCACATCGGTGTGGACAACCCCGTGCTGCGAGATGTGCAAAAGACCCGAAAGCAACGAGTAGAACATGGAGCGAATCTCTTGCGCAGAGAAGCCACGCTTTTTGTGCATCAACTCTGTCAGGTCCATCCCGAGGTCTGGATATACTGTGTGACTGTACTCGTCGTTCACTTCGAAAGTGTAGCAAGAGATCACATTCTCGTGTCTGTAGCGCGCAAAGTGAACAGCGAATTCTGCCTCGTGTTGTGCATCCGTCTGGTTATCTCCAGACTTGATGACAACTTTCATTCCGTCCATCTCTCCCCTCATAACGCACGAATGTTTGTCATTGTGTTGCACAACCTCTGAAAAAAAGAAAGTTGGGAAGTAAGAGCACACTTCTTGGTAAATTTCATGAGGAACTTCAGACATTTTTTCAAAGCAAAAAATGTTTTCCTTTTTGTTCTTTCCAAAAGTCTATTTTTTTTAGTATTGTCGAAGACACAAAGGAGCTCCGGGTCTTTCTTCAGGCCCCACAATCTGCCTGTTTTCGGTTGTCACTCTGTTTGTGAAAGGCCACGGCTTGTAAGAATAGCCATTGCAGCCCTGATTGGCGTAAAGAGTTGTCCCCAAAGGCACAAGTTCAGAAGAAAGAGGATACCTCGCTGTTCCATCCGCGGCGAATTGGCAGCTGTAAATGTTTGCCCCAACTCCTCCCTTTCCGATTCCTTGCCAGACCCTTGTGAGGGGCCATGTTTGTGGAAATCCAAGCTCGGGAGCTGGCCTTGAATCAACACCATAAATTCCCTTTGTGGCGAATGACTTTTGGCATGGAGGGACTGCTTTCTCGCAAAAGACTCCGGCAAGCGGAGATACAACTTCATGACGAACTTGCATATTAAACAGAGCAAATGTTGAGAAGAAATGTCTGTTTCGTACGAAAAGCTATTGGAGAATGACCAAAAGGAGAACATCGAGAGGCGCAAAACGCACTCTCTGACCAAGCAGGAGTTGTACCCTGAACTTTGCGAGTTCCTGGGCATTTCCGAAGAACTTGCACCGCAAGTGAAGATTTACGATGAAACGAATGGCCTTGTTCTGGTGCATTATGTTGACGAGCCGCCCCACAAGGATCTTGAACGTTTCCGTGGCCTCGTCCTCAAGCCAAATGATGGGGAAGAATGGGGTGCACCGGCATTCCAAGAAGTTTGCAAGTCTTTCCCTTTCACTCCCGACCTCATCGACTCTCTGCCAGATAAGCCCATCGCTTCCGCATATTGGTCAGAGGAAGGAACAGTCATGAGGGTGTTTTGGCAAAATTCGCGCTGGTACATCTCCTCTCATCGTTTGATTGATTGTACCAACAGAAAATGGTCGAGCAAAAGGACGTTTGGCCAAATGTTTGACGACTGCATTCCCAGGGATCAGCTTTCGTCTTTCTTGTCAAAGGACTATGTTTATGTCTTCCTTTTGCAGCATCCAGAAAACAGAATTGTGACAAACTTCCCAAAGCCTCGCCTTTTGCATGTTCAGACACTTTGCTCTGACGGAGAAAAACTGGTGGAAGTGAACGGCCAAATTGTTGATCACCCCTCTGTCTCGAGGCCGGAACAGATTCCAGAGAGTTCGAATCTGCTGGAATTGGTACAGAATCCACCACAAATGAAGAATGGAATTCTTGTGTCTTTTGAAGATGGTACATACGCAAAAATTGTTAACAAAGAGTACGCACGCCTTCGTATCATCCGTGGAAATACTCCGGACGTTTCGCAAAGATATCTGTATCTGCGAAGGAATCGGAGCGCGGATGCGAATGAACTTTTGGATCTCTTCCCGGAGAAGAAGGCGGACTTTGATAGTAAAATGCAAGAGGTCAAAAATCTTGAGAGTTACTTGTACTCTTTGTATCGACAAAGGTTCATCGACAAGGAAAGCGTTCTTCTTCCTCGAGATGAACACAACATCATAAAATTTGCACGCCAGGCTGTGTCTGAACGAGTCGGTGGACGTTTTTCACAGTATAGTTTCAGCGACCTCGCGGAAATAACCCGAAAGGAACTCGCATATCAGCTCAAAATTTCGAACGCGACGCGAATTCTGAGACTGGTCGAGAACATGAACAAAGCGCTGCAAGAATAATAAAATATTGAATATTTTATTCGAGCGTGATAGTGACATTGGGCTGAATTTCTATCCAGCCAAGATTTTTGAGTTCTTTGCATATTTCACGAACTTTTTTCAAACTTTCCAAATAACAAATCTGCCTCGTGTTGTCGGGTAAAATTGTCACGCTTGTGATCTTATTTTCTTCATCCCTTGAACAGATCCATTTCATCCCTGGGTATTGAGGAGATTCAAAGGCAAAGGGAAAACCTTCCTTGGTTTTGGGTGCATTTTCTAGCTTCAAAACTTTGCTCATTTTACTTGTATATTTCTAAACATGAAGACTTTTTTCCCCGATAGAATCTGTGACTACAAAAAAAAGTATCTGATTGGTTCAGGTTCGGAGAGCCAAGTTTGGTGCTACAAAAAACAAAAGAAGCTCTATGCCCTAAAGTACAATGCAAAGGACCCTCACTTGCCACAGCACAAAAATATTTGCACTGTCTTTGAAATTCTCGAGTATCAGAACCACTCATGGACAGTGATGGAATATTTGGGGTCGTTGTCTCTCTTTGAAGTGTCGACGTCTCATCGAGTGGACAAGGAGACGTGCATGTTTTGGTTCAGACAGCTCTGCCATTGTTTGGACTATGTTCATTCTTTTGGAATTGCTCACTGCGATATCAAGTGCGAGAACATCATGGTCCATATGAATACGCCGAAGCTGATCGATTGGGGGTTTTCGGAAAGACAGGACTCGCAAAACAAAAAGGGTGCAAAGGGCTCATTTGAATATTGCGCTCCAGAAATTTTTGGAGAAGATGCAGAAAAAAGGGATCTTTTTGCGTGCGATGTTTGGAGTATGGGCGTTGTACTCCACTGTATGCTCACGTCTTGTTTCCCCTTTTACGGGAGAAATGAAGAGGAACTTCTCCAATGCATCAAGGAAAAGAAATCTCTGTTGAAGATAAAAGACAAGGAAGAAAGAGAGTTCTTCCTTTGGCTCTTTGAACGAAAGCCGAGAAAAAGACCCACGTTCAAACAAATTCTCGAACATCCATTTGTGATGGGGCAATATCAGTCGATACCGAGTGAGAAAAAACCCGAAGAAAAGAAAAGTACGAAAAAGACTCCTCTTATTAAAAAAGATGCGGTAATCCAGCCAAAGCCGAAAGGGCAGGTTTCTCCATAAAAATATCTGGATATTTTTGCTAAGTGTAGAGATGGAATTCGCAGGAGCAAGAAAGACATCGTCAAAGTACACAGGGAGAAGGCCGAACCTTGTTTCCCTCGAGAAAATTCGAGAAGATCTCAACCAACGAAAAACAGCTTCTGCCCAAGAAATAAAATTTGTCACAAAAAAATATTCTTTGACACAAGAAAAAATATCCTCTATCGCTTCTGGAGTTGCAATGACGAAAAAGCTCGAGGCTCTTTTTTCTTCTGATGCCGCGGACTCGAGCAGAATAAAACAGGAAATTTTACAGAATTTTACGGCACCAGAGGTTTCCCAAATTTCGGGAATTGTTCCGGTCTATTCACAGGCATACATCAACCAGTATTTTCTTTATCTGCAGGAAGAAGAGAAAAAGAGCCAGCTGAAACGCGCCCTCGTTAAAAAGGGTATATTACTGTCCTTTGCGGCTTTGACAACAGGTGTTGGATATGCCTACTTTGTCTCTGATCCAGAATTTTGCCTCAAGGTTGTCGGTAGATTCCTACCAGAGGAATGGGTGGCCAGAATAGAAAGCTCTCCCGAACTCTGCGCTCTAAAGGTGTTGAGCTTTTTGGTGCCTATTGCGACTCAGGGTGTGGTGACTTCGACGCTAAACCAGATTGTTCAAGGGCATGACGTACGCATCTTCCTCTTGTCCGAGGTGAGCTCTGTTGCGAAAGACGGTCTTGTGGGTTCTCTCAACCTTTTGAATGGATCATTGTCTTTCACGGGGAATTTACAGGCTCCTCTTTCTGTCAACTCGCAGTTTCTTGAACTTTTTGGGACAGTGGTATCAAGGACAGCAGTTTCCACAATTTCAGATCTCGCAGAGGGTACAAGGGATTTTTGGCTGAGGTACGAGAAAAGCGGAGATCTTGTGAGTGAAATGGCCCTGCAAACTCTCCAAAATAACCTCGAGTTTGAGCGACAACTTGAGTCCTTGACCCAAAAATACAAGACAAACACCGACTTTGTGGGAATGCTCAAAAAACAAAAGAAAAATATGGGAGACAAGACGAGACTTGTCTCAAAAATAAACTGGTATCTTTCTCAGATCGCAACGGTACCTGTCGCTCTCGCCAAAAGGTACAAGTACATCCTAGTTGGACTTTTGGCCATTCTCGCCTGTTCCCAGTATGCGCTGAAATATGTCGGGTTCAACATGTTTGATATCATGACAAGGGAAAAGCTCGAGACTTTCGCCAAGCACTCTGTTTCCGGTGCCACAACAGTACTCAGTTCATTTTTTGATCACCTCAAAAAAGATGGACTACAAACGCTTGATTCTGTCCTTTCTTTAGCAAAAAAAGTTTTCACTCCAGATATGTTGGCTCAACAAGGACTAAGTGCACTGGAAACGAGACTGATTCCCTTTTGGTTCACATGGCTTTGGATAAAAAAGCTCGCAGTTCCCCAAAGGATCACAAGGTTCCTCAAAAAATATCCCTTTTTCCGACAAAAGTTCCAGTTCAAGTTTTTGAAACAAGCCCTTGAAAAATTCTTTGGACAACAGCTCGAATGGGACCTTGCGTACTACCAGGTGTTTGAGTGGTTTTTTGGAAGTGTTTCGGTCAACACCATGTCTTCTTTGGTCCAAAACTCATTCAGCAGAACAAAGCTCTCTGCTCTGATTGAAAGGCTTGACTTCTCAACATTTGGCCTTTTTTACTCTGCAGCGCAAGACACAGCTTCGACGCTCTGGGAACAGGGACCGGACCAGTTTTGGGAAAAGATCTCTCTGGACTACTTTTTCCCACAATTCGCGCAAACTTTGTCGAGGTTCGCACCAGGCTCGAGCCTGTTTGATCAAAAAGGCAATGAACTTTTCCAGATCGTAGACATTCAAGGACTGAATGTTTTACTAAAGGACACAAAGGGGCAAGAAACTCTCCAGAGCATCCTACAGCTTCCTCAAGTTTTTGACTCTGAAAAGAAAGAGATTGACTTTTCAGATGCGCTGAACGCCACACTGGCCTTTTCTTCAGAAAAAGAAGGTGTGATGGAACAGGCGGTAAAGGCTGGATACACCCAGAAAATGTTTGAGCGGGACACTGCGGTTTTGCGAGAAAAGGCGAAAGAGATCAGAGACTCAATACAAGACAAACAGTACAGAGAATTTGTCGCAAGAAAGAGAGACGCAGAGAGCATTCAGGAAACAATGAGGATGAAACTTCAGGATATTGACACTCTCATGTCACTCGGGAGGGGAGAGGTGGTTTCTTCAGATCCCAAAAAGACGAGAGATGAACTGTATCAAAAGATCGTGGCGAACCAACAAACCCTTGACTTTTTGAGAGATTCACAGATAAAAATTTTGGAGACGCAACAGAAGCTTCTACAAGAGCTTGATAGGACGTGGGAGAAGTACCTGGAATCAGTACATTTCGAGGCGAAGAGATCCATTTCAAGACAAGTCTCGTTTCAAAAGCCGCAAGTGGAATTTTCTTCTATTGAAATTTTGCAAAAAGATGCAGTGTCTCAAAAAGAGGGCTACCTCGCAAATGCGGAGAAGGAGGCGAAAAACTCTGTTTTTGTCAAACAAAATACGGCCCTTCGAACAAAAACAGAACTTGAACAACAAAAGAAATATTTGTTATCACAAAAAATATCTCAGTCCCAAACACAAACTTTGAAAAGGCAACTTTCTGCCTTTGTGTCAAACACTTTGTCTTCTTCAAAGTTTGACCAGCTTGTGGACGTCCTATTGGCCCTTTCCTTTTCGACAAACATCGACTCTCTCAACTTCTCGGAAGCCGAAATCTCTCTGTTGGGGGATGCTTTGGCGGACTTTGACAGACAAAAAGAAGAGACAGAGCGGCTTTTCGACAAACTCGATCTCGACAAAGATGCACTCGTTTGTTACAACACTTCAGAATACGACTGGGACTTGACGGAAGGATACGCGATATCAAGAGAGACGGGACAGAGGGATAAAAAGTACGACGCCTGTTTTTCAGACTCTCTTTTCCCAAAAGTCTACAACTTTGTCCAACAAAAGGCTCCGAACCTCATCTCAAACTCTATCCTTTTGACAAACCCTGTCGTTGGGAGTCTCTTGAAGCTTCCCCTGTCCTTTGCTTCGGGAGTTTTATCCTCTGTGCCTTTTTCTTACGCAAGGGTCGCCGAAGCGGACGATGGAACTGATGATGTAACAAAGGCTATACTCCTTTTCATCGAAGTCCAATGCGCATCTTCTCCAGACTCAACAGCATGCAAAGCCGCAAATGTCCAGAAAAGGGCAAGACAAGAAGCAACAACAAACTCGAAATACCGAACTGTTGACATTCTCCAAACTCTGGTCAAGACAAAGGACGAAAACCTCCAAAACGTTCTCAAGAGTCTTTTCTCTTCTGGAGAAAAGAGCGAAGAGGTCGCATTTGGGGCATACAATATCCTCTTGTCTTCTGGTTTCAAGGGCTCATTGAACGACATTTTGTTTGGGGCAGAGGGAATTTCCACACTGCGGATGGCGTACTCGGAATGGGAGAAAAAGTACCAAGAGTCGTGGTATTACAGAAACCTGTTGACAGAGGATGCTTACGACAGGCAAAAGATATCAGACTCTGGTCTGTTGTTTTTGGCTCTCTTTGATCCGATATACCTCTCTCGAGTTTCTGCTGCATTTGGTACAATGGTGGGTGTTACCGACTTTGCATCTTCTCTGTTGGGAGGAGCAAAAGAGAGCGCTTCAAACTTTGTCGATGCTGCCGTTGATTCCCTGTCATCGATCTTTGGATTCTCTGACCAAGACTCGAAAGTTTTTGCAAAGAGTGCGGACGAACTGGAAAGTAGAGGATATTTCCAGGAAGGAGAGGAATCTGCACCTTTGCTTGCGGGAATATATGACGCTTTTGATGGCGCAGTCAACTTTTTTTCTTGGTCATAAGAGAGAAATTTTGTCTAGGTCAGAAATATTTTTACACAACAAAATATTTTTTTATGAGCCGGCCAAAAAGTGTCAAAGTCTGCAAAAGGAAGAATTTTTACTCATGTATTTTGCAGACTTTGTATTTTTAGCGATAAATGACAAAAATTTGTATGGGCTCGAAATATTTTTACACAAGAAAAAATATTTTTTCTGAATTCATCAAAAAAGTCTCCTCGTCCTGAAGAAACAAAAGTAATAAAACGCCAAAACCGCAAGTATAAAAGTGTTTGGAAATGCAGAAATTCCTCGAGGCAAAAGAGTTGTGTCATTTCCTTTTGGTCTTTTGGAATTCCAAAAGACATGCAAAGTCTAATGTCGAGGTTTGCAAGAGAGTTTTATGATGGAGTTTCAGCCTGGAAACAGCTCCCAAACGGTGACAAACTGTGGTCGAGGACCACAGAAAATGGGATCATAAAGGTGAAAAATTTTTTGAACGGGCGTAAGCATGGACTCGAAACATCTTATTTGTACTCTCAAAAATACGTGGACAGGCATTGGGAAAACGGGAAACTTGTCAGACAAACAACATACTCTTGTTCTACCGGTGAAGTTTCTTCGGACAAAAAATGGGAAGGCAGTCGATGGATTGATCTCATTTCTCCTTAATTTTTCTCCAATTGACACGCCAGGATTTTGTGACCCTTTCGTACTTCTTTGCGAGTTCTGGGTTTTCCTCAATCAGCCTCTTGGTGTCCACGGATTTGACGTTGACTTTTGTTCTGGAGAAGATAATTTTACCCTGTTCCTTTAGGGAATTTTCCCCGAGTTGGTCGAGTTGCGAAAAAAGTTCAAGACGAATCCTTTCAATCTCCTCTTTTATTCTTTTGTTCTTGGCGTTTCTCTCTTTCAGAATTTCCTGGAGTCGATGCACCTTTTGCACTTTTTCCGCGTTCATTTCAAAATCCAAAATATATCCTCTAATATATTTTACAACGCAAAGATGGGAATCACAGATTTGAACAAGCTGTTGAAGGAAGAGTCTCCCTCGTGTTTTTTGACAAGGCCGATCTCAGAACTTTCGGGAAAGAGGGTCGGAGTTGATGTTTTCCAATGGGTCTATCGTTTTCTGAGATCAACAGGAGACGAGGGAGTATTGTCTGCTTTTCTTGCGCACATCTGTGTCCTAAGAAAGAATGGAGTGCTTCCTTTTTGTGTTTTTGATGGTCCGGGTTCTGTCCCCGAAAAAGAGGCAGAAAGGCAAAAGAGAAAGAGAGATCTCCAGGAGCTCGTAAGGAAGAAGGAAATCCTTACTCAGATCTTTGAAGAATTTGATGATGAAGTTGATGAAGTTCCGCAAGAACTACAACAAAAGGCTCGGGAATGTCTCCAAAAGAAAAAGTATGCATCAGCAAACCTCAAAGACCCACAGGAGTTCACCAGTTGTCTTTCAGAGTCCATTGCAACCTATGAAAAACAGTCTGTCCCATTGACAAAAGAACGGGTAGAAAGCGTTCGAAACCTCTTGGATATTTTGGGCGTGAGGCATGTTACAGCAGAAGGAGAGGCAGATGGTCTCCTCGCATCTTACGCCATCCATGGGAAGATCTTTGCTGTTTCTTCTGCGGACACAGACTGTCACGCGTACGGAACTCCCTTTGCCATTCCCGAGATTGACATTCTTGGCGAAAAGGTTGTGGTGATAAACAGAGAACAGTATTTGGAAGATTTGGGACTCAGTCAGGAGCAGTTTCTTGACCTTTGCATAATGTGTGGTTGCGATTACAACGAAAGGGCAAATATTGAGGCCAAAACAACCGGCAAAAGGCCCAGGGGAATTGGATGGAAAACAGCTCTGAAGCTTATGAAGGAATATGGCAGTATCGAAGCGATCGGAGAAAAGGTAAAGGGAGTGGATATTAGCCCCCTGAAACACGAGAGGTGCAGAGAACTTTTCACAGTACCAGAAACTGTCTCGGATATTCCAGCTGGTACCAGACCGCAAAGGGAAAGTTTAGAAAGTTTCTTTGCTGAAAATGGCGTAAAACTTGACATTGATTAATGTTCTTCAATGTTGGAGCCCTGTCAAGGTATAAAAATATTTCTAGAAATATTTTTAGTGAGAGCAAGTAATAGGTCAAGATGAATCTCACATCTTGGTTCCTTCTTTGTCTCGCCCTTTCCACCGTTTCGGCATGCAATGTTCCTGTGGATACTCTAAAGTCACAGAGAACAAAGGTAATCTCAGACTATGTTTCGCGTACACAAGCGCCAAACATTTCAATGGCATTGGACGCCACGAGATATTACGATCCAAATGTAAAATATACCATCCGAGGAGTTGGGGACTTTGATACAGCTCTAATCGCGAATGAGTATCTCCAGGTTCTTTTTCCTCTATTCCCTGGGTCTGTACCACCAACTTACCTCGAAAACTATCTGGACGTTGCCTCTCTGAAATGGCCCGACCCAGACACTGCAGAGTTTTATCAAGGGGGCATTGTAAAGGTCAACTACAACTACACAAAGGGAGATTACGACATCATCATTGGAGGATCAAGAAACAAAGAGTATATCACGTTCAAACCCTGTAGTTTGACCATTCTCGAGGATTATGTGATCAACTCAAAAGACGCCGAGGAAATTTTCGAACAACAAGAGGCCGGAACAACCACAGACATTTGTCTTGGAATTATGGCGACTTGTACTGGGGAACTACAACAATACGAATCCCTCGAGGACTGTGTACAATATATTGACTCAAGAAATTCTCCCTGTCCATTCCCATACAGCTCGGATTCTTTCCGCTGCAGGAGTTTGCACCTTTTCAACTCTTTTATCGACCCCGGGTACCACTGCCCACACACAGGCAAACAGTCGATGACCTGTATGGATCGATGTCTGCCAAACTGCAGTTCTTGTGAACTTCATAATGCTCACTGCGAGGCGGAATTCCTCACTCTCAAAACCCCAACCTTTTCCTGCAAGTGCAATGAGGGATATGTGGGAAATGGTTCTTCTTGCACAAAAAAGCAATGTCTCTACGACTATACCTGTGGGCTTTTCTCAAAATGCCAGAATAGAACCTGTGTTTGCCAAGATACATTTGAGTGGAATCCATCAGACGGAACGTGCAAGTGTCCAGATGACTCTCGTCTTCGTTGGCATCAAGGCGTTGCGAAATGTGTAGAGAAGGGAAAATGTCTTGATAGGACAGATTGTTATGCTCAAGAGTATACTCAGGCAGATTGCAAGGCTCCAGTTCCCGACAATCCTTACACTGCGTTCAAGGCGTGCAAGTGTAACGAGGGATTCACCGGAGGATACCAAGAGCCTTGTAAATGTTCGGGAAAGATCTTTTGGATCAATGGGGCACAATATTGTGCCCAACCGGGACAATGCTCAAAGTCTGTTGATTGTGCCTGGTGGCAAGAGTGCGTGCCCAAGACTGGGTCCGCGTTTGGTGTGTGCGTATAAAAATATTCATTATTTTTATCTCTGTGTTAATGGATTGGGACAACGCCATCGGCTTTTGGTTGAAAGGATTTCCGTATATTTGGGTGGATAATGACGAGTGGGAAAAATGCAAAAGGATCTACCTTGTCGACCCAAAAACGCGGGCATACGCGAGGCGTGGACTCTCTGCTGGGAGCGTTCAATGGCTCCGGAAAACTCACGAGGATGAGAAAAATTTTCTCATCAGAGGTTGTTATGATGGTGTAGAAAACTACTTCCTTGCTTGCGAACCGATTGGAAAGGAAATGGGCATCGACTGGCTTCTGAAGAGAGAAAAAGGCCGAAAGGAAGTGAGAATAGAAGGAGAACGGCTATCTCCCAAAAAGGTAAAATTTGAGGAACCCAAAGAGGAGTTTGAATTTATTCCAACAGAATGGGGAGAAAAAACACCAGCACGACGAGAACTTCGTCTACTTTTGGAGAAACAAGACAAAAAATCGGCACAGCTAAAATATTCCAAACTCTTTGGATATTACGAAATTGGACTTTGCATTGATACAAACTTTTTGTACCCCATCACAAAAAACATCCCTCGATGGATGGGAGGAACAAATGTCAGGAATATCAAAGATCAGAGGCAGATCTGCATTTACGCGAGACTCGAAGGAAGACACGACAGGTTTCCAGATTTCAAACTTTGGGCCCAAGACAAAGGCCTTGAAAAAGACTCTGTTTTTTATCCAGAAAAATGCAACATCTTTGGCTTTGGGGAACTGTTTGCAAGCTCTGAAAAACAAGAGCAGCACAGGTTCACAATGACCAGAAAAGAAGTAATTTCTGACGAATGGTTCCTTGCTGGACTTGTAAATGGCCTGTCCGAAAGAAGGAAGAGGGGTGAATGTCCACACATTTCGTCCTGTCTCACCCTCTATTTCTCCCATTTTGTTTCAGAAACAAAATGGGAGAAATGGGGCATTGCAATGGCCATTTTGAAAAGAAAGGGTATGAAGAAATTTTCTGCTGAACTCGATGAAAGGCTGGAATCTTGGATGGATAGGGACTTTTACCCAGGTACAAAGTCTCCGAAACCCCTGACCAGAGAAGAGTCTAAACTTTTGGACTTTTTGTTGGAAGAGGGCGAAGTAGCACCTCCATTCGTCCCGAATGAGATCCAATTGGGAGATCTGCCAGATGAAATTTTGTTTGAAATAGCCAAAAATTCTCCTGGAACAAACTTTTCTTTTGTGAGTACAAGGTTCGCGGGGATTTGGAAGGAAGTGCAGAATTTGAAGAGACTGATCCGCGCCAGGGACAAAAAATCTGCTAACATGAAATATTCAACTCTTTTTGGTGAAGAAGAAATCGGTCTGTGTATTGACACTGATTTTATGTATCCGGTTGGTGTGAACTTTTACGAAAGATGGGGAGAAGATCCCTTGCACCGCGAGGTAAGCAAACAGATCGTTGCTCTCGGAAGAGCTTTGGGCAAAAGACAGCGGCTTCCAAAAACTCGCACATTACGGGGACGGGTGGGATGTATTTTTGGCTGACACCACCGAAATATTTGGTACACAAAGGAAATACGACAAAAACTTTGAGGCTTCGGTCGACCTAACCGTGAATATCTCTTTTGGTCTTGGGCAAAATGTCGCGAAACGGCAAATGCAAGGAGAAAAGCTCTGGGTTGAGGCTCCAGAAAAGGACAACAGAGTTTCGCAGTATATTGATGGTTACTTTTTGGCAGGTTACATCTCGGAATACAAAGAGTCGTTTAGCTGGGACAAAGTTCCAAAAGAAGTCAAAACGGCCTTTTCTCGAGATGGGTCTGAGGATTTCGAGTATAGCGACTCTTGGAAAATACCTCTTTTGTACTTGGAAAAAATCGGACATGGTGAGCTCGCCCAATCACTCGCAAAGAGTTTCACAAAGGATTTGCGTATCAGCAAGGAAAGGGTTGACGAATACACTCAAGAAAAAGAAATGTTGGACAACTTGGAAAGGATTGGAGAATAAAAATATATTATTTTTATTCAAAGGGAGGCAAGATTGTCAAAAATTCGCGAGCTGGGAATGCTTGAATACCCGTATATCCCGACCAGTCGACCTTTCCGGTGACATAGATTCGGCTTGCAAAATGTTTCAGAAACCCTCCTCCGCACCTTTTTCGACTTCCACAAGCAAGAATACGAAGATTTTTGTTGAGGTGCTCACGAATTTCTCCGTTGTCCTCAACCCTTTCCGTTAATGTTTGTGAGACAAAGTCCCACGAATACTCGGTAACCCCGACATACCGGCCCATAGTTTCCTCCCTGCGATAAGGAAAGCCGCGTTCGTCATATTGGGTCAGTCTCGTATACCAATTCTCCCCAAACGTCATGCCCTTCTCTTGGATAAATTGTGCTACTCCGTCCGAGAACATCGCGGTCGTTTTATTGCTGCAGTCGCCATTCTGTCGCGTTTCGAGGACAGGGCCGTCGAGTTTCCCTTTGTTAAAGTTGGCAATGAGCTCTTTCTTGCCCCGTACCCCCTTTGTTTCCTTCCTGTAAAAGCCGTGTTTTGTACCGTCTGGTAAGCAATAAAAAGTTTTCTTTTTTTCTTTCATTCCGCGACGTTCACTCTTTTCGCAAAGTTTTGAAAACCTCTCTGGCAAAGGAAGAGGATAAATGCCCAAAGTCGCAAGATGAATGGCTTCTCTGCTTTCGAGATGTAGATACATATAAAACAGCAAGTTTTATATTCCAAACATGGGAACCCCCAAAGCGAACAATTTTTCCAGTCTCCGAATCCAAGAGATTCAAAAACTTACAGAACCACCTTGGAATCGGAAGCATGTCATCGTCGATTGGCGGGACAAGCGGAAGTGTCGTCTTCTGCAACTTCTCCCAGAAAATATTTGGTACCTTTTCGCCATAAAGGTCACAAAATCTCCATCCCATTCCACCCCCGACTCGAAAACTTCGGTCTTACAGGCCCGCGATGTGCTGAAGAAGATTGGTCTTCCCTTGTTGTCATAGAAGTACCTGTTGGTCGTTTCAACAACAAAGAACAGGTTGGTCCGTACGAGCTCACCCTTTGGAATGCCCATAAAAAACTCTCCTTCCGATGAAGATTGGAACAGGCCAGCTTTTATGACATAGGTGTATTTTTTGTGCAACTTTCCCCTTTTGTATGAAAATGAGGCTTCGACTCTACCCTCTTCCCCGTTTATGACAAAAGAGCAAACACCGTGCTGTTCGCCATTCGGCAACAGTGCGAGGTTTTTATCGATACCGTCTTCGCCCACAAACTTCTCTGTCACCACAAAATCCCTCTTCTTTGGCTTGGGAATGCAACCAGCGATGTGGCAAGAAACAATCTCTCTGTTTTCCAAAAACTTCCTCATGTCAAAGGGATATTTCGTCGCAAAAAATTGGAAGCTCTATTTCAGTTTGAGATCCTGCCAGGCCATAACTGCACCTTATAAATTTCACATCACGGCAAAACGCCGCCCTCAAAAAGTTGAGACCTCCTGGTGAAAAACTTTCGTGAGTTTTTTGGCACATCTTTCGCACCAACTTGAATTTTTGTACCTTGTTCCCTGCGATAAAAAATCCATCAGAGCGCCTTTCCAATACGCTTTTCCCTTTTTCGCTTTCCCAAAATGTTGGAAAGCCCTCTTCATCATAATAAAATTTGATGTGTACAGGCCTATTCATTCCACGAAACTCGATGAATCCTAACGGCTTTCCCCGCGAAAAGTTTGCATTGATCTGGTAAAGATCCGAACCTTTCATCATAAAAACAAAAGAAAATTTCCCATCAAGTTTCCCGCGATAATAAGTTGCCGAAATGCACTCGTTTCCCACACAACTCTCTTTCTTTAGTTCTTCACTCCCGTGTTTTTCTCCGTTTGGCAAAACGTTCCATGTCCGTGAGATCTTATTGCCTTGACAAACTTTTTCTTCGCGCTTTTCCTGCAAAAACATTTCAAAACCTGGCTTGTCACCAGTCGCCAAACAAAGGACAAGCTTTTCCCTCTTGTCGAGAAATTTATGCATAATATTCCACAAAATATTATCTTTAGCAAAAAATGGGTATTTCGATCAGAACTGTTCTGCCCTTTTCGTCCTCTGCTTGCACCTTGAGACAAAAGTTTTGGAGAAGCGTGCAAAGAAGCCAAGCCCCTTCCGCGAGGAAGCTGTAGACAGATGAGCAATCTTCCTTCGAAAACCGCGGGTTATAAAAGGTTTTTTGTTTGATGACTACCTTGTTTTCTTCCCATAAAATGTCGACAGGCCAACAAACATCCCCATCATCCCTTTCAAATTTTATGGGTCTGCCTATTTCGTCGTAATATCCGTTGATGGAAAAGGACACCGAGTTTTGGACTGTCGTTACGGTTGTAATTCGACCCTGTGGTATGCCGTTTCGAAAGTTTGCACTACATTCGCTCTTGTCAAATGGCGTTGAGATGTAGCAAAAAAAGTCCCCTTCAAGCTTCCCGAATTTGTACGAACAAAAAGTCTCAAACTTTGAATCTTCCCGTTCCGCAGAGATGTAGTGACATTTTCCGTGTCTCTTGCCATTCGGAAGCACACTGTACTCCACGATATCTCCACATTTTCTTTCCTTTCTTTTTTGTGTCAAAAAGTCGTTGGGATCTAAAAGATCTCCAAAAACCAATGAAAAACACAGGGCTTCCCTTTTCTCAAGATGTTTCCTCATCTCCCAACATTTTTATCTTTTCTGAAAAGATAAAATCAATCATACGCAAAAACGGGAAGATAGAGAAGTTCCCTGTCTCCGTTGGACATTCTCGCGTAAACATGTGGAGTGTACGGAAACAACACTCCAAAAAAATCATCGAAATCCTGAGAGTGCATGTTCACGCCCCGAACATTTTTTTCCCTTTTTGTCACCTTGATGCCGTTAAAAACTGTCCCGAGAAATGACAGAGTTTTGTAGTTGTTTCGCCAAGTGATAAACCACGATGTTTCTTTCCCGTTTTCATCTATTTTTTCTAGCTTTTGTGGGTAGCCCTTTGCGTCAAAATAGAGCGTAAACTTTTCACTGCCAGTGTTGAGGCGCCGAGAAAAAGTTATCGGTTCAATTGGAATCCCATTGCGGAAAATGGCGTGGCATTCCAATTGCTCGTAACAGCCCCACTTGACTTTGAAAGGCCCGTCAAGTTTGCCGAACGATGTACCACATGTTTTTCTTTACGCCCGCCCAGTCTTGGCAAAACTCTCCATGTTTTTGTCCGTTGGGTAGAAAAGACTCTGACCCGAACCAGGTGCATACTTTTTGGGCATACATGTTCGGGTCCAACGACGTATTCGTCGCGACACAAAAAGCCAAAAGCTCGCGGTTTTCCAAATGGTTTTGCATCAGATTTATTTGTAAATATAACAAATAATTTCAATCAGAATTTGTCCTTTGCTCTGTTGAAACAGCAACAGAAGCTTCCTGTTTTTGTCACAGCCAAGTTTATCGTGGATTGATCCTCAAAGTCTTGGATTCTTTTTATAAAGACAGAAGACACACAGTTTGACTTTTCGTCCAACGCGCGGACTTTTCTCGCAAACACCAAGGCCATCATTTGGAAGGATGTGGTTGTTAAAAATTTGAGGAAAGACGGTCTGTTCCAAAAGGGACATTTTTGTGTCTGGAGTTACGAGCAATGGGATCTTCTTCTGTCTCTTTACCGAAATCCACAAAAGCTTACCGTCCAGTTCAGCGCTGAACTGGGACAAAGACAAGAGTTTTTTGAGTTTGTGAATGTCGCCAGTTCCTTCTTCTTCCCATTTCTTGAGGATCTTGTTGTTTCCCTTCCAATGCAGCATTTATATTTTTGTGAAAATATAAGACATACTTTTTATTTTGCAAAGACAGGCAAGCATATCATACGGCTCTCATCCGAGTCTTTTCTCCTAGCATAAAGTTCGTCAGAAAAGTTCAAAAGTAAACCGCACACGGTATCGAGGAAAAAGGAACCGTATGCAAGGTCGGAGCTTCCTCCGACATTTTCCGTAATTTTAAAGTCCAGGTATTCCTTCTGACCAATTTTGAACGAGTCAGTACCCCATTCTATATTTTCTTCATGTACCATCTCCCCATCTTTCTTTTCAAGAATTTTGAATGGTCGGCCTTCCGAGAAGAACAGCTCTGCGATCCTGTTCTCTCCATAGATTGATTCCACTACGATCGTGGATACGGGCAGACCTCTATGGAACTCTGCTGAACAAATTATTCTTGGACGTTTTTCCCCGGGCTGTATGAAAGTGATTTCGAGCGTTCCGTGGAGTTTTTCATTGGGCAATGTCGTAAATGAATACCCAATGCAGCCGTTAACCAGGGATGTCACTCCAAAGTATTCAAGAAACTCCTCTTCTTTTGGAATGAGTTGCGGAAGACAAAGGCCAAGTGCAATTCGCTCTCTCTTTGGCAAGAACTTATGCATAAGAAATAAAAACTTTTTATTTCTGACCACACTCTTCTGAAAAGTAAAAACACGGCCCCTCTTCCCTTGCCTGGAGAACTTTTCTGCGAATGTTCCGGCAAAATACAGGGGGGCAAAATTCTTCATCAGACGCATATGGGGCATGCCGTTATATGGTCGAAAAAGTACTCACCTCGCACCAAAAAAAGATCCATATGTTCCAGCAAGAAAGGGAAGTCCTCCATCTGCCCTTCGTTAATCCCTTGCACCCACATCATTTTCCCGTTTTCATCCCCGCATTTCACTACTGCTTTTTCCCCGTACCACTTGACGGTAAAAGTTTTGTCCTCCTTCAGATTTGGATAGTTCATCTTTCCCCGAAAAGAGGTGGGATAACCATCAGCATTGTAATATATTTCCGCAAGGTACTGCGCTCCGTCACACTTTCTTTTCTTTGTACACCTCGAGGTGACTGTCAAAGGCCCGACGGGTTTCCCCTCGAAAAAGTCGGCATATGCCCTAACTTTTTCCATGTACATTCCCCCACAAAGTCTCGCCTCACAGTTGAACTTTCCGTGCAATAGCCCGTCCTTGAAATTCGCCGTTGTTGTTGATTGAGCAAAGATATCATTTTCCACACTCGTTTGCACGCCATGCAAAGTTTCGTCGGGTAGATAGGAAAAGGTATGGACGACACCATTCCGACGAACCGCGCGAGTTTGCACGAACCTGTCTTTTTCCGAGAGATCCCAGCCATGACAGAGGCTTGCCGCGATGTATTCCCTCTTGTCGAGAAATTTATGCATATAAAAAGTGCACACTTTTTATAATATTTTGTATGTCTGCGATTTCTGGAAGAGAGGAAAGGATGGATTCTCCTCTGTTGGAGAAAGGAATGAAAAGAATTTTTCCACAAGTTGTTGCGTGTGCTTGAGTTGCTTCTCTGCAAAAAACTCTGCTTGCCATTCCAACATTTTTTGTGTCTGTGTTTCTCTGTCGAATTTATCCCAATTTGCCCAGTCGAGACCACTCCCTTTCTTTTTCGCATTGTTATCGATCACAGTCGGAACTGCAGACTCGGAAAGGTACAACTTGATTTTTCCAAAGGTTATGGGTCCATTTACTTTTCCATTGACAAATTTCGCCGTGCAAGTTCCGATCTTATCGACTCGTACGTCAAAAGTTTCGTGGAGCTTTCCCGCACGAAACTTGGCACAAACCCAAGAGTCCCGTCTGTTTCCCCAACCAGAACCAGAAACACAATGGCATGTAACAGGGCCATTGATCCAACTGAATTGTTCAGAGTTGGTGTGGCAGTAGTTCAGCGTGACGTGGAAGAAATTTTCTCCGTCTTGGGCCGCTATGATATATTCCCTGACAAATTGGTCCATCCTTGGCCTTTTCTCATGCGGCTGAGAAAGAAGAAAAGACACAAATTCTAGGCCCCTGAAGATACCGACGCATAGAAATTCTAAATTTCTATATCTTTCACTCTTAATTCCGTCTTTTCCTCCCGAGCTTTTTGTTTCTCCTCCGTACAACCTTTTGCAGTCTTAGCTTCTCAAGTTTTTGAACCCTCCTTTGCTTGATAACCTCTTCGCTCTCTGGCTCTTTTTTTTCATTGTTTCTGCTTCCATAAGTATGGCAGGAAAAAAGATAGAAAATGTCGGCGCATTTTGTCACGCACGCAAACGACATCAAAATTCATGGAAAATGTCCAATGAAACATTTCGCCACGTTCTCCTCTGTAGCCTTGATATTTCGGGATGATCTCTACTTTTCCGTGGATGGTTTTTGGCTTATTTGTGGTTGCCACCAGCTTTTTTCTTTTAAATTCGAGCTTTGTTTCGTTACCATATTTGTCTAATATCAAACAGGGCTCTCCCTTGTCGTTGTAAAATACCTCTTCCGTTTCCTTGCCGTCGGTGTAAAACTTTAGTGGACCATCAAGCTTCCCCATGGAAAAGTTTGCTTCACACACCTCGTCGATATCGTCCAGACCGCTGGCAGACTCATAAAAATACGAGGAGCAAAAAGGCCCATGCAACAAGCCGTTTTTGTAGGTTGCAAGAAATCGGTGGGCGTACCAGCCGTACTCCAACACCCCCGTAGAAGTTCCGTGAAAGTTACCGTTTGGTAGTTCCTGCCATTGCAAAGTCATGGTTTTTTCCTGAATGTCCTCTATCCTTGTTTTCATTTGGCAAAAGTCTGCACTTGTTGGGATATTTTCTTCACAAGACGAAAGGAAGAAAGAGAGCAGTTCCGCATTTTCAAGATATTTTTGCATCACTGGGTCCCCCAAAAAGCTTTATTTTGCGAAATATCGGTTTATCTTTGAAAAGATAAAAGGTCCTGAGAAACTATTCGCGTATTGTCCTTTGGAAACACGCGTCTTTTCCAAAGATTATCGCATCCCAAAAATCTTCACGTTTTCTGAAAAACGGAAGATACAGTTCGGATCTCCACCCGCGGCAGCCATAGTTGAACTTTAGGAAGGGGGCGTAGCGGCAAAACGCAGTTCTCAAAAAGCTGAGCTCATTGAGTTGCAGTCTGTTGTATTTTTTAATCGGGAACTTTTTGAGGACGCCGATCTTTTTCACCTCAGTTCCCCCAGCGAAGACCCTGCGGTAACAAACCTCTATTCTTTCCCTTCCAAAACGACCCTTCCAAACAATCGGAAACCCGTACTTGTCGTAATAAAACAAGGTTCGACATCGGGAGCTCTCATTTAACTCAATAAAATTATCGGGCACACCAAACAAAAACGTTGCTTTGGTTTCAAAGAGATTCTCGCCGCTGACAGAGACAAAGGTAAAATAAAAATCTCCATGCAGCACTCCATCAAAGAATTCTACACAAAAAATTTCTTTACCATCTTTTCCCTCTTTGGTGAGTTCTTCCTTTCCATGTTTTTTGTCGTTTGGCAAAACGGACCAACTTCTGGTTATTTTGTTGCCGTTGCGAGTTTTTACGCTTCGCCTTTGTTGAACATACTCCTCTCGCAAAGGAATTTTTCCACCAAGCAAACAAAAAGTGACTCTTTCCCTCTTTTCCAAGTAGTTTTGCATCGTTTACCTTTTTTTGAAAAGGTAAAACTCAACCAGATAAAAAGATGATTGTATTTTTTTTTGAAATTCAAACGCCAGCACAAACATCGGCAAAATTTTGTCTTTTGTAAGATGGAAACTCGAGTGATTGTGTTTATTGCGATCCTTCTCTTTGTAATTTTTGCTGTATGGTTTATCATGTACGAGAAGAAAAAGGTCGAAACAAGTCTGGGAAAAGACACAGTCTATGGAGAGGAAAACAAGACTTTTTTGACTTATCCCACACTGGATTGGCAAAATCCTTCTGAACCGTCATTGTCGCAGTTTCTCTTCGCAACTTCCTGGAATGCCACTAGTGCAAAGCTCACACAAAGGCAAATTCCTTCTCCACAGGGTTTCGACATTGTCAAGGAAATAAAACCAAACTACAGCGTTTCGCCCGAACTTGAAACATATGCCGTTTTCATGCACAGCAGCGCAAATGACGTCTCTGTTATCTCTTTCGGAGGGAGTGAAACTGCGATGGATTGGATCACAGACGTCACCTATGACCAGATCGAGCCCAAGGAGCTTTCTTTGCCCGATTCAGCCATTCGTTCACACGAAGGCCTTTTACAAAACGTACTTGTCCATTCGTAGCCAACTGCAGGAGCTTTTGGGATCTTATCACGGAAAACTGTACCTGACTGGATACAGTCTGGGAGGAGGAATTTGCGTACAGGCTGCACTCGACCTCGCCACAAATCCAAACCTTGTGTACACCGCAACTTTCGCCTCTCCTCGTTCTGTAAATGTGGAGGGAGCCACCTATTTGAAAGGAATAAACTTCCAACGGTTCTCAAACAGTGAGGATCTTGTGCCAACTCTTCCACTTCCTTTGACCCCGAGCATTTGGGATCTCGAGAAAGTCCTGTACTATGAACAAGTCGGAAGAAACATTGAGTTCACCTCAAATCTAAAGAATGTGGTACAAAACCACTCAACAGCATACCTCAACTTTGTCTTTTCTCAATAAAAAATATTGACAATATTTTTCTGACAGGGTAATTGATATCGTTGTGTTTTTGTCAACCTCAGAAACAAATGAGCGAAAAGTTCTTCCGTCCGAAGATTACCCAAAGGGGAGAAAAAGTTGTCTTGAAACAAAGGGGTGCAAGGACAATAACAGAAGAGAGAAACTCGCGAGGTGAAAGGCATGGTGTTTACTTGGACGTTTCAAACGCAAAGTCTGCATATTTTAAAACAAAGGCTTACTTCGTGGATGGTGTACCTATATTCTCGACTGTCAAAATCAGAACTCCCCACTCGTTGGAGATCTTTCGCACCAGGTTCAATGATGGATTGCCCATGTTCTCGAGTATGATATATTTTTCCGAGGATGAAGAGGTTCGTTCGATGATCAGATACAGAAACGGAAAACCCTTTGAAGTTCGGGAAAGAGAAGGACGGTACAAAATTATTTGGGATGACGAGAACCACAAACTCGAATATATCGATGCGGGAAACGGAAGAATCGTAGAGTCGTATTCTGGGGTTGAGGTTGCTAAAGAAAGGCAAGAGTTTGACGACCGCGAAGGCCTAATTACCCCGAGTCGAATCTCTTGTATCACCTTTTCACCGCGAATCTGGTCAAGGGTTTACGCCACAAACGCAAAAGGTGATAGGGTTTGTTTGGATCTCCCTGTCTTTTCGCAATAAAAAAATATCAACAGATATTTTTTAGTCAAAAACCGGGAGAATATACTCATTCCAGGCACTTCCGGGATAATTTGCGCAAAAAGATTTGGAAAATTCGAGCATAAGGTTGATAACGAAATGCCCATAATAAGGGGAAAGATTACATGCGAATTTTGTTGAGTGAGAGAGCAAACCCTCCCGTTTAAAAAAATTTTGTTGTCCGCCAACCACTTATACTCGTCCCCATGTAAAGTTGTACAGGGGTACCCATCCTTGTATTTTACAACAAAAGTTTCTTCCTTTGCGTCGAGAAACTGCGCAAAATTTGTTTGAATGTCAAGAAAAGACATCAGCTTTTTATGACCAAAAGAGAGAAGTGCGAAGATAAATGTTTTGTCAACAACAGGTTGAAACTTTTGCGTCAAGACAAGGAAAGTGTTTACGCGTTTTGCGAACTCAAGTGCGACACATTTGAAAACTCTCGTGTTGTCGAAAAGTGCGAGAGGAAGTTTCGGAGGATGTGCAAATATCCAAATTCTGCAGAGTGCAAAGAGTTTGTAAGAGACGAGTGTAGTCAAAGCACAAAAGTCAAAATTTCTGCAATGTTTTACAAAGAATATTTTTGATGCAAAAATATCTGGAACCCCGAGAACTTCTTTCTTTCTCTCTTGTTTTTGACCACAAGTTGAACCCTTTTGACTTTTCGGTACAGAAAACAGAGAGGAAAGGCGACACAGCGTTCAGCTGCTATGTCCTGCCTGATGGAAGAAAACATGGCAGGGGCTACTACATCGAAAGAGACAGTTGGCATGAGAACGAGGTGGAGGCTGGATTTGATGTTGGGAAACTTGATGGTTACTTTTACTTCCGCAGCTACACTTATGAGACTGGGAGCTTCATTTTGAGGGGAGAGTATAAAAAGGGAAAACCCCTTTGGTTCAAGGAGAAAAAGGGAGATGGAGAAGTAAAAGACAGAGACGTCAATACAGTTTTGATCAATGTCTTGAGGGGAGAGTTAATCATCTGCATCGTAAAGTTTTGCGGAAACACGACAAAATGTTTCGAACTTTGTTGGGACTAGACTCAACTTTTTGAAAAAGTTGAGATCAAAACAAGCTTTTATTTTTATCCAATGAATACCAACAAAGTTGAGTTTTCTGTTTGTGAAAAGTTTTCTTTGCCGACAGTTTTTTCTTGCGGGCCTGTCCGAGGGCAAAGTTACGAAGCGCAGGTGACTGAAACAAAGTCTGTTTCTTACTCTGTTTTGGCTGGGACAAAGACAAGACATGGAAGCTACAAGTCTGTGACAAACGAAAAGGTCGAAAGACTTGTTTGGTGCATGTCACAACAGTCTCTCTTACCTCGTGTGACAGAAACAGAGGCTCGCCTTTTGTGCAACTATGAGAATGGCAGGCTTCATGGGGAATGTGCCTTTGAATTTTATGTGACACTTCGGTCTGGGAAACTTCATCTTTTTTCTCGCTCTGTGACTTTCTACAAAGAGGGAGACCAGGTTGCTGAGATCTCAAGTTTTGGAACAACGGACACTTTGGAGAAATAAAATATTACGAGATAATATTTTTTGTGAATCATTATTTGGAAGGAACAAAAGCAAAAACTTTCCATGACCATGACTGATAATCGTATCAAGTTTAGCTCGCTTCCCATGGAGATGGACAGAATGCTTATGACTACAACCGAGCCTGTCTATAGAACAGAGTCGGGAGGGGCGTTTCGCGGGCAAGGGCACACTTATACTAACGTTGTCGATTATATAGACAACGGTGTTTTGCACTACAAAGAGAGACACTTTATTTTGGAAGGAAAAAGGTCTCGCTGTTTCTACGAATGCACTATACTTAGCAAAAAGGATGCGGACGGTGTTTGGAAAGTATTTGAAACAAAAGGCGTTTCGTACAAACCAGACGGGAATGTGCGGAGTGTGGCTGGAGGAAGGGTGTGAATAATAAAATATCTTTTATTTTATTTTGCAAATTTCAACATGAGTGATTAAACCATAAACTTTGAAGTCATGCAGCAGCTTTTGATTGACATTGCTGGCAGAGAGGGCAGTCTCGACGCTGAAATTTGCCTAGTTGATGGCAAACTCGACGAACTGGAAAGACAGGTTTGTCTGAAAAGGAAAGAGTTGAAAATTCTGAAAAAAACAGCTCGAAAAAGAAAAGGGAAGAGTTGAAAAGAAAAAATATCCAATCGTCAAGACAAGCGTCTTGACGAAGCAGTGCTCTTTTCTTCTTTCACCTCCAAAGAAATTCAAGGATCAATGGATAGTCATCCCCATCGACTATGGTTATCCAGTTGAACATCTTGTTTCAGCTGTTTTCGAAGGGAAGGAACCCACCATTCTGAAGGGCGAAAAGGATGGTGAAATTCTTGCTCGGATTGTCCAAACACTCAAAGGAAAAAACTATAAAATTATCAAGGCCGTTGCGCTCGTCAGGATGTACACGAAAACCTTCTGTTGGGACAATAGGGACGAGTGTGGATTTTTCCAATCGGATGAATGGGAATTGTACGACGAGGATGGGAATGAAATAAGGAGATTTGACCGGGAAGGATACAGTATCAAATCTTGCGTTATTGTGGGAGATGATGACAAGAATTTTATGGAGAAAGCGTGCGAAGACGCGCCTTACCTTTCGGAAGACATCGAAGGTGACCGCAGAGGTTTGCAATACTTACGCAGACATCGAGTTCCTGTTTGGGCAGTCATGGTGAGTCAAGAATAAAAATATTACAACATAATATTTTTTAATGGACTGGGACAACATGATTGGCTATTATTTGAAGAAAGTTCCATATCTATGGCTTGGAAACGATGACTGGGAAAAGTGCCAAAGAATTTACCTTGTCTCTCCAGAAACTTTTGTGTATGACAAGAAAGGCAAAAGAAAAAGGCTCGAGATGTCCCCAGACGCTTTTCTTGTTGCTGGATGCGATGAGGCTGTTTCCAATTACTTTCTCGCCTTGTCCCCGCCTGATGACCTTGAGAAAGATAAAAGATGGCAGAGTCTTGCACGAAAAAACTATGAGATGAGGTTGGAAGGACAAAAGTTTTTTGGGAAAGCGACTTTTCCTGTGGTCAAAACTCTGGACATTTTTATTCCACCAAAAGAAGAAATGGAGAAATACAATCTCGGGGATTTGCCCGATGAAGTGCTTTTTGACATCCTCGGAAATGTCAGGAGACCCAGAAGTTTCCTTGACCAACAAGAGAATGGCCGGTATTTGGCTCGAGGCGAATTCTTTGAGGTCTCTTATCCTCCGGAAGGACACAAGAGCAGCGGACAAAAAGTACTCGGACAAGTTCACCGAAGAGGACATTCGTCTCTGCCTTGAGACTGGGTTTCTTTATCCCTTGGAAAAGAACTTTTACGACAGGTGGAGTTACACAGTGGCCTACAAGAAGAAGGTGTCGAAACCTTTTATCCTTTTTGGTAAAACCCTGGGAGAGATGCAAATTTTACCGAAAGATAGGGTCTATCGAGTGGGGTTTGACAAGGTGAATCTTCTTAACTTCACAAAACTTTTTGGTTGGCCACAAACCAGACACGACACAAAGAGGTATGAAGTCAAACTACCACTCGAAATACGACGAGACAAAGGAGAGTATCTCTTTTGGATTGGGAGTAAGGTACGCAAAGTTTCAAAACGATGGGAAAGGGATAACTTTTGAAGGAGCTAAACTATACCTCAACGCTTGGTTTTTGGCGGGATACGTTTCCGAAAGATTGGGTCGAAAGATTTTTTGGGAGAAAGACCTTCCGGAAGAATTCAAGATCGAGTTTGGGAGAAGGGTAAGAAATGACACCAAAAAGGGTTGGGAACCGTCGGACCACTGGGAAATTCCGCTCTATATTCTTATCCAAAGCGAGGACACAAAGAACCTCATTTCTTTGTCAGATTTTTATGAAAAGGTTGGAATATAACAGGCGTGATGTTGATGAATTTAGCAGCCGCGGCACAGATCCGCTATATTCGAGAGAGGAACCGGGTACCATTTGGTGGTACGAGTCAATGGAAGATGAGGTAATACTTCGACTCTCTGTGCTTGCGCCAAATCTCAAGGTCGAAACCTGGAAGAAACGCGGCAAGAGCAAGCCAAAGCAACAAAGAGCAACCAAGTCTCGGCGAGGATGAACACTTTAGCAAAGACTGCTGTTGTGAAAGATAAAATAAAGTATATTTTATCATGCTAACTTTTCAAGAACTCTTGCAAAAGTGAACTTTTCTCTGCTCAAAAACTTGAACATTTTTATTCTGCCAAAAGATGAACAACTTTTCTCTTGAGGATTTGCCCGACGAAGTTCTTTTCGACATCCTTGAGAATGTTGATCGTCCGGAAGTTTCCTTGACCAACGAGAGAATTTCAGGCATTTGGCGAGAGGCAAACTCGTTGAAATCCCTCATTCTTCGAAAGAACAAAAGAGCAGCAGACGAAAAGTACTCGGACAAGTTCACAGAGGAACATATTCGTCTCTGCCTTGAGACTGGGTTTCTTTATCCCTTGGAAAAGAATTTTTACGAGAGATGGGTATTTACCGTGGACAGGCAAGACTACAATCCCTCTTTCATTCTTTTCGGGAAAGTTCTCGGCGAGATGCAAATTCTTCCGGAAGTGACCGACCCAGATACCGGGGAATATAAAGGAGACAGAATTGTCGACTTTACCAAACTCTTTGGTTGGCCAAAGCCAAATGAGAGCCACGCTGGAATGGAGCATGACTATGGCACAAAATACGATGAAGTAATCTGCAACATCTCTTTTGGACTCGGTGCCAAGTTTGCAAGGCTGCAGAAAGAGGGGAAAAGCATGTCGTTCAAAGGAGCCGAGCCGTACCTTGGAGATGCTTGGTTTCTTGTTGGGTACATTTCCGAGAGAGTAGACGAGAAGATTTGCTGGAACACAGACATTCCCAAAGAATTCCAGAGAGAGTTTACTCGCGCTTTAAAGGATGGCTGGTGTGCTCCCGACCAGTACGAAGTCACCTTGTACGTCCTCTTGCAGTTGAAGAACTGCATCCTGAACCTGAACTCTTTGACAGACTTTTACGCCAAGTGCGGAATTCGCAGGAAGGAGATTTACGAGTTTACAGGCGGAAGAGTTGACCCAAAAGAATTTGAAGAAACTCTCCACAAGAAAGTTCTGTCAAAGGGGATAGAGTGGTCTTACCAAACTTTCGAGCAGGAAAATATGCTTCGTCTCTCTGTTCTGGCGCCAAAGCTGAGAGTGGAAGAATGGCCTGAACTCGATGTGAGAAGCAGACAGAAGAAGCAAGTCCAATACAGGTACGAAAACAACTACTCGAGTGGGTACAGCGACAGCGAGGACTGTGATGGCAAAGAGAGGAAAAACTACAGGTACAGTGACAGCGAGAGTCAAGGCACTAGCGATAGCGATGACTGGGGAACGGATAGTGAAAGCGAGAGTGAGGATGATAGGAGTGACTACTACTGAAAAGATAAAATAAAGTATATTTTATCATGCAAACTATGACTTGTCTTTCCACATGGTGACAGCTTTGTCGCCCACTCTATGCTTTTCGCGTTGTACTCTGCTTCCGACAAGCTTTGAAAAGACCACGAGGCTCGGAATATGTTCGATGTCTCTCCTCTTTGCCCAAACAACAAAGTCAGAGTACACAACGGATGCGAGTACCCAATTTTCCAAATTTGGCTTATAATCAAACGCAAAGTCATCAACGCGCTTTTTCTGGTTTCTTTTTCGTATGAGTTCTGTTGCTGTTGAATGAACCTCGTCGTTTTCAACTCCTTTATATTCTCCCGCAGGTAATTCTGTTTGCTCCAAAAGAAAAGAGTTTGCAATCAACAAAAAAGTTATGTGGGCGTTTTCTTCACAACAAAAAAAGTGTCTTTTTCCTCGTGCTGTTTTGAATGTTTCGGAAAAGACAGAAAGAAAAACATCTTCTGCATCTGGGAGATCCTTGGCATCAAAAGTTGCGATAAACTTCACTCCTTTTCCGCAGGAGGTCTTCTTCCTTTGCAGTCCTCAGTTTTTCCAACCTTATAGATTCCTTCCCTCCAACAAACCTCATCTCTCATCAAATAGATGGTCATAATTGTGCCTCTTGTTTCAAAAGAATTTATAAATTCTTTTTTGACTTTATTCTCATAGTTTATTTTGCAAAGACGAGGTTGTTTGCCTCTGCCAACAGTTTCCGAAGCTCCTCGAGTTCTCTCCTTTGCTCTTCAAACTCCTTCTGTATTCTTGAGATCTCTCTTTGGTGTACTTCTGCCATCTCAGCCTTTTCCTTTAATTCTTTCCTCTCTTGCGCGACCTTTTCTTTGTTCTTTTGGTACCACGCTCTTGCATGTTCTCGACTCTTCTCCCTGTTGTTTTCCCGAAACTTGCGGGAATAGTCCTTTTGGGTCTTTTTGAGCACTTCGGCCATTTCGTTCTCTTTTACAATACGAAACTTTCTTACAATTTATCTTCTAAAAAATTTAGAAGGCTATTTAAGGAAAAAGGGTTATCAATGTCAATGGACCTGGGAGTTCATAAAACAAAGACAACCAATGTAACAACTTTTTCTTCTTATTCACGTTTTTATCCAAAGACTTTTTCTGATGACAACCTTTCGTGCCCCCTTTGTGAATTCCACTGTTCAAACAAGGGACAACTCAGAACTCACTATGTCTCAAGTTTTCACTTGTTGCGTCTTCGACAAGAGACTCTGAAAAGTGCGAGGCTTTCTTTGGAATGGGAGAGGAAAGATGGTGAAAGAAAGAAGTTGTGGAAAACAAGAACAGATCTTTTGCGACACATCGGAATTCCTCCAAAATACTTGAAAGTCACGCTAATGAGTGGTTATCCTGCCTTTTCACATGCACTTCAAAGGTCCGATCCAAACTCATTCTTTTCGAGACGTTCGAGGGGAGAGAACTTGATGAAACCTGTAGATTATGCTATTCTTTACGGGGAAAGTTTAGGACACCAAATGTTTTGCGCATACGAGTCGAGTTCGACATCCCGTTGTTTCCTCAGCTTTCCGTCATTTGAAGAGTTTTGGGTTGTATACAGCCGAACAAATGATGAAAAGAAGAGATACCAGGAACTCTTTGTTTCGGGACATCCAACGAGAGAGATCTTTGACCTGGAAACAGAAAAATACGAAGAAGGACAGCTTTGCGCTCGAGATATTTTCGAGTTGTTCAAAAAGGCAAGGTCAGAGTTTGAACCAGACACAAAGCTCGAATTTTATTCTCTCCAAAGTTGCGGAAAGACAGAGAAAGGATACAAATATTCTTTGCACATTTTGACCAACAAAACACACAATGACCTCGTCTCAATGTCTGGAAAGGTCAAAGAATTCAAACTTTTCCTGAGTTCAAGGGATGAATACTCCCTTCTTTTGGAAATGCTGGACGCTGGAATTTATGGCAAAAACAGAACCATGCGCGTTGCATGGTCTGTAAAGTTTGGGAGCGAAAGGAGACTCGTCCCTCTTGATGATGGAGTTGACCCCAAGCAGTACTTTGCCACGGTATGGCCCCATCAATACCAAGAACACAAGGAGTCAAAGGAAGAAGTAAAACAAGAAGTTTCCCCTTGCGTTGCGACAGGAGATTCTGAAGAGTTTTTGATGGATTATTGCGAAACGGAACTTGACAATGTTTTTGACGTCCAACAAGAGTCTCCTGGCTTTTGGAGACTTGAAAGGAGAGACAAAGCGCCGAACCATTGCCCGATATGCGATAGAGAACATGAGAGCGACAACATGTTTGCTTTTGAGAATGAGGTCGGACTTTTCATTGGCTGTCACCGCGCAGAAAAGGGAGAAAGGACGAAGCTTCTCATGAAGAACAAGGACAGAACTCGTTCTTTTGTAAAGAAGAGAGTAAAAACAGACTTGCCACAAATTTTTGTCGATGAATTTCTTTGTTCAAAAGAAGTCCCAGACTTTGTCCAAAGAAAGAGAACTGCGACGCTTTTGATCAGTCCAATGGGCACAGGGAAAACAAAAGCTCTGATTCGGTACCTTTCGCAGTTCCCAGAAGCCTCTGTGCTCTTTGTGACATACAGAAGGTCATTGGCAAAGGAACTTTGGAACAAGCTTTCCGGCTTTTCATACTATGAGGATGTTCCTGGTGACATTTTTATGGACAGGCTTGTAGTGCAGGTTGACTCTTTGCACCGTGTCAAAAGAATTGGGTTTGATATCGTGGTCTGTGACGAGGCGACGTACATGTTGAACCGTGTCGCAAAATATGTTGCTCATACGCACAAGTGTTGGAAAACTTTGAAATATTATCTGAAGGAAGCAAAGGAAAGTTTCTTTTTGGACAAAAACATGAACTCCACCGTATCTGAAACTTTGCAAAGGCTCGGAATTCCGACTTATACGATCAAAAACACCTTCAAAGCCCATACATCACGAACTTGTTTTGTTTCACAAGACTTTGTCGAGTTCAAGACCAGCCTTTTGGACGATCTCGTTTCTGGGACAAAGATCTGCTTTGCATCGAGCTCCAAAAAGAAACTTGAGCTTGTTTGCAAAGAGGCAGAAACATTGGGTCATTCAGTCCTTTGGTACACCGGTGATGGGAAGAGCGAAGATGTTTGGATTTCCTCTTGGGACAAGTACGATCTTGTTGCTTACAGTCCCACGATTTCGGCTGGAGTGAGTTACGAGCAAAAACACTTTGACAAGATGTATGGATACTTTTCCTCTCGTTCCTGTTGTGCAGAAGAATGTGAACAAATGCTCTTCCGCGTAAGGAACGTTGCACTTGACGAGATGGTCATTTGCTTTGATGGAAGGAACATCGACGTTCCCACAACAAGAAAAGGCGTACAGGAACACCTGAAACAGATGGATTCATGTTCAAACTCTTTGCCGTGTCTTGAATGGGATAGGAAAAGTCCAGGTTGTCCTTTGGACATGACTCATGTCTTTACTCGCTTGTATGTTGATGTGACTGTTCGGGAGAATGTCTCAAAAAAGGACTTGGAAGGAACTTTACTATGGCTTTTGAAAGAACAGGGTGTCCGAGTCGAGAGACTTCACAAGCCAATGACAAGAGAGGAAAGGAAAGATGCGTTTGAACAGCTCGAGGAGACAAAAGACATTTTGGACAAGGAAGAAATTGCGGGCTTTTGCGGAGCTCCAAACATCGTAGACAAGACAGAATTTGACTATCTCTGCTCTTTGAGAGATAGAACCAAGGAAGAGAACTTTAGTATCAAAAAATACATCTTTGCTCGAAACCTCGATGTGGAACAAGACGCTGTCACACCTCCATTCTTTGTCACATACAGAAAGTTTGTCAAGCAGTATGGAAATCTGAAGCTTGCCTTTTCCGGGACAGATGAAGAGAGAAAGAGACGACTTCAGGAAATGGCCGATGAGCTAAACATCAGAAAACAGTCCATGAACGTCATAAACAGACTCGAGGTAGATCATCGTCTGGAAAGGATTGTCTATGCAAAGAGACTTCTCAAAATTCTTGGATTCGCCGATATCTTCTCGAGGAAAAGAATTCCAAAGGAAGAAATGAGTGGAAGACTCAAAAGAACACGAGAAGTCGTTTTGAAAAGCCGCTATTTCCAAGAACTGTTTGGAAAGTTGCCAAAAGACCAAAGCCAGGACATGAGATGGGCCAATGGCGTACTTCAGAGAGTTTTTGGCTGCTCTGTGTCGAGGACAACTCGAGGAAAATATTTTAGTTGGTACTTAGACTTTTCTGCTCCTTGGATATGTAACGACATCGAACTCGAAACAAAAGTCAAGATTCCCGAAACAGCGAGAAAGATAACTTTTTAGATGTGGCACGAAACTCATTGTTCTCCGGTATATAAAAGTTTGTCCTTCATCTATTTCTCTCATCTTTTCTAACGATGAGTATTCGTCTGTTTTGGGACTTTGGTTTGGAAAAAATATAGTTTATAATATTTTTGTGACAAAGTTTTGCTTGCGCTTCCCAAGTTTCGAGAAGCATCTCGACTTTGAATTCGTCTCATAGGTAAAGAACATCTCGTGACCCATTGCGCGGCCATAGGATATCGCAATCTCCAAAGGTTTCATCAGAGTTTCTCCCCTTGCGCTTCTCGAATGGAAAGACTCTGGATGTTCCCTTGGCAAGGCATGTGAAAACGCTGGGTATCCCTTGATGAGAGTGATCTTTAGGTACAGAGGTGGAATTCCAACATGTTCTAAAAGACTTGCACGAACTTGCCAAAGTTTCTTGCTCTCCCCATCTTTCCGTGTCATCTCCAAAGGAATACGAGCATTCTTCCTTGTTTCATCCACAAACTTGAGCAGATGGAAGCTTGAGACATAGTGAGTTCTGAGCTGTCCCTTGTTTGAACAACGGAATTCACAAAGGGGACACGAAAGGTTGTCATCAGAAAAAGTTTTTGGATAAAAACGCGAATAAAAAGAAAAAGTTGTTACATTGGTTGTTTTTGTTGTATGAACCGGCACGTCCATTGACATTGAACGACCCTTTTCTTAACTTCTGTTTTAAGAAAAATTTTTATCACGCAAAATTGTTCAAATGCGCATTTTGTAACACATAAAGTACACAATGACGACAGAGGCGTCCACACCCATGAGTTGCAAAGAACGTTCCAAAAAATACCGAGAGGCAAACAGGGAAAAAACAAGAGAAGCCGCAAAGGCTTGGTATTATAAAAATAGAGAGAAAGTTTTGAGGGAGAGAAAAGAATCTCTCCCCGAAAAGAGAGAAAGGGCATTAGCTTTGAAGAAGAGGCAAGAAGAGGAGAGTAAAGAGCTAGAAAATATGAAAAAAGTTGTTGAAGAACAACAGCAAGAATTAGAAAGAATGGCAAGACTTCTCCAGAGCCATGGTATTCAAGTGTAGAAACTGTTCCAGCACACTCGTCTCGGAAAAAAATATAGTTTATAATATTTTTTCGTAAGAATTTCAAAGAACAGAGAAAATGTAGTTTGCAGCGTCAGAGAAGTTTCTCTCCTTATCCCTTTGAAGACCAGTCAAAGGAAATTCTTTTACTTGTCCATTCGCCGTGTGCACAAAGACCGAAAGGTGTTGCAAACCGCTGCCCATCGCTCCTTCCTCTGGGTAATCTGTCAAAAAGGTAATAAAGGCATTTTGGCTCAGGTGAAATCTGTACTTGTACATTTTACACTCGTACAAAACTTCCATTCTCGCGTTCACTCCGAGGGTTAGTTGGATTTTGTCAAAAAATTCTCTCTGGTTCTCCGAAAGATACGCCAAGTGTTGTTCCTTTGTCGCCATTTCTTTTTCTTTTATTTATCCTTAAATTGCCCCAGTTATTTTTTGTTGTGGAAAAGATGAGTTTGTTACAAAAATATTACTAAACAACACATTGTTTTATAGAAAATGTCAGATTTTGAAAAGTTTGAAAATATGAGGGACACGGAAGGCATGGATGAACGAAAAGCCGACTTTCTTCTTGACCATGTTGAATTTCTAGAGAGCGAGATTTATCGACTAAAGTCTTGTCTGGAACGTCCAATTCCCCATAGCATTATCAGAAAGAGGATCGAAGATGAACTGGAAACTGTTTCGGCAACATATTATCCTCTGTTGGAACATCTGATGTCTGCTGAAGAAAAGATCGGACAAGTCACAAGGATCATTGGACCTTGTCTTCCCAAAGAGGAAATTCGGCCTTTTCCTGTCTTGAGGCCAACACGAAGATGTCAAATCACAGGCGAACATGTTGGGCGAATTCTGCAGAAACGGGACAAGGAATTTTATCGTATCGTCTCTGTTTCAAATGGCCTTGTGATAACAAGAAAGCTCATGCTGTTGACGGGAGACGAGTACCGTTTCGCGGTAGTGGGGGAAGAAGTGAATGAACACGTTTTTATCGCGCAGTTTGTGGAGTTTGTCTTTCCAGAAAATTGTGAACTCCCTCCTCACTCATCAGACTTTTCAAGGTCCAAAGAACTTGAGTTCCGCTACTTGAAAAGAAAAGTGCAAAAGTCTGGATTGGAAAGTGTGGTCTTGGGATGTATTTCCACAGATCACATCCCAAACTACTTGTCTTCCCGAACGCTTCTCATATAAATTATCCAAATTGTCGGACAAAAATATTTTATATTTTTGTCGAAAGAAATGCAGGTTCAACTTCAGGAAAAACTCGAAGGTTTGCGCAAACATGTTCAGCTTTTGGATGAGCAGATCTCTCTTTTGAATCTTCGGATTGACACAGACGAACTTTCAACGCAACAAAGGCGGAAAATGCAAAAGGATTTACAGAGCCTTTACGAGACATATGATCCTTTGCTTTGCGAACTTATGATGATGGAAGAGGCGATAAACACTTTTGAGGAGAGGTCCGCTGTGCAGCAAGTACAAGCTCCTCAAAAGATTCTCCAGGGTGAACAAAAGTTTGCATCAAAGATGTTTTTCAGACAAGTCGAGAGGGACACAATCAAAGAGAATTGGGTCGGGCACCTGGTAAAGTGCGACACAGACAAAACAATTTCGGGTTGTTTCTCTACTCCCCAACTCTGCTCTTTTGCAAGAGGTGAAGCTGTCTGTTCAACCCTTCAGATGGGAAAATGTCGGAGGAACTTTCAAGGTTTCCTTGCAAGAGGAATGGTCTCTTGTTGAGTGCCTGTTCGAGGATCAGTTTGAAATTCCAGAGCACAGCAAAGACTTCCGAATTGACGGTTCCATCTCTCCCTTTTGGGTCGGGAAGTTTGTCAAAAAGAATGGAAATTCGTACAAACTTGTCTCTTTTGACAAGGAATGGGACTGTTGGTGCTTGTTGTGCTCTGATGGAAAATATTTTTATGTCAAGAAAAATTCTACAGGGTGGAAGCTGAGCAAAAGGCAGGAATATGTCGAAAAGTTGAGACCCTCTTGGATTGGAAAACTCGTGGAAAAGAACCACCACATTTTTCTCTTGTGTTGCAAAAAAGGAGAGTATTGGGAGCTCTCAGAAGCAAACATCGTGGGTGCAGGAAAAGTTGTACAAGGTCAAGTTCTCTTGGTCCCCGAAGATTCGAATGGATGGAAGTTATATGAATAAAATATTGAACGTGGTCAAGCACCAATTAGAATATTTTATTGTTATGGAGCCGACTTCCCAAGAAAAGTATCTTGCTCTTTGCGAACATGTGGAGACTTTAACAGTGCATTTGGAGCGGCTAAGGCTGAAGTGCGATCTTTGCGAAGAAGAGGAACAACGCAGATTCTTGGAAAACGAGATCGAACAACTTGTCTTGACGCTTGACCCTTTGCTTTGTGAAAAGATGGTATTTGAGGAAAATGTCAAAGAAACATATCCCACCCCAGAGAAAAAATACAAACCGCCAAAGATCCAACGCACCACAGCTCCAAAAGACGGAGAGCTCCGCGAATCTTGGATTGGGAAGTTTCTGGAAAAGGAAGGAAGTGTTTATATTCTCAAAAAGAAGCTCAGGACCTGCAATCAATGGCATTTGGAACAAGTTGAAAGGAGTGAAACTGGCGAGAAAGTGTACGTTTTTGATGAGGGAAAAAATGGCTGGAAATTGTCCAGCTTCCGGAAGCGTTCCGCGAAATTTTCTTCAAAAGAAGGAGGAGAAAAACTCTGCGAGTCTTGGATTGGTAGAGTGGTGGAGAAAGAGGGTAAACTCTACATTTTGACAGAGAGAATTCCTTCGTGTCACCAGTGGGAACTTGAGGAATTTGTTGGAGAGAATGGATGCAGAACGGTTCGTTTCCATGAAGGTTCCACGGGGTGGAAGCTGTCAGAAAAAGACCTTTTCTAAAAATATAGCTATATTTTTCTAGAAATATCCTCGAACACTTGAAAACTGTTCAAAAGGAACTTGGATTTCTCCCTCTTGTTTTGAGCAGCCCTTACATTGTGCCAAGCTCGTGTTTACTGTGCAGCACTTTGTCACACAATATGTCTCAAACTGCCCAGAGATTCCAGATTGTCGAAACATAAAGGTTGCAGGACAAACACCAAGAAAGACTTGTGAGGAAACGCTCACAGAACGCCCGACAACATTGCGAACGTCACCCCTTGTTTTGCCAATGAAAATGTTTGGGATAAAAGGTCCTGCGCCTTTCAAATCCGAGGCCAGAATTGCACCGTAATATTCTTGGCTAAAGTCTGGAATGTCTTGGATCACCGTTGGCGGGTAGTAGTAGATCGTCTGCCAAGGAACCCATGCCCTCTGCGCATAGGGTCTCCAACCTCCCGCTCTCCATGTGGGTCGAAATCCTCCGCGATGAAAAGAAGTTCTCCTCATTACATTATATCATTGTCATCAACTTGCACTCAAAACATCCGCCCTCCATATTTGGCCGAATTCCACAACAGGGAGAAAAGTTCCCTTCGGGGCATGCATTTGGAGAGAACCTCGAGGCGCGACAATACGCCCGCCAGGTTCCATCCTCATTCTGCAAAAAGTTGTAAAGCGGAGGTCTGCAAGCAAAGGAGCTGAAGAATCCGAGGTTGACCTTGACCCTTTCACCCTTTTCGTTTCGAATGTCACAGCCGCAGGGAGAGACAAAAATGAGAGGTTTGTACCACAAGTTACATTTTGCTCTCGAGTCCCAGGATTTTGGGATCATCCCACGATAGTAAATGTCCTTCCTCGGCGGATCTCTGCTTGTCATTACAAATTTCCAAGGAGATACAAAACTTTTAATGTCAAGGATTGGAAAGGAAAAAACAACATCTCGCATAGTCTTTGAAAAGGCGACTGGAAGACTTTTGCTCGGTGGTTCCGAGGAAGAGATTCCAACTGTGGTTGCGGCAAGACCAACAAAGGAAACATCAGAGAATGGGTTCGTTGTGAATGGGAACAAGCTGAGCCTTTGATCTTGCTGGTCCAGTCACTCCAGGCCTTGTCTTTGCCCGCCAAGACAATGGAGCTGTTGCATTTGGCCATAATTCTCTAAAATCTCTACTCGAGGGAAGATCAAACTCTGCATTTGGAGAAAACTCTGGGATAAGTTTGGTGGAAGGCGATCTCAACAGCTTTTCCGGAAAGTCATGCTGTTGGGCTCTGATCGAAGGGTCAAAAAATACGGTGTCTGGCGCAAACTCTTTTGGTGAACTTAAAAGGGGAAGTTCAAACGTCGGAATTGGTATGTTGTCTGGCTCTGGCATTGTTCGCGGTTCAAACAACACGTTTGTCGGTGCTGGAACAAAGTCAACAAAGGAGGAGATTTCAGATTCGGTCGCAATTGGTTTCGGTGCCGTTGTGGAGGACAACAACGAACTTTCAGTGTCCAACAGCATAAGGTCCGTGCGTGTAAAAGGCTTGGCTCGGAGGGAAGCGACGGGTTCAGAAATGCTAAGTTTTGATGCCAGCACAGGATTGCTACACACAATAAAATATCCAGAAAAAAGTACAATGCTCCCTCTTCTGGAAAAGTCTGACATTTTGGAACTTGACGTTCGCAAAAAGAACGGAAGAGCCACAGTGAGTCTTGACGATGTTTCAAAGTTTGGAGAAATTGCAGTGAGGGATAGTGAAGGAAAGACCGTTGGCGTTGATCAGTCTTCTCTTGTTTTTCACATTCTTTTTTCTTTGCAAAAGATGAGAAACAACAGAAGGGGTGAACTTGCCCGAGAGGAAGTCGAACAGCTCAAGCAGGCATTCCACGAGTTCCGAGACTCCAACTACCAAAATCTCTCTGGAATTACAAAGTCCCAAGAGGCGCTCTTGGCAAAGATTTTGCAAGTTGCAGATTCATGCAAGGGCCTTCAAGAACTTGAGCAAAAACATTCCAGACTCTCTTCTTTTGTCGAAACGATGAAGCAAAAGAATGAGGAAATGTCCTTGACGTTGGGGGATGTTGCCGCGAACGAAAAGAGGCTGAAAAGGGTCGAGAAAATCTGTCGAGCGACAGAGGCTTTGCTCACGCCTTATTATGAAACTGAGCAACAGGTGCAAAACCACGAATGCCAAATCCAAGAGATTTTTGAAGAGGCAAAAAAGGACAGGGAAAAATTCTTGAGGTTTGCCCCTGTTATCAGAGAGCATCAAGGTTGCATCGAGGATCTTTCTTCTTTGGTAACGGAACAGGACCAACAAATAAAAGAACTCAAGGACATTGTGGAGGATCAAAAGTAAACAAATAAAAGTTCTCTCAAATCTGATGGAGCAACAACAGACTGCTATTTCAAGGCTTGAGGTTCAGGCCAAAGAGAAAAGACCAGTTTCTCCCCTTCTTGTGTCGGCACAAGCCGAGCTCAAGAAAAAGGTGTTGCCCACCGCCCAAATCCTTGAGGATTGGGAAAGTATCTAAAGTTTTCTTTTGCAAAAGAAAAAACATGGAAGTCGACTTTGCAACTTTGTACAACTTGCTGCGTCTCTTGACCAATAACAACCAGCAACAGGGACAGAGCAACAACCCTTTTGACGCTTCGCAGGTTCTGAATTCTCCCCCTCCTCCGACTCCTCAGCCCATCACTCCGGAAAATAGGAGGGAAGAGAATGCGCCGAGGCAGAACGATTTCTCTTCCTCATCTTCATCTCAACCTCCTTCCGTTATCTCCCTCAAAAACCGCAGGAATCTGATGATGCTTGGACTTGTTCTTTTGCATCTTCACGAGAAAAAGAACCTGCCGACGAGGATCGCAGAAAACATTGAGTACTCTTGGGAGTCGTACAACCATACTATGAGCTTTGAGGCATTCCGCGAAAAGAGTTTGAACAATCTCTCCTCCATTTTGAGCGAAGACGACAATTCTCTTGAGCTGTTCACCGAGATGACGACGATCTAAATATTTCTTTCAAAGAAAAAGAAATGCAACAAGAAGATCCGCCGTTTTCACGTCAACTTTTTTTGGAGACCTATCTGCAAAAAAAGAAAGAGGGAGATCATCCCAACCATTTCCAAAGTCAAGGATCTCAACAACCAAAGAATTTCAGACTTTTGCGACATAGTTTTTCTAGAGAAGGAAACCATGCCCAAATCAGAGGTTCTTTTCAAGTGGGGTGTGTACGCCGATGGCTTGGAAGTGCGCAGCTATTTTGATAACAGGAAAAAGACAATTCTCCCTTCTGAAGTTGCCCAGAAAAAGGCAAGAGAGTTTTTTGACGCACCTCTCGAGGATATTTACGACGCCAGTTACACGCTTGCCGTTCAAAACTATTCCATTCTTGAGGCGGAAAAGACAGCAAAGATTATGAGGAAAAAGTACAACAAAGTTTTCTCATCCGACGACCCAAATGTATGGTTTGAAAAGGCAAAAGAGTTTAGAGAACCCACCCCTCAGGAGGACCAACTGAGGTACCAAAAGTTTATGAGTCTGAGTCTCGCGAAACTCTACATCTAAAAATACTAATATTTTTAGAAAAGATGAGAATAACAGGGCATCAAAGAGTTGTCTCTCCATGTTTTTTTGACACGAACAAAGTCCCCGTCTTGCAATAGATCCCAACCTTCAATCTCAGCAGAAGAAACAAATGAACCAAAAACTTCATCGCCGTAATGGTTCCAAATTCTGCAGACAAGAGTTTCCGCATCCTTTTTTGTTTCAGAGTCTAGGACAACAAAAGGCACATGCAGCCTTTGGTCAACATCAACCCAAAACATTCGACAGTCTCCGAAAGCTCTTCCTTTTTGTGCAACGCAGACCGCTTCCTTGAGATCTGCTGCTTTGTCCAACTTTGCAACGTATGCATTTTGGAAAATATTGTCCTTTGAATTTGAAGCACCCATCACAACTATAAAAAATAATTCGTATTTTTTATGTTTTAATTCTCGGCCTCTTCCTTTTCCAGAGGGTCAGGTTCCTTGAACTTGATGTACTCAAACTTTCTTCCTCCGATGGCGGGACTTTGGAGAGCCTTTGTCATTTGCTTTCTGAACTTGAGGATAGTCATCTTTTTCGAACTGTAACTCAGGAAGTTTTCGTCGTACCACTCCTTGAAACTTGTGAAAAGCTCCGAGACCGTTACATACGGCACCTCTTCCTCCTCTTCTTCTTTGTCTTCCCCTTTCTTCTTCTTTTTCTTCTCGAATTCTTCCTTGTTGATCCTTTCGATACAATCCTTGACGTATTTGAGAACAGGGTCGTTCCTCGCACGGATTCTGTTTGTGTCTTTGGTCACTTCCTCGGGTTCGTAAAGACCCTCTTCGCGATACCTTGAAAAGTCCTTGAGACAGATCCAAAAGAGGGCCTGGGCAAGTTCTGGGATTTTCTCCTCAAAATTTGGGTCCTTTTTGAAGATGTTGTGTTTTTTCCTCTCTTCTGGGTCCTCAATCCATCCATCATCCTGTTCGTCGAGGAAAGTGGACTCAAACCTCACAACTCTGATACGATTCCAAGTCGCTTGGTCAGAGTTTGGAATATTCGGAGGCTTGTTACACATCATAAAGATTGTGAACTGCGGCTTGACATCCTTTCCCTCTTTGTACAAGGTTCGAACAAAGAAGGAGTCATTTCCAGACAATTCCTTCAGAATTCCTGGATTGAGCCTCTCGTCTTTGTGCACCTCTTGCAACACGCCATAACGAGCTGTCGGTGCTCTGGCAAGCTCGGGCCTTGCTGCACTGGATGAGTTTGTCCTTCCAGCCATGCACATTTCTCGAGGGAATTTGATAAAGTACTGTCCAAAGATGTATTCCAAAAGACTGAAGAAGACAGACTTTCCGTTGTGTCCCTTTCCGGTGCACATGTAGATCCTCTTGTTTCTGTTTCCTCCCTGCATGCACGAAGAAACCATGCGAATTGCACATCTGCGTATTTTCTCGTGTGGGGAAAAGCTTTTTGAGGAACTTTCGACATTCAATCACAGACTTGTCAGATTCTGAAAACTCACGATACTGCAGTCCGGTACTGATGGAGATGTAATCGTCAGGACTTCCATCGCGGAATATTCCCATTTTGAGGTCAACCACGCCATCTTCCATTCCCATAATGTCCTTGTTTTGATCCAACTTTTCAAGGAACCTTTCATTCAAAAAGAGCCTTTTACACATTCTCATCACTCCAGTGGCGAAGCTGTCCATTTGAAGCTTTGCCTGGAGGTCAAGGCAGCGTTTAATCGCAAGCTGTGCATTGGGATCTGTAGCCTGTTTAGCATCGGAGCTCAACGCGGAAATTTCAAGACGGAAGGTATCAGGAAGCTCAAAACTGATGATTCTCATCAGTTCGTTTGCATCGTCCATCTTTGTCCATCGATGCCCGCGGTACTCGTACCAGATGTTTGATTTGGCATCAGCACACACAAACTTGTCAGAATACTTGGTGTGGATGAGCTTTGCGACATTTGCATGAGTTGGCTTTGGACATTTGATGGCAGCATCCAAGTCTTCTCGACATTTTGTCTTTTTCCACTCTGCGTATTTCTCTGGATTGTCGTTCTTTGCCATTTGGTAGAGACTTCCTATGCCTTTACCCTTCATTTCCATCTGATCCCAGAGGTATTCGCACTTTTTCTGGTCAAAATTCGGCGCTCTTGCTGAAAAGTCAATCCAAAGTTCCAGAGCTTCTGGAATACCATTTCCAATGTTGAACAGAGTCCAGCCCACATTCATCCAGTCATCGTAGTTTTCGGCCCTCGAGTCGTTCAACATGTTCAAAATTCCGGAATTGGTCACTTCCTTGATATCTTGCATAATTTGTTCCATGGTTTTGACCAATGCTGTCGGCTTCTTTCTCCTTGTCATCTTCTTCTCTGTTGGGATAATTCCGCGGACAAGTGGAGTTGTTTTCCTCCGCCTTTGAATGGACAAGAGAATCGGTAGTTGCTTCTCAATATCCAACTTTTCCTCTTCGGCTTCTTCCTCCATCAGATTATAAATGTCGAGAACAGAAAGATCCTCAGAGTAAACTGCGGTGATCGTATAAGGTTCCAAAAACCCTCCAGACTCATCTGGGTTTCGTCGAGCCGTACATCAGCCATGGCTTTCCCTTGAGGGAGTCAATACACTTCTCCACATCCTCCAAAAGGTTGAGATCAGCAAAAGCACCGTTCTCCTGCAATGTTTTGACAACCTTTTGCCTGATGAAGGTGTTTTGGATGTTTGACTCTACGACAAAATATGGGAACATGAGATGAAAGCCGTCCTTGACCTTTTCCCCAGAGATCCGCGGTGAACTTCTCTCAAAAACCACACAGGAAAGAATTTTCTCATCGTTCTCAATCTCTGATTCTGGGACAATGACTCGAATCACCTCTTGGTATGCAGAAATCACGCTCTTGACGTGTTCTCTCTGTGTATTGCCGCTTGGGCATCTTTTTGCCGATGTCTTCGAAACGAAAGTCGACATCGACATAAAGAGGGTGATACTTCAACGGCATCTCAGTCATGCAGAGAGTCACTCCATTTGCAATGGCATCGCAGTAGAGATCAAAAAAGGAAACAAGGCTTTTCTTCTCTTTGATCAGAAACTTTCCCTTTGGAGAAAAGGATGTGTGCGTAAATTCCGTTTTTTCTCCCTCTGTCCTCTGGACTCGGAAAGTCTCCAGAAGAGCAAAAAGGTCCTTGTTGTGTCTCTTTGCCATTTTTTTGTTTGCGGATTAACAATGAAATAAAACAGTTTGATTATCAAACAAATCTTGAACAGCAGAGAAACTTTTTTATTTCTTTTTTACAAAAGAAATGCAAAGTTTTGGCCTTGAGATTTGTCTTCCTCCCGAACTTGTGCGTCACTGTGTGTTGTTTTCTGACAACCCAAACTGTCTCTTGGTCTCTAGAAATTTCTACTGTTTTTGGAGAGAAAGGCTTTGCGAAAGAGGCGAAAGAAGGGGATTGAATCTTTTGAGGCATGGCTCTTTTTTTGGGATTGTACTTACAAAGGAAAGCGACAAAATGCTCGTTGTTGGCCAAGCTGCGATTTCTGGAAACAAGAGGTTACTCAAAAAAGTTCTTTACAGGAACAAGAAGGAATGCTTTGCCTATTGTCAGGAAAGCGCCTTGTATGGAGCCTCTTTCTCGGGAAACAAGAAGCTTTCTCTTTGGATTCGTAAAAGGTTTCGCGCAACCTGTGTCTCTGGGTTTAATGGTGCGCTTGATGGAGGTCACGAAAACCTCTGCAAATACTGGTGGAAGAAACTTTGTTCAACCCTTTGCAAGAAAAACAGAAGACATTTTTTGTCGTCTGCCATGATAAGATGTGCAGGCTGCAATCCAAAGCTTTTTCCTTTGTTGCAAAAGATGGGAGGAAAGCCCGGTGTTGCTGTGTTTGTGGCCGCGACACAAACACGGAACCATTCCCTCTTTTCTTCTCTCTTGCCTGATGCTCAAACAAAGGATTTTCCTTTGATCCTTTTGTATGCGGTAAAAACTCGAAACCCTTCCTTTGTGTTTTCTTGTTTTGAGGTTGGAATGATCCCTGGACCTGAGCATTTTCAGGCTGCGAGAGAAAAGAAGGATGAGATGAAGAGGATTTTCGCTGCGAAGCTCTCTTTTCCTTGAGACAATAATATATCTTTTCAAAGATATATTTTTACACAACAGGAGGTTCATAGTTTGTGTTGTATCTTTGCTTTGAATGTTTTCTGTACTGTTTACACCCAAACTTAAACTTTGGACAAGGCTTGACGTCGTAATAGAAGAGTTTGTCCTCGACGTTTTTCTTCATTGTCCGATTGTCGATGATCATACATCTGTATGGCGTTCCACAAATCTGGTCCATTATTTCGCAGAACTGGTTATAGTTTCCCAGGATTCCTCCAAAGTTTTTCCAAATCTTTTCCCGTTCAATGGGAGAAGGTTCGTAAAAGATGACAAAGTAACTTCCGCACTTTCTCGAGTTTGGCTGAAGTTCAATGGCTCCATGACCGAGAAAAAACACAGCGTTCGCCCAGTGTCTCGAACCAAGTTTAAAAAAGGCGTTGACGACGGGCTTTCTGTAGATTGAGACGTCGTCGGAACAATCATCCACAATGTGGACAGAAAGCGGATTTTTACACAGAGGCGATTTTTTGGCCTTTTTCTGCCTTTCAATATACTTTTTCTCTCTGTCTTCGTTCCATTTGCTGCTGGTGAAAAGCGGAGGGATAATTCCTTCAAAATCTCCAGACTCGTCCGAAGTTCCCGAACACAAGGTCGCCACAGGATATTTATGTCGGCGATAGTACAGGTAGTTTTTAACGAATGAGGTCTTTCCGGAACCCGGATTTCCAATGACGATAAACGTCGCGGAATCGGGACTTCCTTCCATATCCCATGCTTTGATGTTGTAGGTCACTGGGTTTTCGGGTGTTGGTTCATCGACAGCGGCTTTTTTCCTCCCCACCATTCTACAACTTTGATATTTATATTTAAATATAAATATGAGAGAACTGTGGCTGTTTTTACTTCTTTTGTCTTTGAATTCTTTTGTTGTTTCGGCACATGTCTATTTCTGTTGGTACCTTTTCGGTGACTGTGGTTGGAGAAGACAAGGGGAAATTTCTCTTTTGTTTTTGGTGACTTCACCAATTCTTTGTCTTTACTCTTTTTTCAAGCTGACTAGGGGCATAACGTAAATTTGAGCTCCCTCTCCCTCATTGAAAGTTTTTGTCCGTCAGAGGTTTCATCCCAGATATTTTTAACAGAAAAAAGACTCACTCGTTTCGCAGACACTCTCTCGTTCGCAAAACTTTCGTCCCACAGCTGGGTCAAAATTTCCTCTTCCAAATACTTTGTGTCCCATTCCGGAATTATCGCAAGAGGGAAAAAGTACTTTTTTGTTCGAATCCACAAAAGTTTGCATGGGCGGATCTCACCAAACTGAGACAGACAAATTTTTTGTTTCAAATCCCAACTTCCAAAGTTTTCTTTCCAAACGTCAATATTCTTTTGCAAGTCCATCTTCATAAGAAGAAAAGTTTGTTGTTGTCGAAATAGCGATCTGTTTTTCATGACCAACAACAAATTCTTGTCTGAGCTAAAAAATATTTGCAAGATAAAATATTTTTTCTGAAGTTGGCCAAAAAGTTGTAAAATTCCAAACTATATGCTTGTGCGTTTTGCACACTTTGTATTTTTGTCTTTGAACAAGTTTTTTCTCGGGACATAAAAAAATATTTGCAAGATAAAATATTTTTTCTGAAGTTGGCCAAAGACAAAGAGAGTAAGTAGCACTTGTGCTTTTTGCAGACTTTGTATTTTCTGACAGAGAATAACAACTTTTTGTCTGGGGCTGAAATATTTTTTCTTGTGTAAAAATATTTTTTCTGACAGCAAACAAAAAGTTGTAAAATTCCAGAGAGGAGAATTTCACCCCTTTATCTGTTCCTCAAAAAACTCGAGTACGAGTCCCATGGATGGTCTTTCCTGTGGATTGTACCTCAAGCACTCGCGAAGAACAAACTTGAACTCTGCGGGGACTTCTTTGACTTCCACCTGTCTTATCTTGTGTATCGCGTGTTGCTTCAGCAGTTCCTTTTTTGAAAAGGACCAGAGGAACCTGTGGCTAAAAAGCTCTGCCATTGTACAGCCAAAACTCCAAACATCAATCTCAAAAGAGAAGGAACACTCAGGCTCCAACAGAAGTTCGGGTGGGCGATAGTGGATCGTAACAATTTCCTGTTCAGCTTCCGTTGGTCTTTCCGGGCTCACAGAAAAGGGAAAGTCCAAAGTCGCAGATTTTTGCCCTTTTGCCGTCAAACAGAATATTTGAAGGTTTCACGTCGCCGTGAATTATCCCGTTTGTATGCAAAAAGTGGAGGCCCCTAGCGATATCCGCAAGAACAGAGGGAACCTCCTCCTTTTTGAGAAAATACATCGAGAGATCAAAGGGAACGTACATCAAGAACAAGAACTTGTCGAAATGTTTGTCCGTTCAAACTTTATGAGTTTGCAAATGTTTTTGTGCTCTGAAGGAAGCAAGTCATAGATTTTCTTCTCGGGGTGTGTTTCATCTCCAAAGCTTTGAACAGAGTAGCTTTTCATGACCACACCTGTGTCTGTGTCTGCGAGAATGGTTGCTTGCCAAGGGTTCGAAGAGCGTTGAAGAACCTTCATCAAAAACAAAAGGAAGAATTTTCTTGTCCTTGTTTGGTTTGTAAGCAAACTCAACAATGCACAAATATTTGGAGAAGAGGGAAGCACTCTATTTTGCATTTTTCCAAAAACCCAGAAAGAGGGATTATGTACAGACTCACACAGAGGGAGGAAGAACTTGGCAAAGTCTGCCAGATGGAACTTTGCACGGGTTTGAAAAAACAGAGAATGAGACAAAGACATGGAAAAAGGGAGTTTTGCATGGAGAGTGGTCTCTCAAGGAGGACGATCGGCAAATTCAGGGAGAGTTTGTGAACGGAGTTTTAGAAGGAGAGGTGAAAATTCAGGATTATCCCAGTTCAGTCACGATAAAATATCTTGGTGGTTTTCCTGTGTCCTGCGAGTCTCACTTTACTGAAACGACGTACGATTGGGATTTGGAAAAACTTCAACTTGTAGTTTGCCGAAGGGACAAACAGAGTGGAAAGACAAACATCAAAAAGTTTGTCGAACTAGAGTTTTTGAGCGATGGGAAGGATCATCTGCCAAAAGGTTCCTTTCTGATATCTCTTGAGAACTTTTCTGGGATATGCGGGAGAAATGGCAGTAAATATGTCTATGGAGTTTTATGCAACAGCGGAGGAGCTCCAAAGCTGAGAATGTCAATATGTTTTCCAGTCTTTCAAAAATAAAACATATTTTTTGATGCAAAAGTACCTCTGTCCAAAAGAGGCAGTTTCATTTGCCATCGCGCTGGATGTTGAGATTGACCCGGAGCTATACAAAGTCCAAAAGGATGGCGCGTATGTTCTTCCAGATGGAATCTCCTATCATGGTCTTTACGACCACAAGAGCGGAGTCAAACATGAAAGGATCTTGTTCAAGGCTGGAAAACCCCAAGGAAAATATCTGTACTATGACAATAGCAAATACATCACTGGGAACTACGACAACAAAGGACAAAGACAGGGAGAATTTGTCATTTGGCGATATCGCCAAAATAACACGACGGGTGCTGTGACAAAAATTCAGGATTATATCCTCTTTTACAAAGACGATATTCTCCTGTGGGCGACAGTTGGGACAAAATCTTCTGTAAGCCTGTTGTGGGATGAAAAGAACAAATTCTGTAAGTTTGTGAGAATAACAGCAGGAGAGGTGACCAAAACCTGGTCGAGGGCTTATCAAGATGTAAGAACGAAAAGAACAAAGGGGAGAGTTTTCGAAGACGAGCGCTTCGGAAGCCTTTCAGAACCAGCCAGTTACATGCCTGTACATCGCCACTTACAAACGAATCAGTACGGCTGCGTTATTTCAGAGATCCAATCGAACTGAAAAATTTGAGAATAAGATTGACCAGAAACACAACATGAACTATTTTGCGTATACCGACGGCTCTTGTCTCAAAAATCCGGGTCATGGTGGATATGGAGCTGTGATCCTTGACTCGCTACAAAATTTGGTCCAAGAGCTTTCGGGGCCTTTGCCCAACACCACAAACAACAAGGCGGAAATGACCGCTGTGATCAAGGTTCTCGAGTTTTTGCCACCGAATTCTTCCTGTACCGTGTACACAGACAGCCAGTACGTCTCAAAGGGAATGAATGAATGGATGAGCGCGTGGAAGAAGAATGGATGGAGGACCTCAGCCAGGAAACCGGTACAGAATGTCGAATTGTGGAAAACACTCGACTCGTTGCGAGAAATGCATCACATCGAATTTGTTTGGATTGAAAGGTCTTCATCCCAACACAATGTTCGTGCCGATAGACTTGCAAATTCAGAGGCACAAAAACTCGAGACAATAGAAAAAAGATAGACAAGCATAAAAAACAGCTTTGTTTGGTTCATTTACAAAATATTGCTTTTGTACTACAACGCCCAAATCTTTTCAAAAACAAACTCTTACTTACAATAATGTCGAAACAAGAGCTCGAACTTTTAACCAAGGAATACCCACAAATTTTTGGTTGGCTTTGTCACGAAGAAGAGAACAAGAGGATCGTACTTTTGGTAAAAGAAAGGAACAAAAATATCCCAAAAACTTTCTTTTCGCAAACGCTGCAGAAAACCATAGAACTGAAACAGCAGATTTCAGTGCCTGTTATCCCATTCTAACTTGAGAGAGAAAAGATTAGTATACTAATCTTTTCAAATGAAAGTGCAAGGTTTTTGTATTTTGCGGAACTTGTCAAACAAAAAATTGTGAGAAGAAAAAGGCATAACAAAAAATATTTTTTGTTATGGAACTGCCCAGTCTCAAGTTGTTGTGTCTCGCGCAAGTGCCCAAAAAGACTGGTCTTGATGAACTTGACTCTTTGAAACAACAGTTTGACAACTTTTTTGTAGATGGGCCTCACCAAAAACTTGATATCGTCGTTGGGGATGAAACTGTGAATAGGCATGTGCTGATATGTTGCATTGGCTGGGATATAAAGACCACAGTCAACAAAGGGGTTATCGAACAGGGCTATTCTGACAAAAACGGTGTGAAAATGGGAGAATGGCACTACAGCATCCCACAGAGACAACGAAATCTTACAAACGACGCATTTTGGGAATTCTTTTCCGATATGCAGCATTATGATGGCGGGAGAATCATTTGGCTTCCTGACTCTCTTTTTTTGTTCCGGAAAGTTGTCTATTTTTGCGGCAAAAAACATGGGACAGAGACATTGTACGACATCTCAAGTGGAAGAAAGACTGAGGAGATCAAATGGGAAAATGGCCAAAGAACGGGCGAGACAAAAGTTTATTATTCTACAGGAGAATTGGCAATGGTCGTCGAGTGTCTTGCGCACAATATAAATGGCAGCAGAATTTGTGCCTTCAGCCACAGCAAGTACAGAGAAGGCGAAAAGACACCATTTGAAGTCTTTGTGAAAAACTCTGTTTCGTGTTGCGCTGAAGATGAAGATTGGTCATAAAAATAACAAAAACTATATTTTGTTATGCAAGTGCCGAGTCTAAAAATTCTCAGTCTTTTCCATGTTCGTGCTAAAACCGGAATCACAGAGCTTGACAAACTCAAGGAAAAATTCGACCTTTCCTTTTGCTCCTTTGGATCGAACGTCGAGCCCGGGGATTTTTTAAAGGTCGGAAGAGAAATGGTCAGATTTCTGGCACTTTGTTCTTGCCTTGGTCTTTCTTCGACAAAGGTGGTCACCAAGTGTGAGATTGGCCGTGGCTGGCTTGACAAACGTGGGAAAAAGTTTGGGAAATGGGTCTTTTGGTATTATGAGCGCGGTTTGGATATAGAAAGAGGGAGAAATAAATCTATTGAGCCTATAAGGCTGAAGGATTGTTCATTCAAAACGCGCCAAACAGCATATTTCGACGACATCGAGCATGGAAAAGAAAAGTTTTACTATCAAATGTTTGAAAATGATGTCTCTGAACTTCGGACTTGGGTTTATGGAGAAGAAACAGGAGAAAGCATAAATTATTATGTACATAACAGGGTCGCGATACGCGTAAATCTTCGCAAAGGCCTCATGCACGGGGAGAGAATATGCTATGATTGGCTCGGGAAAATTTTGTCTCGACAAAAATATGAGAATGGTGTTTTGCTCGAGTAAATTATACAAAGTATAATTTTGAAATTAACGAGTGTTTGGAACAAAAGTCAAAACTTTTCATCAGCATGTTGAGCCTCAAGCATCTTTGTCTTTACCATGTGCGCGAAAACACTGGGATTGAGGAAGTTGACTCGATGAGAGCTCAACTTCTCAACATTTTGGATAACAGACCCTTTGAGAAGCTGAATTGGACTCTTGGTGATGAGACCTTTCACATTTCCGAGGTGCTTCGGGGCTTTGGCTGGCGCGTTGACAGTGTGGACGAGGAGTTTCTTGTTGGCAGAGGCCTTGTCGAGGTTATGACTGGAAAGAGGGTGGGGCGTTGGTATTTCTACCTCCAGCAAAGGGGTGGTCACCTCACCGACAGAGATTTCTTTTCTCGCGTAAAGGACAAACACTCACGCCCACGGCTCAACATGGTACCAGCCTCCAACAAGGGAGGTTTTGGTTCTGTTCTGTTGCCTATTTTCACGGAGAGCGCCATGGATTGATGCGCAACTACGACGCGCGCACGACAAGGATAACAGAGGAGTACGAGTTTGTGAATGGCTGGCAGACGGGCAAGGAAAAGTACTACTACAGGAATAGCGGCAGACTTGCGCTTCAGATAGAATGTGTCGGACACAAAGTCGACAATAGAGGATGTGCCTACCTGCAAACGCACTACGACGACAAGGACTTTGCAGAGCCCGCGGTGACAAGGATTATGTACACGACGACAGAGTGTGATGACTGCTAAAATATAAATGTTTTATATTTTCTGAAAACCAAAGTTGTGTATTATTTTGCAACTAAAATTTGAAAATGTCTCGTCAGCTTGTTGAACGGAAAAAGGAGGAGCATCTTGAAAATCCCCGAGTCATAATGTCTGGACCTTTTCGCGGACAAACTCGTACCGAGAGGAGCGTCAGAACGATAGTAGAGACTTTCTTTGTGCTCGAGGGAACACAGGTTCGGGATGGCAAGTATAAAATGAAAAGGACTTACGAGACAGTTTATCCCGTTTGGGATTCCACAAAACAAGATTTCGTTGAAAAGAAGGGCTCGACGCTCTTTGAACTCGAGAAAGAGTACTGTCAATGGAAAAGTCCAAGGCAGAGTCAAAGAGGCGCTCTATGCTTTTGACAAACAAAAGGGCAAATTCGTGATGCAATACAGGACTGACTCTGCTTACAAGGACGGAGAGAGGCATGGGAAAACAGTGATCGACCTGCCACGCGAAAGAGGAGGGGGGTGGACATACGAGTACGAACATGGAGAATAACAACTAGGAAAAGTGAGAACACAATAAAACATTTGTGAAATGTTTTTTGCCAAAATGTCAAAGGTTACCAAGAAAGAGGAAAAGTTTGAGTTTGCAAAGACTGTTCTTTGTGGACCTTTGAAGGGTACTCCATACACTGAAAAGGTCCTGAGAACCACTCGCGAAATCCTTTCGGTGAACGAAGGAACAGGAGTAAAACATGGATTATGCATAACCATCAAAGACGTGGAATGCTTCTCCCTTGTTTGGAACCCTTTGAAGCAGTCTTTGGTCGAACAAAAGACTGGGACACGTCAGGAAATTTCGGAAACCTATGTTGATGGGATTATTGCGGGAGTTGTTGTTAAGAAGAACTTTTCTTTCAGCGTCAAGAGGCAGGAGTATGTTCTCGTCTCCACCTCAACCATGGAATACAAGGACGGGAAGAAGAATGGAGTATACAGAGCCGTCAATGGAGACGGAGAATTGGTCATTTTTCACGAATTTCTGGATGGAGAACTTTGGGGAAGACAGATAGAGCTCCCAAAGCCCTCGAGAACTGCACTCTCAAAGTAATAGCTTTTTGCTTGTCACGAATCATTTTTATTGTCAAACATAAAAATAATAATCGCAAAACTCAAGGCTCAAAAGTCAAAATATTTTCGCAATGTCTTTCAACTGTTCTTTGTTGTCTTTCGAGTCTCGCTGCGGTGACATCCTCTTTGAGTGGAAGGATAAGGTTTCCTTTTCCATCACCCACAATGATGTTGATATGAAGGAACTGGACAAAAGCATCGACGAGTTTTTTGACCGCATCGAGAAAGGCGCAAAGACCTTTTGTGAGACTGTGAAAGGCTCGAACCTGCACTTTATCTACTATTACGGCAAGGTGACCATAACAAGCACCACTGGTGATGACAAGAGGGAAAGTAGCCTTTGCATCCCTCTTGCTGACTGTCGAGACAAACTTGAGAACTTTATCGAAGAGATTTCAGGAGAGGTAAGGGAAAAGTTGCAAAAGGACGAGGATGAAGACACCGATTCTTCTTCTGACGAGGAAGTGGAGATGAAGGCTGTGAAGCGCCCCGTTTCGAAGAAGCAGAAGAAGGGAAGTGACTCGGAAGATGAGGATGAGTACGAAGAGAGTGAAGAGGTGAGGGAGTTGTACTGGACGAAGCCGAAGCGCAAGTATGATGAGGATGAACTAGACGAGGAGGGAAGGTGGCGTTGTGGAGTGTACAAGAATCTCCATTAGTGTTAGAGTTCACGCGAAGCAATAAAACATTCAGTGAATGTTTTATAATCACAAAAGCCAAGCCTCAAAAGTCAAAATATTGTGCAATGTCTTTCTATTGTTCGTTGTTGTCCCGCGAGGGAGAGACCTCAGACATCGTTTTTGGTTGGGACGATGGTCGCATGCACTTTAGCACAAACTTTGAAAGGACGAATCTCAAGGCTTTGGCCGAATGTCTTGCCTCACTTTTTGAGTACATTGAGAAGCGCCAGACTCTTTCTTTTCGGCATTCTCTGGGACCTGGTTCTCTCCAAATTGGTATCTTGTTTGATCGGATTTCTATCGACCGTGTTGGTGGCTCCGATGCGACAGATAACTGCTTCAAACTGATAATGCCTCTTGATGAGTGCGAAACGCCTCTGAGAGAACTTTATCAAAAGGTTTTGGACGCAATCTTTCGCAGTGGCGTCGAAAAGTAGTTGAATATAATTTGCAAATTATATTTTGTTGGAAAATGACAATCTTTTGGCCCATCCTTGCAAATTTTTTTGCAACATGTCCCGTATTCCGAGCCTCAAAGTCTTATGCATTGCTCTTGTTGAAGAAAACACTGGAATTGCAGAGATTGATGAGCTTCGGGAAGAGCTTGATTATCAAATCTCAGGCATCGACGAGTACAAAGGCGAAGTCATGTATCTTGGCGACCAAGAGTTTGATTACCATGAGATGGCCTCTGCACTTGGATGGAAATACATCGGCAAAACCAGCGGCAACATTCATGGAGAGGGTTATGTCGACAAGTTTGGAAGGAAGATGGGGCTTTGGGACTACCTGTATATTGAAACAGACTTCACAATCTGTCGGGACGACATTTTACCCAACAGAACATTCTTCCCCTCGAGAAAGACCCACTACCTCAGGGGAAAGAGGAACGGAGAGGAGGAGGTTTTCAAGATTACGAGAAAGGGAGAGATTGCCAGAAAGACGCGTTGGCGCAACGGCAAGAAGAACGGACTTGAGCAAGTTTATGGAGTTGATTGCCAAGTTGAGCAGAGGATGATATGGGAGGATGGGGAATGGGACGGAAATGTGGAGTGGTTCAGCACATAGAAAATATATAATTATGTTATAAATAATTATTCATCGACATCCTCATCTTCTTCGACATCAATCTCTGTTTCCAACTTGCCAAAAAGCCCAGGAGATGTCTCTTTGGCTTGTCTTTGTTTCTTCACAGAGTCAGATTGCGTAAGTTCGTCCTCTTCACACACCTTTTCGTCAAGAAGGTGGCACAAAACAGTCCGCTCTTCTTCCTTTTCAGGATCTTTCATACCATCGATAATATCCTGAAGCACAAGAATTTGACGCTTCAGTTCACGCACATTTTGATCCACAAAAATGGACGATTGTCGGTAAGCAGATCCGACAAATGTGTTGATAGCATCCTGCAAATTCCCGAAAAGACTGCTCTCTGGAACAAGAACAGCAGACCGAGGAACAAGTACGGGGAACCTCATAGTACAGACTGTATTCGGCTCCTTTTCTTCAGACACATTAAAGTACCACCTCCCCTTGAAGTCAGTAGCATTCAGACAGATGAGCTTTGTGTGATCCATGACTTTGAAACATTTAAAATAACTTGTATTTTATTGGGGATTTATTTGTTCTGAGACATCAAAAGTTTGAGATGATCCTCGAGTTTGTCTGCGGGGATGTCGGGGAAGAGACTTGTAAAGACCTGATAGCACGTTTTCATGTCTTGTGCGGTTTTCCTTTTTTCTTCTTTCTTGGCTTCCCTTCTTGCCTTGGATTTTTCGCTGATTGTGTCTTTATTTGCTTCGTACCAAAGACGAAGTCTTTCTCTTTCTTCCTCCTTGTGTTTCTCGTAGTATCTCCTCTGTGCTGCGAGTTTCTTTTCTCTACTCATGTCTTCCTTACTATCCGTAGACACGGTTTACTGTTTCTACGGATATATTAAAGAAAAAAAGAGGACGTTGTAATGGCTACCACACCTACTCAACGGCCTATTAATTTCAATATTTCTTTGAAACCCGAAATTTCCGAACCTGAGACATGGGATGGCGGCTTTGGTTGCCCTCTTTGCTCATTCAAAGGGAAGAATGAGGGAGATCTCAAAAAACATTATCAAAGCCAAGAGCACCAAACGTCCTATCTCGAGGCGATGAAAAGTCCGAGTTCAAACTCATCTTTTTACGAGCTGAGAAAAGACGAGACACAACAAGAGTACTTGACAAGAGTGAGCTTTGCATATATTTTGGGTAAGATCCCAAGTTATTGTTTGGTAAAAGAAAAATATGGAACCTTTTGGTTCTCCCACGCTTTTTCTTCAAAGAATAAAAACTCTTTGGACTTCTCGACAAAAAAGAGGGGAAGTGAATCTTCCCTCTCCTCAGAAGCTCGCGCACACTTTTGGCAAGAAAAGTGGCCATAGTTTGTTCTTTGCTTATGAAAAGACTCCCTTTTCCCGTTCTTTCGGGAGCTATATGACTTTCAAGACATTCTGGAAAAACTACTGGCCTTTGCCAGACAAAGAGAAACGTTTTCACGAGCAATTCCTCAAGGGACAACCCGCACGCGAAATATTTGACCTCGACAGCTCGGATTTAACAGAAGAGGAAGCAAACTCCTTGAACATTCCCGAATTGTTTCAGAGACTTCGCAGAGAATTTTCGCCGGATGAGAAGCTTGACTTTTTTATTACACACTCTTGCGGCAAAGAAAAGGGCAAATACAAGACTTCTTACCACGTCGTCTCGACAAAGACGCACTACGATATTGTGGAACTTGGTAAGTTTTGCAAAGAGTTTGTTTCCTTTCTTGAGAAAAGAAGATGATGGCTCTGTTCTCGCCAAGTTGATAGACAAGCAAATCTATACAAAGAACAGAACCATAAGAGCCCCATGGTCATGCAAATGCGAAAGTGACAGGAGACTTTTACCCATTGAAGAACACAAAGAAAAGAAGCCCATCGACTTTTTTGGAACACCGCTGGGCTATCTTTGGTGCGGGGAATACAAAGAGGAAGAACAAGAAATAAAGAAATTCCAAGGCATCACAACCCCAGGAGAATACGAGGATGTGTTGAACGACTTTGTGGAGCAAAAACTCGGTGGTGACTTTGAAATACAGAAAGAGGGCGAACAGTGGAGAATACAGAGGGTCAATGGCCAATCCAATTACTGCCCTTTTTGTGAAAGGGAACACGACAAGGACAACTACAAAGCTTATATTGCCCACGATAGACTTTGGATTCGATGCTTTCGAGCAGGCAGACCTGTGGCTTTGACACCTCCAACAAAGAAAGGAGAGAGAAAATTTCGCAAGAAACCCGCTTTTAGTTCTCTTCCTCCTCTTCAGGCTGATTTTTCATATTGTTCCCCCGTTTGCAGACCGATAATGTTTGAAGAGAACAAGAAATGTCTCGCAATTCAAAGCGCTATGGGGACTGGCAAAACAAAAGCTCTCGCCTTCTATCTCAAACTGCGCCCGCAACTGAGGGTTCTTGTCGTGACATACAGGAGAACTCTTGCACGTGAGATGTGCGTCAAACTCCCGGGTTTTGTAAACTATGAGGATAAACAAGCAGGATGGCTCAACGCAAAGAAACTTGTCGTACAGGTTGACTCTTTGCACCGCGTCTTTGGCAAGTACGACCTTTTGGTTTTTGACGAAGTGACGTATACAGACTCGAGACTGCTGTGTGATGTCGCTCAAAAGACAGGATGTTGGAAGACATTCAAACAGTGCGTCAGAAACGCAAAGAATATTTTATTGATGGATAAAAATTTGAATCAGACAACCATCGACCTCTTTGAGAAACTTGGGGCGTATTGCCATGTCATTCGCAATGAATTCAAGGCACACAAAGACAAAAAGGTGCAAATTCATTCTGGTTTCCTTGAATTCAAAGAGAAACTTTTTGAAGATCTCAAAAAAGGGACAAAGATATGTTTTGCATCAAGTTCAAAGAAAAAACTCGAGCTCTTGTGTCGCGAAGCAAAGGCAAAGGAATTTCGTGTACTTTGGTATACCGGAGAAGGAAAGAGTGAAAATGTTTGGCTTTCCCAATGGAAGAACTATGACCTTGTCGCGTACACACCCACAATCTCTGCCGGGGTAAGCTACGAAGAGAAACATTTTGGCAAAGTTTATGGGTACTTTAGCTCTCGTTCGTGTTGCGCCGAAGAGGCAGAACAAATGCTCTTCCGAGTTCGAGACATCGCACAAAAGGAACTTGTCCTTGCTTTTGACGACAGAACCTCAAAGTGTCCAACAACAAAAAAAGGAGTTATCGAGGACCTCGAGTCAAAAGACGGGACATCCTTTTCCATCGAAGGAATAAAGTGGGACATTGCATCTGGAACTTTTGTGGAAAATGCTCGTTCGAAAGCGTTTGTGGAAGTTACTGTGAGACGAAACCTCTCCAAAGTGGGGATCTGCGGCGTTTTGACTGGTCTTTTGGAAGAACAGGGAATGTCTGTAGAGTACGTAAGCCCTTCACTTTCGGGAAATTATCTCAAGGAGCGAAAGGAAGAGCAAAAGTATCTGGAAAAAATTATAAAACTTGAGGACGCGGTCAAAATCACACAAGCCCCGGCAACCACAAGGCAAGAGTTCTCCATTCCTCTGCTCCCGTAAGGAAAAGACCGAAGAGGATATCTTTCGATCCAAAAAATTCATGCTTTCTCACGTTTTCGAGGTGAAACAAGAAGAAATAACACCCGAATTTGTTTTGGAATACTCTGGTCAAGAGAACATCTTTCGGAACCAAAGACTTGCCTTTGTCGGGACAAGGGACGAACAAAAAGAGAGACTTATGTCTCTCATCCGCGAAAAGAATGCAGAAAAAGCTTTGATGAAGAAGGACGAGAGAATACACCTATCCAATCGTCTCGAGAAAATTGTGTATGCGAGGCGCCTCTTTTATTGGCTGGGGTTCAGCAGTGTTTTGCAAAGAGAGAAAAAGAGCAAAGAGGAAATGGCTCGGCGTTTGAAGGAAGATCCGTGAAAAGGTTGAGAAGAGTAAAAACTTTCAGGTGATGCTCGGAAAACTGCCGGAAACAGAAGACAAGACAATAAAATGGGCTAATGACGCTTTGAGAAAGTTATTCGGATTTGCTGTGTTGAGAACAAGTAGGAACAAAAATTTTGAATGGGAGCTAACATTTTCTTCTCCTTGGATATATGGAGAAGAAGCAACACCAACGCAAAAGAAAAAAGTTGTGGCTTGTAAAGTGCCAAAAGTTTGCTAAAAGATATTTACACAGAAATATCTTGAACGCAAAAACAAAAGATTACTCATCGTAGAAAAAGACTTGCACAGAAAAAGAAGAGTAAACTTCTATATAGGAGTAAATCCGAACAGAGTTTACTCTTCTTTTTCTGTGCAAGTCTTTTTCTACGATGAGTAATCTTTTGTTTCTGGTTTTTGAGTCTGTACTCATTCTATAATCATCATAGGTTTTGAATTCTGTGAACAAAGTAAATGGAGGAAGATACGGGAATCGTCTACCTCCTACGGAACGACTCGTTGTGGAAGAAGAATATCTTCAAAGTTGGTAAAACACAAAACTGGAAAAATAGATCCGTAAGTTATGGTAAAATCCGCCTTCTTTTGACCTTTGACTCTGACTGTATCTCTGAGCTTTCTCAAAAAAGTACTCCCTTGCCTTTGGAAGAGAGTACTTCTTCTGTTCGGAAAAGGATGCCATTGAGACCTTCAAAGAGATTGGTGGAAGAGGAGCAGAAATTTATGAAATAAATAGGAGGAAAAAAGCTTTCGAGTCTCTCCCTTTTTCTAGCATCGATGAGATCCGCACAAGTCAAACGAAGAAGAAAGCAGCAAGGAAAAAGCTCTTACCCAAACCAAAGGTCAGCGACATCGCGAAAGCGAAAGCTTTGACGAAAGAAGAACACGTTGTTCTTTCCAATGCCGACAATCTCACACAGGAGCAAAGAAGTAGTAAGTGCAAGTTTGACCTTGCAACTTCTTTTGACGTGAAACAAGAGGAAATAACGCCCGAATTCATTCTCGAGTATCAGGGAAAGGAGAAAATATTCCAAAACCAAAGACTTGCTTTTGCAGGAACGAGAGAAGAACAAAAGCAAAGACTTACACAACTTTTAGAAATAAAGAACGACCTGAAACGAGATGAACTGACACCAGACGAGAGAATTGGCCTTTCACATCATCTCGAGAAAGTTGTGCACGCACGAAGACTCTTTTATCAGCTGGGCTATGGAAGTACTACGAGCAGAGAGAAAAAGAGTAAAGATGAAATGACTACAAGACTCGCGAAAATACGCGAAAGAGTGAAGAAGAGTGGGCACTTTCAAGAATTGTTAGGAAAGATGCCAGAGGAGGAAGAACACACAGTAAGATGGGTAAATAACATTTTGAGGAAGATGTTCGACTGTTACATAGCGAAAACAAGTAGGAGCAGAAGTTTCAGCTGGGAGTTGATGTTTTCATCGTCGTGGAAACACAACGGTGAACTAACTCATATGTCGAAAAAGAAGGGGGTGGGAAGACTTATACCGAGCCCATTTTGAACCAAAGCATATTTTACTATAAAATATGCACAAGTCGCAGAAACAGAACATTACTCATTGTAAAAAGAGACTGATAATATACGTGCACGAAAAACTAAAAGTTTTTTTACCTCCAATAAAAGTTTTTCGTGCACGTATATTATCAGTCTCTTTTTACAATGAGTAATGTTCTGTTTCTGCAAAAATACACAATCTAAAATATCCACAATAAATATTTTCCGAAAGGCAATACAGATCCCACACTTTTTGGTGACATTCTGGAACATAAAATTGTTTGCTTATTTCCCGGTCTCAAGTAAAGTGTATGTCATCCACAGGAAAGGCAATGACCTCAAAGGAGAGGTCGAAAAAGTTTCGAGAGAACAACAGAGAAAAGACTCGCGAAGCAGCAAAAGCATGGTATTGGAGAAATAGGGAAAAAGTTCTCGCAAAAAAGGTTGAAGACAGGGCGAGAGAGCAAGAAGAACAAAGAAAAAAGGATGAGGAACTTTCCAGACTTCGCCAACTTGTGGCACAGTACGGAATTCAAGTATAAAACTGGACTTGGCTAGACAAGATAAAAAATATTCACAAATAAATATTTTTTGGAAGCCGGTACACATTGCGAGTTGTCTGTTCCACTTTTTTCTCAGTACCAGCCACGTTCCTCTCGTTCCCATTGTTAACTTCTACCCAGCTGTAGGGAGTCCAAGTCTCGAGTATTTCTTTGGTATCGCACTCTGGACAGCAACCAGAGTCAGCAACGACATAGGCTCTCGGATAGTTTTTATGCATTTCGGTGTAATCCAGTATGCTTCTGTGGGAAAGTCCCAAATTCTCTGCTGCCTCATGCAACAATTTCCTCTCGTAACTATTCCGGCACCTCATCTTCATCGGCTTTCCGGTTCTCGCGGCTCTTTCCAAGAACAGAGGCATCTCTTTCAAAAAACTTTTATGTTTCTTCATGGTTAAAACAGGCCTTACAAAGTGTAAAAATATTTTTATGGTAACAAACGCAATAAAAATTTCGAGCATTTTTATTCAATGGAAGAATATCTATCTGTCATAAAAAGAAAACAACCTCTTCTCCTTTCCATAGATCAAGATTATTCACAACTCGTTCCAGAGCTAAAAGAAAAAGGTTACAAAGTGTCTATTCATTATCTGGAACGAGTCAACGTCTATTTTGACTGTAAACAGTTTCACCACGTCGCAAAGTTTGAAATGCCTGTAAAGGACTATAATGTCCAAAAAGTCGTAAACTTTATCCTTTCAAGTCCACAGCTGACAACTGTCACTTTCCGAAAGGCTTCAAATGGAAACGATGAAAAAGCATCAGTCAAACTCATCTCCTCGAAACTTGTGGATTCGAGAAGATATGATTGCGACTGCAGTTGTGCCTGTGACGAGATAAAAAGAGACAAAGAAGCTAAATTTTACGGAATGTCCGAAGATGACACAGAGGCATATTTCAAGTACACAATTCAAAACTCCCACATCGTCATTCTCTATTGAAAATTCAAAAGTACCCTTTTGAATTATTTTGTGGAATGTCTCTCTCAAAGGTTCTTGATGAAACTTTCCAAGTTTGGCTCAACTCGTACAATGGAGAGATTTCAGACGACGAGAATGCCTCAAAGATTTGGGCTGGCTTCCGCTATGCGATTGCTCTTGCAAACAACAAAGACGACAAGAAAGAAAAGAAACAGTACGAAAAGGCTCACGGAAGGTACACCAAGCCAAAGGAAGAGATTCTTGAACTTTGCCGTCAAAGAAGTGAAGGAACTTATCTTTACTACCAAGGCCAGGTTTACCCATGTATCCAAGACTTTGACCCAGAAGAATGGATAGACGAGGAAGATGGTGATGTTCCCCTAAAGACGGAAGAGGAGAGGATCTCTGAGCTTTTTCAAGATTACGAGAGTCTCTCTCCGAAAAAGAAGAAGTTCATTCGAGATTTTTGCGAATGCGTTCCGAAAAAGAGGGTACTATACTTTGGTATCAGATACCGGACAAACATCTGGTTCACGTTTGAAAAGGAATGCTATGGACAGAACGACGGCAAGTACATTGAATGCGAGACGTACGAAAAGACTTACAGGATTCGTACAAATAGTCGGCGTCGTGAGAAAGGAGAGACTTTCTCATCAGCAGCCAAATGTTTCGATGCCTTTTGCTAGAAAAATATATACTTATATATTTAGAAAGACTGGTATACAAACTCGGGCTCGTTTCCCACCATCATATGTTCCGTAAACTCTGGCACATCCCATCCTAACCAAAAGATTAGTAACACGCCCTTGACTATCCAAAAGATTAGTAACACGCCCTTGAAAAGGGCTGACAAGATAATCATAGGGCAAATCCTCGTTGGTTATCAAGACGTCAGTGATTTTTACTTTCCCAAATTCGATGGACATTTCCCGACCATTTGATGTCCTTAAAAACTCTGGTACATCCCATCTCATCTCCTTCAACAGAATCTGGAAACCCTCTGTTCCGATAAACCCAAGAGCAACTCCAAACTTCCTTTCCATCACCATATCTAGTACAACGAATGTCGACTTTCAACACAGGAATTCCTTTGCGGAATTCTGCTGAAATACGGGTTTTTTGTATGGTATCGCAAAACGACAACGAAAGCTTCCCATGAAGCAACCCCAAATGGAACTGCGACTCGATAGTTCCGCTTTGGTAGAAACCTTCACTCCATCGTTCGAAATAGGCTCCATGCCTTTTCCCATTTGGTAAAAGATTGCTCTCGCTGCCGCACCAAGGAGCAAAAACATCTTTGGGTGTTTCAATCCGAGACCTGGTCTTTGTCGTGAATTCAGATGGGTCTACCTTTTCGTCAAACGCAAGGCAAAAAGAAACAAGTTCCCTCTTGTCGAGAAAAGACTTCATGTTCAAAATATTTTGGAATATTTTGAAAAATGCAACTTGATTGTGACTGGCGAATGAATGCGAGACGTAAGAAAAGACTTGTAGGATTCCTAAAAACATTTGCTAGAAAAATATATACTTATATATTTAGAAAGACTGGCATACAAACTCGGGCTCGTTCCCCAGCCTCATCTGTTCCGTAAACTCTGGCACATCCCATCCTATCCAAAAGATAGGAAATCCGCCTCTTTTGCCATTTTCTCCAACCCTGAAAACAAGGGGTAACAAAATAATCATAGGGCACATCCTCGTTGGTCATCAACACGTCCTTGAATTTTACACTCCCAATTTCAAGGACATTTTTCTGAAAACTTGATGTCCGTAACAATTCTTTGTGTTCCCTCAACACAAGTCGGAATCGCTCCACTCCCATAAATCCAAGAGCAGCTCCAAATTTCCTCTCGTCCGCTCACACAAAAAATTTCCACTTTCGGCAAAGGAATTCCTTTGCAGAATTCCGCAAGAATAATGGTATGTTGTTTGGCACAAATATCCCAAAAATTCAAGTAAAATTCGTCTTGAAGAAGACCAAAATGGAACTGTGACTTGATTGTCCCAACTTGACCCAGCGTGTCACTCCATGCTTCGAAATAGGCTCCATGCCTTTTTCCATCTGGCAATATTTTGCTCTTGATACTGTACCAAGGGCTGAAAACATCTTTGGGGTCTTTATCAAGAGAAGAACAGCTTTCAGTTGTGAATTCACTTGGATCAATCTTTTCGTCAACCGCAATGCAAAAAGAAATAAGTTCCCTCTTGTCGAGAAAAGACTTCATGTTCAAAATATTTCAAAATATTTTAATCAAAAGTGTTGATAAAGTTTATGCAAAATTTTGAAAAAATGCAGCTTGATTGGGACGACTTTGGCCCTTCAACTCTCGAGGTCAAAACCTTTGGGCATATTCTGAAAAGGCTTGGCGAACCATTCCTTGTCCTGGACCCTCCATTTCAGAGAAAGTATGTCTGGACAGAGGAAGAAGCAACAAACCTTATTTTGTGCATTTACTGTGGTGGAGATGTAGGAAGACTTGTTTTCAACAAGAGGAACGAGAATGGAACGACAAAGTTTCTCTGTGTGGATGGAAAGCAGAGGCTGACAACACTCCAAAATTTCAAGGAGAACAAGTTCTCTGTCCAACTTCCTGGACAAAACAAGCACGTAAAGTACGAAGAGATGAACGAAGAGCAAAGACAAAAGTTTGAATCTGCTCTCATCGCGGTTCGAATCTATATTGCAGATGAGCGATGAAAAGCAGTCGATGCTCTTCCGGCAAATTCAAAACGCAAAGTCAATGAGCGTCGGAGAACTCACGAACGGAATGAACAACAATTCCTCAAAGTTTTTGAGAAAGCTTAAAAAGAAGCTTCCCTTGGGCATCTTTACACCTGGTATCGAAAAGAGAATGGGTGAGTCCGATGCACTTTGTCGTCTGATTTATCTCTGTGTCAATGCAAACGAAAAGGTTATTGGTTCTTTGGACCACCAGTTGTTTTATAGTGCGGAAAAAATCCTCTCAATGGGTCACAGACTCCACAATACAGGAAAAGACGCAAAAAAGGCTCCTGAAAAGTCTCGATCACCTTTCAAACTTTTTGAAGGACGGAGGGGCCATTGCGGATAAAAAGGTTGCAATTTTTATCTATTTGACCCATCTTATTTTTGTCAGTGAGAAGAGACTGAGCGATGAAGGAAGGCACAAAAGGTACAAACTTATCAAAAAGTACAGGAAAAAGGTCGAGGCAAATCTTTTAAAGTCTCAAGCAACAAACTACTACCTTCGACCTCTTCTCGCGCAGCACATCAAAACAACGACGGAGATTCTTGCGGAAGAGGAGACATAAACTCGTCCTCTTTCCCTCTGTGTGACATCACAATGTTATCAAACAGTTCCAAGGCCTTTTCTACACAAGGTACTCGAAAATATTCATTCCCTTCAGCCAAAGAAAAGTTTTCAGCAAAAGCTTTTATCAACTCCTTTTCCATGCTTCCGCAATCCTCTGTTGACGCAAATGCGGTACCACTTTGCATCCTTTCCATAGCTTTTCATCCTTCCCAAAAGGCTTTGACTTTTCCCAACCTTTAGAACATCGGCAGAGAATGAAGGTTTTGAAACAAGGTAGACATGCTCCATATTTTACAGTTGCAAGAACAAACGCGAAAATATTTCCTATTGTTTCTCAAGACTCAGCAGTATATCTTTATTTTATTCCAGTGGAGTCACAAGAAAAAAGCCCTCCCCTCTCTTTTCGACTTTATGTTTGTCTTGGTCGAGACCCTGTGTTAGTGTATTCTGAAGAACACTCCCATCCACGAGTTTGGTATGAATAAGAACGGGACGGCCTTCGGCAGTTTTTTCTCTGATGTTTTTAAGAAGTTCATCGAATTTTTGCGAGTGTCGTTCCATATCAATACAACTTTGTCCAAATTCATTAAATGTGAACAAGACTTTGTTGAGGAACGGTTTTCATATTTTTACTTGTCGTGACAAAATATTTCGAACTTTTCCCTTTGCTCTCGCAAAACAACGCCATAAGATATGGCGTGGCCAAACGAAATATTACGCTCATAATATTTTCAAACACAAGAAACAACTAAAAAATGGACGCTGGACAGAGACTCAATGATTTCCAGTTTGCCCTTCACCGCCCCGAGACGTTTTTGGGCTCTATCGACTGTTTGCCTCATGACAGGTGGTATTGGTCCACAGAAGAGAACAGGATGAAGTTTGGAACTCTTGACTTTCCCGAAGGCCTCGAAAGGATCTACTACGAGATTGTGAGCAACAGCATCGACAACATGTTCCGTTCCCAAAAGTCTGGAATCTCTCATGAAGTCGATCAAAGTGAGTCTTGACAGAGAAACCGGTTACTGTACCGTTTGGAACGACGGAGCCCACATTTCTGTAGAAAAGAGGGAATATTCGTACACTGACGAACTTGGAAATACCACAACCTCCCTCTTGTACCCGGCAGAGCTTTTCTTTGGCTATTCAAAGGCTTCGACAAACTACAACGACTCTGAGGAACGGAAAACTTCGGGAAGGAACGGGTTGGGTGCGAAGCTCACCTCAGTCTTTTCGAAACATTTTGTTGTGACTTGTTTTGACCCAGAGAGAAAACTTTTGTTCAAACAAGAGGTTTTTTGACAACCTGACGAAACGATCCGAGCCTCTGGTGCAAAAAGAAAAGGGTTCAAAGGGCTGGACTTCTGTGTCTTTTCTCCCAGACTTTGAGAGGTTTGGGCTCGAGGGATGGAGCGACGCTCTGTTTTCCAGGTTCCAAAAGACTGTGAGAGATGCTTCTTTGGTCACTGGCCTTTCCGTCGAGTTTAATGATGAAAAGTTTTTATTGTCGGATTTGGAAGAATATGCAAAACTGTTTCGTCCTGAAGCGAACCTTTTGTCTCTAAAAAGCGCAGATTCCTCCTTTGTCCTTCTCGAAAAGGACGCATCAACGGTTTCGTTTGACTCTGTCCAAGAAACTCCTCTTTCTTTTGTCAATGGTCTCGAGGTGTTTAGCGGAGTCCATGTGAATGCGTGGAAGAATGCGGTTCTGATGCCAATTCTCAAGGCCTTCAATGCAAAGCAAAAGGCAGAGGGAAAGGCAAAGGCCAGCATGAAGCAACTCGAGTGCTTTTTCCAGATCTTTCTTGTTTGTGACCTCGACAAGCCAAGGTTCTCGAGCCAAACAAAACACGAACTCACCGCGCCCACTCCAAAGGTTCAAAAGCTCAAAGAGGAACAGGTCAAAAAGCTCTTGAAAATGGTCCTTTGTCCCTGAACTTTCAAGCAGACTCGATCCGAAAAAGACCAAAAAGGCAAGGAAGCTCAACCTGAACCTTAAAAAGGTCGATGATGCTCAGTTGGCAGGGACAGAGAGAAGCTCAGAGTGCATCCTTGTTTTGACAGAAGGAGATTCCGCCAAAACGCTTGCTGTTTCGGGATTCACCGCTTTGAAAGACAGGGAGAGGTACGGAGCATTCGCTCTCAAGGGAAAGGTTCTGAATACGACAAACGCCACCACAAAAATGATCGGAAAGAACAAGGAGCTCGAAATGCTCAAGGCAGTTCTCGGCCTTTCAAAAGACTTGGATAAAACCTTGAGATACGGAAAGGCTCTCTTGATGTGCGATGCAGACGAGGATGGAAAGCACATTGAGGGTCTTGTTCTATCCTTTTTCCACAAGTTTTATCCACAACTTTTGAAGAATGGCTTTGTCGTTTCACTTCAAACTCCGATACTCAAGGCCTTTCCCACAAAGAAGAAGGAGATCTGGTTTTACTCCACAAAGGACTTTGAGGATTGGATCTCCAAAAATCCGGCGCACAAAAAGATGAGAGTGACATATCTCAAGGGTCTTGGTTCTTCGAGGCCAGAGGATGGAGAAAAATACTTGAATGAACAAAAGCTGATTCGCTATGTTTCAGACGGAAGCGAGGACTTTTTCTTTGACCTTGCCTTTGCTCGCAACAAGTCTGACGAGAGGAAGAAATGGCTTGCGAGTCCACTTCCTGTCTGTGACCAGTACGAGGGAGAAATGCAGCTCTCAAAGTTTATCAATGAAAAGCTCTCGTCTTACCATCGCGCAAACAACAGGAGGTCTATCCCGTCTGTCTTTGACGGTTTGAAACCCTCGCAAAGAAAGGTTTTATTTGCATGCCTCACTTCTGGTGTTGTTGGGGAAAAGAACAAAGAGAAAGTCGAGAGGCTTGCGGGAAAGGTCGCAAGTGTGGCTGGATATCACCATGGAGAGGTTTCATTGTCTGGGACGATCGTGGGAATGGCACAGAATTTTGTCGGCTCTGGGAACAATATTCCCCTTTTGTTCCCAGACGGATCTTATGGAACAAGGCTTCAGGGTGGAAAAGACCACGCAGCAGTCCGATACCTTCATACCTATGCGGATCCAATCACAAGGATTTTGTTCCCTGCAGAGGACGATGAGTTGTACGAACGGGTTGTAGAGGACAATGAGGTCAACGAACCAGTCAACTACCTTCCAATCCTTCCTTTGATCCTTGTGAATGGAGCTTGTGGCATCGGAACAGGACACAGTACCGAAATTCCCCCACACAATCCCGAAGAAATTTGTGAATGGATAAATTGTTGGATTGATCAAAAGGAAGAAAAGCCTCACCTTTTGCCTTGGTGGAGAGGTTTCAAGGGAAAGGTAGAGGTCGAAGACGGAAAGGGAAAAACACAGGGAATTCTCGAGCGCGTTTCAAAGTACAAGTGGAAGATCGCAGAAACACCGATTGGTCTTTGGACCTATGACTGCAAAATGCACCTTGACGCGTTGGAGAAGGAGAAGCACATCAAATCCTTTGAGGACAAGTACAATGCAAAGGATGCGTGTTTCCTTGTGACCACAACAAAGGATTTCACACCGACTCTGTCAAACCTCAAGCTTTCTAAAGCATTCTCCATGAAAAACATGACTGCCCTTGACGAAAACGATGTCCCCGTAAAATTTGAGACTGTTGAGGATATTCTGGAAAAGTACTGCAAAGCGAGACTTTTCCTGTACTCGAGGAGAAGGGAAAAGATCCTCAAGAATATTTCAGACGAAATTTTGAAGCAGGCCAACAAACAGAGGTTCCTCGAGGACGTTTTGTCTGGAGAGATAAACATGAAGGACGACGAGGAGGTATTGTTGCAAAAGATGGAGAAGATGGGCTATGCAAAGTTCCAGAATAGCTTTGAATATCTTGTCGGAATGCCAATCCGAACCTTGACAAAGGGAAGGTTGGAGGAAGTGAAACAAACTCTGAAAAAGCTAAAGGAAAAACATCAGGAGCTCACGGAAAAGACGGATCGACAGATGTGGAAAGAGGAGCTTGTTGTGTTTTTAAAGAAATACAAGAAGATGTTCCCGAAAGAATAAAGTAGAAAAATATTTCGTAATATTTTTATTTGCCCATAAAAATTCCTTCCCCAAAAATTTTGTAGAGATCTTTGTCCCGCCTTTACGCCTTCTCGAAGGTCGAGGACTCTTATCCTTTTTCTTTTCTCTTTCTGAGTTTGGAGAGAAGAAGAAAGCAAAATTTTGTCGCAAAAAAAATTCGAGTACAGCTGTCATTGTTTTCACTGCTGGTTTTCCGATCCTCTTTGACGTTTTTTGCCTCATCAGATTCTCTGTTCTTTTCGTGGGGAAGACAAGAACTTGTTTGTCTTGTAAAACATCAAGACAATATTTTTTACATTCAGAGGCAAAACCCCCAGCCACATCCCCCAAAAGGAAGATAATAAGTTTGTGGCAGAGTCTTTTCTTCTCATCGAGTACAATAAGCGCAACACGGAGCGCTCTGTTTGCCAAAAAGAGGAGCATATTATTGACTTGTTCCAAGGCCTCTGCGGTAATATCAAAATCTGATGGGACCTTTCTCTTGATGAAAAGGCTGTATTTTCCGACTCTTTCCATTTGTTACCCCATTCCATTCAAAAATATACTCATATTTTTCTAGTCTCCCCAAATATAGCTCTTGTACTCCCTGTGACAGTTTGTACATCTTCCTTTGTAGAAGAAGTATACCCCATCGTGACTCGTGTCAACATCTTCCGGCAATTCAGCGAAACTTGTACAGGGAGGAACATCTCGAAACTCCATATGCTCCAAATTTTCGTCTGGGCAATCATACTCGTCGGAATCAGAGTCTGAGTCAAAGTCGCGGCTGTTGTTTTTATCCACAGCTATTACCTCAACGACAGCGACTTTGTAGTAGAAAAGTTTGTCCCCATAAAAGTTGGCCTTTTTCATCAGTTCGCGGATGCTCGTGTGTGGGAAAAGGGCTTGAGCTTCCTCCTCTGTGATCTCTTCGACACAGCTATCTTGTGAAAAATCTTTGTGGTTCATATCAGGCTTCAGACAGAAAAGGACTCCGCCACAATTATGGTCGCAATGATACATCGCGTTTTGGTGCACATAGTCATCATATTCCAATGTGGGAAAGTAGTCACAGGGCTTCCCGCATTTGCAAATAACCGCAAAGTCTGAAAATTCTGTTTTTATCACAAGAGCAAACATTTATATTTTTGTGTAAAAATATAAAAGCAGTTCAACTCAACTCTGGAAAGTATTGAGGTAATATGGCATTGAGTTATTTTGTCATTGCCTGTCTTATTTGGTTCGGCGTTCCGAGTTCTTCAGTTGTAGCGGGAATTGCATCCTTTGGATTGGGGTACATACTAAAGCAAAGAGAGGTTTCTCGCCTTGAGTTTGAACTGAGAAGCCTGAAAAGAAACATTTCAAACTTTTCTGAAACGAGAAGCAAAGAGTTGATACAGACAGAATAATGGGTTGTTGCTTTTCTCTCGAGAATATTTATTGGGAAGAAAATCTTTTTGTGTACAAAGATTGGGAAAAGTCTTATGCTTCCATACCCGACCTCAAGGTGAGACTTTGCTTGTCGCAGTACGGAAAAATTCCCTTGGACAGAAAACTTTTGTGGCTTCGTGTAGCACCGGGTCTAGAGTTTCCAATTATCATAACGCCAAACACAACAAAATCCGAACTTACTCAAAAAGTGATACCCTCAATCTTGGAAAAGTATAGCAAAGAAAGAGTTTCCTTTGTGTGTCTGGACGTTGACCAAGTTCCAGACGATCTTTGGTCTGGAGTAAACGACGGACAATACCTTTTTTTTGACACAGTTTATAAAAAAAGAAGAGACTGTTGCTAAAGATGTCTCACACGAACATTGTGTTTTTGGGTCATGTCGATGCGGGAAAATCCTCCCTGTGTGGCACTATCCTCGTAGAGTCAAAGATGGTGGATGAACGCAGGTTGGACCAGGTAGAACAAGAGGCAGAGGAAGCCGCGGGAAAGTCTTGGGCAAAGGCATTTTTGCTTGACGTGGACCCCGAAGAGAGAAGAAGAGGAAAGACATGTGGAGTTTGCGAGAGAGCCATTCTCGTGGAATGGCAAAAACTTTACAATCCTTGATGCCCCTGGCCATAGAAACTATATCCCAAACGCAATAGAGGGACTCGCAAATGCGGACGTTTGTGTACTTGTTGTCTCTGCAAGAAAGGGAGAATTCGAGGCAGGAATGTCCCAAAAAGATGGAGGAGAGGGACAGACAAGAGAGCATGCTCTCTTGTCAAAGGCTTACGGAATTCGTCACCTTGTTGTTTTTGTGAACAAAATGGACCAGGTTTCTTGGGACATCGAGAGGTATAATTTTGTGAAAGACGAGACTTCTCGATATCTGAAAAAGATTGGCTATCCACAAGAAGAATGTTTCTTCCTTCCAGGTTCAGGTCTATCATCACAAAATGTGTCCCAACCTTATAGAGTCGGATGGTGGGATGGTCCATGCCTTTTGCAAGTTCTCTCTGAACTCGATGTGAGAAGGAACAGGGAAAGTCCAAAGACGAGAGTTTCGGTAATTTGCCATTTGTCAAAGGGCCTTTTGTTTGGAAAAGTTGAGAGGGGGAAAATTTCTGTTGGTGAAGAACTTGTACTTTGCCCAAACAGAGCGTCTCTCACAGTTCAGGCACTTTCTACAGACTTTGAAAAAGAAAAGATAGAAGCAGAGGCGGGAGAAAACATCTTTTTGTCCTTTTCTTGTCAAGAGATGCCAAGACAGGGAGACTTTTTGGTGTTCCCAGCATTTTGTCATTTCCTAAGAGCGAAAAAATACTTGCTCTTGTCCATGTTTTGGAACAAACCCCAATTTTTTGTCCCGGCACGTCTTGCGTCATGCAGTTGCACATGTCAAAGTACGAGTGCTCCATCGAAAAGATTGTCGAGGTCAATGAGTCAAAACGCGCACTTTTGATCAGAAAGGGACAGGTTGGAAAGGTTGTGATTCATGTTCAGGCATTGGCCGAAGTGTTTTCTGAATTTCCAAAGTTGGGAAGATTTGTTCTTCGCGACAAGGGAAAAACTCTTGCAATTGGTAAAATTTTGAAGATCGCATAGATCTTTCACATTTTTTGTCTGATCACGAAATATTTTTACACAACAAAAATATTTTTTTCTGACAACAAACAAAAAGTTGTTAAATTTCACTCTCCGTTGTGGATCGCTTGTTGGAGTTCAATGACGCTCTGCCGAAACAGCAACAAAAGTGCGAGTGTCTGCGCGAGTTTTTCCTGAATTCTTCTTTCTCTTTCTTGCATCTTTGTCCAAGGTATCAGCAAATATGTAACGCAGAGTCCTTTTTTGTGAAAGAAATGTCTACGTCTTTCACAGGATAAAATATTCAAAATATTTTATCCTAGTCCCGTTTTGGCTTTGGAAGTGCACTTTCAATAATTTCATACTCCTCCTTCACACTTTGAAGTCTTTCCTTTTGCTCTTTTGGTACCAAAAGGCCAATTCTTTCCATCAAAGCCTGTCTTTCCTCCTCTTTTCTGATCGCTACCCTTCTACGCGACAGCCAAATCCTCCGATCATCGTATAGCCAACGGGGAAGGTAGTCCAAAAAGTTTGTTTTGTCTGACATATTTATTCTCTGCTTTCTTTCTTGCGCTGGTAAAAAACTAGAATGTAATATGGAAGGTCTCTTTGTTCTTGCCTCTTTTGTTCTGCTTGTGTTTTTATTTTTGTGGTTCTCTGAATTCAAAAGAAATATCGACGAAGAGTTTTCTTTGGACGTCAAGTGTTCGCTGTATGCACCAGAATGGGAAACCTACACAAAATTTGAGGAAAGAAGACAAGAAGCAGACTATGAGCAAAAAATTCCTTTGCACATCTTTCAAACAAACGAGGAGAAGGTGTTGCCCGGGATGAAGGAAGCTCTCGACTCTTGGAAAGAGAAAAACCCAGAGTATCGCCACATTTTTTTCACAACTGCTTCTTGTCGTGACTTTATAAAAGACTACTTTTCCCCTAAGGGTTCTAAAAGCATACGACACTCTTGTACCTGGTGCCTACAAGGCCGATCTGTTCCGCTACTGCATTTTATATATTTATGGCGGAGTTTATGCAGACTCTGCAATGGTTTGCCTTTTACCTCTCAAGGAATGGCTTCCCAAAGACAAATCCCTTGTCTCTGCAAAGGATGAAGGAGTAAAATCTGGCATTTACCAGGCATTCATCGCTTGTGAAGCAAAACATCCAGTTCTTGAGATGTTGATCAACCTTGTGGTTTCGAGAGTTGAGGCAAGAGATTATGGAACAAGGGACCTTTATACCACAGGACCGATCGCATTTGGTAATGCTCTGAATTTGTGGCTTGGAAGAAAGGAAAATGAGGAGTTTTCTCCAGGAGATGCCGGAAAGGACGTCTTTTTGTTCCATCGGTACTCAAAACCTGGAAAAAAGATTGGAGGTGTTTTTGACTCATCGGGAAAAGAGTTGATAAGAACAAAGTACGATTGTAGCTTCCACGAGAAAAGCCTCTGGGCAAAAAAATCCTTCCTATTCAATACTTTGGAAGGAAAGGAAGATTTTTAAGGACGAATAAAAGTTGAGACTTTTATTGGGAGATGATGTATGATGATTGGAAAAATGTGTAATCCTGGATAAACATTTGAAGTGAAACTTGGGATTTCAAAAGCTTCGAAATACCCTTGTCCTCGACGCTTTTCTGTAGAATTTTAAGAGTCGAGATATACCTTTCTTTTCTGCAAAGTCGTTCTCTTTTGCTCGCGTGGAATCTTTCCCTGCAAAAAGAAACAAAGTCACTTATCGAGTTTTGGAGATTGGCGTGGAGTTTGTCTCTCGGGGACAGAAAACTCATCACATGCCCAACAGGTGGCGCAAGCTAAGATGTAATAATCTCCTCTGGGTTCTTCGGCTTTTATACATTTCAGGTTCCAGTTTTCGCCGTTTCTTTTGCCGCACAGCAGAACCTGAGTTGTAACTTCCATCAAGAAAAGTTTATAAAACTACTAAACTTTTTTAATCATCCACTTCTTTTGTTGCATTGCCAGATGGTCAGACCACATATCTTTGATCGCAGAGTACACGGTCTCGTGCCATCGAGGTACCCAGAGCATCTTTTGCAAATCCAATCTTTTTGGAAAGCATGGTATGCGATACAGCTGTCCATCAAAGTGCACGACGAAAGCAACTCCTTTTTTGTTCAACAAAGTTTTTCCATACAAGGACAGACAATAAAACAAAAGATGACCGATCTGACCCTCTCTTTTCTTTTTACTCATCGACACTTTGAACTTTTCCTTTCCGGGGTTGATGATCAGCCTATCTTCATCCCATAAAAAGGAAAGTTTTGTATTTTCCCCACAATCCCACCATTTCAAGAGACCTTCATGAAAAAATAGAGTCATGTTCCTTGTTCCCGAAAGACAAAACTTTCCCTCTGCCTTTCCATTCACGAACCTCCCAACGAGCCTTTCACCTGTTGAAGAGGAAGCTTCCCACTTTCCCGAAAGTTCTCCTGCTACCCAATCAGACGCTTCAACAACTTTTTCTCCAAACTCCACAAACTCTCTCAAAACGGTGTGCTTTCCATGCTTTTGCCCATCGGAGAGAACAGTGGACCTTGTATAGAACGAAGCTTGTGGATTTTTGCAGACTTCCTTTCCGCTGTACACAATTCTTGTTGGTCCTTTGACCTGAAAGAGAGGATTTTGCATCTTGTGAAATCTCTAAAAAATCTTTCTTGTTTGAAAGATTTTCGACATGCAAAAGTATCTGGAAAATAGAGAGATTTTGTCTTTTTGTATCGCCAATCCCGAAGTGGATCGAAAGGCTCTTGCCGATTCTTTGGCAGTTGGAGTGGTCCAAAGCTTTAGCAATTATTGGAAAAGAGGTCGACTTGAAGGACAAGAACTCTCAGGTTCAATAAGACACGGGCACTTTTCCGTCCTCTGTGATTATACGGGACATACCGTTGGCTTTTTGAACTACGACAGGGGGAAGTTTCACGGAGAGTGTAGCTTCTGGGTGCATAAATGTGTGATAGTGCTCGGAGTAAAAAGTTACCTTTTTCTTTTCCGAGATGGAGTTTTGGACGGCCTTTCAACTTCTCGGTTCGGTCCGATAGTCAATGGGGAGGTTTGCGATCGCCTCCCCACTTTGACAATGTACTCACAAGGCAAAGCCTTGTGGAAGGAAAAGATCTGCAAGAGTTACAGGTTTGTCAACACAAAACAAGGGGAGAGACTAAGGTTCACAAGAAAAGAAACAGATGAACATATTATTTTAGAGGTACATATTGTGAAAAAACGCAAGCAGAAACAGATGAAGAAGTACACTTTTTTTACTCTCGAGAAAATGCCCTGTGGCAAGAAAAGTTTGTTGAGTCAGAGAATTTTCCCCAAGGCGAACGAATAAAACATTTACAACCCTTTTGTAAATGATGACAGAAACGAGGACTGAAATTCAGAAAAATCTGTACTTGGGCAATTTGAACGCTCTTTATCAGATTTCAACTCTACCCGAGAAGGAACAAAAGAAATGGTGTACCGTGACCATCCTTTCAAAAGAAGAACTTGACTCTCTTCCCTTTGCCAAGCCACAGTATACCTTTCGAGGACTCATCATCCGCGCAGATGACAGCCCTTCCGTAAATTTGTCAGAGGTTTTCCAACAAGTCGCAGATTTCATCGAGTTTGGCCTTAAAAATGGGAAAAATGTCCTTGTCCATTGTATGATGGGGATTTCTCGCTCGGCAACCTGTGTTATCGCATATCTGATGCTCAAGCAGGGGATGACACTCAAGGACGCCCTTTCTTTTGTGAGAAAGCGCAGGAATTGTGTTTCGCCGAACCCGGGATTTATTAAACAACTACAAAATGTCGGTGAGAGTAAAACACCACGAAGTCAAGCTCTTTCGCGAAATTGGTCTTTTGTACCTGTATAACAATACGCGTCAAACAGAGATCATTGATTGGCTAAACTCTCTCAAACTTCCCGAGAAGGGATATGTTGACTTTGATCTGACGGAAATAAAGTATGCCAGGGGCTTTTTGACGTACATGATGGAAAAGTACAAGGCTATGGAACTTGATTGTCTCGAGAGAGCGGAAAAGGCTCCGACGAATTATGATGCATCAGAGTATGAATATGAGGCTTCTGTGAGGCGAGACATTCACAAGAAGATTGCAGAGTTGCTGGCTGTGCCCAACCATGTCTAGAAAAATATATGAATATTTTTCTTTTGGAGAAAGAGGAGTTGTGTCTATCAAACACATTTTTATTGGCCTGGGTAAAAAATATTTCAAAAGCAAAATATTTTTTTGTTCAAAAGTGTGAGTGGCCAGTTTTTTGTTTTCGCGACGAGTCGAACTCTGGGAAAAGTATTCAAAAGCAAGTCTTTTTAAAAGTCAACGAATACATTTCGAGCGGGAAAATAATTTCATACTGTGCGTCCAAAAGTGCGATACTCATCTTTTAAAACGTCAAGAATACGGAATTTTACTGAAAACTTAAAAATTTTTTGGGTGTCAAAATTTTTGTCTGGCCGGGACAAAAAAATACTTTCTTGTAGTAAAATACGCTCCCAAAAAAGTATTCGGTATAAAATTTGCTACGGTATAACGCAATGGGTGAATACCATTGCTCTCTTTGCGGTACCAATTCCAAAACATCTTCTAACTATTTGAAACATTGTAGGACCAAGAAGCACATTTCAAACTTGTCCGGACAAACTCGAGAAAAAGTGTACAAGTGCGAGCCTTGTTCTTTCCAAACGAATAGAAAAAGAGACCTCGATGGTCACAAACTTTCTAAAAAACATATCCGAAAAGAGTCGGATTGTGAAACCTTCGAGTGTTTCCCCTGTGCGTTTTCCACTACTCGCCGGTGGAATTTTTTGAAACACCAACAGTCAGAAAAACACAAGAAAACCATTCTTTCTGGGACAATTGTTTCAGAAGAAGATATAGAGCAAATTTTGGGAAAAATGGCTGATCTTTCACAAAGTCTTTTTCCTCCTCAAGTCGTCGCGGACACAACGCGCGAAAACACAGACTTGATAAGGCCTTGTATTTTACCGCCTTACGCAAGTACGACAGAGTTTCTGATTCATGTATGGTTAAAGCAGTGCTCGTCTTATTTTTTGACGTTTTTGGAAGAGAACGAAGGCTTTTGTATTTTGAAAATAGACAGGAGGAAATATTTCTTCAGGAAAGAACAGTTCTATATTTTCGCGCTGAAGTTGGCGCAAATAGCGGATGCTGCTTGTCGTTTGAACGCAATAAAAGAATTCGAAAGATTTTTATCTATGGGATATATAGAGGATAAGAGCACCCATCAAAGATCGTGCTGGAAAAAAGGGCAAAGAAACAAGAGGTTGGATATAGATTTTTACTCCTCATCGCGTTTCTCCGGTAAAATTTGGAAAAGGATAGAGAAAGAAACCAAAAAAGGTTGTCGTGTCAAAACTTCAGAAAATTTCACCAAGTTTTGGTTGCTTGATTCGGAACTTCGTGAAGACTTTTCCAGGTGCGAGGCAAAGATAACAAAGAGAAAAGAATTCAAAATGCAGGCGGAAACGGTACTGACACGAGACGTTGTTTTTGGCGAAACTCTGGAATATACGATCAGTGACGCCAAATTTCTCGAGGTGGTCTCAAGTTTTTCTTTCGATGTTCCCAAAGCCAATATAGGAGCGATGGTTAAATCGTGCCTGACCAAAGTCCTCGAGAATGTTTCGCCGACCACAGTCGAAGAAATAAAATTTTTGTTTGCGTTCAAGTCCAAGGTTGACGAGGTGATATCAAATACAGTTTTCCATTGCTACGGCATAGAGAAGCTTTCGGATCTTTCCAAAGGGGTAATAGGCAGAATCGTTCGTGTGTAAAACATTTGTAATGTAAATACAAATATGCAGTGTGAACAGAAGCCTCCTTCTGCGGATATTTTGTGTCTTTGTGGAACCCTGAGTTTCAGAACAAACGATGATATAGAACGGCATATGATGGAACATATCGAGAGAGAAGAGATAGAGGGAAACTTCACCTGTCATTCTTGCTATTTTAGCACTGACAACATACATGAACTTTTGTGCCACTGCAAAAGTAAAATCCACAAGGAAAGGAAATGTTTTGTCCACATGGTGACAAATAACCTCTAACCTCGACAAAGCCTACCACATGACGCACACAATCTACAACTCTGATTTGGGGACATTGGGATCTTTGTGGATAGAAATGAAAGAGAGATTCAACCTTCCCGATGTGGACTATGAGGTTGGTGAATAAACAAAAATATATTTTATATATTTTTGCAAAGTCAAGTCCCAAGAATCGCAGTTGAAAACTCTTTTGCAGAGAGACAACAAGAACTATCAAGAATGTTGAAAGGTTCTGTGTTTGCGCTTTTGTTTCTACTTTCTTTTGTCGACAGTCAAGTGATCATCTCGACAACAGCGGCTCGTTCGGGGCCTGCTGTTGGAGTTGGAGGTTTGATTGAAGGTCTCCAAACGGCGATGTATGCCGCAAATAACAAGACCGCAGAAAATAGGAATGGTGTCCTAAAGTCTCGAAATCTCGAATTTCTTGTTCTGGATGATCAACAGGACTATTTCCAGGCAGTTTCAAATCTTCAGTACCTCTTTTCTTTGCCAGAGGAGCAACTTCTGGCATTGACATGTCTCGCTCCGATGCAAACGGGGATTGTACAGTCCTTTGCACCGCAAGAGTTTCCTCCTCCTCTGTTTGGTTCTTTTTCTGGAGACGTCAAGCTTTTCACGCCATTTTCTCGAAACTACTTGAACCTGAGGCCAAGTTTTGACACAGAGTTTTATGTGATGGCGCAGTTTTTGACGTCGAACCTTCGCGTTTCCCGCCTTGCATTTATCGCAAGCCAGGGTCTTGACGGTACAAGCCTAAACTTCACGAGGTCAATCCAACCCTTTGGTCTTCGTGTGGTTGCTGGGCATGTTATCCCAGACTATAGCGTTGTTGCTGGCGCAATGATGGATGAGGCTGTCCAAGTCATCACATCGGCGAATCCACAGGCCATTGTCATCCTTTTGTTTGGGCCTCAATCTGCCGCTTTTATTCGGAGGTGTAAAGAGGTGAACCCCGACCTTGTGTTTATTATCGAGACCTTGGTGATGAACGACACCCCAAAGGAACTTTGGCTCACAGGTGACTCTGAAAATGTCTATTCTCTTTCTCCTTTTCCTCTTCTCGCAGACAACAACTCTCAGTTGCAGAACGAATTCTACAGGGATCAACAGGCTTATTTCCCAAGTTGGACTCCTGCTGCTGAACAAGCGATCGAAGGTTATGTCAACGGAAGGTGGATCATCTCAATCCTCGAAAAGATGACAGGGAATGTCACGAGAAAGAACTTTGTAGAGACTGTGTTTTCCAACCCCATCGTGAAAATAGGAGAGGTTTTCTTTGGACCTCTTGGTGACGACTGTTCCGGTGGTCATTGGCTGCTGCAATTCAGCCACAAGACAAATGTATGTTTTCAAGTATCCCAACGGCTTTGGTGAATACGCCACAGAAAAGCCCATGAGGTGGGACTCGTGCAACCCCACAACACTCGACTTTCAGGTCCCCACAAAACTGGGACAAACTTTGAATGCCTCAGAGTCTGCTTTCCGTCTTGGAATTCCTCAAACTCTTGGTTTTATCCTTTTGTCTTATGACGACAGGGGAGATGAACAACTTGTGCAATCAAACATCCAAGAGCTTGAGAATTTGGACCAAGTTCCTCTCTTCATCTCCCTTCCTTTGGAGAAAGCGCTGCTGACGCAAAAGCCAGTTTTTGGAGTCTATCCTGTTCCCCAAACATTCAAAGACAATATTTTCTCTGTCTCTCTTTCTGAAAAGGAGGAATTGTGGGCACTGCTTCAAAAAGAGCAGTCTCAGTCTTTTCTGGACCTTTCGGGTGCTTTTGGAAAAGACTTTGTTTCTTACCTCGAGTCCTTTGGCAAGACAGAAGGTTCTCAGGTCGTGGTATCGACGCAGTGTCGCACCTGCCTTTGGATCGTACCCTTTTGCAAAGTTTGCCTTTTTGTCCTGTCTTTACCCAGAAAATGTTGTTCAAGAAGCAAACAACCGAGGAATTCCAAACGACAGACTCCTCTTTTTGAGTTCAATCCCCTTTTTCCAGGTCCAGAACGTCTCGTTGACTCAAGAGTTTTCTGGGACCAGTCAAGCACAGTTTTGGTCCTTTGTGAATTTTAAGTTTGTGCAAAAAGTCTCGACTGGAGAATATTCAAGTGAAAGAGTAAAATTCAACACATTTTCACTGTCTTCCGCTGACCTTGGAGGATTTGTTGTCGGTGGCTATTCAAATATCTGCCCTGAAAACTCAGAGCTTGAATGCTGCAACAAGGGCTCCAGAACGGTCTTTTTTACTTCTGGAGACTGGGAAGACAGAGGAAATGTCACTGTGCCATTTTGTAACGCAAAGTTTTCTACTTCATCATCCTCTTCTGGAGGAGACTCGACAGGAGCCATCATTGGAGGAGTTCTCGGAGGTTTGGCAGTTCTCCTTCTTGTCTGTTGCGTTGTCTTTGTGCTTGTTGTGGCCCTGACTTGGAAGAGAGAAAAGAGACAAGAATGGGACATTGACTTTTCGGAACTTGAGTGTTCCAGACTTTTGGGAGAGGGCTACTTTGGCCGTGTTTATGAGGGAATTTGGAAGGAACAAGAGGTTGCGGTCAAGGTTCTAAAGTCTCAAACGCCGAGCAAAAAGGCCATCGAAGAATTCCAGAAAGAGGCACGAGTTCTCTCTGGACTGAGACATCCAAACATCATCCTATTCATGGCCGCTTGCACAAAGCCTCCAAACATGTGCATCGTCACAGAGTTCATGGAACTTGGAAGTCTCTTTGAAATTCTGCACAATGAGTTTATTCCAGCCTTTCCAGAGGCTTTGGCAATCAAAGTCGCAGGCCAGGCTGCAAAGGGAATGCACTTTCTCCACTCCTCTGGCATTGCCCATCGTGACCTCAAGTCTCTCAACCTTTTGGTGAACAAAAAATGGGATGTAAAGGTGTCAGACTTTGGAATGGCAGGATTCCTTCGGGACGCACAAGTGGGCGTTGGCACTGTTTTGTGGACAGCCCCAGAGATTCTCAACGAAGAGGAAGACTGCGATCTTCAAAAAGCCGATGTTTACTCGTTTGGAATTGTTCTCTGGGAAATGTTGACAAGAGAGGCGCCTTACGCAGGGAAAACTCCCGCGACGGTGGCAGTTTCTGTTCTTCGCGACAATGAAAGGCCGGAAATACCGCAGCCCTGTATGTTTGAGATTGACTATGTCGAACTGATGGTAAACTGCTGGCACAAGGACCCAGCAACAAGACCAACTTTCTTGGAAGTGATGTCTCGAATTTCAAACCTTCGGCAACTGGGAAGTTCGACCAACAGAAGCACCCTTTCGTCGACATCGAGCATGGACAGTGAGAAACAAACTCGGGCACAGCTGAGGACACCCGCATCGGATGAGCTTGTTTCTCTTGCAATGGTTGACATTGTGGATGCATTTTCCTTCTGGGAAGAAAACCCGGAAAATGCCAGAGAAGTATTTTCGACATTCAACAGAACCTGCAGAAGCTGCGCAGAAAAGTACGGAGCATACGAGTCCTTTGTTCAGGGAATGGACAAAGGGAGAGGGTTGCATCCTGTTTGTGTTTTCTTCGGAGCGTTCTGCCATGTTTTGTTGTGAAGAAATCTTTGATACTTTGTCAGAGATAGATTGGCCAGGAAAATGTCGTGCCAGCATCGCAAGCGGTTGTGTCTTGTCCAAGAACGGAAATCCTCCCGTACTTTTTGGAGAAACAACAGAAAAACTCAAGAGTCTTTGCGAGTCTGCAAAACCGGGACAAATCCAAGTGGATAGGGTGAGTAGTTGCAGGGACTTCAAACGCATTCAGGATTCCCAAAGAATTTTCGAGGAACAAACTTTGGGAAATGTCAAAACAAGCGGTCTTTTGTCTGTGAACGCGTCGAGGTATGTTCTGGACTTTGGAAACATTCAGCTTGGAAAAGAGATCGGAGCGGGAAGCTTTGGTGTGTGTTTTGCCGGAACGTGGAAAGGGATCGATGTTTGTGTGAAAAGAGTCATCAACCAAAATATGTCGGAAGACGCAAAGCTCCGCTTCCGAGAGGAGGCTTCGTTGCTGGCAAAGTTTGGAGAACACGAAAACATTGTGACGTTTGTGGGAGCTTGTTACCAAAAGCCAAACATCTGCCTTGTCACTGTGTTGCAGACGCCCGGAGATCTGGGAAAGGTATTGGCTTCCGACACAAGACTTGATATGGCCACAAAAAGAAAGATATTGTTTGGTGTTTGCAACGGTCTCAACTTTTTGCATTCAAAGAACATTCTGCATCGTGACATCAAAAGTTCAAATGTCTTGGTCGATGAAAGGTGGAATGCAAAGATCTCAGACTTTGGCTTTGCTAGACTCAAGGAAAGTTGTGCAACTCAAACAAGTTGCGGATCTCCATGCTACACAGCGCCAGAGATTTTGAGAGGAGAAAAGTATGACGAAAAGGCAGACATCTTTTCGTTGGGAGTGCTCATTTGGGAAGTGATCACAAGAAAAACACCCTTTGAGGGAGAAAACGCAATCAGAATAGTTGAAAAGGTTCGCAGCGGCCAAAGACTTAGTATCCCGTCAGATTGTCCCAGAAGAATTCGCAAGTTGATGCAAAAATGTTGGGATGAAAACCCACAGGAAAGACCGAGTGCTTTGGAAGTGTCTTTTGCGTTTGCCGAGGAGGACAATGCCTAAAAAATATTAACATTATTTTTTTCTGGAATCACAAAGAAATGCAAGTTTTCTACTTTTTGACAATGGAACTTATCGAGGCTTGCAAACAAACTGCGTTTGAGATTATGTCCAAACAGGACGTCAGCCACGATTGGCACCACATAAAGCGAGTTGTCTCATGGGCTGAGAAGATTATGCAAAACCTGCAAGGTGAAAGTTTTGACAGAGAACTTGTACTTTGTGGGTGTTATCTTCACGATGTTGCGGACCATAAATATTCTGGAGAAAAAGATCTCAACAAAGTTCTTTGGCGCCTTCCACAAGGATACCAAAAGATGGACAAACTCAAGCAGATCATCGAAAGAACCTCATGGTCTGTTCAGCTCGTCGAAGAAAACAGAACTCCTTCCTTTGTTGAACTTGACATTGTGAGGGACGCGGACAGACTCGATGCTCTTGGTGTTGTTGGAGTTCTTCGTGCTTTCGGTGTGGCTGCCAAAAGGAGAAGCCCTCTTGTTCTTGACTCAACACCGAGACTGTGCGAGCAAAAAACTCTGATCGGAAAAGAAGACGGTTCTCTTGTTGGACATTTTTATGCCAAACTTTTCCACATCCCCGAAAAGCTGAACTTTGCCTTTTCAAAACAAGAAGCCGAAAAGTTGCTACCCCCAATGAAAGACTTTGTACTTTCTGCCTTTGAATAAAATATCCAATATTTTATTGTTTCAACTAGACAAGTGCAGGAGGCGCCCAAAATGCAACCTTTTCATCAAGCTTCCTTGAGTTCTGTGAGGACAAAATTTCAACGACAATGTTTCTATAAGTTTCCGTCGCATCTCCAAAAACCACAGAGGGAAAGTTTCGAGATATCCACGACGAATTGCTTTTGCAAACTTCCTCACTTGCCCTGAATAAGCCACGACGAAACTTTTGACTTTGACAAGGCGAAAGAAAGCAGGCAGCCAAAGCGCACGAAGAGATACTGTTTGACCCAAACTTGTTCTGCAAAACGCGGATAGCAAAGTCTATTGTTTCCCTTCGTGTTCTCTCACAAATTCCAGAATGTCTCAGTCTCCTCTCAACCTCCACCTTTGCTTCCTTTGTTTGAACCCAGAGCATCATCTCGCCGAGAGTTTGCATCGCAGAGGGGGAGAAGTTGGACGAACCATCCCGTTCAAACATCTTTTCCACCTTCTTGGCTACCACGAGAGAAGGTGGAAGAACACGAGTAGACGTCCGAAACCAAACAAAGGGCAGTTTTACCATCGACTTCAACGCCATAAACTGGGTCTGACAAAGACTCGAGGAAGACAGACTCTGAAATTCCAAAGACCGCGAGGTCAACAACATTTTGCAACACAGTTTTTTGTTCCATCAAGTTCAAAAGTTTGAGCCTTTGCCCCAAAGACAAGTCGATAATGCTTTGGCGAATTTAAGCTTTTTTTCTTTGTTATGGATCTTCCCGAAGAAATCATCTTTTCTATTGCGCTGAGACTTCCCTTTGAGTCTGTCATTTCTCTTTTCCTTGCACACCCCAAGCACGGCGAACTTGACTGTGAGTATTTTTGGAGATGCTACTCGAGGCTCAGAAAACACGGAAGGAGACCCGATGGACTTTCTCGGAAAGAGTGGGCGAAAAGGATGGAAACAAAAGTAAAGGTAGTTATACCCGACGGTAAGGTTGTGGTTGCGACAGACTCTATCAAAGGCCTGAAGAAATCCCTTTCGCTCGTGACCAACTATCCTCCCCATCTGATTTTCATCAAAGACGCAAAGGACTCTGACCATGCGCCAAAGAGCATCGAGAAGAAACTTTTTTTACGCTACGAGTTGTGGACAACTCTCCAGTACATTGCCAAATAAAACTTCATCTTTTGGAAAAGATGAATTCAAGAAATACACCAAAATGCAACGCGAGAGTCAAGAACTTGTGTGCGGTGGGCGGCGAGAATTTTTATGACAACCTTTTCAACACCAGAATATATTAGTTCCCCGGGTTTTATTTCCACTTGGTAGTTTTGCTTTGCCCAAGAACGAAAGTTTGTCTTTCTCGAGTTCAGGACAAGTTGGTACAATTCGTCGCGAAATACTGCATCGCGAGAAGAACCTGAAAGTGTGGCTGCTGCCAAGATGCAGCTCGGCACAGAAATATCTCCCATTCTTCTTTGGAGATTGAACAGGCTAAGTTGAGCCTTTTCAGAAAATGTGGAGTCGTTCACGTCTGCCTTTTCCGTCAACATGACAGCATACTCGTCTCTTTTGTTCTGCATTCTCCATTGAACAAAGTCTGACATTTTTTGCAAAGCTCCGGGTGTGTACTCTGCCATGTGCCTCTGCCGAGAAAATTCAAAGAGAGTTTCTGTTGTGGGTTCTGATGCTGGAGGATGGCAACCATAAATAACAGGCAAAATACGCTCGACATCCTTTTCAGTGACAAGCACACCTCTTTGATCTTCTCCAGACAAAAACATGAAAAAATCAGTGAGTGAGCGCGCAAAAAGCAGATGATCTACCACATTGCGAAATAACACAGTAACCTCTTGTTGTAGTGACATATTTACATAAAATATGTTTTTTATTTGGCGGAACATTCACACAAAAAAGGGCAATGAGGGGCATAATCTTTTGTCGTGATAAAGTACGCTTTGTTCTTGTCGAAACCGATGCTGTCGTCGAGGCCGACTGTTGGGTTTTGTTTGTCCACAATTATGAGCTTATAAGGCGCCATCATTCCACACGAAGCCACGGCATGACGAAGATCCTTGACTGTGCCAGGAAAGAATGAGATTTTGCACTCGAGCCATAGGACGGTACTTCTTCTGATTCTCAATACAAATTCCTTCTTGTTTGCGACCGTAAAAAGATGTCTCCTCACCTTTGTTTGGTCAAAAGGATTGCCCAAGTATTTCGTCGTTCTTTGGAACTTTTTTGCCACTGACATTCTGTAAAACGTAGAGCAAACTCTCCCAGCGTTGAAAAGTTCCTTTGTTTCCAAACAGCAGAGAATGTGGAAAAGAATCTCTTCGGGAAGACAATCCATTTCTAGACAAAAAGGTTTTGCCCTTTTGTTTCAAGACAGAGTTGGTTTCTTTGTTTTACGCGGCAAGTACAAGAACAAAAACACCCACAACCACAGCCAAAACTCTCTTTGGGTTCCAGTTTGGCTCGCTAAACAAAAGAATTCCAAGGGCAAAGGCAAAGATTGTGCTGCAAATGTTCCACAAGTTGTTCAAAACGCCAATGTTATTTTTTTGGTATTTCAAGGCTAATGTGACCACAAGACCAACCAAGGCATAGCCAAGCATACAAAAAATAAGAAAACACCAATGTCTTCCTCCTGCAAATTCCTTTGAACAAAAAAGTGCAAGTTGTTCGACAAATACGATGAGCAAAAGCCAAGGCAGTATTTTCAAAAAATTTTGAAACATTACTATGCGATCAGAAAGACAGAAACGGCAGCAAACAAAATTCCGATGCTCTGTTTTGTTGTCGGGGGAGATTCATGGAAAAGGAAGAATCCAATCACAAAAGCAAGAAACGCCACAACAAGGTTGCGAAAGATGAAAAATAGTCCAATGTTGTCCGCAAGTTCGAGAATACGGATCACAAGGTACGCGATGAGTGCATATCCAAAAACAGAGACCAAAAGAGAGAATGTACTTTTCCCATCCGAAAGGACGTACTTTTTCATGTTGTAGATCACAACAATTTCAACGACTATCAAACAAACAATCCATAAAAATATTTGCATTATAAATATTTTGAGAATGTCGACCAAACTATCTCTTGGTATTGAGACTTTGGTTTTCTTAAACTCTGGCGACTACAAAGAAGCGGGAAAGCTCTGCCCTGGTGACGAGCTTATGGGCGTGGATTCGCTGCCAAACAGGGTACTCTCTGTAACAAAGGAAAGAGCTCAAACTCTTTTCCTTTCTGGAATCTGCGTGGCTTGTGACCAACTGCTTCCTGTCTGCCCTCTACCGACAACAGAACAAGAAAAAAGAATTGTTGACTTTTGTCTTTTTGAACCAGAAAGGGTGAAAGCGATCGACTATGATTGTATAAAGCACTCTATTTTTCGAAGTTTTGCTCTTTGGCCCCACAAGGACACAGCGGATGAGGCATTTGTTGTGGGGAAAATGTACTCGAACCAGCACAGAGCATTTCCAGAAGAATATGTTTACAACGACAGAAAGACGAGGTATTCTCTCTTGTCTGGCGCATTGATGTCCGAGGCGCAGTCTCCCTCGTTTTCTTTTGTTTGTTCGTCCCTCGGTCTTGACCCTTCAAAGAAAACTTCGGAACTTTTGGATGATGTCTCTGCCTGTGTGCAATGTTCTCTTGTCAACGCTTTCCCGGAACGCCAACGCAAAAGTCAAGTCGTTCGTCTCCGGCTGGAAAGAGAAATACCAATATTTGTGGATAAATTTGTGAATATCTAAGAATTTTAATCTTTTATTACGCAAAAATAAAAGATGGAGTTGCAGCTGAAAAACTTTCGCTGTTTCAAAGAAAAAGAGCTTTGTCTTCCGGAAAAGGGACTTGTCCTATTGTCTGCACCTTCTGGTTCGGGAAAAAGTACACTGCTGAATGCTCTTTTGTGGGCGTTGTACGGCGAGCTGAAGAAACCCCAATCTTTCGGCATCAGGAGCTGTTCCGTTTCTGTTTCTTTACAAGACAAGTACGGAATTTCTGTGAGAAGACAGGCAGGTCCGGGAAGGCTTGTGGTTTTGGACCATCAAAACAAGGATAGCGAATATGAGGGGGAAAGTGCCCAAGAGATTATCAACAAACGCGTCGGAACCTCCAAAGAGATTTCTTGCTTCTTCGTATGTTATCCAAAACCTTGACAATTCTGTTTTGACTCTTACACCTGGAGAACAGCTGAATTTTGTAGAAAATCTTTCTCTGGACAAAGATGCTATTGAAAGGGAAAGGCACAATCTCAAAAAGCACATTGCTTCCGTTGAAACGCAAAAGGTCCAAGCAGAAACAAAACTTGCGTGTGCAAAAGGTTCCCTTTTGACCTTTGAAAGTTTCAAGGAACCAGAATGTCCGCGCTCTACCGTTTCAAAAGAGGATATCTCCTCCCAACAAACCCTCGTCAGACAGAAGAAGAAGGAACTGGAAGAAAAAGCACAAGCAGTGAAAGAAATAAAAGAAAGAATCAAAAGTACGCTTTTGAGCCTTGAACGTCTGGAAGGAGAAAAGAAGCATCTGGTTGTCGAAGACAAGGTTGAAAAAGATGAGATTTATGTTCTCGAGAAAAAGAGGGACAAGGCAAAAGCTTTAGAGGCTCTAAAGGCAAAAGTGGAGGAGAGAAAAAAATATGAGAGTTTTATGGAGGAAAGGGAGAAGCATCTTCTGGCGGAAGAGGAACTTTCTGAGCTCATCTCTCGCAAAAAGTTGCTGAAGCAAAAGAAAGAAACAAGTCGGAAGTTCCAGGAAAAGAAAAGGACAGTAGCTTCCAAGCTCGAAACCATCTCTGTGTCTGTTCGCAAGGAGTTTCCGACAAAATGCGAGGCGACAGTTTCCTCACTTTCCAGACATTTGAACAAAAAGGCTGATGTTTTTTCTCAACAAGTCCAAAAACTTGAGGATGAAGTTGTTGAACTCTCCCAAGAAAAGGCAAAAGCTGAGCTCGAAAAGGATGTTTTGACTTGTCCATGTTGTCAAGAGGACCTGGTGTTCTCTGGTGGAAAGCTCGAAAAGTTTGGTTCAAAACGCACAGGCAAGGATCTGAAAAAGTTGGAAAAACTGCTGGTGGAGAAAAAGAAAGAACTTTCTTGCGCCAAAAAAAGTTTGGAGAAAGCAAAGCAGTTTATTTCTGATCTTTCCAAATGTATCTTGACGGAATCTGTGCCAGACTTTGCCGATGATGAGGAACTTTCCCGCATCTCATCAAGGATAAAAGAAGACAAAAAGTTTCGCGAACTTCCTCGATGGGTTGTTGAGCTCGAGAAAAATACAAAGGCCCTGAAAGAAGATGAACTAAAAGTTTTGGAGGAAGGTTGTTCTACAAACCTGCAAGAAGTCCAACGGGAACTGGATCGCATAAAAGACAAGTTCAAACAGCAGACTTTGATGCTACAAAAACTGGCAGATGTTGAAACGAAAATTTCGAGACTGAAGAAAAGCATGCCTTCAGAGCCAAAGGAAGAAGAGAAGGAGGTGGAGCAGCTTCTGTCTTTGACAAAGCAAGAAGAGGAAAAACTCTCGAGGTTGCAGGAAGAGCAAGTTTTCGCTTTGGAGTGGAGGTCATACGATGAAAAAATAAAGGAAAAACAAAAGCTTGTTGAAACTGTCCAACTTCTCGGTCAGGAGCTCTCTGTTGTCGAGAAAAGTATCAAGGACGCACTTTTGCTCAAGGAGAAAAGCAGAACAGCGACCTTTTTGGCTGTGGAGAAAACAGTCCAATCCATAAACTATGCCGCGAAACAGCACTTGGACAAACTGTTTGAAGATGATCCAATCAGTATTCTGCTGAAGACAAACAAAGAGACAAAAAAAGGCAAAAAGATCCAAATGTCTGTTCAAATCTTTTACAAAGGGCACGAGTACGACAGCTTTTGGTCATTGTCCGGAGGAGAGAGACAAAAGGCTTGCCTTTCTTTTATTCTCGCCATCAACGAAGTCGTCAGTTCAAAGTTTCTTTTGCTGGACGAAGCTTTGGCTCAACTGCACAAAGAGGTAAACACCGGCATCCTCGAATATTTGAGGGATGAGGTCGCAAAGCAAAAACTCGTTGTTGTTGTAAGCCACGAGGCAAACAGAGGAATTTTTCACAAAGTCATCGAAATATAAAAATAGTTGTGTTATTTTTATGCGATGCAAAAATATCTGGGACCGAGAGAGAAGATTTCACTCTGTTTGGTCAATAAATTTGAGATCGATCCCAACGAGTACACCAAAACAGAAAAAAGTTATGGAGAGATAGACTTCCCTTTTGGGTCGGACTTGAGCGCAGGGCTTTCTCCGCCATATATTGCAGGCTGCAAATTTTACACGAAATTTTACCGCATACCTGGCAAAAAGAAAGTTCAGAGACTTCCGAATGGACTGAAACATGGGAAGATGAGTTGCAACACGGCCTCTAGAATTTTGAGTGTGGAAGGAAGCTTTTATATGGGACAAAAACATGGAATTTTTAAGTACAGCACACTGCTCCGACCCGAGACCGTTGTCGTAGAAAAATGGGAACACAACTTTTTGAAGTATCGCAAGGTGAAGGAAGGGGAAAGGGTGACCGTTATAGAGTTTTACAAAAAGGATAGGAGTTCAGGTCTCAAGCAAATTTACTCTGGTGGCAGGACGATAGAAAGTATTTGTTTCAAGGACAACCTGTTGCACGGGCTATACTTTCGGCTGGATGTGCGCAGAGGAGTTACATACAAGGCAACCTATGAAAACGGCAGATCAAACAAAGTGTTAGAATTCTACCCCAACGGCAAAATGTTGCTAATAACAGAAAACCAAATCTGGGGAGGCGAGGATCATAAAGTACAAAAACGGCAAAAAAGTTCGAGTCGCGAGATACTTTGGAGCGAAACTTCATGGTTTTTGCCAAAAGTTTGACAAAGACGGGGTAGAAATAGAAAGGCAGGAGTTTCGACACGGAGTGTTAGTGTCTGGCGAAAGAAGACCTTGGCACGACGATGATTTATGGATAGAATTATTTTGAACATAAAAAGCTTTTTATATTTTTGACGTGATGCAAAAATATTTGGAACGAAGAGAAAAGTTTTTGTTTGCTGTATGCTTTGACGAACATGGAGAGCTCCTAAGACAAGAAAAAGCGGCAACTGTAATCCAAAGGTTTTGGAGAACCAAATGTTCAGACTTTTATGTTCCCAAAGATTTCAACAAGTATTTTTTTGAACAACCATTGAGAGGCGAGTATTACGGGGTAGACTTTGACGAATTCTACCCGGGTGGTTGGATGGAACTGGTCAGATCAGAAACTGCGAAAGACCAGTTTTTGTTGGAAAGGGGAACATGCCACTCACTTTTTTGTCTAAAGGGGAGAGGCATTTGGAAGTTTGAACTGTTAAATCCCGAAAAACAAGGAAGGCAAAGTTTGCCATTTTATCCGAAAAAGAAGCAGACTTTTGGAGAAATTTATTTTGAATTGGCCTTTGTGCTCTTTGCGAATGGGCGAGTCATCGTAAAAGTTTACGGCGATGAGGTGGGAACTGTCAACTCGAGGTTTTGCAACCTAAAGTCTATCGAAAAGTTTCGGGAGGAGGAACACTCGTTCTTTTATGGAGCCTTAAGTTATAATTGCGACAAAATGTCGTTCCATTGCCTGACCGAGGATACAAAAAACAAGTCAACACTCTTGAAATAACGGATGAAATAATATTTTTTGATGCAAAAATATTTGACAGGGAAAGAAAAATTCTACTACTTGTTGTGTTCCCCCGAAGAGCTTGACAAAAGGTTGAGAGAGAAGGCTGCAAAAAAGATCCAAAACTTTTGGAGGAGAAGATCTAAAGTTTTGCACATCCCGGATGAACTCAAAGAGTTTTCATTCGATGATCAGATTGCGCGATGGTTTGCCGAACAATATACAGAAAAAGGTTGGGCCATGTGCAGGAGAAAAGACGGTGATATTTGGGAACCTCGAAGATACTACGACGCTGTATCATTGTTCCGAGTGAAAGGCAAGAAAATATGGAAAGTCGAGATTGTATTGAGGAATTGTTACCAGGAAGTCAAGGAAATTATTCCGTTTTACCTCAGGCCTTGCGAGGAAGAAAGGTTCATTTATTTTGAAACTCCTTTTGTCTTTTCCTTCAAAATGTTGACCTTTTGTTTCGTTGGTCTGCGCTTTCATGGCGAAGAAATTTCAAAAGTCCAAGTCAAGGGATGTTTTACGCGAAAAGAGAAGTTTGAGTCAAATAATTTTATCCGATACCTCGGCGACCGCACGTGCCGGAAAGTCAACTATCTACCCAATGAGATTGCAGGATAACTTTTACCAAAAGTTACAAAAATGCAGCAGCTCTGGGAAGAAGGGGGTATGTTCGGAAAGGTGAGCGATCTTTTTCAAGAGATACATCGACAAAAGTGATGGTGCAGAATTTATGGCACGCTACGCGTTCCAAACAAGGGGAGATGGACAAGCTCTTCGTCTGGGAATTTGCAATGGAAGATTTAACCTTGGAAGTTATTTTGACGTTTACACACTCTTCCGCGCCAAGGGAAAGGACATAAAAAGTGTGAAACTTGTTTCACTATCAGAGCCAGAGACAATGTTTTCTATGCCGTTGGAAATGGCCGATGAGGTGTATTTCGAATTTCCTTTCCCATTGATTCCCACTTGTGCGCAATATAGTCTGATAAAGCTTGTTTTTGATGCAGAAGAGGTGGATTCTGTTCACGCAAGAGGCTATAATTTTATTTTCCAGCACCCGGGAGAAATTCAAAAGTCAACGCATGTGTTTTGCACAGGAGATGTGGAATATTCAGGTATGCGTCTTTATTTTGGGGGTGCCAAAATAAAGAAGGAACATAACTCGATGCTTTTGAAAGAATAAAATGGAGCGCTACCTCAAACAGAGGGAGAAATATTGCTTAATGGTGGTATTAAATGACCAACTTATTACACAAAAAGCAAGAGAAAAAGCAGCAAGAATCATCCAACGCTCATGGAGACGCAGCACAAAGTTTGGATTTATCCCAAAAACTAGTCAACCCAGAATTTGTTTTGAAAGATGACATTTTGTCCATGGAGCTCCATGGACAAAATGTAAAAAAATATGGAACTGTGTGGACTCCATACGCACAAAAACAAGGCAAATTCCACCTGCGCTTTAGCCACGACGTGTGGGTATCTTTTCGGGCAAAAGGAAAGGGTATCTGGAAAGCTGCGGTCGGGGATGAGTATCGCGAATTTGCTGTTTATCCCAAAAAGAAGGACAAATTTGGATATGTTTTCTTTGAATTTCCCTTCCCAATTGCAGCATATTATTCTCCTTTTACCCCTCCTATCATCAGGATAAGTGGGGAAGAAGTTGAAAGTTTAGAAGGCAGAGGATTTTATGTCAATCACATGCGCATTGGGGACAAGCAAAAGTTTTTTTATGGGGCAGTGATTCATCACAATGGCGCGGCGTTCTACTCAAAAGATTTGTCAGAAAAAGATGAGTCTGATCCAACTTTTTTGACAAGACCAATTCCCGAAAATGAAAGTTGAGAAGAACATTTCCAAAAACCTTTTTATCTGCAAAAAGAATGAACTCTTCTGTTTTCGTTCCCCGCATTATCCACCAACAGACCAAGTCGTGTGATGGTAAGATGATCGGAGTGAAGGAGGACTCGTTTGTTTGCAAGTGCGGACAACAGATATATTGCCGAAAGATGAACTCTGTCGTGGAGGAACTTGTGGAACTGGTTGTGGATGATTTTGTATTTCTCTGAATAAAAGAACATGTTTTGTCCAAAACATGTTGTAGTCGTAATTTTACACAAGGCCATCAAATTCTCAGCCTCTCCTCGGAATTCAGTGACAATGCCTCACAAACGGACCAGGGAAGCCTGAATTCCTGCTCTTGTTTCTTGGATTAAATCCTGTAGATCTATCAAGCATTCCAAAAGACTGTTTTTCTTTGGCCAAAGCTTTCTCTTCAAACCTCCCCTCGCCACGGTCAAAAGGCAATATGCAGCACACCAAAGATCGATGGCATGAATTTGGTTCAACTTGCGAACTTCTCCCCGATAACTTTCTGGTGGATTTATGGTTCCCATAAGGTAGAAACATGCATTTCCCTTTTTGTAGACACTGCCAAAGTCTATAATTTTTATTCTTCTCCTGTTTGTGATCATAATATTTGCCATGCTAATGTCTCCATGAGCATAGCCGAGAGAACGAATATCGCAAAGAGCCGAACGAAGCTGTTCCCAAATATTTTCAAATTCCTCTTGTGTTTCAAACTTTGAATAAAACAGATTTTTTCCTGGGATGTACTCCATCAAAATGTAGGATCTCGCCTGTTCTTGGAAAACACAAAATCCCATATCGTAGAATTTGGGGATAAACTCGTTCTTTTGTTCCAAAGTTGACCTCCAACAAAAAAATGGCCTCTTGTCTTCCAATGTTGAATTCGTACGCGTTGCTCACACAATCCCCCATGCCAGGGGATTCCGTAAAGTAAATGTCAAAAAACTTGAGTGCAAAAATTCTTCCGCTATATCTGACCTTGTACACATGGCCGTAGCTTCCCTCTCCCAACTTTTCGAGAATTTCCAAACCTTCCATATCCTTGACCTCGCACCAACTTTTCTCGTACTTGGCAAGTTCTTTGGAAATGGTTTCGCAATGAAGGGGTATCGTGACATCCCTGAGATGTTTCACAAGTGCCAGCAACTTTTCCTCTTCGGTGAACATCTTCATGCTGTCGAGCGAACGCCCCCAAATTTGCCTCCATGGGAAAAACGTCTTTGGCACGACCTGGTGAATTCCTTCCGCAACTTGCGTGGCTTGACTTGCATAATTCAAGATTTTTATTAAAGAAAAATCTTTCTAGGGATTTTTTCCAGAGTGGATAAAAGATTTTGGGAAAAATAAGAGAGTTGCCGCGACTCTGCCTTCTCTTGTGTCGGGCAAGTCCTTTGCTTCTCCGACAAAAATCCTTCGATGTCCTTGGGAGAGCCCGAATATCAAACTCTTGGATCTTCCATTCAAAACCCGTTGGTTTATCCTCCATTTTGAGGTGAACATCAAGGTGAAAAATTCTGTCGTCTCCCTTGTACTTCCAAGTAAATGTCATAGGCGTATTTTTTCCTGCCGTTGTAGTCTATGCCACATACAAACCTTTTCCGGCGGATATGGGGAAACTCCTTCACCTCTTAAAAATTCTTTTGCGTCAATATAACTCTCCTCCCGATATAAAAAGTCAAAATCCGCAAAAACAAACCCCCTCTGATATTGTTGTAGCGTTTCAAAGTCTTTCATGTTTAATGGAGAAATTTTTGTGTAAAAGAGATCTTTTGTCCCTTTGTCTTTCTGGATATGGTGTAAAAATAGACCCAAAAGATTTCGTCGTCGAGTACAATCACCTCTGTTGGTCAAATTCACAGAATGAGTATATCCAACGCTTTTACGAAGCGCTCCCAGATGGGACATTGCATGGGAAAACTTTTTTCAAAGATTCAAAGGGTGTGGTTTACGGAGTAAAGGAATGGAAATTTGGCAAACTTGTTACACCAACATCAAAAAAAGTCGCACTGACCTACTCATGAACACACCAAAGTATTTTCCAGACTCCCATTGCCAAAAGATGAGGCAAAGAATTGTCGAATTGGAAAAGAGGCCACAAAAGGATCTCTTTCAGTGGAACTTTAGACTTTTCATCTTTGATGAACTCAGTCGTTTGAATCTAAAGAGGAGGTATGAAAGGGATTGTCTTGAAAACTAACAGTTTAGTTTTCTTCATAAAAAAATTCCTTGTCGTTAAACATTGAGAGTTTGCCAGGAAGAAGCCATTGCCTTCCTTCCTCTGGTTGTTGGAAGGTGGAGAATCCAGTCGTCACAGTCCTTCACTTTGAGGCTGATCCTCGAGAAATCTGCCGGTGACACTGGAAAGGGGTTCCTCCGCGTGAAACAGAGTGCAAAGTGGTCGTACTTCTTTTTCTCGCCAAAGTAAACGAGTCTTTTCACGAAACAGCTCTCGATGATCTCAATATGCTTCCAGCTCATCTTTTCACTTCAAAATTATACAAAGACAGTTTTTAAAAGTTTTACAAAAGTTGAGTTTTTATAAACTCGTTCAACAAAATTTGGCACATGCAGATCCCAGAGACAAAGAAGAGGTTTTTTGAGTTGGCAAGGCAGCAAGCTCTCAAGAGCGAAATGTCCCAAAAAATTGGTTGTGTCGCCGTGGTGCGTGGGAGAGTCGTGTCTTATGGATACAATAGGGACATGGATGGCTTTGTTCTTGGCAAGAGCTGCAGGATGCACGCAGAGATGTGCACCCTCAAGAGAATTTTGAAAAGACGAGATTGTGCACAAGGGAAAGGTTCCAAAGCTTGAGTTTTACGTCATCAGAATTTTAAATGACGGAACATTGGCAATGGCAAAGCCATGTAATTGTTGCAGTAAAATGTTGAGCTCTTGCGGAATTAAAAGGGTCTGGTACACCACAGAGTCAGGAGAAATAAAAAGAGAAAGGGGCTTGTTACTCGAGAATGCACATGTTAGTGGAGGATACCGCAGGAGACTTTACAAAAATATTTCTTAATATTTTTTGATGACATTCTCTGCCCAACGAGCAAAATCGGGCCCATAGCGTTCGCGGTCTTTGTGGGTGGTGTATTGATGTTCCAAGTATTGTTTGATAATATCCAAGTTCCCTGTGCAATTCAAACGCGCCCCACATTTACCCTTTTCGAATTTGAAGGTGAAGCCGCACTTGTGAGAAAAGTTTAGAAAAATTTGAACCTGAATGTTTTCATTGAAAAATTTATCCAGAAGCAGCCAGGGTATTGGATCATTTTCCTTCTTTTGGATTTTTCCAGAATACAGCAACCTTTTGACAATCTTGGGTGCATTTTCCCAGTGTTTGCCAAAAGTCTTCCTGTGCTTTTCGTCCTCATAATCTTTGAACTCTGGAACAGCGAGAAAAAGAGAGATCTTTTCTTTTCCAGACAAGAATTTATGCATGGGTTGTTGGCGTTCCGTATGAAACTCTGAGAGTGTCTGCGGGGAGAATATGGTAATTTGTTCCATTTTTTGTCGATAGATGGGTAGTATCTCGGCGAGAGAGCCGAGGTGATGTCGCGGAATCCCGTCCCGTCGTACCTTCTGGGGAGTGAATAGTAGTCGTTTTGGGATGCATAGGTTGCATCCGGGGGCGCCCTTGAGCGTCTACAGTCTGTCTCCCAAAGGTATGTCGAGGCATAATCTGTGCTTGACGCAGGCATCGAGTTCATCCCGGAGCAAAGTCTGCTTGGTTCTCGAATAGCGTAAAGATTGCTAGTGTGGCGAACAATTCCAGAATTTTGTGGCACTCTCGGAGCTTCTCTTGAAACGGCTGGCACACAGATCCGATTTCCGGTACAGCCTCCATTCTTTCCAAGAAGAGGGATTGCGATCTCGCCATCGAGACATGTTCCGGGGCTTGAAACAAAACGGGCCTCAAAGTTTACTGGGCGAGTATCTATCTTTCTCTGCGAGAGCATATAAGAGGAAGTCATTACTCAACAAAATTTCTAAAGTAATGTTCCTTTTGCTTTTTCTTGTCTTTGTTTTTGTCCTCTTGTTTTTCTTGTTCAGAGAAAGAAAAGGGCCAGAAAAATTTGAATACTATGAAAGAATTGGAGTTTGGACAGTTCCGAATGACGGTACGTGGCTGCTTTCCGGAGCGCACTTTTCTTTTGATGGAGGAGAGTGCAGGCAAAGTTGTGTCCAAAAGCTTGTCAAGGGCCAAACTGTTTCATGGACAAGAGGTTCAAAAGTTCTCTTTGTTCGACTTGTATAAAGAAGCTAAAGAATTAAGATGTAAGATGGAGATCAACAGCGAAAGAACGCAGGACGGAGACTCAAGGTCAGAGTTCCAAGTTCCCGCTCCCAACCACTGAGTGGAACACTACAGACAACTACTTCATTTTTGAGGCATGTTTCGACCTCGAACAGAGAAAGGCGTCTGGGATTGTCGAGCCGGTTTATACCGTTGTTTTATCGCACAATGACGAGCCGTTCATGTACCTACGAATTCCCATCACAACCGTTTACAGGACAAATTCATCCACTTTTGAAATTTATCAAAGGGCAACCAGAAAGCTTACCACCACAACAGCGGACACGATCAATGTCAAACTTGTTGGAGCAAACGGCAGGCTGATCCAAAATCCTGGAGCTTGGGCTGTTTTGTTTGGTAAGGTTCCTGTTCAGCAACAATAAAAATATAATATTTTTATTTACGCCCACTTGTTGGGATCGTGTGGAATAACAAACTCTGCCAATGCGGGACCTCCCACATCACTACCGGAAGAATCCTTTGCTTGTACCATTATTCGGAACCTTGGACGAAGCGGCTGGGGAAGTTCAAAAGATGTCGCTTCTCCAGGCAGAGTAAACTCTTGCAGCCCCTTTGGACAACCTCCGTCATACTGAAATTTTACGGAATAGGATGAAATTCCTTGTTTTATGGGTTGCCACAAAATTTTCCAGCCGTACTGAGTGCCCGCACCAGTCCATTCGTTCCGGAGCTCCAGGGGACTGACGGCTTGTGTTTCCACCGTTGAGCAGTCTGGCAAACCTGTTCGTCTTGAGTATTGTTGGAGAGCGGTTCCGAGTTTTTCTTCTGAAATGCCGCTCTGTTGCGCGCAAAGAGAGGAAAAGACAGACATATCGTTCTTTGTCTCTGTAAAGTTTTCACATTTTCTCTCTGAAGCGTGCATAGCGAGAAGTACAAAAACAATTGCAACAGCGACAAACAAAAAAGGCCAAAGGTTCATCTTACCTCAAAACACAACTGGAAAAAAATATTCTGTTATTTTTTGCAAGACGAGTGTACCAAATTTTTGCTGTTTGTAATGCTGAACAGAGAAAGGAATTTTTTCAAGGACATCTCCCTCATCGCGAACGTCTCTGTCTTGCCCGCGGTTTCACCTCCGGGCCACCCTTGTTTATCTCACGTCAGACCAGAATTTGTATATTTCTTCGGGACAAGATTGGGTCATTGCGGGTGGCGATGTTGGGCCATTGGCCAATCAGGTCGCACAAAACACCGCAGATATTGCGACACTGGACAGCGCCGTCTCGGATGCTGTTTCTGAAATTTCCACATTGAATGGTCAAGTCCAGGCCGTTTCTGGTTCGGTTGCGTCTCTTTCATCACAAGTCGCGCAAAACACATCAGACATTACAACCCTTTCAGGGGATGTTTCTGACCTATCATCACAAATATCTGGGTTTTCTGGGGACATTTCAGCGTTGCAAACGGCAGTCACCTCAAATACTTCAAGCATCTCAAGTTTGCAGGGACAGGTTTCAACAAACACAGCAAGCATTTCTTCCTTGAACACTGCAGTCTCCGGTCTCGAGACAACTGTTTCTGCAAACACAGCAAGTATCGGGACTCTGCAGACCGATGTGTCTGGAAACACTTCGAATATCGTCGCTCTGCAATCCGATGTTTCGACGCTTGACTCGCAGGTTTCAACAAACACAGCAAACATTTCATCTTTGGGAACAACAGTTTCGGGGCTGCAAACCTCTGTCGCGACCAACACCGGCAATATCACGACGCTGCAAGGTCAGGTTTCGACAAATACTGGCAATATCACTACGCTGCAAGGCCAAACAGCGACAAAACACAACAAACATTGGAACTTTGCAAACTGCAGTTGGGACAAACACAGGAAATATCACAACCCTGCAGGGTCAAGTCGCAACACTTGGAACGGATGTCTCGACCCTGCAGACGGACGTCGCAGCAAACACGACAGACATCTCTTCCCTTCAAACTTCTGTTTCCACAATCACGGGAAATATCTCGACCCTCCAGGGCCAAGTCGCAACAAACACTTCAAATATATCTGGAAACACCTCAAACATTGTTGCGCTTCAGACAGACGTTTCCGATCTCACAACGACAGTGGGAACCAACACGAACGATATCACAACTCTTCAGGGCCAAGTTTCGACCAACACTGGTAATATCACGACTCTGCAGGGTCAAACAGCTACGAATACGACCAATATCGGGACTTTGCAGACAAACGTCTCGACTTTGCAAACTACAGTGGGGACAAACACGAGCAACATCACTGCACTACAGGGTTCTGTGACAACATTGCAAGGCCAGACAGCAACAAATACAACAAATATTGGAACTCTTCAAACAAATGTTTCTTCATTGCAAACTACAGTGGGAACAAACACGACCAATATCACAACGCTGCAAGGTCAGGTTTCAACCATCAACGGCAACATCACAACTCTTCAGGGACAGACAACAACCAATTCAAGCAACATCACAACTCTTCAGGGACAAGTCGCGGCAAACACTCAGGACATCAGCGGCCTCAGTTCTCTCTTTTTTAGCTTGAGGGATGTTGTGGGGCAAAACTCCACCGATATTACGAACTTGCAAGGCTCTGTTGCTCTAAACTCGACAGACATCAGCAGCCCTTCAAGGAGACGTTTCGACACTACAGACAGATGTTGCGACAAACACCACAGACATTGGAACGCTCCAAACAGATCTTTCCTCTTTGCAAACCACAGTCGGGACAAACACATCTGACATCACAACATTGCAAGGACAAGTTGCAACAAACACTTCAAATATTTCTACAAACACAACAAACATTGGAACTCTGCAGACAGACGTCTCTTCACTGCAGACCAGTGTGGGAACAAACACGAGCGATATCACAACTCTCCAGGGCCAAGTTGCAACAAACACAACAAACATCTCGACAAATACTGCGAGCATTGGCACGCTTCAAACCACGGTCGGTACAAATACGAGTAATATCACAACATTGCAAGGACAGGTTGCAACAAACACTTCAAATATTTCTACAAACACAACAAACATTGGAACTCTGCAAACAAATGTATCATCTTTGCAAACTACCGTCGGAACTAATACGAGTAATATCACCACTCTTCAGGGTCAAACTGCGACAAACACAACAAATATTGGTACACTTCAAACCACAGTCGGGACAAATACATCTGACATCACGACTTTGCAAGGCCAAACTGCGACAAACACAACAAATATAGCTTCTTTGCAATCACAAAATGCAAAGATCTACACAAGAGTTCGTGGACAAGCCGCATCGAGCAGTTTTGTGGTGAACGGTGAGACGGCGTTGAACATTTGGTCTCTTGTTGATGCAAATGTGGGAGGCACATGGACCTCAAACACAAATTGGGTCCCCTCGGTGTCTGGGCTATATATGGTGACTTGCTACATATACATCACAAGTCCAAACACTTGCACGAGCAGACAAGTCGGGTTTTATTATGATGATGCTCCGGGTTCTGGAGTGGGATTTTTGACACCACAACCAAGGTATCACTGCCAATTCCGGCCTTTTGACTTGGGGAGCTGCCTTTAGCAAAATTGTTCCAATTCGTTCAACGTCGTCAAACGGACTTTTTGTAAAAATCTTTTCAAGCGGTACAGGAAATCACACAGTCAGCAGTTCTCTTTGTTCTCTGGAAATTTCCAGACTTTCGGATATATAATTTGCGTACTTTTTGAGCAAAAAGTAAGATGCAGAGGCAAACAAATTTTTTCAAGGACATCTCTGTTATAGGAAATGTCTCTGTCCTGCCGCCTGTTCTCGCTCCGGGAACACTTGTATATTTGACGACTGACCAAAATTTGTACGTTTCTTCTGGCCAAGACTGGGTGCTTGCTGCAGGGGATGTCGGACCTTTGGCGAACCAGGTCGCACAAAACACTTCGGACATTGCTGCGCTAGAAACGTCCGTTTCTGGTCTGCAGACATCCGTCACGACTTTGCAAGGTCAAACTGCAACAAACACAAGCAATATTGGAACCTTGCAAACTCAGACTTCTACAAATACGAGCAATATCACTACACTCCAGGGTCAAACTGCAACAAACACTTCAAACATCACAACTCTACAGGGACAAGTCGCAACAAATACCTCGAGTATCGGAACTCTGCAGACCCAAACTTCAACAAACACAAGCAATATTACCACATTACAAGGCCAAGTCGCAACAAACACTTCAAATATATCTGGAAACACTGCGAGTATCTCAACTTTGCAAACTCAGACTTCCACAAATACGAGCAATATCACTACACTTCAGGGTCAAACTGCAACAAACACAACAAATATTTCCACGAATACAAGCAACATCACAACTCTCCAGGGGCAAGTTGCAACAAACACCTCAAACATCACGACATTGCAGAGCCAAACAGCAGCTCTTCGTGTCCCAAGGGTGATATCTGTCCTTTACGCGACGGGGTCCATTCCATCGGGTGGATTTGATGATTTGGGAAATCTCACCACAACAGCTCCTTCAGTTTTCCAGTTTTTACAGGGATATACACCCACAGGAGATGCCCAAATGAGCGTTGATACGACAAACGGCTTTTTCACAAGTTCGACTGTTGGTGCCGTCTTTCGGTACACGGTGGAGGTGATATTTTCTGAAGCTGCGGTTGCTGGGGAAATTCGCCAGCTTTCCACTGTCTCTCTGAGAGGGACAGATCCATCACAAGGGTCAGATATTGCAATTGCTGGCGTAGCGCAAGCCTCTCAAAGAGTGAGTTGCATCTTTTACACCTTTGTTGAATCTGCTGGGGGTTACCTCGTCACTTTCCGAATAAGAGCTCCAAATGCAGGCGCAACCAGAACCATCACCGCGAGAATCATTGTTGAACAAATTCAGTGGGGATAAAAATAAAAATGTTTTACAACATTTTGAATGTTGGACTTGAGTTTGTCTTTCTGACCTTTGTCTTTGGTTTTGTCTGGCTCATCTGGGCAAATGTTTCCAGTGTCCCGTTTGCGATCGCGCTTACTCTGACCTTTGGACTTTTGGCGATATCTGGGTGGATTCTTTCTCTCATGTTATGTTCATACTTCTTTCGTGAAGAAGAGACAATCGACGTTGTGTAGAAATAAAAAGTTTTATTTCTCTTGATGAGTTTTCTCTGTCTTGTTCGCGTTCGGCCTTGTGTTTATACTGTTGTGCTCACAAAGACACCCAAGAGGTGTGTCTTCAAAAAGAGAATTTCTCGCGCGTCAAAGGAGCTTCCTCCGCTCTTGTCCTTCCTTTCCCAGAAGTTTTACCGCAACCCTATTGGACTTTTTCTCGTCCATAACGAAGGCGAACTTTTGAACAGCACAAGGGATTTTCTTGTGTCGAGAAGAAAGCAAACAAAACCAGAATATACTCTTTCTGCTTTGAAAAAGAAGAGAAAGGCCCGCGAATTCAACAGACGAGTTTTGTCGAAAAAGGCGTCAGAGACTGACATGAGAGGTATGGATTATGCAAGAGACCACAGGTGGATCGAAAATCTGTTTGATTTGAACTTTAGGCTCGAACAAATGGACAAGTCTGCGAAATAAATATCTTATTGAATTTTCTTTATGCGAAAGAAAATATGAACGAAATGTTGCCGACTCTCTACTCAAAAGCCAAAACGGGGAAGTTGATGCAATGGAGGGTTTGGACGGAAGAGGGCGAGGTTGTCAAGGAGTTTGGGTACAAGGAAGGAAAACTTCGGCAGGTGCGGACCAAAGCAAAGCCAAAAAATTCGGGAAAGTCAAACGCGACAACATCCGCCGAACAGGCAGTTCTTGAGGCCAAGGCAGACTGGATGAAACAGTTGGACAAGGGCTACTTTGCAGATAGTGAGGATGAGGAAGCGTCTTCCTTTGTCTCTGACGTTTTGCAGGCAAAAGAAGGTTCAGGAGGAAATAATCACAAGATTCTGCAGGGAGAGGTTGCAAAGGGTTCAAAAAATGGTAACAGGGAACACCATCTTCTTACCGATGCTCGCGGAAAAGTACCAACAAATTATGGCGCCAAAGTCTCGAGCTCGTGCTAAAAAGTTTGAGTATTCCGAGGCTTCCTGTGCTCAACCCAAGTTGGACGGAGTTCGTTGTGTTGCTCGAATTGTGGAGGGGAAAGTTGAGCTTTTGTCCCGGAAGGGAAAGCAGATCCTTCATCTGAACCATATTCGTGAAGAAATTTTGGAACTGCTCAAAGACAAGGAAAATATTGTGCTCGACGGAGAGCTTTATTTTCACGAGAGCGACCTTCCTCAAAACAAAAAGTTTGAACTTATCAGTGGAGCAGCAAGAAGCACAAGAACAAGTCCGCACCCAGACGAGCTTTTGATACAATATTGGATCTTTGACATTGTGGATTGCGAGAAAAAGTGGTTCGACAGGGACTATGAACTCTGCCTTTTATTCCAGGACAGAGAGATGGAGTATTTGGTCCATGTGGAAACACAGCTCATCCTCAATGAGCACAAGATGTTGGAGCTTCATAAAGGCTGGGTTGCTGAAGGCTTTGAAGGTACAATTCTGAGGGATGAAAGTCTCAGTTATACGCCAGGAAAAAGATCTCGTCTGTTGCTAAAGTACAAGGACTTTGAAGATGATGAGTTTGTTATTGTCGGTGTTCAGAAAAGTGAGGGAGGAACAGAAGATGGAGCGGCCATATTTGTGCTTGAAACAAGCAACAAAACGGAATTCACATGTCGCCCGATGGGGACGATCAAAGAAAGGCGCGAAATATACAAGAAGAGAAAGGAGTATATTGGAAAACTTTTGACCGTGAAACACCAGGGTCTTTCGGAAGATGGAGTTCCACGCTTTCCTGTGGGCAAGAGTATTAGGGACAAAAACTATTGACGAGCTTATTTTGCAGAACTTATCTTTTTGAAAAAGATACAGCGCATTTCTTGAAATTTTTACGAAATATAATCTTGCAATGAGGAAACAGCTGCATATTTCCTCTGGCTGCTTTGGCAGTGTGACGCTCTATCGATCCGAAAGTCACGGAGATGTTGTCGTGAAAAGGATGTTTTCTCATTTCGAGCCTCACCAACTTCGGGAATTTGAGAACAACAAAAGGCTGTTTTTGTCAAGTCCAGACAACTTTTTGGAACCTTTTGAGAGTTTTTTCGACAATGAGCATTTGTGCATTGTGACAAGATACTTTGACTCTACCAAACTCGACGTCACAAAGATAAAAGACAAAGAAAAGGTTGCGAAAAAGTTGTGCAGTATTTTCTCTGTCCTGAACAAAGAAAAGATTTTTTACACGGATCTGCACAATGGAAACATTTTGGTGGGAAAGGACGAGGACGTTTTTCTGGTTGACTTTGATTGCGGGCCTTTTTCAGAAGCCGAATACTACCAGGGTGAAATGTGGATAGATCCACCAGAATATCGCGGTGACAGAGACTTGACTTTGTACGAGGCGGAGAAGTACCAAATCTGGAATCTTGGCCTTTTGCTGACGAGAATATTCTATGGACTCGAGAGGATAAGCAGGCTGCCGCAAGATGTGGCTCAAAACCCAATCTTGGCCGCGACATTGGCAACAGACCCTGAGAAGAGACACATTCCTTTTTGAATGTAAAAAATTTACAAGGAGATAAAAATACAAAAGTATTTTTATTCTAATGATCCCCTTTATTTGTCCGCATTGTTTCTACTGTTTTGGTAAAAAGGATGAGTATGACTCTCATGTCTCCGAGTGTAAAAATGGAAATAATAGTGCAAGGCCACAACAAAATTTTAAAAATGGAAAGGATCAACCAGCTGATTCAAAGCAAAGAGTTTTGCTCCCGCGAGCTGTTTGAGCTTCTCACGCCAGGACACACTGTTTTGATTGACGAAGATGAGGTGCTTGTCCTTGGAATTTACGACGAGACATTGTTTGGCATGTCAAAGTCTTGTGGAGGGATGATGTCCTTTAGCTTGAGCGATGTTCAAGAGGTCTTGAGGTACTCTGAAGAAGCAAACCAGCTGTACTCGAGACTTTATAATCTTTGTTAGTCCTTTTTGTTCAAAAATAAACTCATATCTTTTCTCGAAAAGATATATTTTCTAGTTCCTGCTGTGGGCTGTCATCCACGCTAATATTCTGTAGCTGTAAAACTTGCCCGCAAGTTTTACAAATTTCGATGCGATACTGTATCCATTGTTCAATGCCCATGAAAACGCCACCACATATATTTTTGCAAAAATACAACGGAGTGTATTTTTATTTGGATAAAGCCCCATAATATTTTGTTCAACCATAACGCTCAACAAACAAAACTTTGCGTGAGCAAAGACCTCAGCATGTCAATATCTTTTTGCAACTTTTGGTTCAAAAGAATGAGTTCCTCTTTTTCCTTTTGCAAAACTTCATATTCTCTCAACTTTATCTTGTCTTCTTCTCTTTTTCTTGAGACTTGCTCCTTATTTTTGTTATACCAGTTTCTTGCAAGTTCGCGACTTCTCTCTCTGTTGTTCTCCCTAAACTTTTTCGCTCTCTCTTTCCCCGTAAGCGGAACTGTCTTGTCTGACATTGCCTCCTCTGTTACTAGACTTTTGATGTTTTGGCGATTTATGTTATAAGTTTTTTATAACATGGTTAAGCAAATGTCTATTCGCCTGTAATGGGAGTTCCCGCCAAAGTTCTTCCACAACAGACTAATTCAAACTTTTCAACGCTTTATACCCTTTATCAGCCGAATATTTTTGAGAAGGGAAGGTGTGTGGTGTGCGACTGTTGCGTTTCAGAGACAAAGAAACATTTCTCTCTGCAAAGCCATAAAGAAAGGTTCGAGACTTCCAAAAAGCTCCCCCACGCTACTTCGAAATGGTGGGAGAAAAATGCTGAAGAGGATGAAATTCAGCATTTTTTCCGGATGGATATCGCACTGAGCCTAGGACCGCTTCCCTCTTATATCAAGTGCGTTTTTGCGTATGGGACCGTGTGGTTCTTTTCTTGGTCCGAGAAAAAGAGCGAATCCATGAAAGAAAGAAGTAAAAGAGGTGAGAAGGATCTCAAAGGTCCTCAATATTTCGCTCATCTTTACGCCCAAAATAGATCGGAATTTTTTACAACCTGCCAACTACCTTGGTTTTCCGGAGCAAGAGCCTTTGGATCTTATAAGGATCTTTCTTTGTTTCAGGAAAACAGAGCACAAACAGCCGGGCCGCAACACTTTTATGAGCAGTTTCTACAAGGTCAGAAAGTTAGAGAATTTTGGGATCTTGAACTTGAGGACGAACAGAGATGTTGGGGAACGAGGGATGTCTCGCAACTTTTTGAAAAGGCAAGAAAAGAGTTTTGTTCATGGGATGATCCAAAATTTTATGTGCTAGACAGTTCAGACTCAAAAAAGTTTTCTTGTCACATTATGGTCAGCTGTGTGCATAAAAATATTTTTTGTCTTTCAAAATTTTGCGAGGAATTCATTGCCTGGATAAAACAGAAAGAAGAATACTCTTTCCTCACCAGAGTTTTGGACAAGGGAGTGTATCGCAACAACGGCAGCATCAGATGCCCTGGTTCGACAAAATATGGTTCTGATCGTGTCTTGAAAGTTTATGGCTGTTGTCCACAGAACGAGGAGGAACTTTTCGTAACGGGCAACCAAGCAAAGCTGTTGGAATTATGGAAGAAATCAGAGAGAAGAAAAAACACAAAGAAACAGTGGGTTCCACCAGAAGAAGAGAATGTGCCAGAAGACAAGGGTGCACCTTTGTTTGAGCAATCCCATGACGCGGAAGACTTCATGAATGCGATAGATAAGTTTGTTTCTGAAAAACTTGATGACGCGTTTGAGTACGATACTGACTGGGACGGAACAGGGAGGTTAGATCTCAAAAGAATACAAGGTGTTGAAAACGTCTGTCCTTGCTGTACCGAAGACGAAGGAAATGTACATGATAGGAGAGATGCATATTTTACAATCTGGAACAATCTTTTGCTGTTTGGATGTTGGAAAACAAAGAGAAAAAGGCTTGTTTGTCGCCTTGGCCCACAGCAAGAAAAAGAAAAGAAAGTTTTTACCTCTGACTTTTCATACAATTCCGAAAACATCAATCCCATCGTATTTCCAAAAGGGAGGGATTGCTTGATTATTCGCTCTGCCATGGGCACAGGAAAGACAAAAGCGGTGATTCGCTGGGTCGAAGACAATCCAAAGGCAAGAGTCTTGTTCCTTAGCTACAGAGTCTCCCTTGTCACAGAGTTGTCAAAAAAAATACCAGGAGCGGTTTTGTATACAGACGCAAAAGCCAAGAAAGGAGGCTGTATCTCATCAAAAATACTAGTCTGTCAAATAGACTCTCTTCATCTTGTTTGTGGCTCGTTTGACATGGTGGTTAATTGTATGAGGCATTGTATACATTGGACCATCTTTGCGAATTTGTGAAGAACGCCCCCGATTGCTACGACGCGTTGGAGTATTATATCAAAAACACAGAAAAGGTTGTTCTCCTGGATGCCTTTATGGAAGATTATAATCTCCTCTTTTGTTTCTGCCCTTGGTAGGAAAGTTTGGAGAGAAGAAAACATATGGAAACCACACAAAGGAAAAAGAACATGTTTTGTTTTTGACACAAAAGAAGAACTCCAAAATTCTTTGTTTGGAGAGCTCGAGAGAGAAGAAAACATTGTCTTTGTTTCAAACAGCAAAAAACGTGTGGATGTTATTTCCTCAATGGCGAAAAATAGAGGAGTGCAAACTTTATCATACACATCAGATTCAAACTCGTGCATTGTGACTGAAGATTGGAACAAATGTCAACTTTTGGCTTTTAGCCCAACAATATCTGCTGGTGTGAGTTATGAACAAAAACATTTTGAGTCTTGCTTTTCGCACTTCACAAGTCTTTCAGCCGGAGCACACAGGTTCCGCTCAAATGCTGGGAAGGGTTCGAGACCTCAAAAAGAACCAAATCTTTGTTTTCGTCAAACAGGCAAAGTCAAACGCAACAACATCGAGGGAAAAACTTGTCCAAAGTATCGAAAGGAAAGAAGAGGCAAGCTATCGGGCTTGTGGTTTACCTTTTGACAGAAAGTTTGGGTCCCTTTTGTCTACACCGTTTTCTGAACTCTATATTTCGAACAAACTTCGCAACAACAGGTCAAAGAAGAACTTTTTGTCTGAACTCACTCTTCTTTTGGAATCTCAGGGTATTACTGTCGAAAAGAAAGTTGCACAAGACGAAGAAGATGTCACAAAAGAGTGCTCAAAGGTGGAGATTCAGGTGAAGGAAGGACAATACCAAGATATTGCTTCCGCCCCTGAGATTGGATACGACGAATTCTTGACTCTCGACGAGAAGAGGGACAAAAGCTATTTGGAGAAAATGTCTTGTCAGAAGTTTTTGTTTGCGGAACACTTTGGCCTTGATGACCAAAGTTTGGTGACTGTACCCTTTCTCAGAACTTATGCAAAAGCAAAAACTCACTATCGCACACTTTGCCTAACCTTTGGAGATGACGTTGAGGAGAAACTAAGGGAAAATATTGAAAGGGATGTCAAAAGGAGACGCAAAACAAGAGAACAACTCTTAGTGAGAGAAAAGTTTTACAACGAGAAAGTTTACTATCTCTGGAAAATGTTGAAGACCCTAGAGTTTGACAGATGGTGGGAGAAAAAGAAAATGTACAAAGAGAAGTTTGAACCTCTTCTTGCAAAAGTGTACAGGGACATTTTTTCTGAAGCGGAATTATTCAAAGCCCTCTTTGGAACACTTCCAAAAGATGAGAAAAAGGTACATTCTTGGCTAAACTCGCAACTTGTTACATTTTTTGGACTAAGGCTCGCCTCCAACAGAAGAAAAGATTATATTGTGGCTGTCATGTTTTGTGAGCCGTGGGATCTTTGTAACGAAAAGGTGAATAAAGAACATTTTGTCCCAAAGATTGTGCCATACTAAAATATTTTCTTATTTTAACCACACTCCTGGATAGCGCTGGTTTGCCCATTTATAAATGAGTCTCTAAAATACAACCTCATCTTTTATAAACGGGGAATTCAGCGCTATCCACAAACGTGGTTAAAATAAGAAAATATCTTGACATGGCAATGCTCATAGCATACAGACAATAATTTCCCTATGGGGACAAAATACACCATCACAAAAAATATCTTATGAAAGATATTTTTTACAACAAGGCATCAGGCAAATCCTTTTGGTGCTCGGGACAACAATGAGCAAATATTTCGCGAAACCTCCCTGGTTTTTCTGCTTTGTATACCTTTACTCTTTTTCCACCACAAACAATGTACTGGCCGTAATGCGTGAACAACACCTGATTGTGCGTCCATATCAAAGGCCAAACAGGGTCTCAAGAACTTTAAACTTGGAAAAGTGTTTCCTCGTCTGGTGTGCACTGTTTTCAAAACTCCTTTTTCCCAAAGACAAAGGGCGAGTCGAGACTCGCCCGTTGAAAGATCCTCGTCCCTCATTTTCTCAAAACAGGTCCAAATTCCTTCCTTCTTTCCATGGACAAAGTTTCCCCTTTGTATCACGACAAGAGTCGAGCGCTGATTCGTATAAGAATGTATCGACACGGCTTTCTTTCCGGCATTGAACTTTGTCTTGTGCAAGAAAAAGCTTCCATTCCCAAAAATATCCAGACTTTTCGAGACAAGTTTTGAAACTCTTTCGTCCTTCTTTTGTTTCATTGACAGAAACTTTTGCATTCCCAAAGAGTTTCCTCGCACAAGCTCCCGGAACAAAGAACAAGTCGGTACAACACCAAGCAACAAGTTGTTGAGGTCAACAAAGGAAAAAACATGAACAAGAATCTCAGCGGGAAGTTTGTCCATTTCAAAATATTCTTATATTTTCGCAAAAATATAAATTTCAAAACAAAGAGTTTGGCATGTTGCCTTGGTGTTCTTTGCAGCAGTGCGCAAAAATGTCTCCATTTTTGTCACGGAACCTCAAGAACTTTTTTCCTTTACATTCCAAATCCTTGGACAGAGAGACCGCGACAAATCGTACCTTTCGCATCGGCGGGCATTCAAAATCCTCTCGGGGGCTCAAAAAACTGTGGTGACGTTTTGTTGTTTCCTCAACCATTTATCTTTTCTACAACCTTCACAACTCCCCTTTCACAGAAGA